ATAATTATTGGTTAGGGCATTTCTGCCTAACTCTGGGTTTTTCAACGCTTCTTTAATTATTTTCAGGATTAGCATATTTTTATAATTAAAGACTTTTGAATGTCAATTCATTCACAGTTCAGACTATATCTTTATAAATTTTTACAAATTTAATAATGAGGATAATATATAACATTACTATTATATATTTGAGATATTCTCATAGTCGTTGAACCCCTACCTCAAAAAAGGTAGTTGGCTGCGGATTATCCAATCTTTATATTTTTTACCATACCTTTGACGTTACTCATTGCCCTTATTACATTGCTATAATAAGTTGGTATATAAAGCTCTAAGGAATTCCCCGTCAGTTTACTCATTTACGAACCAATTATGCTATTTTAGCTCCATATGTTGACTTTAAACATTTATCTAATCTTTTATCAGTTTTAGCAACTTTTGTAGCATCATCTTTACCTTTCATATAACTATCAAGTCCTGATGAACCAGGTCTAATGAATGATGTTGCTGCTGCTAATTCTTCAATATTTGCAGGGTGCATTTTTCTTACAGTACTTATTCCTAATGGAGAAGCGAACTGAAATACACCTAAAGTTTTACCACTTGAAATTAAATCCCAAGTTTTTTTGTCATCTAATGGTATTTTATCTTCTGTTAAATTTAAATTGTAACGCTTATTTATTTCTTTAACCATAATTCTTAACGTAGAGCAATTTTTTAATTTAAGTATGTCAAATTTAACCCCCAAATATTATATTTATTGTTTCTTATTTTTTTTATATATTAAAGAGAATAAAGTTCCCCAACTTTATTCAAATATAAAAAATAAGAAAGGAGTTTGATTTATGAATCAAAATAATGATGAAACACAAATCAAACAAGAAATTTTAAATGATATATTATATATATATCAAAAAAATGGCTTTATTAACAGGGAAATATATGAATGTGAGGGTAATTTTAAGTTAAAAGAAATTAAAACACATTTTAAATCCTTTAAGTATGCTTTAATGGAATGTTCAAAAGAAAATATTATAGATATAAATTTCGAAAGAGAACTCCCTTTAATAGGTAATAAACATTTTTCGCATTCAGAAGAAACAAAAGCAAAATTAGCAAAAAAGCAATACGAATGTCAAAAAAGAAAAAGCAATAAAATATATGATTTTACGAAAGAAGAAACAAAAGAAAAAGCTTATGAATTTTTTAACAAAGAAGGCGAAATAACTAAAGAAAAATTTCTTAAATATACAAATTTTCATAAACCTACTTTTATGAAAATGTTTAATAATTCTTTTATTTGTTTTTTAAAAGAAATAGGATTATATGATAAACAAAAAATAATAAATGACAAGAAAAAATCAAACGCAGGAAAAATTAGACCGTCACAAATAAAAGATTTTGATGATGAGTTTTGTAAAAACGAAGCACTACGAATACTTAAAGAAGAAGGTACTGTTACTTCTAAATTATTTTTTCAAAAAACAAAAATACATAAAAAAACTTTTTTAGAAAAATATGGTAGTTTTAGAAATTTTTTAAAAAAGATAGACCTTTATAATACAACAATGAAAATAAAAATGGTAAACCATCCTAAAACTTCTCATATTACAAAAGAAGAAATTGCTAATAAAATAATTGATTTTTATGAAAAAAACAATAAACAAAAATTTACAGCTAATGAGTTTTATGGAAAAACAGGTATTTCACAACATATAGTAACAAAACTTTTTGGCAGTTTTAGTAAGGCTGTACAGGAGTTAGGGTTATTTAAGGGAAATAGAATAGAAAAGACAAAAGAAGAAATTATTGAGCATATGTGGAAGTTATATTATGCTAATGGTGAAAAATTAAATACAACAATTCAAAGAAAAGATGGATATATAACACAAACTAATGTTGAAAATATGTTTGGTTCGTTTTCAAATATGTTAATGGAAATGGGATTAAAACCCAACTATGCTTCAAGTGTATCAGACGAAGAATTGTTAGCAGAGTTGCAAGAATTGGCTAATAAGTTTGGCACTATAAATACGGTTATTTTAGAAAAAGAAACAAAATATTCAAGACCTACATATTTACATAGATTTGGCAACATAAAAGGAATATGCGATAAATTAAATATTGTAAATGTTGCAACAAATGGAAATTCAGTTTCTGATATTGGGTTATATTGCATATATTTGTTTGAACAAGAGTTAAAAATTATTGCTCAAACTGAAAAAACATTTACATGGTTAAAAAATCCTAAAACAAGTTGCAATTTATATTTAGACGGTTATTTTGAAAAATATAATTTAGCAATAGAATATGATGGTGAACAACATTTTAAGGAAGTTTCTTTTTATAACAAAGAAGAAAACAGTCTTTTAAATTTACAAGAAAAAGATAAATTAAAAGATAAATTATGCAAAGAGCACAATATAACTTTAATTAGAGTTAGATATGATGAAGATTTAACTCCTGAATTAGTAAAAAACAAATTAAAAGAATATAATATTATTTATTAATTTTATATAAGATAGCCATTTGGGGAGAATGACTATCTTTATTTATTTTATATCATTTAAAATTTATATACCTTTTAATAATAAATCATAAGTCATTTCTGCTTATGTTCTGGACTTCTCAGTCATTATCCTATGTGCGACATTACCACATAGAATTACAATATGTTAATTCATATTCAGTCTGGACTATATCATTCATAGAAATAAATTCTATTTAGTGGGGTTGATATATAACGTCACCATTATATACCTGAGATATTCTCATAGTCTCTGAGGCGGACCTTATCGTGCCTGCTGATTGTGCAATCCTTTAACTGTTTCGACTACAATAAACACAAAATATTGTAGGTGCATAAAGGCTCTAAGCAGTTTCCAGCATATAACCCACTTTTACGGGTGCAGTTATGTTTACACCCATTTGTTCAGTTTGTTCCTTTTCAAAAGATGATAAATATGTTTTCATTCCACTCGCTGTTTCCTTTGCAGGAATAACAGGTACTAAGTCAGTTATTTCGCAAGGTACAACACCAATACCAGCAGGATGTTGAGATGTTGATTTAGGTAATCCCTCTAATTTTAAAGCGTGTTTCTTAATAACAGGATATTTATTAAAAAACCAAGAAAATTGAGGATTATCAACCAAATCTTTTATATGTACATCTTTATCATCAATTTTATCAGGTATAGATGCTGTAAATTTATTTACTTCACTAAAATCTACTTCCAAAGCCCTTGCTAAATCTTTTATTATTGCTTTAGTTTGTAATCTTTGGAAAGTAATAATATTACAACAGTGATTTTTCCCATATTTATTATTTAAATAATCAAATACTTTATCACCTTCATAAATACAGAAATCTGCATCAATATCCATTATTATTTATAGTTTCCTATAACATCAGACTATATCTTTACAAAACAATTTTATATAAACAATTTTGCATAAAAGCACTTCCCATTTTATAATGGTACTCCAAATAAATGGATAGTCGTTACATCTTATTAAAGACACGGTATTATCAGCTATGCTTTAAAAGCACCTTAGACTCTCTTAGAAAGTTATTTCGTCTGTAGAAGTATATTCTACCTATGATTATAAATCATACACCTATTATCTCCTTGTAAGGCTTCAATAGATAGTCTTATTTAACTTTTACCGTTAGCACTTAAATATTAAGCACACCTTTTTAAGTTCACTTTTAATGCCCAATATTGTTTAGGCAGTTTTCCTCTGTCTTTATTTAAAAACTTTTTATTATCGTAAATGTGTTTATCATTTACTTCTATATGTTTCCATATAGTATAGAATATATCATTAGATAATACTCCTTAGAATATTATCCACTGGGCACTCTTGGAGAGATTATTTATCGCACTTATCACTCTCTATTCGTTGAACCTTCTTCTATACTTTTATGTGCTTTTAGAAGCTTGGCTGCGGATTGTCCAATTTTAAGAACTTACTTACTATATCTCCAACATTACTTTTTGCCCTTACTACATTGCTGTAATAAGTTAGTATTCTTAAACTCTAAGGAGTTTCCCGACAATTCACCCAGTTTAACGAACGCATTTTAAGCAGACATACGCTCAAAAATTAGGTCATACTCAATGGGGTCCACTTTAGTTATATCTGTTGCATAACAAACTAAAGAACCTGCACCCGAATTATGAACCACTAAATTATCAATATTGTAAGAATGACTATCTTCAACAGTTAAATCATAAACCTTACCTTTATACTGTTGATATTTCTTTCTTACAATTCTTGTAAATTTCATTTGTTCTTTCACACTCCTTTTTTGTATATTTGCCTTTATATATAAAGAAAAAATATTTTTTTTAATTTTTTGCAATAAAAAAAGGTAGATTTTACTCTACCTTAACTTGCAAATCATTAAATATTTTTTTAATATATGAGAATTTTCTTCATAAACACAATTATAATTATCAATTACATAATGAATCTTTTCCAGTGTAAATGTCTTTTTATATTTAAGAAGCAATTCTATAAGTTTCTTTTCTCTTTCTAACGATATGTTGTCTTGAAGTAATAAATATTTTACAAGCAAATCAACTTTTCCTGTTCGTATATGCTTTTTAAGTTCTTTTTCTTCAATAGGAAGCTTATTTATATCTTCTTTATACTTTATAATCAAATCATTTGTTTCTTTAACTAATTTACAAAAAATTGCTGTCTGGCAATGTTTATTTGAAAATATCTCATACATTTCATCATTAGCCTTTATTATTTCTGCAAAAGAAAATATATTAAATTTATCTGGGCTATATCTTATGTATTTGCCAAAGCTGTCATTATTGTTTTTTAAATAAGGGATAAAATATTCAGGATAGTTTTTTAAATATTCTATAATATTAATAACCAAGAAATCTTCAAACAATGTATAGCCACTTTCTTTATATTTTGTAAACTTACTATCTGCATCTACAACCATCATTCTTTCAAACAATCTTATTATGTTCTCTTTTGATATGTATGTAGGTCCGATTTTAGCAAGTAAATAATATACTAGCATATTTGTCGTGCCGTTTAATGGCATATTAGCAATACAATCATTTAAAATCTGTGTAAATGTTCTACCTACTTTTTCCAAACATTTTTCATCAAATTTTTTGAACCATTTCTCAGCCTTTTCTCTTTGTAAAACGTTACGATAAAAGCTATGGTCTGTTTCGTGCATATAAACAAGTGTTATCTTTTTTTGAATACTATTAAAGAAATCATTAACATAATAATAATCAATTCCCCAATTGCGTGACCAACTCAGATTATTAAAAGAGGAGTGTATCAAAAAATCATAAACATCTTCTAATGGAATTGGAGAATAATTTATAAGAGTAAATATATCTATACATTTATTTTTAAAATAACTCAAATTATTAACAACATTATTACTTGTTTCTAAATTGCTTTCCATAAAATTGCCCAAACCTAAACAAGTTCTAAGATACATATAATCACCTCAACTATATTATATTATAATTTTTATTATTTGTCAATAAACAATTTGACAATATAAGCAATATATGATATAATAAAAATGGGAGATGAGATAATGAAAAAGTATTTAGCAGGTAGTTTTGACTATATGAAAAAAGAAAACTATTATACTGATGATTTTAAAAATTTCTATTATGAAAACGAAGAAAAATTATCAGAAGAAGATATGCAACAATGGGCTTTATTTATTAATTCACCTTGGTCGCAGGCAGATGAAGAATACAAAATATCAGTTAATTGTAAAAACGCATATACAGAAATAGAAAATTATATTTGGAAGTGTGAGTACATTATAACGACAGTTGACAATGCAAAAATAAATATATATGGATATGGAAATACAGAATTAGAAGCATTAACTAAATGTATAGAACATCTAACTTATTTACAAAACACATATAATATAGAAAATGATTCAGTTTAAGAAAAGGGTGGATATTTAAATCCACCCTACTTTTTATTCTGATATATGATTAAATAATTGTACATTATCTAATGCAAAAACTTTACTACTCCAATCACCATTCGCCGTCTTATCTATTACATTTTTTGCCGCATCTGCTTTAGCACTTAAATTATCATATATATTTAACAACATAGCTTCATATGTTTTAGGTTTAACAGGACTTCCATATTCTTCTTTACCGTGATGTGAAAGCATCAAATGATTTAATAACATAATTTCTTTTGAATACTTATCAATGCCTAATTTATCACAACATTCATTTATCATAGTCACACCAATGTTTATATGTCCTTGTGTTTTTCCTATTGTTGTATACTCATCAATTATTCCAAAGCAATTTGCGTGAAGTTCTTTTAATTTACCTATATCGTGTAATATACAACCAGCATATAATAAATCTGTGTTTATTATATTGTAAACCTCAGACCTATCTCTTTCAATTATAGATTTAGCAGCACTTAATACTTGATAAGTGTGTTCCGCTAAACCACCCCTTCTGTTATGATGACAAGAAAGTGCAGCACCCATTTCAAAAAACTCATCTACTAATAATTCATTTATTATTGCTTGATAACTTTCTGTCTGCATTTTGCTAACAACACTATGAAAATACTTCTTTAAGTTTTCAGCAGATATTTTACTCTGTGGAATAAGACCATCAATATCACAAGCTTCATTTGTTATATCTTCATATTGAAAAACATTCAAATATTTTTCTCCATTAAATTCATCACAGCGATATTTAATTCTTATAGCACCTATCTTTTTAAATACCTCATTAAACATAGTTTCTGTAATTTCATCCCAACACTTAAATCTAACTTGTGGAATATTTGTATTAGAGCCATAACCATCTATAAATAAACCACCATTGTTTTTTCTTTCCTTCAACTCAACTTTACCTATAATAAGGTCAACAATTCCTGTATCACCTTTTTGTAATTTAGATATTTCAAACGTATTTAATTTTGCCATAATTTAAACTTCCTTTCTGAAATTTTTTATTTTTTTATTTTTTCTATTATATAAGAAAGGATAAGTTTTATTAAATAATATTTATAAAAAATATATTTGTTGACAAAAGTTAAAAAATGTAGTATAATGTGAAAGGATAGAAAAAAATGACAAATTACGAAAGCATACAGAATATGAGCGTTACAGAAATGGCAACAACACTAACCAAGTTAATTTGTGAACATTGTGCTTGCTATGATATAATAACAAAAGACTGTACAATAAACACAACTACTTGTTTAGATAAGATTCTGTTATATTTGAACACGGAGGTAGAAACATGAAAAAATACGAAGCAGGAGATGCAATAACAATGATTATTGCAGGTACAATAGGAAGTTTTAGTTCTTTTTTGTTTTTGGCTATTGCCAGTTGTTATGGATTTTTAGAACTAGGAATATCAATGTCTTTAATAGTATTTGCTGCAAGCGTTATATGTTTTATTTTTGCTTGTAAGATAATAGCTTATACTAACAAAGAAGAAAAAATAGAGCAGGTAGAAAAAATACCAACTTTTTTCGAAATGATGGATGAATTACATAATAATATTGATGATGAATAAGAGAGGGATTAACCCTCTCTTTTTTAATTTACATCTGAAATTGAAGTTTCCATTTTACAAAAACTTTCTACAAGATAGACTATTTGTCTGAAGAACTGTACATCTTTTAAATTGGCAGGCTTTCCATTATTATTACTTACAATTAAAGATATTAATGAAATTATATCTTCTGATTTTATATCTATATCTAACTTATTACAAGTTTCTATAATTTTCATTAAAGATAAAATAGGTATTGTTAATAATTTCCCCGTCTTTGTTAAATCTTCTGCAATTAAATATTCATCATATTTTTGTGCTTCAAGACTACCAATATTACAAAGTAATAAAGCAGTTAATACTGCTTCTTTGTTTATATTTGAATACAATTCAGAACTATTATTTAACAATGCGTATGCTGTGTTAAGTAAATCATATATGTATTCAAAGTTACCATTATGTTTATTATACTTAAAAATTGAACAAGATAATTTATAATATTCCTTTGTTATTAGTTCGGATAAAAGTTTTTTATAGTTTTCTGTTTCTATACTATCAATAACATCAGAAACAAATTGTTTTTTATCCTCTGTTATTTTATATGTAGGGATAAAATCACTTAATTGATAATCTTTTATTTTTTTATATTTTGAAACTATAAGACTTTTTGCTCCCAAATAAACACTTACTGTTCCTAACAAAGAAATGAATTTTATATCTTTTAATATATTGAGGGTAGCTTCATCAGTATTCCAAATTTTTATAGGTATACTCATATTACTATTTGAAGCTGTTCCTGAAATAAATAAACTATTATTTTTTGCTTTTACTAAATTTAAGTTTGTTAAAATGGCATCTATAACAACTACTTGTCCGTCCGTAACTTCATCAATGTTAATTGTATTCATTTTCATCGCTCCTGTTTTTATAAAATTAGTTTTTATCATCCTTTTTAATAATAAAGTAAATTGATAGTTTAATTTAATTATGATATTATTATACAACAAAACATAGCTATTTGTCAAGAAAATAGAAAAATATTTCATAAAAAAAGGGATTTTTTATAATCCCTTTTTCTTGATTTATTCTTAATAACAATTACCTTTTGCATACAAAGGATAAGTACAATAATCTTGTACAATAGAAATAAACTGTTCTGCATCTTCCTTATTTTCAAATCTTAATCTTTCCCACAAACGATAGTAATAATCAGGATAGTATTTTTCAACTGCTTCATAAATTCTTGTTATATCTTCAAGAGTTAAACAATTAGATTTATACAGCTTAACAAAATCTTCTTCTCCATTTATTCTAAGGTTCATATTATTTATGTCAATATTAAGAGTGTTACCAATTATCAACATATCCAGTAAATCTTTTCTCATTTTACGCTTATCAACCTTACCTTGTTTAAAAACATCTGCATAAAATGATATAGAATAGAATACAAAACCATTTGTCTTTTCCATAACATAATTGTAAAGGTTTTTAGGTTTAGCTGCGTTTAAATATGTTTTAAGTGTCCTATAATTAAGTTCTTCGCCATCTTCATTCTTTAAAAAAATACCATACATATAAAATCCTCCTTTATTATTTAATATTGTGTAATGTGTACTTTTTTATTTCTGTGATTATATTATACTACTTTTTTTATGTTTTGTCAATACTTTTTTTGAAAAAGTTGTAACTGTAAAATTATAATTATAACTCTTTTTGTGTTACAAATTTAAAAATATTTCATTTTTTTAGAAAAAAAGCTTGACAAATTATAAAAAACATAGTATAATATAAACATAAAATAAAGAAAACACAAACACACTTTTAAGGAGGATATAAATATGTTGAACTTTAAGAAAATAGTAAGTAATTTTAAGAGCCTTGTAAATCACAACACAGCTTATAATGATTATGACGAAACTACTACTAATGTAGTAGAACCAAAAAACTCTTATTCAGTAATTAGTGAATATGATGTAACCATTCTTAATAAAATAAATTCAGCAACAACTAATAATGAACTTTCAAGTGCTTTGAATGAATTGTTCACAAATAACGAATATATCATTGCAAACACACTTGAAAAAGTTCAAGTTATTACTGGCACTCAGGTTTATAACTTAATTGCAAATAAGCTTAGTTATACAGAACTTAATAATATTTTAAGGAATAATGGTATCGCTTTTATTGAAGCACTTGAAAGAATTGTAAATCAGGACACAGAACAAGTTTGGAAAGCTATATATAGTTTCATAGTTTTCTATTGCAAAAAAGAAAATCAGGTAGAAAACCTTTGCGATACAATTACTTACTGCAATGAATATATGAGCAGAAATATATTAATACAGGTTATTGACTTGTTCCTTGCAGAATGTACACAAAATGGTATAGATACTAATAGCGAAGCAAAGATAAAGAATTTCATATTACTTCTTGATGATAAGGATGTTAATTACATTTTTCATAATATGCCAAGACTTGTTAATATGGTTTTAAGAAACCCTGCTGATGTAAATGATAATTTCTTAGCAAAGATGCCAAGTACATCAATTTTACTTCCAACTACTGATATCAATTTAATTATAAGATATCTTTCTTGTACGCCTTTTAGAAAAGCAGATGCTTCTCATCTTACTTCACAAGAAAAAAGTCTTATTTATAAGGCATTGGAACGTAGTGGTTGTCTTAATAACTGTAATTACATTATGTGCATTAACTTGATTGTAAACTTAGGTGATAGAGTTCCTAGATACGCTTTTAACCTTTACCTTAAAAGGATTCTTGATAAAGCTATTCTTTGTAATAATGTTGCAGAATTACAATACATTGAATCTTTCACAAAAAGAAGATGTGATATAACACTTGTTGATATGAAGCATATAAGAAATGTTGTTGCTTCAAAAATAGGTTAAACTAAATAATGGCTGTATTTTCAATTATAAGACGTTTTTATTTTTAGGCAAAGAATTATACCACAAATCAAACAAACCCTTATATGATAAAAATACAGCCTTTTAACTGTTATTATGAAGGGTGTTTGTAATGGATGATAAAAATAACTTAAAAAAAATATATACTAAGGAAGAATTAAATAATATTATTCAAGATAATATGAATTTTCATAAAAAACGCTATTTATTATCATTGGTGGAAAAATTGCCAGAAGAAGAATTTTGTAAATTACTAAACAAATATATAAGTGGAAAAGATTTACTTAAACTCTTTGAACAAATGGAAGTTTATTATCAACTCTATTTTGATGTAGAATTATTTGGAAAAAATCATATTATTTCAGAAAATTCTTTTTTTGACTTTTTATTAAATAAGATTAATGAATTAAGTATCTATGAGTGTAATTTTTGTATGTCTGCATTATCGGCTTGGTATATGAAAAAAGAGCTGTTTGAAAATTTTGTACAAAAACTTGCTTATCTTATTATAAATAAAATAAAAGTATTAACACTTGAAGAAAAAATAAAAAGTAGAACAAATATATTAAATTTCTTTTCAACTTATGGTATAAAAAAGAATAATAACACACCGCATATTATAAAAGAATATGATTTATATGATATGTTTTTAAAATATACTGAGTTTAAAAATGATGAAATATTTATTTGTAATATATTTTGTGGTATGAAAAATTCAGAAATAAAAGAATGTTTAATTAATTGGAATGTTCCTGATAAATTCAGAAAAAGAATTTTAAACATTTATTTTAAAAGAATAAATTTATACTTGTTTCATACAAGGGAATATGAGAATGTAGATTTTTCTGATTGTGTAAAAGATATTATTGTAGAAAAACATAATGATTACTTTTATTATATAAGTATGATTTTATTTTTTGAAAATATTCTTACAGACCGACAAAAAAATATTTGTATTGATAGATTACTTAATGAAACAAATAATAGTTTTGAAAATATAAGGACACATAGAAAAAAACAATTATTATCATTGGCAAAAAAAAATAACAATAAGACATTAAAAAATCTTGCTATGTTAATAAAACTAACATAAAAAGGTACTCCCCAAGGAGTACCTTATTCTAATTCGGCTATATAGTCATTTTCGTTTAATTCATCAGCTCCATACCACTGAGGAGTTCTTATCCCTTTATCAAAATCCTCTTTTTTGATAGCAAATAATTTATGGTCTTTTGTTAGTGTAAGTGATTTACCATCTTCTGAAAATATTTGCAAGACTTCTTCATCACAATCATAATTTAAAGTATTTATTACTTTATGAGTTTTTTCATCATGACCTTTTATCAAATCATTTACAATTACATCTGCAATTTTTACTAACCCTCTATTTTCAGTATTAACTAAATTATCAGGAGTAAAGCAACCTCTACCAGGACCTACGCCCATTTTAGCAACTTTATCTGCATAGTTAATATAATCTGCAACTATTAAGAAGTAAGATGGGAAACCCATTGTTTCAATTACTTCTAATTCGTGATTTAATCTATCTAAATAGATTTTTCTTTTTTCAAGGTTTGTGTCAAGGTCTGGCAATTTCCTTTTTAATCCTTGCAAACATAAATATCTTAAATATGAAGCATCATCACTTTTAAAATTTTTATCTCTTTTTAATTTTTTTTCTACTTGCTTATTATAATTGTCATCATCTTTAGGTGGTTCTATTTTAGGCAAATAATGTTTACCAAAATCAATATGAACATTACATTGTTTAGCTACATCAACTGTATTATGAATTGCTTCTAATACAGCATCTTGGTCTAATTCTTCATGACCATTCTTTTTAAAAGCGTCTATTATTTCCTCATAAGACATTATATAATAGCTGTTACCTTCAAAAGTCCATCTATTAGGATTACTTAATAAATCTTTAGTCTGCAAGCAAAGCAACACATCGTGAGTTTCTTTATCCTCTTTATTTAAATAATGTGCATCCGTACTTGCTATTAAAGGTATGCCCAATTTTTTACTTAGTTCAATCAACCCTTTATTTACTTTTACCTGTGAGGGTATCTCAGTAGGTTGTATTTCCAAATAAAAGCTATTTTTAAACATTTGAGCGTAATGCTTACACCAGTATTCAGCCTTTTCTATATCGTCTTTTAGCAAGCACCTAGGTATTCTACCTGCAAGACAATTATGTGTAACTACATTATTAGCTACAAAAGAAGAATCTTCATCTACTTCCAAACAATATACGTTTAATTCTGCCCAATTTGCAGTTATTGATTGGATTTTATTCTTTATATATTTTACTCCATCAACTTCAAAAAAATGCTTTAATCTAAAACTTTCACCATTGTATAAAAAGTTTATAAAATCTTCGTCCTCAATAGTTACAGTAAAAGTAGCATTATGTAAAAACTCTAAGTCATCAATATATCTATTTTGACTTTCAACCGTATGTGATACGTTACATCTAGCAAGCATATGAGATATATCATAATATAACTGTTTAGAATATAATACCACACTTACTTTACCATCTTCAAAAGAACTATTATTTATTATAAACCCTTTTAAAAAAAACAATTGTTTATCAAAAGATAACCATTTAATAATATCTGGGAGCATTTTAGAATTAGAATTACTAATAACATTACTTCCCATCAAATACCTTAATAAACTACTTACTTCTTCACTACAAATAGTTATTGCTACTTGTTTTTTTTCTAAGTTGTTTACTATTGTAAATGGAATATTTACTAAATTTTCTAATTCCGTTGTAATTTTATTTATTAATAAAATATTTTCACAATCAACAATAAAAGATACGGCAGCACTTGAATCTATTCCCATTACACAATATATTGCCAAAAACTCTAAAAATTCATTAGTGAGTTTTATTGTATAACTTTTTAACTTTCCTTGTTTTTTAAGAAAAGATACATCTAATTCTTCAAACTTATCAACAGTATCTTCTACAACTTGAAGCAAATAATCATTTTCAGTTAATTCTTGTGCTTCCTTCCATTCAACATTATTATCTTTAACGACTAAGAATTTATGGTCTTTGGTGCAATTGATAGGAAAACTATTTGAACGTATATTATAAATATCATCGCTGTACAACATACTGAATGATTTATTAACTTTTTTATATCTTCCTAAGTGCGTAAGAACATAATCTTCTTCTGTGACATTTTGTATAGGTTTTATACCACGTTTTGTTATTACATCGGTATTCATAAGAAAACAAGCAGAACTGGCAATAAGATTCTCAGTGCCAACTTCTTGCATTATTTTGTCATCAATACGTGGTCTGTAATACATACCTTGCGTAGCACCAATGCTACATATTTTAGACATTTGTTTATAGCCATCATTATTCTTAGCTAATAATACTAAATGCTCTCTTTTTTCGTCTTTATTTTTTACCGTTAAATCATTTACAACATAAGCTTCAAAGCCTGCTATTGGTTTTTGACCATTTTCTTCTGCATATTTAAAATGATTTACAAAAGAATACATATTTCCGTGGTCTGTTATACAAGAAGCAGGCAATTCAAGCTTAAGTGTTTTATCCACCATATCTTCTACTTTTGTTAATCCATCTAATAATGAAAACACAGAATGTGTATGCAAATGTACAAAATTCTTCATAATGAATCCTCCTATCTTTTTTCTTATACAAAAAAATAAAGGATTTTTAAACATTCGCATCTACATTTAATTTAAGTAAAAAAACTTGTGTTCTCAAATACTTTGTTGAAGCAGCATGACTAAACTTACAATTTTTATATAATTCTTTTATTTCATAATTGTCATAACCCCAGTATTTGTATCTTAAAGATTTAAGTATTTTAAGTTCATCTTTTTCTGATAAAAATTCACTCATAATATTTAAAAATCTATAAAAACACGTTCTTTTTTCATTTCTTCTTTTGGAACTATAACATTCATTATTCAAGAAAAAATTATTTTTAAAAAACATTATATCTCCCATTCTTTGATACTCTAATGACAAAGATATTACTTGCCCAATTTTCTTAAATACTTCTTTATGATTCTTCTTCAAAATTTCAGCATCTTGTGCATACATAACTCTGTCTAACAAATAAAGATATACATCTTTATTGGAAGAAACAGAATAATGTTTCTTTGAATACTCAAAAAGTCTAAATATTGTCCTCACATTTATATCTCTATATGTTTCACCATAATGCAAACCTTTTGAAATTGATTTTAATATTTCAAAAAATGCTACATCATTACAAAACGATTGCAACCGTGCGTTATGTTTTAATAGAAAATCAAAATCTTCGTCTTTTAAAATAAGTATAAATTTAAGATATTTATAATCTGTAAATTCGCTAAAGTTTATCAAAATTTTTTTGACAATTTTATTTAAATACTCAGCAGATAAAAAATCATAGAAGTCTATGATAAAATTCATTGCTGTGTACTTGTCATACAGATTTATATTATTATCCACCATACACTCTACAAGCTCTTTAAAATCAATATTAGTATTATATCTATATTTAAATTTCTCCACAAATGTTTGCATAGCATACGAAAAATTATTATCATCATCTTCTAAATGAGCATGAACAATTCTCAACTCCAACTGTCTTGAATTTAAATTGCTTACTATAAATTTTAATTCTTCTTCACTAAAAGAACATTTTGGAATATGAATATTTAATTCATTAAAAAAATCATAATTCGCTGTAAAATATTTTATTTCTTCCAAAGAGTGTATTTTTTTATTTATAATATTACGTACATCCATTTTTTAACCCCTTTTCTATTAAGTTATTTTCTTAGCCATAAGAATATGTTTATAAAATTTTTGCGTTTTAATACTTTTCCAAGTGTAATTTTTACCGATATGAGTAAAGATTTTAAGGTCATAATACGAATCACTTAATTCATCAAGAATTTTATTTTCCATTTTTTCATCAATTGCACAATTAAACAAACTTAATAATGCGATAAGCATATTTGAAATATGAATTTTACGCCAACCATCATTAGATTTTTTCTTATTGTATTTTAAGAATCTCAATATTCCAAAATCCTTTAATAATCCTTTCACAATATCCACTTCTTCTTTTGAATTTATCCTTTCCATTTGCAACATAAATTGATTAAAGTATTTCAAAGAATTATTATGAGCAATTTCATTAATAATATTAGAAGGACTTATAACCGAATATTCTTCAAGATACATTTTCATATAGCTATACTTTTTATCAACTTCTATTTTTTCTCTTAAAGATTTTTCCATTTTTACTAATTTTAAATACCCTCTGGCTGAAAAGAATTGAGGATATTCTTTGTAAAAAGCCAATCTTTGCTCATTTTTTAAAAATGAAAATAAAACATAATCATTCTCTAATTGTTTTAGTAATTTATCTTCTTCATAAATCATTAACATTATAGATATATAATCTTCTATACCTGAACTTTTACACGCAGGAAATGCCTTTTTAATATTATTACAACATTTATTGAAAAGATTGATTATATAATTCTTGTTTTCGTCATTAGCCACAAAGTATTTATTAAAAATAAAAACAAAATTTTTAAGTTCAAGTTCGTCTATTTGAATATTATTGTTATTTTTTAATACATACGTAACAATTTCATCAGCGGACATTTGAAAAAGCCACTGCATTTTATTGATGATAATAGTTAATAATTCTTGCGTTTTTTTGTCAAAACACAACTCATTATACTCATTATTCCATAATCTTGTTATTTTCAAACAACAAAAATCCATCATACCATCATAAAACACTCTCCGTATATCTTTTAAATCGAACATTCTACAAACTGGTAAAAAAATATATGGAGAAAAGTGCATATTCTTTAAAATATGTTTAGAAAGTTTTTTATTAAAAGGTTCTGCAAATAAAAACATATAGCTAAAGAAATCATTGTTTAACAACTTATCTATATTAGCATATTTATTATTATTTACCATTTCTATATCATTTAACATATAAGTTATTGGTGGCATATCTTTTAAATAGAAACCTTTTTCATCATCACAACATATTATAGTATAATTAGAATTATTTAAATCTATTGTTATAATGTTATAACCATCACTTATAGGAATAGTTAAATCAAGCATTATTCTTCTTCCTTTCTAAAAGTTTTAAACAGTATTTATAGTTCTTTTCAAAAGTAAAAACATAATCATTTAATACTCTTTCTAACTGTTCACTACTAACACTCTTTGCTTTTAATTTTTTTACAAACATCTTTTCCATTTCGATGTCAGTAAAAATAGGTTTGAAAAGCTTAAGTGCATTTAGAACTAATTTTTCTTGTGCATCTTGTGTTAAAAACTTTTTACTAAAATAATTATTAAATTCCAACTCATTGAAATTTTCATAAAGTTTTTTTAACATCTTTAAAGATGGTTCATCATATTTCTTTAAAAAATAGCTATCATTTATTAATTTTGTAAAAGCACTTTTATCTACCGCTAAATTTATAATACGCATAGGATTGTTGAAGTTAAATGCTATGTTATATATCTTAACTTTCATATATTGCATTATATGATGTGTACTTTCAGTGTCCATAACCAAATACATATTTGCATAGATACTTAATACTGTTAAATATCCATCTATTGAAAAAAACATATTGTAGTTATAGAATACCCCATCAAATTTTTTGTTTTCACAAAAGAAATTAAATGCAAACATCCTATTCTTTAACGCTCTTAAAAAAACACGTTCTTCATCAATAACTAATAAAGATAATAAAAGACTAATAATTTGACACTCCATATTATCGTAAGGAAAGTTTTTATTAAAATTAGAATAAAACTTATTAAAGTAATCTAAAACATAGTCCTTTAATATTGTATTATAGTCTTCAAACAACTTTACAAAAAGAAATAATTGTCTTGTATCTTTTTGTATATTTTTATTATTTTTAAAAATATATTCTATTATTTTTTCAACTTCCCAATTATTACAAATATTAATTAAAGAAGTTAAAGTCTGTTTTCTGATAATATCATTTTCAGGTAATGAATTATAAATATTAGAGATGCTATGAAAATATACTTTATTTTTTTTAAAACCTTTTATATATTCTCCATCATACTCATTTATTTTATTATCACTTACAGAACAAAAAACACCATCTTCAAATTTTAAATTTTCAAGAACATATTTTACTCTCTGTTCGGAAAAAACAGTTTTCATTAAAGGTAAATAAAGAAAAAATGATTTATTTAATAATTGTAATAATTCATTATTTATTATTTTATCCTTATTTATTTTATCTACCATAAAAAAATTGTATGGTAGCATATTTGCCTTTTCATCATATTTTATATCATATCCTAGTTGCAAAATCATTTTATCACTCTTTTCAAACTAATTTTTTGTACATATAGTATGATTTGAAAATTTTCTTAGAACTTTGAAATTTCCAAGTATAGTAGTTATTTACATTTGAAAAAAATCTTACATTATAAGCTTTTTTATTCATTTCTTTCATATAATTGTTTTCTATTTTTTCTGTAAAAACAGGTTTAAAGAAGTTTAAAAAACTTACAAAAGAAATAGGACAATTCTCATATATATTTTTTCTAATTTTCTCCAAAAAATCAGTAATATCAAAATCATTGTAAATCTTATTTAATATCTTAACCTCTTTTTCAGAAGTAATATTACTTATTTTATTTATAAAATCAAAATAATAGTTGCTATTTGAAGCTTCAAAACTTAAAATAATATTTAAAGGTGTAAATTTAAATTCTATTTGACGTTTTTTTGTTTTCATATAATTATGAACTTCATCATTACACATAACTACATTCTCTTTTAATTTTTCAACAAGGTCTAACAATGTCAAATATCCATCTGCTGAATAAAATTTTTTATAATTACCAATAATGCGATGTTGCTCTACTAAAAAAGAAAACAAAATCTTATCGTTTTTAAAACTATTTAAAACTCTATCTTCTTCTGATAACATAAGTAATATCTGTACAAAATGAACTAATCCAGATTTTACGCAAGCAGGAAATTCATTGTTTATTTCTTTACAACAAGTTTCAAACATTTTTAATATACAGGTTTTTACTTTAGAATTTTTAATATACGGAACTAACATATATACAAAATTAAAAAGTTCTTCTGATATCGTTTTTATATTAGTATTGTTTTTTAACATATATTCAACAATTTCATTAATTGGCATTTGAAAAAGTTGTTCCATCTGTTGTACAAATAAATCTGACAACATTTTTTGATATATGTCTTTGTCTAATTCCTTCATTCTTGAGGAATCTTCAAAATATAAAGAATTTATTCCTGACAAATATTCCCTGTTATCTATAAAATAATCTTTTACATTTTTTATTCCAAGATACTCTGATTTTAATGGTAAGAAAAAAGAACAACTAAAATGAATTTTTTTTAAAATATGTTTTCTTTTATTTTCCTTAAACGGTTCAGAAAACATAAAAATATAACTAATAAAAGAATTATTTATTAAATAATCTAAATTAGTATAATCTAAATTATTTATTTCTTGCACTTCGTTAATACCGTTATATATATTTGGAATATCAATAAAAGTTTCTGCTTCTGTGATAGTTGCATCTAAAGTAGCAAAATTAGTAAAATTATTTTCATATCTTGATTTTTGCAAGAACTCATCATATAATGCCTTTTTCATTTTAATCTCACCTCTTTTTACATTCTAAAATCTTTAAGCATCTTTCTCGGTTTTTCTTATATAAGAATTTATAATTATTTATAATATATTCTACATCTTTTCGCTTAAAAGAAGAATTTTTTAATTTTGCAATAGCTTTACTTTCTTCTTTCTCGTCAAAGATAATATGAAATATTTTCAAAAAGTTAAGAAAAGATTTATGAGCAAAGCTTTCATTTTGTCTTTTTCTTATTTCAAGTAAAAAATCTGAAATATCAAATTCTCTATAAATACTTCTTACTTCAAAAACAAAATCCTCTATATAAAACCTACTAGAATACATATTATTGATTTTCTCAGTAAGAACATTTTCTGTTTCAGAAGCAGTAATAATAAACTTAATCATATCATTGTATGGAAAACGAAGGTGATATACTAACCGCTTATTAAAAAACGGATTATTCCCTGTATCAACGCCAAGAAAAATTGGCTTTATCTTTTTGTAAATACTTCTCAACTTTACATATCCTTCAAAAGAGAAGAACAAATTATAAAGATAAAAATAACTTACATAATTAAATTCACAAAAAAACTCAACTGCAAAATCAATATTTTTTTCTAATGAGTCTAAGAAAATATTTTCTTCGTCTATCGCCAATAACGCAAAGCAATAATCAACAATATCTTCTTCAGATTTACAAGGATATCTTTTGTTAAATTTTTTAATATACTTATCTAAGCTCTTAACAAGATAATCTTTTAATATTTCTTTATATTCTCTAAACAACAACACAAAGAAAAGCATTTGCTTGTATTTGTATTTTACATTATCATTATTCTTAATGATATATTTTATTATTTGTTCAACGCTCCACTTGTTACAAACTTTCAATAAAGATGTTAGTACTTTTTCGTGAGTATCTTTCAACTCTGAAAAAGATTTTGTATCATACATATTATTGTTTTTATAAAAAGATATTTCTTGTTTTATAAAACCCTCAATAAGAGAATCATCATATTCTTTTTTAGAAATAAAGACACTATCATTAAATTCCAAATTACTAAGAACATACTTTATATCTTTATCTTCAAATTCTCTTTTTATCAAAGGTAAATATGTAAAAAAATTATTCTTTAAGAGCCAAGTAAGTTCTTTTCTCTTTTCTTTATTTGAATTTATTTTATCTACAATGCTAAAATTATAAGGTAATACACTCATACAATCATATTTATATTCAAAACATTCTTCCAATTGTAATCACCTCTTTAAATTATTTAAGTATATTATACCACATTTTTTATATTTTGTCAATAAAAAAGAGGGAAAACACCCTCTTTATTTTAGTTTGCACATCAATAATGCACCATTTAAATATTTTTGATTACTTTCATATTTACATACATAATCAGTTGTAATACGTTTTAAAACTGGTCTAGTTATTTTTTCGTTAATTACTCTATCTATAACTTTCTTTAACATTCTTTTTTCCATCTTTTCATCAAAAATATTTTTAAATAGATTAAGAAAATTAGCGTATCTATTGCCATAGAATTTATCTTTTTCTAAAAAACTTCTTGTTATTTTTTTTAAATCTAAAGATTTCCATAATAAAGATAAATAATCATTATATTCTTCTGAAACATCTTTTAAACCTTCTTTCCCTATTATTTCTCCTACTATGTATTGTGCATCTAAATTATTTATTTCTTCTTGATTATCTATACATCCTTCTAAAAGATAAAGTATTTCATTTATATTGTATTTTTGAATAAACATATCATCATTTATACAATCATAATAAACATATCGTTCTTTAGATATAAAATCTTTTATTTCAGGACGTTCTTTACAGCAAGTAACTAAATTAAAATCATTCTTTTTAGGTGTGTTTTCTAAAAGTTTTTTTATGTCTTTAAAAAGAATAATATCATAAAGTTTGTTTTTATTATCTTCTGTTAAAATAGAATAAAACATCGTGAAAAAATCAATAGCATAAGCAGCCTTATATATAGCAAGGTTTTCTTTTATATAAAGATTTACAAAATCAACCAATTCTATACCCAAAATATTTAAAATGTAATCTATTGAATTTTCTACTTGTTGATTTTTAATCAATGAAATTTTATTATTTATTCTACGATATATTCCTCTAAACAACAAATCCTGCGGATAGTTTTCTTCTGTATTAGGATAATTAGTTAAAATAAAGTGTAATGCTTCTTCGCTTAATTCTACTCTCAAATTTGAAAATATTTTCGCTAAAGAATAATTATATATTAAATAATTAATGTCAACAATGGAATAAGATTTATTATTATTTATGTTTTCTATAATTCTTTTCATAGCAACTTCCCTCCTTTATATGTTATATTGTATCATATTTTTTATCATTTGTCAACATATTTGTAAGTAATAAAAAAGAGAGAATTAATCTCTCTTTTTTATTACAACATCTGCTTGTGTTCTTCTAAAATATAATCATCAAAATCATTACTTTCAACATTTAACTTGGCAAGAACAGCAATTAAAGACTTCCAATACTTATTTGTGATACTATCTAACTTACTCTTTAAATCTTCTACATTTATAAGGCTTCCCTGTACTCTTGTTAAGAGTTCAATATCAAAAATAGTAGTAAACTCATCAATATCATAAAAAGTAAAATCTTCAATTTTTTCATCACTCGTGTAAACTAATTCTTCGTCTATTTTACACTTGTTTGTAAGAGTTGTTAAAATATTACAATTGAAATTTATCTTTCCTACTTTGATTTTTAACTGAGCTGCCATAACTGCAAGTAAGTTTGATAAAATAAATGATAAATATGGGAATCTTGTATAAAAATCAAGATTAAGTATATTTACACTCATATTTAACTTATTATCATCAATATAAAAAAGAAGATTTGAAATGTTAGCAGGGTGAATTGTATTTATATCAAACGTGGGATTATAAATACATATATTAAATGATTTAGTAGTATTAATCTTTTCTACACACTTTTCAAATTGATTAATTACGATATGGTCACAAATATATTCTTTTATTGTATCTCCATCTTCATTTACTTTTTCTTTCTCATAAAAATCAAATAAAGAATCATAATAGAAAATTCTTGCACCAAGCATACCATTGATTGTTGTTGTATCATCAGATAACTTTTCATAGCTTGAATTATAAGCTCTTATACTATCAACATCATCTTTACCCTGTAAGTGATAAAACAACTCACCTAACAACATTTTATAATTTATATTTCTTGTAGAATTTTTAATTAAATTCAAACGTGGTTTCTTAATATCAAAATTTAAATTATAGATTTTCTTTGTAGGAATACTCACATAATCATTATAATCTTCGTCTTTTTGCTTAGATAAAAGATTTAATACCCCATAATAAGCTTCTTCGGAAGATTTAAAACTCTTAAACATATTTATTCCCCTTTCGTATTATTCTTCAAAGTCATCCATAGACTTTTCGAACAAAGGTACATCAACACCCATATAATCTGAAATTATTTTAATAACACCTGTGAGATAAATCGTAATTGACATATCAAAAATATTATCTTCTGTTAAATAAGTTTCTTCATTGTTTTTCTCAATTTCTCTTAATACTTTAGAAATTGAATTGTACTTTGATTCAAGCTCTAATAAAGAGTTCATTAATTCTTTTTCTTTATCTGAAAGTTCTGCGATGCTTTTCTTTAATACTAGCTTATTTTTATTATTTTTTTCCATAAAATTACGTTTACTCCTTTAAATTTATTTATTTAATTATACAATAAATTTATCTTATTATTAAGTTTGTTAATAATAAAATTATTTTTTAATATAAAAAACTAAAAGGCGGTGAAAAATGTATGCAATTATACGAAGATATTTATAATTTACTTATTAAAAATGTTGATAAAGAAGATGTATTGCAAGAACTGGGTAAACTTTATAATTATATCGAAAATAAATATTTTAAATATTTTGAATTTGATTATTCTACTATTTATTTATTAAAAGACACGCTTTGGTTTAACATTGAACATACAGGTGATAGAATAGGATTAACAAATTTAAAAGATGTAGGCAGCAAATTTAAAATAATAAATCAATTTGAAAATAATTTAATTTTAAATAAAGAAGATATAGAAAAATTAAAAGAAGAAATAAATTATTTAATAGATAACTGGAATAATGATTGGATAATGGCTGAAATATATTCTGACAATGACACTAATGTATGGAATAAGCATAGTAATGTAATAATTCATAATGAAAATGAAAGCCCAAGAAAGTATAATTATTTTAAAAGGACAAGTATTATAAATGATGAAAATAAATATTTATTTATGAATAAAGATGTTGTTCTGTGTAAGCTCAAAGGAAAAATAGGAGATAACTTTATAAACAATATTTTATATGATAATATTTTAAAATTAAAAGAATTATGCAAAACCTGCTTAGAAGAAAATAAATATTTAATATTAAAGGGAGTATAAAAATACTCCCTTTTTAATATTATAAGATTTTTAGAATTTAAGTTATTTTAAATTTGTAACGTAAAATAAGTTACAATTGTAATTTTAATGTATTAATATCAAACTCAAATTGCTTATTTACTTCCCAACATATCAGTATCAATACTAACATTGAGTGTACTCTTAACATTACCTGACAACATTTACTTTCCAATATATCAATATTAATACTCACATTCACCAACATATTTTATATATTTCATTGAATTTACTTTCCAATATATCAATATTAATACTACAGATTCTTTAGAGTTTGGTCAAATTAGAGGTAATTTACTTTCCAATATATCAATATTAATACGTAATGCAGAGATTAGAAATATCTTTAGTTCTCAGACATTTACTTTCCAATATATCAATATTAATACCAAAGATTGAATCAAAAACAAAAAAGGTTTTATCTGATTTACTTTCCAATATATCAATATTAATACTAACAAAAAGCATCAGCACTTATCAAAGTGGCATTATTTACTTTCCAATATATCAATATTAATACTGAAAACTGGGCAACTATTGTTGCAGCTCAGGAAGAATTTACTTTCCAACATATCAGTATCAATACGTAAGGAACACGCATTTGTTGTTACATTCCCAAAATTTACTTTCCAACATATCAGTATCAATACCGTTCGGTGTATAGTAGTATGTTTTATTAGTATTTGAAATACTAAATCTGTCGAACTCATTGAAAAGTTAAATTCAAACATTATTTTTTATTCATCATTTACTTTATTCTCACAAAAAACACAAGTAAATAAAGTGTTTTTAAAGCTTCTGTCTATCTCTTAGCAATTTTACATTACCACACATCGACAGAAATTAGAAACTAAAAAAATAAAAAGTATTTATACCATATATTGAATTTGGTGAGTGGTGGGCTTCTTAGGTCAAAGCGGTGCAAGTCTTAAAACTCTACAGCAGTGTTGAACTGTATGTGAAATGAGTTACCCTCACCTTTCGGACGGTAAATCGCCCGAAGCACCAGACACATAACTTTAGAAAAATCTAAAGCAAGGGTGCTTGTTATATATTTCTAAAAATCTTATGACATTATAATACTATATTTGACTTTATTTGTCAAGTATTTTCTTTCAATTTATCTAATTTTTCTATAAATGTTTTATTAAACCCTGTTATTTCCCTTACGCTTGTATCTTTTATAATTATCTGCTCTTTACAATTACTACATTTAATTAAAGAAGTATTATTTTTATGTATTAAATCTTTTGTTACGTGTTTACATTTTGAGCATCTAATAGCAGCATATATTATATCAGCTTGTCTACTAAACTTACCATTCGTTTCATCTTTATTTTCTTGGTTATCAAAATAATATATTAAAGTATTTGTTTCAGCTCGAACCATATTTTTTAAAGAAGTATTAAACATTGTTTTTAATCTCCCTGTATACTTTACAGGCTTTTGTATTAGTTCTATTTCATCTTTATTATTAAGCCACAATAAGCCATATTCTTTAGGTATGTCATTAACTGTTATTATGTTGGCAGGACTTAATATATAAAAATAATGACAATGCTTATAGTAAGATTTATCTATATCCATCAATTTTTTATCTCTTAAAAAATCCTGTCTACTTGCTTTACATTCAATGATTCTAACTTCTTTTCTTTTTAAATTTATACCACCAACATCAGCAATAGAATACATATTACGATACTTTATTTCTGTTGCTACAATATCAGTAACTTTGGTTTTTATCCATTTCATACCCTGTTGTTTTAAATGTTTATGTACTATTCCTTCTGCCATTATTTTTCACCTATTTTTTACATTCATTCTATTTTTTAATTTACGAATCGTTACTTCTGCAACTTTATATTCTTTTGCTAAATCTCTTACTTTTTCACCGTTTTTTATTCTTTGTAAAACAATTGTTACTTCTTCATCATTTATTTTACAATGACTCGCTTTACCTTTATTTGCTGCTCTTATTTTCTCTTTGGTGGTTGCCGAACACGGTATTCCTTTATTCCAAGATGTCTTTCCTAATGATTTACCTTTTTTAGATTTACTTATTTTTTCTCTTGTACTATCAGAACAAATTATATTACCGCCACCACCACTTATATTATAACCAAATTCTTCATTATTTGAATTGTAAATTTTTATCCAATATATTTCTCGATTATTTAATTCTTTTCTATCTTTAACTATTTCTATAATTGAGAAACAAAAACATTCTTCTCCATATTTATACCAAGCATTTTGTAAATGTTGAGAATCTTTTCCTGTTCTTAGTAAATATTTATGTTTCTTTATTCGATTTTCTATATCTATACTTTGTCCTATATATAGTTTGTTATTTTTCATATTAACTATTTTATAAATTCCTTGCATTATAAAATCTCCCTCTTTTGTTGTTTATTAAAAGATATAAAATAATTTATTCTTCGTTAATTAAATTTAAACCTTTTATTTTTTCTATCAATTCAATTTTTTGATTATTTAAATCATTTAAATTAGTTTTATATTTTTCATCATTAGTTTTTGAATACAATCTTTCTTCTAACTCTATTTCTATTTGTATTTTTGCTAATTCATTATTATAATTTCTTAACATACCACTTACTATGTTTTTTTTATTTCTCATTGAATTATTTATTATTTCATTATTTTGTTCTGTTATTGATTTTTCTTTTTTCTCTTGTTTTATCCCCAACATAGTAGGAGTATTTACTTCTACTTTACCTGTCGTGTTGTTTCTGTCAAATACATATACGGGCTTTTTCAGTGGCTCAGGTTTTTCTTCTTCTTTTTTTTCTTCAACTGTTTCTATACCGCCTAATAATTTAAAATATTCTTCCTCGGTCATACTTACTCACCACCATTGTAAAGTTTATCTATATTATTTATATAAGAACTAAATTCTAAATCATTAAATTTAGGTATTGCGTTATACCAATCAATATTTAATTCGCAATCTTCAAATTCCAATTCAATAGGAACTTTTTTATATATTGTTACTAATTTTAATATTGTATTTGCCTTATCTTTCCATTTTTTAATATTTTCTATTACAGTTTTACTTACGCCCTTACATTCAATATTTTCAGTATTTAATATATTTTGTAAATTACCATATTTTCTTAATAATTTAGAAGCTGTTTTTTCACCACAGCCTTCAATGCCTCGTATATTGTCTGATACATCACCTGTCATTGCTTTTAAATATATAAATTGTCTTACATTATCTAAATCATATTTTTCTTTTAATGTTTCTTCATCAATAACATTAAATTTCTTATCGCCTGTTTTTAGATAAACAACATTTGTATAATTATCTATTAATTGAAATATATCTCTATCTCCCGAAACAATTAAATTTTTGTCAGCAGTAGATATATTAGCAAAAGTACCACATAAATCATCGCCCTCATAACCTAAATATTCTACATTTAAAACGCCAATTAAACTTAATATTTCTTTTATATCCTGAAACATTATTGCTGTATTTTCATCATTTATATCATCCACGTTATTTCTATTTCCTTTATAATCCGTATATATTTCTTTTCTAAAAGTTTTTGTATGACTATCCCAAACAACTACGATGTGTGTTGGCTTAAATTCTTTTAATAATTTTGTAAATATATTTAAAAATCTATATGTACCACCTGTTATTTTACCTGATGAATTTTTTAATTCTTTTTGATAATCACTTACTGCATAACAAGCCCTACAAGCCATGCTATTGCCGTCTATTATTAAAAATGTTGACATTATATTACCTCTTTCTTTTTTATAAAAATAAAATTGTTTATACTTTTTATAAAAAAATATTGACAAACAGTAAAAAATATGGTATAATTACGATTGAAAAAATACTTGAAAGGAGAAATAAAAATGAATAAACGTGATAGTCTATTTTTTAAACATATGGCAGCAAGTTATCCTTTACTATGGTTAAATACTTTTGAATATGAAAGATGTATCAATCAGTGTATAAAAGATTGTCAAGAATTAGGTAAACAATATCGTATTTGGGATATAAGTAAAGGTGTTTATACTCTTGATGAAGTATATGCTGATGCAACAATGGATGCACTTCAACCTATTGAAACATTAGAAAAAGAAAACAATACGGTTATATTTGTATTAGACTACAATAACTATATTAAAAATAATGCAATTTGGAGAAAATTATTAAACAATATTTGTAAATTCAAAAATAATAGTTGTATTTTTGCAATTATATCTCCAATTGTTGAATTACCAGAAGAATTATCAAGATATATTACAATACTTGATTTTAATTTGCCTACTTATAAAGAAGTTGAAGATTTTATTACTAACTTTTGCAACGAATATGAATTTAACATCAATAAAAACGAAAAAGAAGCACTTGTTCAAGCAGGGTTAGGTTTGACATTTTTTGAACTTGAAAACGCTTTAAGTTTAAGTCTTAGTATAGAAATGAAGCCTTTACCTGAATTTATAAGCGAACAAAAAAAGCAATTACTTAAAACACAAAGTTCATTAACAATTAATAATAAAAAACTTAATTTTGATACTTTGTATGGATTAGAGAAACTTAAATATTTTGCAAAAAAAATGGTTGGGAAAGGAAAGGGTATTCTTCTTGTTGGTGTCCCAGGTGGTGGTAAATCACATTTTGCAAATACATTAGGTACTGAAACCAATAGAATTACAATTAATATGGATTTTAGCACCATGATGGGTAAGTTTGTAGGCGAAACAGAACGTAAAACAAGAGAAGCTTTAAAAACTGTTGATGCAATGAGTCCTTGTATTCTATTTATTGATGAGATAGAAAAAGGGCTTGCAGGAGTAAATGGTTATAATGGGGATAGTGGTACTTCTCAAAGACAAGGTGGTCAATTTCTTAAATGGTTATCAGACCACGAAAGTGATGTATATGTTATTGCTACAAGTAATGATATATCAAAGCTTCCACCAGAATATTTAAGAGCTGAAAGATGGGATGCCATATTCTTTGTTGATTTACCTAATCAAGAAGAAAGAAAAGGTATTTGTGAAATCTATAAAAATAAATATAAAATTGAAGATACGCAATTACCAAATATTGAAAATTGGACTGGTGCAGAAATAAAAACAATGTATCGTCTTGCTTCTTGCCTTAATACTTCATTATTTGAAGCAAGTGAATATGTAACGCCAATTTATAAGACAATGAAAGAAAAAATAGAAACTCTTAGAGATTGGGCAAAAAATAGAACTATTTATGCTTCAAATAAAATTGTTACAACTCAGCAGAATAATAGACGAAACATTACTTATATACAAAAAACTAATCATTAAATAATGAAAATATTTAAAAGTGAGGTTTAATAAAATGTTAGAAATGAAACAATATCAGTGTGAGTTTTGTAAAACAGTATATAAAGAAAGAGATAAAGCTGTTTCTTGTGAAAAGAATCATAAAACTCCTAAAACAGTTTTTGCTAAAAATTACTTATCACAAAAGAGTGAGAAAACAGGTTATCCTATTGAAATTGAAGTTCACATGGATAATGGAGATACTGTTATTTATACCTATTTGAAGAAAGAAAAGTAGAGGTGAGTTAATTATGTCACATTGCACAACTATTGACGTAAAAATGAAAGATATTGATGTACTTAAAAATGCTTGTAAAACTTTAGGTATTAATTGTTTAGAAAAATCTTATGTGGATTTTTTCGATGGCAAAAGAGTACATGGAACTAAAGTAATATTACCAAATTGGAGATATCCAGTTTGTGTAACAAACAATGGCGAAATCATTTATGATAATTACGAAGGTAATTGGGGTGATATAAAGGAACTTAACGCCCTTAAACAAAGATATGCTGTTGAAAAAACTAAACTTGTTGCCAAGAGGAATGGATATACATTCACAGAAAAGAAAGTCGGCAACGATATTAAGTTATTTGTAAATGTCTAAAGGAGTGAATATACAATGAAACTTAGTACAAAAATTTTATGTGGTTTTTTGGGTTGGCATAAACCTGATAATACACAAATTTATATGGACGAAGTAAATGTTCATTCAATTTGTAAATATTGTAGGAGAGAAATAATGTTAGATAGCCAAGGTAATTGGTTTGAAAGGATTGATATAGCATGAGCCAAATCGTCTTTACTTTTGATGAAGAAGGTAATACTAATATGGAAGTTAAAGAAGTAACAGGTATGTCTTGTAAAGACTTAACAAAACCATTTGAAAAAAATTTAGGTGTTGTTACAAGTTCAAAAGTTACACCAGAATTTTATAAGAATGATAATGTTACTACTGTAAAAATACATTAACAATATATTTAAAAGAGTAGCTAAAAACTACTCTTTTTTTAATAAAAATATTGACAAATCATAAGAAATATGGTATAATTTATGCAAATAAAACTTGTGAAAGGAATGGTAGCGTTGAAATTAAGAATGCAAGTAAGTAGTTTTTATCAAACACGTAGTATTATACAAAAAGCATTAGAAATACTTAGAAATAAATTTAAAAATATAAACATTGATGTAATATTTACCTTAGATGAAATATTACCTAAAATATTAAATCTTCAATCTGACGGAAGTGTTATTTACGGAGATATTATTTATTGCTTTTGGGTAAGCGTAGAAATAAACATTGATAAGATAAACAATAATTTTATTGAATCCTTTGTTGAACAAACAAAAAATTTTATTGAAAACGATAAAGACATAGACTTAATTACTTTAATGGAATATAAAGATGTATATGTAAAATATAAAGAAAACATTCCTAATGGAAATATTTCTGAGGAAAAAGATATTTTTAATGTAGAAAGTAATTCAGAACGTGTTTTAAAGGTTCTAAATAAAAAATCAAGAAAAATAGTTATCTTAAAAAAAGATGGTGAAGAAAATGATAATTGAAGTTGAATTTAAATATAAAAAAATAGATAGACGTTTTTATCTTTTAGTTGAACAAAAGATAAAAAGATTTGGTGTTGTAAATATAACCCAAATAAATCATAATATGAAAGATAAAACATTTATATTAAATATTATTTTAAAATACGAATGTAATGCAGAAGAACTTGTAACAATATTAAATGAAATCCCTAATGTTGAAGTAATAAATTATCAAATAATTGAAGATAATAAACAAACTCCTAATAAAAGAAGAAGAATTTTTTCTGTAAAAACACTACAAGAGTTGTAGAAAGGAATGATGAAATAAATTATGAGGACATTAACTATTGAATTTAACTATTGTTTAAAAATGGAAAATAGATATACTTTCTGTCTATTAGAAATAATAGACGAGTTTTCTTATATATTAAAAAAATTTGCAATTTCAAAACATACCATATCACATCAAGATTTTCTTAATAAAATGATTTCAGTAGAATTTATTTTAAATAATAACTCTGATTATACCGTTGATAATATATGTAGTGCACTTCAATATTATTCACAAAATAAATATATGGCAATAATTATTACAAATGTATCATTATCACCTAAAGAAAATGATGTTCTTACTAATGATGAAAACAATAAAGAAGAAATAGCAGATATATCAATTATAAAGAAAAATAAAAGAAGAAAAATTATTTCTATAAAAACATTAAAAGAATTATAGGAAGGATTAAATAGATTGTGAGAATATTAACTATTGAATTTAATTACGATTTAAGAATAGATAATAAATGTAATCTTGGTACATTAGGAATAATAGAAGAATTTTCTCGTATATTGAAAAAATTTAATGTTGTGCATTATAATATAGTAAATCAAGATTTAATTAATAGAATAACAACAATAGAATTTTTTCTAAATAATAATGCTGATTATACAGTTAATGATATATGTGATACGTTTCAATATTTTTCAGAAAATCAATATATGTTTATAGTAGTTACAAATGTAACACTAACACCTAGAGAAGATAAATTCTATATTACTGGTACTAATGAACACGGAATAATTAAAAATACAACAACCGAAAAAAGACATAGAAGAAGAAAAATTATTTCTATAAAAACGCTAGAAGAATTATAGAAAGGAAGAATTTTAATGAAAAAAGTAATTATTGAATTTTTTTATTGTTCTGAAACAAAACATAATGGTGGTAATTTCAGTATAAATGATATAATTGAATTAATTATTTCTCGCTTGCAGATATATGAAATCATAGATGCTAATACAACTTCTACTCTTGATGGGGTATTAACATTAGAACTGATTTTAAATAAATATCCTAATTATAAGCTCGATGATATATTTCAAAACATATATTATCTGGAAAATAAATTTAACGCAATAAATATTATAGATATACAAGTAAAACGTATAGATGATATTCAGGCGATGGAAATTCAAGAAAAAACAAAAAAAGAAAAAGCAGTTAAAAAAATAAACAATGATAAAACTGAAAGTAATATATTTATTAAAAAGAAAAAAAGAAGAAGAACTATTATTTCTATAAAAACATTAAAAGAATTGTAAAAAGGAGAAAGTTTATGGAATTAGTATTATCATTTAATGATAATGGTGAAGTACAAAGCATCTATAATGAAGAACTAGAACTTGAAGAATTAGGAACTAGTACAATCAAACGTGCAAGTCATGTAGAACCTTGTGAGGGCGGTTGGACTGCCGACCTATCACCAATAGGCGGACCTATTTTAGGACCATTCAAAAAGCGTTCAATAGCATTGCAAGAGGAACATAAATACATCAACAACATATTAAGTAAAGAAAGAGTTGTTATTTAGAAACTAAGCCTATGTAAAATAATACATAGGCTCATTATTTATGTTTATTTTTCCTCAAACAAATATTTATCTTCTGCTGCTTCTGATACTTCAATATCAACTATTTTTAAATCATCATAGCTTACATTTCTACCTTTATCTGACATACATAAATCTTTATATCTTAATTCAGATAGTATATCTTCATCAAACATAGAGTGACTTACAATTTTATTGTATTCTCTACGATTAAACTTTTGCATCATCAATATCAGTCCTTATTTTTTTAAATAATTTACCAAATAATCTATTAAAAATCATTTATCAACAATATCTTAGTGAATCGATATTAGCAGCTATAATATTATTTTTAGCCAGACGTTTCAATTTTGCGTGTACCGCAGGAGCTGAAATATTACCTAATTTTTCTCCAATTTCTTTTAATGTATAACCCTGCATAACTAATTTAATAGCTCTTATTTCATCAGGTTTCAATAATTTCATTATTGTATGTAATACAGATTTAAGTTCTATTTTATGAAAACTTTCAGAAGCAGCTAAATCTTCCAAAACATTTTCTAATGTTAATTCTTCACCTTTTTCAGTAACAATGTTATTAGATTGCATTGAAATACAACCTTTCATACATTTCCTTTTTTGAGCATTTAAACTCAAATTAATGACATTAACTTGATTTTTCGCACATTTAATAAAATAAGTTTTAAATGTTGCATTAGTTTTATTTTCAGTATTATAATTTAATACCGCATTATATAGGGCAAAGTTCAATTCCGATTGATAATTTATATTTACTTCGTCCTTGCCTTTAGACATATTTATAATAATAGGTTCATAAATTTTATAAATTTCATTGAAAGTATCTTCACTTCTTGTTTTTTGATATTCTTTAATTAAACCATTAATTTTTTCTTCTTCTGACTTATTTTCTTTACTATTAAAAATTTTCTTAAAAATATCAATTAATTTTACTTTTTTCTTTTTATTATTTACAATCTTTAATCCGCTAAAACCAATGCTAATCATTTTTATCCTTCCTTTACTTTAAACCTATGTTCAAAAAGTTGTCTACACCTTTAAAAGGATTTTCCTTTTTTTCTGTATCTTTATTTGCATTTTTAAAAAAATCATCCATCCAATCAGGTGCTTTATCCTTTACACCCTCATTATAATCTTTTGTTAATCCATAGTTTTTATCCATAAAACCACCTACTTTACTCAATGCTCATAATATCATCAACGATATCATCATTTTGATTTTCTTCATCATTATTTTCTAATTCATCTATACTCTGTTGTAAATCTTCTATTTGAGGAGTTTCCTCAGTTGTATTAGAATTATCCTCTTGTGTGTTGTTATCTACTGTTTCTGTTTCATTCATAGCATCACTAAGCATTTGCAATGATTCATCAACAGGAGATTCAAATGGTGTTTTATCGCCTTCTTCATTTTCAGATAATTCTAAAATTTCTTCATTATTTTCAGGCAGTTCTAAAATTTCAAAATCCATTGGATTTGTTTCTTCTGTCTTTTCATTTATGGCTGTATCTAACTTATCATCAATATATAAATTGATAATTCTATCTAATCTATATGAACGAATAGCAGAATTTTCTTTATAACAATACACTAATATATTATTGTCTTTAGAAACATACCAACCATAAGGTAATATATTTCTCCAACCACTATTTTCATAATTTATTTTTACGACAGAATTTTGTATCATAGCATCAGTTAATATAATGGTAATATCATTAGTCCTAACATCAACATCTTTCCAATCAGCTGTTTTGGTAAGATGTGCCACTCTAAATAACTTCTGCTTATTATATTGTAATCGTTTTTGCTTTTTAACTTTTTTAATCAATCTTTTCATACCAATTCCCCTATATTAGTTATAGTTTATTTACTAAAGATATAAAGAAAAGATATTATTTTATATTTTAGAAAACTCTATAAGTTATTATGTTTTTTTAAATACTTTATTATAGATAATTTTTTAACAAATTTAAAATGTTTTAATTAATATGAATTTTACCATTCATGGGACAAAAAAATACTCTTAATTCATTTTTATTAAAAATTAAAACATATATAGTAATTTACTTAGATATAACTTCCCGTCCCATGGCTTGGGAATAAAATAAGTTAATACTTCAATGTAATTCTTTATAAAAATGATTTTAAAAGTATTTTTTCTTAACATAAGAATACATAAAAATTCATATAATATTTTTATAATTATAGAGTTTAATGTATATTTTTGTTCAGAACTAAAATTAGTATAGCACACACGAATTCTGTTGTCAAGTACTATTTTTACAAAAATATACAAAAAAAATAATATTTTCTAAAAATTATTGTAAATATTTAAATATTTTTTTTAAATTCACTAATAACTCTATTAGAAATATTGTAAACATTATTGCCATATATAACAGCTCCTGCTGCTCCTATATGACCACCACCGTTAAATACATTCATAACTTTTGCAACGTCTTTTGTATCTGACCTTGCTTTTATTTTTACATTATTGTTATCTTCAAGAAAAAGTAAATATGTATCAACACCATTAATATTTCTAATATAATCTATTAAATTGCTTGCTTCTTCATAAGTAGAACCTGCCTTTTTTATATCTTCTTTATGAACTATAAGATATAATAATTTATAATTATAATCAACATAAATTGATTGAAAACATATTCCCATAAGTTTTAATAATGAGAAATCTCTATTTTTATAAATTTGATTTACTGTTGTAATATCAGCATTATATTCTAACAACTTACTTGAAATATAGTGGGATTCAAAATTAGTACTATTATTTTGATAATTACCAGTATCACTTCTAATAGTTAAATATAAACAAGTAGCAATAAATGAATCTAATAAATTTTTATCTGTTTTATTTTCAAGTATTTTTATAATTTCATATAAAATCATACCTGTTGAGCTTACGTCATCAATATATATTATGTCAAAAATATTTTTAATAACGTAATTGGATATATGATGGTCTATTACAATCTTTCTATCTGCACAATTTAATGCTTCTTCGTAAATTCTATCTATATCTGAACAATCTAAAACAATTAAAACATCATAATATTTTTTTGGAACTATTACTTTATTAACTCTTTTCTTACCTACAATACTTGCATAATGATTTGGTACTTTATTTTGCAAAACAACAAACACATCTTTATTTAATTTCTTAAATACTTCTTCTAGTGCTATTAACGAACCTAACGCATCTCCATCAGGACTGTTATGTGCCATTAATAAAAAACTATTGTTATCCAAGATAATATTTATTATTTCTTCCATATCCTTGGTTTTTTGAAAATTACCCTCGCTACACATACATCCTTTACTTTCTCCTTCTAAATTTATTTACTAAATAAATAAATTTTTAAACAATTAAAATAATTAAAAAATATGGATAATAAATATATCCGTATTTTAACAATAAAAAACAATTAGTTTTTAATGTAAATATAATGAAAAATAATATCTGCTTTTCTATGATTTTTAAATATTTGTTTTAATAAAGTACGATAAGGATGATTTGTTATATCAATTAATATAAATAAATACTCCATTACATCTAAAAATTCAACTAATTCTTTTGAAAATTGAGTATATGCCAATTCATATTGAATTTGTTTCATTTGATGAACATTAAATTTATCTACAATAATAAGATTAAGTGCCATATTATACTCTATGACATCATTTAGAATAGAAATATTACTTGTTAAATTCTTTCTTAAATAAGTACAATCTGGTATTTCTTGTTTGATTGTTTCATATTTTCTTAATGTATGTTTTATGCTTTCTCTTACTGTTTCATATTCTTCTGTTCTTTTTTTATTATATTGAACAGCTTTATACATAAAAGCACATACTATAATTACAATTATAAAAAACCCCAAAATATATACTCCCACAACCACTCCCCCATTAATAAGAACTAATTTAATAAAAATTTTATTCTTATTATTTAGTTATTCTTTTTAATAATATAGCCGTCAATAAAATTTATACGTCAATTCTATCAATAAAAAAGCAAAAAGAAGATAAAATACCTTCTTTTTGCTAAGAGATTTAAATATAATTATTTATAAATTACTCTTTATCATACAAAGCTTGTCTAATATCAATAAGTAGATTTAAAATATGTTTCATCCACTCTAAAATTACAACAATAAGCAAAATAACTAATGCTGCTATTGCAAAGCAAAGAACCTGACCATTTATATCTAAATTTAGGAATTTTGTTCCCCAAAAAGCAATAATACAGAAAATACCTGCAAGAATTTCAAAAAAATCAAGTTTCCTTGCAAATCTTCTCATTTGAGAGATTCTATTCTTCTTAACTCTTTTATCCTTTTTGATTTTCTTATTTTGTGCTGGTGGTACTTTAATAGGTGGTTGCATAAAAAACACTCCTTCTTCTTAATTAAGCTTCTTCTTTAATATCATTAACTAAATTTTCTCTCACAAAATCTTCTGTAATGGTAATTGTATAAACTTCTTCTGATGGGGATGTAAACATTACATCTTCCATAATTTCTTCCATAATACTTCTAAGACCTCTTGCACCTAAATCACGCTTAATTGCAATGTTAGCAATAAGTTTAAGTGCTTCGTCTGTAAAGCTAAGTTCAATATCATCAAGTGCAAATAACTTCTGATATTGAGATACAAGTGAATCTTTAGGTTCTGTCAATATTCTAACAAGTGCATCTTCTGTCAACTTATCAAGAGTACTAACAATAGGAAGTCTACCAACAAACTCAGGAATCAATCCATATTGAATTAAATCTTCTGGTTGTAAATACTTCAAATATTCTTCATCATTGGTTATAATACTCTCCTTATTAAAGCCAATAGTTTTCTTACCCAATCTCTGTTTAATAATCTTTTCAATACCTTGGAAAGCACCGCCACAAATAAATAGGATATTACTTGTATCAATCTTTATAAATTCCTGATTAGGATGTTTTCTGCCACCCTGAGGTGGAACATTCGCAACTGTACCTTCTATGATTTTAAGTAAAGCGTTCTGAACGCCCTCTCCACTTACATCTCTTGTGATAGATACATTCTGCGTTTTCCTAGCAAGTTTATCTATTTCATCAACAAAGATAATTCCTCTTTCTGCAAGCTGTACGTTACCATCTGCTGCTTGAATGAGTTTTAATAATATATTTTCTACGTCCTCACCTACATCAATTTTTGTTATCTTAAAGGCTTTTTATCCCTTAATTCTGGAACATTACATTCTTCAATACTAATAGAGAACGCTTGTGTATTAGTATCTATCGTATGTCAATTCATACTCAGTTCAGCATAGCTTTTCACCCTCGTTTTTACGTTAGGTCAAATAGTGAAGCTACTTCTATTTGAGAATACCCTTTATGTATTCGTGGTGCGACCTCGTGGAATATTATATTCATCATTCATAATTTATAAATGATGGTTCAATTCTATGCGTTGTACGTGTATAACCTTTTAAAATTATACTTCCGTTCTGATTGAAATAACCAAATTTTCCCAGATTCTTGTCACACTTTGCCTATTATATTTCTATAATAGCGAGCTAATTCTTGCTTTATGTATATTTTTTATACATAGGTTAGTTTTTTTAAGCAAGAACAGTCAACCCTGCTTCTGTTAATGAAGTTGCATCAGCAATTGCAAAAGGTAAATCTAACATTTTTGCTATTGTTCTAGCAATTAATGTCTTGCCACTGCCCGTTGGACCAAGAAGTAATACATTACTCTTTTGAATCTCATCGCCCATTATACTACTTGTAATTCTCTTGTAGTGATTGTATGTAGCAACAGATATTGTTTTCTTAGCTTTATCCTGACCAACAATATAATCGTCAAGAAAAGCCTTTATTTCAATAGGCTTTGGAAGTGCTTTTGCAATTTTAATAGCTTCCTTAGCTTTATTGTCACCATTTTCTTCAATCATTTGAGTTTCATTTATTAAAAGCTGATGTGCTTCGTTTAAACAACCAGAACAAATACATACATTTTCATCAAGAGGACTTTGAATTAAAAATCCATCTGTAAGCTGTTCGTCTGTCTTACCACAAAATACACATTTTGATAAATCTTCTGTATCTTTTGTTTTCTTCGCCATCGTCACATACCCCCTTATTACTTAGGTTCAATAATTTCATCAATCAAACCATACTCTTTAGCTTCTTCTGCTGTCATAAAGTTATCTCTTTCACAATCTTTATGAATTTTATTAAGTGTTTGACCTGTAAAACTAGATAAATGTTTTTCTAATCTATCTCTACACTTCTTTATATTTTCAGCTCTAATCATGATATCAGTTGCTTGACCTTGTGCACCGCCCAATGGTTGATGTATCATAATTTCAGCATTAGATAAAGCATATCTCTTTCCCTTTGTACCACCTGCAAGTAAAAATGCACCCATACTTGCAGCCATACCCATACAAATAGTGGAAACATCACAACTTAATGTTTTCATTGTATCAAATATAGCCAATCCAGCAGTTACTGAACCACCTGGTGACATAATATATATATTTATATCTTTTTTCGGGTCTTCTGATTGTAAGAATAATAATTGAGCAACTACAACAGAAGCCAAATTATCTGTAATTTCTTCTGTAATCAATATTATTCTATCTTTTAAAAGTCTACTGTAAATGTCATAAGACCTCTCACCAGCACCTTCTTTTTCAACTACAATAGGTACTAACATTATTAGTTCCTCCTTTGTTTTTTTGTTTTGCTTAATTATACCATATTTTTTATAAATAATCAACTTTTTTTTACAAAAAATACGGTATTTTTTCTAAATTCTATAAAAAATTTATTTTTATATCTTTTTATATACAAAAAAGAGAGTTTTATTAAACTCTCCTTAATTTATATCTTTGGACAATTCTTCTTTAGATAATCTTTCTTCGATTATTTCACAATACTCTTTATTTATTTCACATAATATATAATTTCTATTTAATTCAGAAGCACCTACTCCTGTTGTACCACTACCTGCAAAGAAATCTAATACTATATCATCTTCATTACTATGTTTCTTTATTAAATCTTTTATTAAAGATAATGGCTTTTGAGTAGGATGTTTAGTTCTTTCCTTACCGTGTACTATTGGAAAATAATATGTATCTGCTACTTCTGAATTTTCAGATAAATAATATTCTGCATTATCATAATAAGAATTAAAAGTTGGTTTTGACTTCTTTACGAAAGTAACAAAAAACTCTTTCGCATTAGATAAATAATTAATTTTAGCATTTACAGGTACAGGATTAGTTTTATTAAATATACCTAACCTTGGTTGCTTAAATTTTATTTGTTCAGCAGTTTCTTTTACTTCTTGCATTTTCCAAAAATCATAAAACATTATTAAAGTGCCATTATCTTTTAATATTCTATAACTTTCAGATAATATATTTTGAAGATTTAATTCTCCTTTATCCCAATCACCAAAATCTATTTTATGTTTTCCATATTTATTTTTCATTTCATCATTTTTAGCACCTTGGGTAAAATGACTATCACGACTAATTAAATATGGTGGGTCTATAAGAATTAAATCTATTGAATTTTTATCTATTGTTTTTAATAACTCTAAACAATCCATATTATAAACTTTATTTATTTCCATTATTTTTCCTCACGTTAAACTTTTATGTATGAATATATTTTCAGTTACACTAAATTTGTTATTAACATTAATACTTCTATTTACATCTTTTTCCCATATAGAAACAAAATCATCAGGTGCTTCTTGTTCGCTAACTAAAACAATATGGTCTTTACTCCATTCTCTTATCTTATTCCAAAAAGCATCATAATCAAAATTCTTATCTATGTAAAACTTTTTAGTATTTTTATACGGTGGGTCACAATATACTAAACAATCATCAGGAAGAATTATATCTTTATAATCTTTATTTATAAATTTAATATCTTTCAAATCAGGAGCTTGATTAAGTAAATTATCTTTACTTTCTCTATAATAATCTCTATACCTTTGACCTTTTTTAGTCTTTTCATAACCTGACTTTGCATATCCACCATCATAAAAACGACCATTATAAGAAGCAAGAAAACCAATATTGCCAATTTGCCAATCAGTAAATGTAGAATTGTCATTATTATAAAAAGCTGTTCTTGCTTTATCATATAAATCTTTATCTACTGATGAATATAATTCTCCACCGTCTTTTACATAATTTAATAGTGCAATTAAATATTTGTTTAAATCATAACCAATTTTATTTTTACAATTTATTTTATCTATTACATTTGCACCGCCACAAAAAGGCTCAATATATGTATCAAAATTACCTTTATCAATATATTCCTGAATAATTGGTATTATTTGTTTTGCTATTCTACTTTTACTACCAAAATATTTCATAAAACAAGCTCCTCAATTCTTTTTTTAGCTATATTAAAATATTCATCATTTTTCTCAATGCCTATAAACTTTCTATTAGTATTTAAACAGGCAACTCCTGTGCTACCTGAACCCATACAACTATCTAATACAATTGCATTTTCATTAGAGAAAGTTTTTATTAAATCTTCTAATAACTTAATTGGTTTCTGAGTAGGATGTAAATTAGAAGTTAGACAATCTCTTTGATATTTCCAAACTTGTGTAGGATATCTCCACCCTGTATCTTTATATTCAAATACTTTCTTTTCATTATCATCAGTTAATTTTCCTAATTTACCATTCTTTACTTTATTGCTTCTCGGTTTACCATCATATTTAATCATTTGAGGATTGTAAATACATTGTTTTTTATAAAAGATAGAAATAGTTTCAACAGTTTTTCCTACTCTTTTTTTAACTTGATTTATATTAGTTAATCTTTCTTTTTCCCAATAAATATCATACTTGTAATTTTCTAAATTACTTGTTCTTAATAAAGAGCTAAAAGGTTCTTGCCCAAATAAAACAATAGGTGTATTATCTTCTGTTAATTTATTATATCTATCCCATAAATCTTCAAAAGGAATTAAAATATCCCATTTACATTTTGTTGTTTCATAAGGTAAATCTGTTAAGATTAAATCAACTTTTATATTATTATTTATTAAATTATTCATTACCTCTAAACAATCACCGTGAAATAATTCATAATTACAATTTTCAAACATCTTTTAATCTGTCCTTTGCAATATCAAAATATTTTTTCTCTTTCTCTATCCCTATGAAATTCCTATTTATATTTAAACAAGCAACACCCGTACTACCACTACCCATACAATTATCTAATACAGTCATATTCTCTTTAGTAAATGTTTTAATTAGATATTCTAATAAATCAATAGGTTTTTGAGTTGGATGAACTCTATGCTCTACTGCGTTAAATTTTAAAACAGAAATAGGGTGTTTTTCTTCATAGGTTTTGAAATTATCTTCTGTTTTGTAATTATGTAATAAGTCTGCTTTACCATTATTATAAATTTTAGCATTAGCTTTTCTTACTTTTTCTCTTTTTTCCATTATTGGAAAATAATTTATTTTAGCACCATTTTTAGTATAACAAGCCTTTGCTTTGCTAAAAATCATTATGTTTTCGTGAACTCTACCACATTGATAATTCATCAATTGAAAATTACTTGGTTTTTGTTTTTGCCATACATAATCATATCTATATAAATTTAAATTACTCATTCTACACATACTTGAAAATGGTTCTTGTCCGAATAAACAAATTACACCTGTATTCGTTATTATCCTTTCATACTGTTCCCATAACTTATCAAATGGGATAATTACATCCCATTTACAAGCTGTTGTTCCATAAGGCAAATCACAAAGAATCATATCTATACTTTCATCAGAAATATCTTTCATTTTTTCTAAACAATCATCATTGTAAATTTCATAATTACTCAATGTTTTTCTCCTTTAAAAAAATCATCAATTCTTTTTTTAGTTATATTAAAATATTCTATATCTTTTTCAATTCCTATGAATTTTCTATTAGTATTTAAACAAGCTATTCCTGTAGTTCCACTCCCCATACAGCTATCCAAGACTATATCATTTTCATTAGAATATGTTTTAATTAAATATTCACATAAAGCAACAGGCTTTTGTGTAGGGTGTAAACAACAAGTTTGTTTATCAGAAGCAAATATTATTACAGAACGAGGATATCTATCTGTATTACCACCTTCATAAACAGAATCTTCTTTCACCTTTCCATATACTTGTGTTTTATTACAAACTGTTGCTTTTCTTACAGCTCCGTGTGCAGGATTACACCCTTGGATTTTTTGAGGATTGTATGTAGGCAATTTTTTATAAAATACTAATATATTTTCGTGGGCTTTCATAGGCATTTTCTTAGCATTTAAATGTCCTGTTGCTTGTGTCTTTTCCCATATCCATTCATATCTCAACATTTTTAAGTTAGAACAACCCAATATCTTATCAAATGGTGTTTGTGCAAATAAAAGAATAGCCCCATTATCTTTAATAATTCTATTATATTGTTCCCATAATAAATCTAATGGTATAATTGAATCCCACTTACAATTAGTAGTACCGTATGGCAAATCAGTTAATATCAAATCAATAGATTTATCATCAATATTTTTCATTCGTTCTAAACAATCATCATTATACAATTCATACTCATTCATCATTTTTCCCTTAGAAAGTTATTCACATTATCAACATAGTTATCAACATTGTATGTTAATAGGTGTTAATAAGTCTATTTTTATCAACATAAGAAATTATTTTATTTTTCAAACTATGTTAATGAATGTTGATAATGTTTATAACTAGCATATTTATCAACACGTTATTAACATACTTATTCGAGTACATAGTACTCATTTGAGGCACTTATCAACATTTTGGGGTATCCCCTACTACTACTATATATTAATCATTAATAATCATGTATATATATATTAAATTATACTATAGTGATTCATATTAGTATATCTATATATATTAAATTAATATATAAAATAATTAATATATACATGTATGATTATTCTTTAATATATTAATAATTAATTATATATTAAAGGTTATATATATACTAATCTATAATAATATATATAAATAATTATTAATAATTAAATATAAAAAATTAAAACACAAAGATTTATAAAATAAAAATTATAGAATGACGGACAGATATAGTATAAAATCAATAGCTCTTATTAATTTTCAAAATGTATAGCTGTATTTTACACATAAATGCCCTTATTTTTGATTTTAACATACGTAAACAATAAATTCTACAAGCGTATACATATATCGTCTAAAAACGCCATTTAAACGCAAAATAAGATAGATAGTATATGTATTATAACCCTAATAATCTTGATATTATAATAATTAAAAAGAGAGTAGTTTTATCTACCCTCTTTTTTTTATTAACTAAAAATTTTATATTTAATATTATTTGCAATACAATATTCAATTTCTTTAGTGCAACCTGTACTATTTGTATAATCACCAAACACCCACATTTGTTCACAGCAATCTAACAAATCAAGACAGAAGTCTAAACCTCTATCATAAGAAACGGTTGTATACATAAATCCGAAACAATGAACAGGAGAAACAAATGTATATTCATCATATTTCTTTGCCAAACTATTGATGATTTTTTCTATATCCTCAATATTTTCTTTTTTATCTTGATAAGGGTGACTTATATAAATTAAATTCTTTTTACAATTTCTAACCTTAAATTTATTTGTTAAACTAAATAATTGACTTCTTTGCTTACCTGTTAAATTTAAATCGTCATCAGCAGCAATAGCATTAACAATAAAATTATAAATCCATAATTTTAATTTTTTCATCATTCATTTCCTTTCTTTTTATAAATTTATGTAAGTAATCCACAGTATAATAATTTGTAATAAATGAATTAACTGGTCTTGAATAAGATTTATTTTATATAAATTGGCTTTTGCATTATCAGTAAGGCAATGTATAATTATCGTTAATATAAACATAAACGAAAAATCAGAAACATCTACTGAAATATTAAATAAATACATATAAATTAAAATTGGTATATGTATCATAACAGTCCATGAAAACGAATGTACAAGTAATATTACAACATAATCATATTTATACGTTTCATTAGAATTGTTTTTTATCCACCAAGTCTTTTGTTTGGCAGAAGCTAACCACCCTTGTAAATGAAAATCTTCTATTACGTGAAAAAATAAAATACTTATTAAAAAAATAATTTCTCTCATATATTAAACCTCTTATTTATATCTTGCTATTTCTATGTTTCCAATATATTCAATAGAAATATGCAATCTTACAAAATCTTCTCTACATTCTTGATTTTTACTTAATTCGTAAAGTTCATAAGCATCTTTAAAATTATCAAATCTTCTTTCATCATAACAAGCTCCGTTATAATCGTCAGAATGAAAAGTAATAATATAACTATCCACTTTAAAATCTTTACTTAGTAAAATATTTTTATCTACATTAAACAATGCTTTAGTAAAATAACATATTATATAATATAATCTTTTTATATCTTTTTTTATCCAAGTTATATATTCTTTAGTTGTTAGTTTGTATTTCATTATTTATATTCCTCTCAAAATTTATTTTTAGAATTTATTTAACCATTCCTCAACAGGCTTTTTGATTACATTACCACTAATATTACCTTTAGTCCTACCTTTCGAAAGTAAATAAGTATTTTTGGCATTATCTAACTCAACACCTTCTGATATATAAATAGCAAAATCATTTATGTTTTTTAACTTATCAATCAATTCATAAATATCAAAACTATCTTTATATTTTGTCGTGTTTGAGTACGGTGGGTCAATGTAAATAATCGCATTGTTATCTAAATTAGAAAAAATATTTAATATATTAAAAATATCATCATTGTATGCAACAATCTTACCACTTAAATTATTTACAATATTTTCTACCCTTTCAAATAATGTATCAACCATTGGCATCATAGGGTTGACAGGACTTTTCCTATTACTATTTTTAGTAGGTTGCCAATAATTTCTAAATGTGTTATTCTTCCATTTATCGTCCTTTATATAAATTTGTTTGCTACCAAAGCTACCTGCTTGCAATAATAAATATTGATATACTAATTTTTCTTTATCGATAGGTAAATTACTTAATTGTTTTAAGTAAAGTTGTATGTATTCTTTATCAGGTAATTTATCTATTTCTTCTTTAAAAATATTTAAATCAAATTTATTTTTAGAAACATATTCATAGAAAAGTCCAAAAATATTTATATCAATCATTGTAATGTTATTAGGATTAAAGTTATTATTTATTAATTCTAAACTAACAGCTCCGCTACCACAACAAATATCAAAAAACTTTGTATTTTTATCAATATTATTTTCTTTATATATAATATCTACAATTTGTTTTGCAAGTCTTTGTTTACCGCCTTGATAAGAACAAGGTGGAATTAAATTATTCATTAAATCACACTCATTTCTTAAAATTTATTTTTCTAATAAAAAATACTTGACAAACAGAAAATAATATGTTATTATAATATTGTAAGTTTTTAAGAGCTATTTTTTATAAGCACCTTTAGTTGGTGACTTCGGGCGATTTACCGTCCGAAAGGTGAGGGTAGTTCACTTCACATATCGTTCAATACTTGCGATAGAACTTTAAGACTTGCACCGCTTTGACCTAAGAAGCCCACCACTCACCAAATTCAATATTATAGTATAAATACTTTTTATTTTTTAGTTTTTTAAATTCTGTCGATGTATAATAATGTAAAATTACTAAGAGATAGACAGAAAGTTTGAAAACACTTTATTTACTTATGTTTTTGTGAGAATAAAGTAAATGATGAATAAAAAATAATGTTTGAAAATAACTTTTCAATGGAGGTAGACAGATTTGATACTTGAAATATCAATAAAATATACTACTGTATACTAAACGGGTATTGATACTAACATATTGGAAAGTAAATATTCTTATTACAAATCGATTTATGATATTCAAAAATAGTATTGATACTAACATATTGGAAAGTAAATACTTTAAAAGAATACATAACTTGGATAAAAGAAGGTATTGATGTTAATATATTTGAAAGTAAATGGTTACAACTTGTGATTGTAGGCATACAGTACTTTTGTATCAATATTACTGTATTAAAAAATAACAACAATTGTTAAGCATTAACATTTAAAAACTTACATATAAAAAGAGGCATTTAAGCCTCTTATTTTATTTCAGGTATATTATTTTTTAAAACATCTATAATATGAAACTGCTGTATCTTTCTCGCAGCAATACAATTTAAATAACTTTTCCAATCAAAATTACTTAAAGTATTTATTATTTCTTTTTTTAATTTATCATTATTTATTTTTATTTTATACTCCGCAGAATAATGTTCGTTATCTTTTAGTATCTTACCTGCACAACCATTTCCCCAATAACACATTCTTATATCGAAATCTAAATCTTCATAACCTTTTTTATCTTGTCTATAAATAGTTATATCTTTTAATTTACTACTTTTCTTTTTATTTAAACCATTTTCAGGTCTTTTGTAAACATTAAAGCAACAATGTAAATCAATATTTGAATATGTTCTTATTCCCAAATCCTCACTATAAATCAAATCAAATTCATATAAAGAATTAGTATTGTTTAATTGTGAAATAGGTAATATAAAGGCTATATAATCTGCAAGCTCTATTGATTTCTTATAGAATTTTTGAGCTAAAGACATATTTCTACCATACGGAGGATTGCCTATTATCATTCTACCTTTCTTGTAAGAAAAATTTAAAATTAAAAAATCTTGTTCAATAACTCTTTCGTGTTCAGGAAGAATATCTATTGCTAAATAATCTTTATTAAAATATTTAATAAACGCTCCTGCACCTGCTGACGGTTCTATATAACTAATTATATTATCAACACCTATTATTTCATTTGCTTTTTCTACACAGTATTTTGCTAAATCATCAGGTGTATAATATTTATCGTTCTCTATCTTAGCCATATATTACCTCTACTTTTTCCTTTCTACTGTTACAATCGTATCATTATGCCAACCGCCATGTGGTACTAACAAAATTTCTTCTATTTCAAAACCATATTTTTTACCAATGCCGCCAGAGTTCCAACAACAAGTTATCACTATACCATTTTGTTTTACTATTCTTCCTATTTGCTCTTTTTGAAGTGACCAGTAAGAAGCTTGTGTTGTTTGCATATTTACTGTTTGTCCTAATTTTTTATAACATTCAGAAACCTGCCGTGGAGAATAAGGTGTGTCATATAATACTGTATCAATAGAATTATCTTCAAATATCTTTAAAAAATCAGTAGCATCTAAATGATAATCAGTATCGTGAGATATATCTAAATCATTAGTAATAGTTGCAATTTTACTATCATTAGCGAAAGGGTCTATAATTTTACCAAATGCGTATTTATCTATAATCTCTTTAATAGGCTTTATTGAAAAAGTTTTGCTGTTAGGCATTGACCAAACTCTATTTATAATCATTTTTATGTATACCACCTTTCTTTTTTATATTTTTTATATCTTAAAAATTTTATTCTTTCTCATTTTCTTCATTTTTCTTCTTTACAAACTCTTTATATTTTCTTGTATAATCATAAGCGTCTTTAAAGATATTATTTACAGCTTTATATAGTTTAGGTTCATATTTTTGAATTATTTCTAATTCAGCTTCAAAATCTTTTGCATAACTACAACCACAACAACCTGTTCTTCGTAATCCATATTTCAAATAACAATCACTAAGTGTAATTTCAAAAAAATCATTGTATTCTTCTTTATCTTTATTGGTATACCAAAATACAGGTCGGTAGTTATCACAACCATCAGGATTTTCATCAAAACAATTTTTATATGCAACAGCTCTCGCTCCACCTTCTGCTTTTCTTACACCTATAATACTTAAATCATAATTTAAATCCTTTATTAATTTATGAATTACATTTTTCTTAGCGTGAGTACAACAAAGATTTGATATTTGAAATGTTGGTGGATTTTCTATTAAAAATTCTTTTAAATATTTATTCCAAGAAATGTTGAATGATTTATATTGTTTCATATTGCACCACCACATTAGTGCCATTTTACAATTTGGATATTCTTCATATAATTCATCAAATGATTTATCTTCCCATTTAAATCCGTGTTTTTGCAATCTCTGCATATATTCACTAACTTGTTTGCTTATAAATGGTTGTCCGTATTTTTTACAAGCAAGTGGAATAGATTTTTTAGGTTTATGAATTTTTATTTCTATATTATATTTATCTTCTAAATATTTAAAATGGTCTTTTGTCGCTTGATATTCTAGCCCAGTATCAAACCACACATAAGTTATTTTATTATCTATATCACATCTATAACAAATATCTAAAACAATATCGCTGTCACTACCACCTGATATAGAACAAACAATATTTTTATAATTAGGATTGTTTATAATTGAATATGCTCTTATATAATTATCTAAAATGGTTTGATTCTTAGGACAATTATTTAAAATATCATCAATTGTTTTATATTTTTCTATCATAACAAATAACACCTTCCTTCTTATGAAAAAATATATATAAAATGTTGCTTATATAATAAAAAGGCTCACAAAATCTTAATTCGTGAGTCTAAAAAATATTAATAACATCGTTTATAATATTTGTTTTCAAAATATTCCTTTCCACTTTGCGTTAATGGAGTTATACCACTTACCCTAATTAATACTTCATAATTTTCTAAAAACTTTTCTTCTCTAGGAAATAATGGTTCAAAGTAAGAATAATTTTCACTTTCTTTCCAATAAAAAAATGTTCTATATTCTTGATACTCCATTGATTTTACAACATCATAACTATGAAGTCCACAAAATTCAGCACACTTTTTTAAAGAATCGAAAATCATATATTCTTTCTTTTTTCCATTTATATACAAAAGCAACTTACATGGTATGGAAACGCTATTGTTGAACTTTGATTTTTTCTTATAAAAATATCCATTAGGATTGTTGTAATCTTTCTTTGTGTTATTATTACTTTTATTCTTTTTAGAAATATTTTTATAAAAAGTTTTATTTAAAATAAAGTCAGGAACATATCCTTTTTCCTTATACTTTGTAAACGTATAATCCTGTTGAGTTGTTGGTTCTTGTATAACTTCTTTTATTTGATTTTCTTTTAATTTCAAACAAGTATTTTCTCTTTTTAATTCCTCTAATTCTTTCATCAATTTCATATTTAAATCAAATGTATTTTTTAATGTATTATTCTCTTTTGTTAATTGTTCTAATTTCTTTTGCAAAATTATATTTGTTTGTTTTAAAGTTATTATTTCTTCTTGTTTCTTAAAATCATATAACTGCCAGTCATCTCTAATTGGGATAAAACTACTAATTCCCCAATTTGCTTTTTTAATATTGAAATATTCATAAGTTTTATATAAAGAAATATAATGAGCTTCCATATATTCAGCATCTGTTCTTGTTTTTATTCCTTCTTCAAGATACTCTATTTTCCATTTTTTACCAACGCACCATTTTTCATTGTTATGTTCTTTTATTCTTTGATATAAGCTTCTATTTTCAGACCATACAATCCCCACGTATTTGATTATATTATCTTCTAAGTCTGTATAGCGATATACATATCCCAAAACTACCCATCTCCTATGTTTTTCTTATAACATAATAAAAAAGAGAAAAGCGGTTAAACTTTTCTCTTAGATAATTATTTTATATATAAAACATCATAATCTATATTTTCACCCTTGGTTGCTTTAGTGTTTTCTTTTATACTATTTAATTTTATTTCTTGTAATATCCCCTTATTATTTATGATTGAAAAATCTTTATCAGTAATAAATATTTTATATATCTCGCCAGGACTTTTTGTAGTAAAGTTTATAGATTTAACGCCTTTTGCTATCCTACCTTTAACTAAAAACTCTTTTAAAGGTATTTTCTTAATCATATAATTATTTTCATTTATAGCATAAATAATTAATTGATTATTCTCATCATTACTTTTATCAGAAATAATAAAATCAACTATATTACTATCTTGTAATGACATACTACTTAATCCTTTACCGCCTGCTGATGTTTCTTTAAATGAATTAACAAAGAATCTATGTATTAAACCATCTTGTGAAGCAACAGTAATAACATTATTTTCATTATTATCTATTAAATCAACCTTTATTACATTATCTTCTTCGTCAATTTCCATAAGAGGAGCTGACTTCTTCTTATATTTAATCTTTTCAACAAAGCATTTTTTAATTAAGCCTTTCTTCGTCATAACAAAGATAATTTTTTTCATATTATTCTCTGTTAAAGGAATAATGGTTTTAATTGTCTGCTTATCTATTAATGAACTTATATTACCTAATAAATCGTTAAATTCTAAACAAATATATTTACAATTATTTAAAATCAATAATACTTTATCATTAGTATTTATTTTAACAGACTGTAAGAATATTTCAGATTTCTCCTTATAACCTTTTAATATCATTTCTTCATAAGTATCTACTTCATAATGTTTGATATTATTCTTATTAGTTAAGACTAACATTACATCTTTTTCAACACTCTGAACTATTTGAGTAGCAACATCATGGACTATTTCTGTTTTTCTGTTATCACCAAGGCGTTTCTTTAAATCTTTTAAATCATTTATTAAAACATTATTTAAAGAATTATCATTTGAAATAATATCTGTATAAGTAGCAATTTTATCTTTATACTCTTGAATAGTCGTATCAATATCTTTAGAAGCTAACTTAGTAATATTTCTTAATTTCATATCAAGAATTACTTCTGCCTGCTCATCCGTTAAATCAAATTCATCTTTTAATTTAACTTTAGCGACCTTATCATCATCAGATTTTCTAATAATATCAATTGCTTTATCAATATTAGTTAAAATCTTTTTATAACCCTCTTGAATATGAAGTTTCTTGTTTACTTTAGCTAACATATTAGTATATTTACTAATATATACTTCTTTGTGAAATTCAATGTACTTTTCAATTATTTCTTTTAAAGATAAAACCTTTGGTATTTTATCATCAATACATCTTAAAATATATGAATTAGATTTCTTTAAGTCTGTTCTTTTAAATAATTCAGATAAAACAATATCTACTATTGCTGTTTTATGTAATTCAACTACAATTCTAATACCTGCTTCGCCATTTGATTCATCTCTTATATCAACAACTCTCGGTACTTGTTTTTTATCTATACAGACTTCATATATTTTTTCAACAAGTTTAGGCTTATTAACAGTAGGTGGTATTTCGTGAAAAATTATTTGTGGATTCTTGTTTTCAGAATTTTCTTCAATAGTATACTTAGATAAGAATGTTAAACTTGCCTTACCTTCTGTATATAATTTTTCAATATTACCATCATCTACTAAAAGACTACCTAAAGGAAAATCAGGTGCTTTTATATATTTCATTATATCTTTTAATGTAGCATCAGGGTTCTGTATAACCTTTATAATACCGTCTATAACCTCTGAAAGGTTGTGTGACGGGAAATTGGTTGTATAGCCAACTGCAATGCCGTATGAGCCGTTTACAAGCAAATTAGGTAATAAACCAGGTAATACCTCTGGTTCTTCTGTTGTTTCGCTAAAATTGGGGTGAAATGGAACACATTTTTCTTCAAGACCACTTAATAATTCCATTGCATTTTTATGTAATCTGCCTTCTGTATATCTATAAGCAGCATATTGGTCTCCATCAAAATTTCCTGAGTTCTATCTGTTTTTATCATATAGCTTTTTATCTATATCTCTGGAGATTTCTCTCATTTTCATCAATATGTCAATTCATATTCAGTATAGCATAACTTTTTAACACGAATAAGCTCTGTTATTGTACTGTCCGTTAGTGCGACCTCTTGGAGAAATTATATTCTTAAACTCGCATTTAAGGTTCATTCTCTATGCGTTGCCTTTGACCATACTTTTAAATATAGCCTTCAAAATTTCTGATTAGGATGACTAAACCCTCCCAGCTTCATTTCGCACTCATAGTTCTAACCTACCTGACAGCTTCAGTTAGAACGGCATAATTTTTAACTAAGTCAAATTTTTCAAGATATAATTACATCTTTTATTAAAAATCATTGTCTACCATGAAAATCTATTAATGGATATTTTGTATTCCAAGGTTGAGCTAAATTTACTAAAGCTCCATAAGTACTCGTATCACCGTGAGGACTGTACTTACCTATTACTTCACCTACGATTTCAGCATTTTTTGTAAACTTTGAATTAGGAAATATCTTCTTTACATAAGTTGCATACAAGACTTTTCTTTGTATAGGTTTGCAACCATCTCTTACATCAGGTAAAGCTCTATCTGTAATAACTGACATAGCATAATTCAATGTTGAGTTCCTTATTGTTTTTGCTATAGGTACGTCATAAACTACCTCATTGGCTAACATTTTGTCAATATCGACTTTTTTTTCTTTTTTCTTAGCCATCTATTTTTACTCCTTCTAAAAATTCTATTTTAATTATTATTGCTTTTTGATTTTTATATTTTTCTTTTATATCAAAAATCTCTATTTCTTTAATATTGTTTTTATTATTTTTTATTAAAGCAGTTTTTGAAAAAGGAATATGACCTATAAAAAATCTTTTATTAACAATAATAGTTCTTTTTTGTTTGCGATATTCCAATCTATTTACAAAACAGCTTATTCCTTTTTTTGCATATTCAAATTCAACTTCTTGTTCAACGAATAATCCTCCAACAATATCACGTACTCTTTTTTCATTAGTACATACTAACTTTGTAAAAAAATCTTTTCTCAATTTATCCTTTGGTTGTCTTTTATTGTTTTTAGGGAATTTAGCTAATACATAATTATTGTATTCAATATCATAAGCAGTTTCCCAATTATTAGTATAATCAAATTCACCGTGATACCACGAATCAATTACTGGTAAATAAAAATCATTTTTTGCCAATTTTATTCCTCCTCTTTATAGTGCTTTTTATTTGTATTATACCATATTTTTTATTTTTTGTCAATAAAAAAGCACCTGTTAAAAGGTGCTAATGTTCTTACTTAATATAAATACTTTCATAAACAATACTATCTTTTGAATTGCCAATAACTCTTTTAAACGAAGAATTACCATTTTTTATGTATTCTTGTTTAGAATATACATCATTAGGAATACTTACTGTACTATTTTTATCTCCACTTATACCATCAAAACTTAATATATAATTACAAGGTATATTTCTTAAATAATCAAAAAATTCATCATAATCAATTCTTCCATAATACATACCTTTAGTATTATAATATGGTGGGTCTAAATAAAGAAAATCATTTTTATTAGGCTTTATTTTTTCATAAGAACAATTTATAAATTCAACATTATTATCATTTAACAAATGACTCCATTCATAAATAATATTTTTTAATGTATCAGGATTTATTCCATCTCTTGTTATATGAAAAGAATTATTAAATTCACCCTTTGCATTATATCTCGGCATACCATTTGTCGTAGTTCTCATAATAAACATAAAATCTAATGGATTATGTTCTTTATTTAATTTATCTCTTATTTCATTAAAGAAATTCTTTTTTCTTTCTTTATCATCGTCAATATTTAATTTATTCCATAACTCTCTATAATGTTCAGATACTTGATATGGTTGAGTTTTTATTAAATTAAATAAATCTATTAAATCTTTATTTAAATCACTACAAACATATTTATTTACTTTTATATCTGCATCTAATAATCTCCTCAACATAGAAGCTCCACCGCAGAATGGTTCATAATATGTATCTATTTCTTTAGGAAAATACTTTAATATTTCTTCTGCTTGACTTCTTTTACTACCCGACCATTTTATAACAGGTTCATACATACACTTAACTCCTTTTAATAGTTAGTTATTAATACTTCCATATCTTTAGTTTTATTAGTAGTTTTCTTATGATATGAACAATTATTATAATTAACATTAATATCGTGAACATTATATTTATCTTTCCATTCTTTTAATAATTCATTTTCATATTTCAAATTGTTTGATAATGCCCAACGAAAGCCTTTATTATCTAAATCATCCAATAAATCTAATAATTGTTCTTCGGATTGTTCAGTCCAACCATCACGTTCATTATATGTTGCGACAGAACCTAAATATGGTGGGTCACAATATATAAATGTATCATTTTCTAGTTCATCAAAATTAAATTCTTCAAAAGATTTGTTATCAAAAGCTATATTTTGTTTATGTAGTTCATTGCAAAACTTAATAAAATTTTCCTTTTGTGTTTCATTAAAATAGCTCCTATTCATTCCAAAAGCTATATTATATTCACCTTTTTTATTGAATCTTATTTGTGAATTAAAAGCAAAAGAAATCAATGTAAAAAGAATAATAGGATGACGATTTTCTTTATTATAATAATCTCTTAATTTTAAATATCCATCTTTATTATCTATTGTTAATTTATATTTCTTTATTAAAGAGTTTATATAATCAAGAGAATCTTCTGTTGTATTATTTGCTAAAAACTCTAACAATTCTACAACAGGAGTGTTTATATCATTGTATATATAATTGTTTGCATTAACATTAATACCTACGTTATATCCCCCCCGAATAAATCTACAAAGGTATTTATGTTTTGAGGTAATAATGGAATTATATCTTTTAAAATCTTATATTTACCACCCGTATATTTAAGTGGTGACTTTATATAATTATTCATAATTATTTACTCCTTATATTTTTAATATTTTTCATCACTGCAAATGTAAGAATTATCATATTGAGATTTATATAAATGTTCTGCCAATAAAGCACAGCAATTAGTTGTAATACCATTACCTGCTTGTTTATATAAATGAGAATCAACAATACCTATATTTATTGCCTTATCACAATCTTCAAAAGTAAACCCCTGTAATGCAAAACATTCTCTTGGCGTAAGTTTTCTTACTCTTGGTTCTCTATATACTTTTGGCATTCTATTTCCTCCACTGCAAGTATCTAAAGTAGGACAAATATAATCCTCATTATAAACTCTACCTGCTTGTGGATTAGGTTCTTTATCTGTACCATACATTTGAGCTATTTGTTTTAATTGAAATGTATCGTTTTTATCATTAGTAGTTATAAATTTTAATTTTTTCTGTGCTGCTTCACTTATGTAATATTTTTCATCAACTTCATTTTCCAAAACATCTTTTAATCTCATTCCATTATCAAATGGTTTTGGAAATGTAAACAATTTAGTATCAATATCTTTTCTAATGCAAATAACAAAAACTCTTTCTCTATTTTGTGGTACTCCACAACATTTAGAGTTTAATACATTATAATAAATATTAAAACCTAAATCGTCTAATATATCAATTAAATCTTTAAAATCATTTTCAAACCTTTTACTAAGTAAATTTTTTACGTTTTCGAACATAAGATACTTAGGTGTTTTATTCTTTTCTTTAGCAATTTTTAATAATCTTATATTTTCCCATAATAAACTACTTCTTGTATTAGAACCCTCTGTAAAACCTTTTAATTTTCCACATATTGAAATTGATTGACAAGGAAAAGAAATAGTCCAAAAATCAGCATAAGGTAAATCTTCAATTTTTGAAATATCACCTAAATTATTTGTTAATTTACAAGCAAGGTAATATTTCTTTAAATCATTATCTTTTACCTTATTCCAATTAAATGGTTTATTTTTATCTGCATCATATCCTAAATTTATTTTAGTTAAATGTTCAATCATTTCTTCTTTTGTTGGATAATCATAACTATCTACCATTTCATTAGTCATATCACAATGTATAGCAGCATAAGATAATACAGCTTCTTTGTATATATCAGAAGTATTTAATACTTCTATATCAAATAAATTACTCTTTCTCCATCCATATTCTTGACAGCCAATACCACTAAAAAGAATATTTGCAGTTAATTTAATTTTTTTCATATTACTCCCCTTTATTTATCCTATCTTTGGCAATATTAAAATAATGTTCATCTAATTCAACGCCTATAAAATCTCTATTTAAATTTTTGCAAGCAACTCCTGTTGCACCAATCCCCATAAATGGGTCAATAACTGTATCATTTTCTTTACTTGAATTACCAACTAATATTTCCATAAGCTCAACTGGTTTTTCTGTATCGTGCAAGTTCTTTCCATTCTCATCTTTTTTCTTTTTATTAGGAATAGATAAAATATCAGATGTACCACAATTATTTATTTTTACGCCTTTGCCTTTTCTAAAAAAGAGTATGTATTCAAATTGTGACATATAATACTGACCCATAATCTTATTGCCTTTATTCCAAATTAAGCATTTAATAAAATGAAAACCACAATTAGTAAAAGTATTAAGCATATTAATTAAATTAACGTGATTAGTCATTACATAACAATGGCTACCGTCTTTTAATATTCTAAAAAATTCAGGTGCATAATCTTCACATTTAATATCATTAAATTGAAAAACCTTACCTTTTTTATTTACATCTTTCTGCATCATACCACCACTATTACCTGCTGAACCTCTTGAAGTTACGGGATAGGGGGGGTCAGTAATCAATAAATCTATTGAATTATCTTCTAATCTATTTAAAACTTCTAAACAATCTTTGTTATATAATTTCATGTTTTATTTCCCTTCTAATTATTTTCTTTCTAAAGGCTTTTCTTCATAAAACCTTTCCTTTTCAAAAATATTTTCAAATCTTTCAGAATTAAATGGTTCTGAATACTCATCGTAAGGTTTTTTAAAAGAAATAAATTCTACCTTATCTAATTGCTCAGGTTTTCTAAAAAAATAATTATTTCCTAATTGTATTTCATCATTTTTAATATCTTCTGAAATATCTTCAATATCACGTTTAGGTAATTCAAAACAATTTATTTCAAAATCTTGAACACTATCTTCAATGTTTTCTTCTTCATCATAATTTTCATCATATTCTTCATAATCTTCGTTAATATAATCAACTGTTACATTCACTGCCTGAGTTAATAAAATACTATTTTTATAGTCTTCAATTCTATTACTTGCTTTTATGTAATAATTCTTATCCTTTTCTATTCCTATAAAATTTCTATTAGTATTAATACAAGCAATGCCTGTACTTCCACTGCCCATACAGTTGTCTAACACTAAATCGTTTTTATCAGTAAATGTTTTTATTAAATATTCTAATAAATCAATTGGTTTTTCTTGTGGATGTATTTTTTTACTTGGTTTAACAGTATCATAAAATAAAGTATTGTAAGGGTATATTTTTGAATTATTTTCTATTGTGAATTGAGGATTGTATTTTATTATATTATCTGATTTACAAGCTGTAGCTTTAGAAAATACAGATATATATTCTAAGTTGTTTAATGGCTGATAGTTACAATTCATAAAATTAGTTTTTGTATCTTTCACCCATACAAAATCGTATTTATACATTTTTAAGTTGCTAATTCTTAATAATGAACTATATGGTTCTTGACTGAATAAAACAATTACACCATTATCTTTAATTATTCTGTTGTATTGCTTCCATAACTTATTAAGTGGAATGGTCTTATCCGTACTATAAATATTATTATTTTTTATATCAGGTAAATCACATAAAATTAAATCTATTGATTTACTTGGTATATTCTTCATTTTTTTTATGCAATCACCATTTATTAATTCAACCATCTTTAATTTCTCCTGTTTTGTTGATATAATCTTTAAAGAAAAAAAGAACATTAACTTCACAATCAGCAAGGTATGTATCGTACAAATATTGTAACGGTGTATCTTTATCCATTAAATTGTTTAATATTTTAATATTAAAAGAAAACAAATCAAAACAATCAACTATACACTTTTTTACAAAATATTCATAATTATTATTTTCAATAGTTTTTTTACTCTTGCAAAATATAGAGTTTTTAAAAATATTTAGCTCCTTCTCCATTCTATTAAAAATAATACCTTGTTTTGTTTCAGCTGTCATTTCTTCACTTCCTTTTATACAAACATCTTATTATTTAATATTAAGAATCTTACTTTTTGTTAATTTTTGCAATAAAAAAAGGTATGTATAAAACATACCCTTAAAAATTTATTTTTTTTAATACATCCACTCTGCAACTATATCATCATACTTAACATTAGCATAATCTCTTGCACCTTCGGTTGCTTCGTATTCAATTTCTTCACCTTCTAATGCGTGAAGCAAATCAATATATTCATCAAAGTAGTCCTCAACTGCTTCTATATAAGAACAATCATTTTCTTTTACATATTCTTCAATTTCTGCAAAATCTTCTTCTGACAAACTATCTTTTAATTCCGCTTTAAAATCTTTATCGCTAATTACAAGTTCATAATTAACATTTTCAATATTACACAAATCTATTACATCTTCTCTACTATTGAAAGAAGTTCCACCTTGTGGCTGTGTCCATACTTCTACATTACCTTCGTCATCGATACTAACAGTTGCTTTGAGGTCTGAACGTCTTATTGTTATAGCATAAGCTTCTGCTATTGCATCAATAATTTTATTTTCATTTGCTTCAATTATTCCTAACCAAGAACTTTCTTCATTATCTGCTAATCTTTTCATTTTTATTATCTCCTTTTTTATTAAATAAATAATACATGTTATTACTTTTTTATAATTATATTATACTACACTTTTATATTTTGTCAAGTGTTTTTTAAAAATTCCATTCATCATCACTAACATCTTCTACTGTATCTATCTTAACAATAGATTCTTTAGGTAATTCTTTATAATATTGATTAGTTTTTCTATTGCCTATTTCAATATCAGATTGAGTTTTTAATAACACATTCATTGTTTGCTTAATAACAGATGGAGATAATTCTTTTACATTTAAAGTAACTAATGTTTTTGCCCAGTCAATAGTTTCTGAAATAGACGGAGCTTTTTTTAATTTATCATTTCTTATTTTATCTACAAACGTAACTATCTGTGATACTAATAAATTATTTATATTAGGAACGTGAGCTAACACTATTTTTATTTCTTCTTCTACAGATGGATAATCGATATATAGAAATAAACATCTTCTTTTAAATGCCTCTGAAAGTTCTCTTTTATCGTTACAAGTAATAAAAACCAATGGTTTATTCTTAGCTTTTATTGTTTTATTCTCAGCTATTGATATTTGTTGTTCTGCAAGAAACTCTAATAAAAAAGATTCAAAATCTTCATCGGCTTTATCTATTTCATCAATTAACAATACTTCTTTCTTATCAGATGTAATTGCTTTATATAATGGACGTGGAGAAATAAATTTTTCTGAATATAAATCATTCTCCATAGCTTCCCAATCTTGATTATTCTTATTAGCTTCAATATATAATAATTGTTTTTGATAATTCCAAGAATATAATGCTTCTTCTGCACTAAGTCCATCATAGCATTGTAATCTAATGGGGTCTGTACCATTCATTAAAAATGCTACCTGTTTAGCTATCTCTGTTTTACCACAACCAGGTAAACCTGCAAGATTTATAGGTCTATCTAACTTATATGCTAAATAAACAATTAAAGCTAACTCTTTCGTACATATATACCCATTCTCATTTAATTTTTCATATAATCTCTTAGGAGAGCTAAATATATCTAAATTTTGTTTATCACTCATTATCTTACACCTCAATTATTTAAATCTATATATAAATATATATTAAGAAAGTTTATTAAAATAAATATTATTAAAAGAAAGGAAGTGTTTTTAAATGCTTAAAATATATTTTGGAAGTCATAAAGACGAAATATATAATACAGATTTATATTTTAATAATTCTTATAAAGATAAATGGTTTTCTGATAATTTTGTAAAAAGAATGATTAAAGAAATAGATAATTCAGAAGTTATAGATAATAATATTATAAAAAACGATATTTTAGGTACATTTTCTCCTATAAATCTTTCTATGGGAGTAAAAACATTAATACTTATTTACTCTAAACCTAAAATGATTTTTAATATTTCTAATTGTGGAGATAATTGTATTCCTTTACTTTTTAAAATAGCTAATAATAAAGATATAACTGTTTGTTTACATCATTTTTTAAGTTTACCTAAAAATAAATCTGTAAAAGTAATTAATGATAATAAGAGGAAAATCATTTCTGACCCTATGGAGTTTTTATTATTAGCCAATGAGTATTTAAGAAAATAAAAAAGAGAGGAAATTATCCTCTCTTTAAATTATTCAATAGGTCTTATTATTACACTACCTTCTCCAAAACCAATTTCTTCTGTACTATTATCTGATTTAATAGCAACAATAGAATTATTCTTTATCTGACAGCTTCTCCATCTTTCTGTTATTGTGGATAAATAATTATTATCTTCGTCAAATACTTCAATAGCAAAAGTTTTTGAGCTATATACATAAACAGTAGAAGCACAAGCAATAGCACCGCCAATTAGAAAGACAAGAACATAAAGAACTATCTTTGTAAAAATACTACTCTTTTTATTTTCCATTATTATTCCCCCTATATTTTTTAATTAATAAATAATTTAATATAATTATTCAATACTTTCTTCTAATTTCTTTTTCAACTCATTTCTATAATAATCATACAATTTTAAATGTACACCTTCATAAGTAGCTTTTTTACCATTATCTTTTACTCTATTAGCTAATTCTAAAACGGCTTTTTCATCACTACTTAATGTTTGCTTAACAGCATCTTCTATCTTATATTCTATATTATTTCTTTGGCATTTATTAAAGTATCTAATAAATATATTTAAATAAATTTTCAACATTCCTTCTTCTTCAATATCTACCCAAGACCTATCTGTTAAATGAAATGTACCACCGTCTTTATCTGTATGAGAAGTAGAAACAACATAAGGATAATATTTAATACAATCTTTTTCTGATTTTAAAAATACTTCTTCGTCACCAACAAAAACTCTGCTATTCAATATTTTGTCTATACCGTGAATTTCAATCATATCACAGAAATCACATTTTCCACTATACTTACTCATTCTTTTTCACCTCGCTTTTTTCTTATATAATTGAAATATTTATTTTTTTTAATAAAAAAAATTTTTAACATACTTGACTAATGATAAAAAATATAGTATAATATACTCAATAAATTCAAAAAGGGGATGTTTAAAATGTACTATGATTTTGTATCAAAAGAAATATTCATATCAAAAGAAATAATAAAAAAAAGCACTAAATTATTTAAAACTATAAAGCCTATATTAAATAAAAAACAAATAAAAGATATTGAAAATCAAAGAGTGGATTGTTTATTAGATTTTGGTTCAAAACCAGAAGATTTTAAAATATATTCTAACTATGATTTTAAGTACTGGTATCATGTAAGATTTTTCAAGAACAATAATATTTTTGATACAACAAGTATTACTAAGTTTTTAGAACTTGTAGAGGAATTTGGAGAAACATCAATATTTGTCTGTCTTGTTAAAAGAGTTGTTGAATGTAATATAAAACTTAATTATTTAGGATTAAGCAACTATATATATTTTGATGATTTAATTTCATTCCTTGTAGAAAACAAGAATGATATAATTAGATTGACAGAAAATTCTAATTCTTCTCACGCACCGTCAAAGTTATTATATGATGAAAATTGCGTTTTAAATTGGCTTACAAGTTACATAAAAAAGAGCATCTAATGATATATGAAAATATAGTAGCACCATATTTTCCGAGTTATGAAATGAAAAGAAGTATTTAAAGAGTGGATATAATCCACTCTTTTTTATAAAAAAATATTGACAAATAATAAAAAATATAGTATAATACACTTAGAAAACAATAAAGGAGGATTTATAATGGAAAAATCAAAAACAAACGAAAATAATGAAAAATTATTGGTATTAAAATTGTTTGAATCAATTAAACCTATGTTAAACGAAAAACAAATAAAAGACATTAAAAGTATGGGAACGGATTGTTTGACTATTTATGGTAATAAGCCTGAGCATTTTGAAATATATGCTAAATATGATGTTAAATATTGGAGAAGTCTTAGATTTTTAAGAATTAACAATCTTATAGAAGATACTGAAACTATTAATACGTTTTTAAATATTATAAATACTTATGGTAAGGATTCTATATTTGTTTCTCTTATTCAAAGAGTAGTTGAATGTAACACAAAACTTAATGAGTTAGGAATGAGTCCATATATCTACTTTGAAGATTTTATGGCTTTTATCAATCTCAATAGAGTAAAAATAAACAGATTAAAAAACAATATATGCAATTCTAAATCAATTTCAAAAGAAGCTTATGATGAAAATTGCGTTTTAAGTTGGCTTGCAGACACTTTAAAAAAAGAACACCTTATGGTATATGAAAATATGGTAGCACCATACTTTGCAAGTTATACTGAAACAAAACTTTAAAAATAAAAGGGTGGAATAAAATCCACCCTTTCTTAAATTCACCTAATAAATACAACGCATAATTATCATTAATTAATTCTTCATCATAAAGCAGTTAAAATATCTTCAATAAAATTATTAACAATAATTTTTACATTACCAACAGCTTTGTATATACTAATATTAGCAGACTTTTCCAACCAATTTTTTCATTTCAATTGCTCCTTATATTTTTTATTTAAATCACAAAATTACTAAAAATACTTGACAAATGATAAAAAGTATGGTATAATATACTTACAGTAAAACAAAAACATTAAAACTTTTTTAAGGAGATAATAATTATGACAGATTTAATGATTAAAGTAGAAGAAGAAAAGGCTAATATATTCACACCATATAATGCAGATTTTGTAAAAAAGATTAAAGGTATTGGCGGTGCAAGATGGAACGCTTCAAAAAAGTGTTGGTCAATTCCTAAAGAATTTGTAGAACGGTGCAGGAACATAATGTTTGACGTATATGGTAAAACTGATGAAGTTGATTGTAATAAGTTGAAACTCAGACTTACATTTTTGGAAGATGCTTGGGAAGAACGTGGAGATATTACAATGTTTGGTAAGATACTTTGCCACGCTACAAGTAGAGATAGTGGTGGATATATTACAGATGATGATGTAGCTCTTATCTCAGGTAACATTGATAGTGGCGGTAGTGCTAAATATTGGGGTTCTTCTATTGACAAAGGAACAGTGATGGAGCTTATAAATGTTTCTGAGCATCTTTATAAGAAGTATCTTGAAAATCCTGATGAAAATGTAAAAGTTGAAGTTATTGAAGATAAAACTGATAGAGATAAACTCATCGAAGAAAAAAACAAGTTACTTGCAAGATTAGAAGAAATAAATAAACTTTTAGGAGAATAAAAAGAAAGAGGGTAGTTTTCTACTCTCTTTCTTCATATTTATCACCGAACACTTGTTTTGTATATTGTTTTAAATATCCAATAAAAGCTTTTTCTTCTACATAAAAAGAATCTACATAGTGATATTTAGTTATATAATTATTAACAACCTCAACAAGTTGTGTAAATCTTAAGTCAGGAAAATATTTTATATGTATATCTCTTAATTCATCATAAAAGTCATACAATCTATTTTTATCTCTCATTTTTATCCCTTTCTTATATTTGGCAAACTTACTACCCAATCATATAATTCATTATTTACTTTTAATAATTGTTCATTAGTAAAATGCTTACTTAATTTATCTTTTTGTCGTATTATGTAAGATTTATAAATATCCTTTTTATTTGTTAAATCTTCTAATATCCAACTCTCAGGTAATGTTGTAAATATCTCTTTATTTTTCATACTACTTTCGAATTGAATATATCCTGCTGAATCATCCTCATATTCATGACCACCACAGGAATATCTTGTAGTATAACCTTTTTTATTAAGCAAAGCAATACTATCAATAATATTTTCATCAACTTCAAAAACATTACCTTCTGATTCACAATTAGTACAATACATTGAAACAAATATATAAGGATATTCTAAATTATGATTTTTTACGTTCAAATCAATAAAATAAGTATTAAAACAATTATCACAAAAGAAACATATTTTATTTTGTTTGTTTATTTGCATAACATCAATTCCTTATATATTTCTCCATACCATAGGAGTAAAATATTTAGCAGAAACATATTTCCATTCATTATTATCAAATATTAAGAAAAATGGAAAACCATTTTTATCTCTTACATTATATACAGTAAATAATTTTCCTGTTTCCTTATGAACAACTTGTTTATATTGAAATTCTAATTCAGGTGTTTGCATAAATATTACTCCTTTCTTTCTATTTATTATATCCCTCGTCAATAAATAGTTCACCACTCATAGCCTGTACAGCTAATTCATCACATCTATTATTGAAAACATTGTCACTATGACCTTTTACCCATACAAACTTTACTGTATGTTCTCCTAAAAGAGGTAAAAGTTTTTTCCATAAATCAATATTTTTAACCGTGCCATTTTTCCAATTATTATTTATCCAACTTTGCAACCAATTCTTATTTATTGCATTTACTACATACTGACTATCACAATAAACAGTTACCTCACAAGGATATTTTAATCTTGATAAAGCATCTATAACACCTAATAGTTCCATTCTATTATTAGTTGTCATTTGATAGCCTTTACTAAAAGATTTTTCGTGTATTTTATCTTCAATCTTAGTTCTTAAAATAAAAGCATATCCACCTTTGCCAGGATTTCCTGAACAAGCTCCATCTGTATAAATAGCTACTTTTCTCAACACTCATTCTCCTTTCTCAAATACATAATTATAATCTTCATCTTTTATGTTTTCTAAAAACTCTTTATATTCTTTTCCTTTGATAGTATTCTTTCCATATATAACTTCAATAGAAGTTGCTTTTGCAGTATTCAAAACAATCAATCTATTAGGAATCTTTGAATAGTCTGCTATTATTTCATTTTGAATATTAAAAACTTTATAACCATATAAAGATACCATAGGAGTTTGATTGTATTCCTCAGTAACACCCATATAGCCTATATATTTATATCCATCAGACATTTTTATTTCTAACTTCATTGTATTTTTCATATCAATTAAATCCGTCCAAATTATAGGATTACTTGTCCTTCTTATTTTTAAAATCTCTATAATTTTATTGACAACCCGTGTATCAATTAAACGAGCAACTAAGTATGAAAATATAATACTACTTAAAGCAATTACAAAATAATTAAAGGTTATTGGAATGGTTTGTATTAAATAATAATATAAATATCCAATAACAAAAGACGAAAAAATAGTAGCAACTTTATTTTCTAAAGGTTTATTATAACGAACAAGTTTATACGTTGATAATATTAAAAAACCTAATACTATACTAAATATTGTATTAAATATTATAATTTTATACATTTAAAATTTACCCTTTCTTTTTTATAAAATTGTATATTAAATAAATTGCAAAACAAAAGAGAAAGATAACTAGTATTGCAAATTCTAATACACTATAAAAAATCGCCACTATTAGTATTATTAAAAAATAAACAAGTGAAATAATTATTTCTTTTGTTTTATTCATCAATCATTATCACCTTACTTCATTATACCATATTTTTTATTCTTTGTCAATGCCTCTATTAATAATATTAACACCGTTATTAACAAAAATATTTTTATTATTAAATATCTTAGCATTATAAAAATCATCATAAGAATACATTCCTACTGCCGAATAATTTACAATTTGTAATCTTCCATTTGTAAGTATAACAGGATTGTAATTATTACCCTTTATATCAAAAAAATAAATAAGAAATGCAATATAATCACAATTTTTGTAACAATCTTCATTTAACCAATCTAATAATTTAGGGTGTAATTCATTATCAAACTTTACTTCATTAATATCATATACAACATAAAGTTTCTTATCATTAGGTATAACATTAAGTTCTACTGCTTCTGTTAAAATATTTGCCAAACTCATAAAATTATCTCCTTTTTTAAATTATTTGATTTATTATATTATTTTTAAATAAAAAAATAAAGCCTTACTAAAAAAGTAAGACTTTATTAAAATAATTAATCATCAAGTTGGTCAAAAGAATGATAACCTTGTGTTGCATAAAGAACATCTTCAAGTACATCCAATCTATAACCATTTATGTCTGTTACTACCTGTAATGTTTCTTCACTTACACCTAAATCTAACAACTTATCCCAAGCTGTTTCAACTGTCCATTCTTCATCAGCTGCAAATTTATTTAATCTATTTTTGATTTTATTCATCATCCAACACTCCTTGTTTTATTTATAGTAAAAATACGATATAAAACAATTTTAATTATCTAAATTTACTGACTGAGCGTTTTCTTCAATAAATTTTCTTCTTATCTCTACATTACTTCCCATACATACATTAAATGCTTCTACCATTTCTTCAACATCATCAATAGCAATCTTTTCTAACACTCTTGTTGCTGGGTCCATTGTAGTGACTTTGAGTTCTTCGTAATCCATTTCTCCTATGCGTTTAATTTATATTTCTATAAACCGCCGACTATATCTTTATTTATATTATTTTAACAGTATTTAAAGATTTATAAAAACAATACCAACATAATATAACTATTCACTGTTTCGGAATTTAATTTATTCCTACAAGGTTTCCTACCTTTAGTCTGTACAGGCTATATTTAAAAAATAATTATTTAAAAACACTTTCTAAAAAACACTTTCTAAAAAAATATTTTCTAAATATCTTCCCACGGGATTACCTTATATTGCAAAAATATTTTAAATTATTACAAAAATATTTTTCTAAACATACTTAGGCTCTTTCCGTTTGCAAGTATTAAACTTACTTAATAAAATGAATAGGGGTCAGGACAAAGAGTTAGCCCCTTAAATCTTTGTACTTCTAAATTTTCTCTTGGGTGTTTCTTTTTATATTCTTTTAACTCAATATCATCTCTTATATAAAGACTTTCCTTTTTAGTAATAACTTTATAAAGAGGTGGTACTGTTAAATATATATAACCATTTTCAATTAAAGGTCGCATATAATTATATATAAAAGTTAAAATTAAGTTTGAGATATGATAACCGTCAACGTCCGCATCACAGTTATGAACAAACACACCACTATTTAAAGCAAAGTTATGATATTCCTCTACTGTTATATCATAGACAGGAATTAAATGGTCAAGAGTAACAATTTGTTTATTAATAATCCTATTACATTCTTCCTGCATACTCATTAAACAATCTTCTGTCGTTAATAATTGAGCTTCTTTATATGTACCATCATTAAGCATAAATAAATGATTTCTTGTACATTTAACAACCTCATTATTATTTAATGTCAACTCAACTAATTCGTGAATATAACTTGTAATTCTTGGGTTATGTGCTTTACCGTGTACAATTTTTCCATTACTATTTTTTGAATAAACTTCATAAGTTTGATTGGGATTTTTTTCTTCCATTTCAACTAATTCTTTAAAAGTTGGATTTGTACCATTTAAAAGTTTTACTTGCGTATCTTCTGTAAAACACATCATAATTATTTTATCATATCTACATTTATCTATATTAAAATTCTTTCCTATACCTGTTCCTATTGCAGCAATAAATGATTTAATAACATCTGAATTTAATGCTTTTTCAAAACTGGCTTTTTCAGTATTAAGGATTTTCATTATAATCTATTATTTCTAATAGCACTGACTATTTCTTAGCCTATAAGTTTGTCAAACTTTTTAAAACGGTCATTCCATTTCCAAGTTTTATAAAACCTGTACTCCTAATCTAACTTAGGATAGTCGATACACGAACAGCGATTATTAAATCGCTATATTTCGCACGAGATTGACTTCACCTGAACATATTTTGACTTATATGTATAATGTTAAGCTTTCCTCGTTAGCAAGCCTTAAAACGAATTTAAATCGTTTTTAAGCATACCCTGTTATATCAAACAGTTAGAAATGTAGAGGCAAATTCCTTACCTCTTAATGGTAATATAGCTTGAAATTCTCTATATCTTGCGTTCTTTGCTGAACCACCAGCAGAATCTAATTACATTAACCATAGTTTGTTAAACTATAATAAAAACATTTAGTTTTTCACTAACTTTCATTAGTGCATAGACTATATCATATACTTAAACATTTAAGTATTTTCCCATTTCAGATAAACTTTTATCCTACTGCTTTTTAAAGCATAGTCGTTGAACATATATATTTTTTATTTATATATTTTGTTGCTGATTATCCATTGTTAGAAATTATTATTTCTTATAATACTTAGGTTTACTATCACCATATATCATTTAATTATTTTTTTCTACTTTCGCAACCTTTTATAAGGTATAATTAATTTTAGGAACTTCCAGCAATTAAAGAAATTTTCTATTAAATATTACTACTTAATAGGGAGTTTCTGCCTTAGGCTACTCCTTCAACTAAGAATAACTCACTATATCCTTTATTGCTACTACAATCAGCAAGTTTACCAGGTAATGCTATTTTCTTTATTTTATTAGCAGTCCTTGTGTTTATTCTTGCTCTCCTTGCAGCTTCTTCTGCTTCTTTTACTTTATTAGCTCTTTCAACTATTGTTTGTATTACTACTTGTTGTTCTTTACTTAATTTATTAAAGTATTCTTTAACAACATTAGCAACACCATCTTTAGCTATTAAATTACCTAATTTATTTTTTGTTTGTCCATCAAGCTCACATTCTCTTAACTTAACAGATACAATTAAACAAATATTATCCATTAGATATTTAATCTCAATGGGTTCGGTTATCCATTTTTTACTTATTGAATATTGATTAATAGCTTCTTTGTAACCCTCTTTAAAACCTACTAAATGTGTACCGTGTTCTTTTGTTGATACATTATTAGCAAATGTTTTAATAATTTCATTACTTTCCACATCATCAACATACATTAAAGAAAATTCAACTTTAATAGTTTCATCATTATCCACGTATTCACTTGAATAATAAATTGGTTCTTCGAACAAAAGTTTTTTATCTTTTAACAACTTCTTATTTATATAATCAGCGATACCATTAGGATAATAAAATGTTGTATCTACATTAGCCAATTCATTTTTATAATTAACTTTTAAATTAGTATTTAAAGAAGTTATTTCATCAAGTCTGTTTTGTAATTTTTTATCATTTGGTTGAATTGTCGTTTTAAATATTGTAGAGTCAGGATGAAACGTAATTTTAGTTCCTGTATCATTTAAATCAACAGTACCAATAATTTCAACATCAGAGGTAGGTCTACCTTTTTTAAATGTTTGCCGATAAATTCTACCATTTCTTTTCACTTTAGCGATAAAATCATCAGATAAAGCGTTAGTAAGTTTTGCTCCCAGACCATACGTGCCTATCGTACTAAAATATCCTGATTCCCCATTAGCAAATAATTTACCCAACTTATATTTTTCAATATAAATTAGACTATATCTTCACATAAAAAATGTGCCACTCGTTTCCATATATTTTCATATATGTACTCTACTCACTTGTAAAAATATTTCTTACGTTTTCGATAGTCGTTGAACCTTATTCATATATAACTTAATCATACTTAGAATTTTGGCTGCTGATTGCTCATGTATTTTAAATTTTTTTAACTTTCACACCTATCATTTCCGATTATGTTGTAGTAATTTAAATCTTAGAGGTTTCCAGCAATTTTATATTATTTTTATTTATATAAAATTCAATTAAAGTGGTTTTATACTCAAGCAATCATTCCCTTACCTGAGTGTAATCTTGTTAATACGCCTGTTAATGTATCTTGCGGTGTACCATCGGGATTTTTCCAAGTAGCATGAGGTCCAACAGGAATACCTCTACCGTGGTCTTCAATAGTTATATAATTGTCCTTATCAATAAGAACATCAACACTATTTCCATACCCTGCATTGTATTCATCAAATGAATTATCCCATACTTCATAAATTATTTGGTTTACACCATCTTGGGAGGTAGAACCTACATACATGGCTGGCTTACATTGCACGGATTTTAATCCTTCCAAAGACGATATTTGCCCAACATCATAATTATTACTCATTATTTATCACCTCTTCAAAAGTTTTTTTAAAAATATTACTTATAACAATTTGTTTGTCATAATAAATTTTTATCCATTTATAATTTGTATTTTTAAGATAATCAACACAGAAATTATATAACTTTAAAAATTCATCTTTATTTAAATCAACATCTTGACGATTAATAACCCTTATAAGTTTATATCCCAAGTTTTCCATATATTTGTTTCTGTATAATTCTTTTTTCTTAAAAACTTTTTTAGAAACTTGTTTTAAAATAACAGGTAATGTATGTCCTGAACCATCGTATTCAATATACAAATTATCATTTACTCTAATATCTAAAGAATATTTATTTACTCTATAATTTAAAGTACCATTTGTCCAATTACAAATACTTGCTTGATTATTAGAAGTTCTTGTTGAGCTATTTTTATTATTTAAAGCTCTTATCATTGTAAGTGCTTTTTCTTTATAATAATCTTCTCCATAGCGTTCAATTATTGTCTGTCTACCTTTTTCTTGAAACTCTTTTACTTGAAAAGTATTTTTTACCCCATATTTTTTCATACAGGTTGCTTCTACTTTATCGTGTATTTCTTTATTTTTTAAAGGGCTATCTACTCCATATTTTCTATTCCAAGTTTGTCGCATTTTTTCCTTTTTTTCTTCACTCTGAAATGTATTTTTTACTCCATATTTTTTCATACAAGTTTCTTCTCGTCTAATTGTACAACATTTTTTACAATAATGTATATCTTGTTTAAGAAGTTTTCTATATTCTCTTTTATCTTTTTTTTGACAATTATCACATTCATACCAAACTTCTTCATGAGAACCTTTATGTAAATGTTCTACTTTAATTTCTAACGGGTCTCCAAATTTAGTAAAGATATATCCTAATTCCTCATATTCTTTTCTATTACGCCCCGTCCATTGAATAACAACTGTTTGATTTTCTAAAATCAAAACTTTGTTCCTCCTTTACTCAATAATAAACTTTGGTTCTTTACTACTTTCATCATATTGTCTAAGTGACTTTCTTCTCATTTCATCATAAGAATTTTGTATAGCTTCATTATCGAAACTAACTTTTAAATTAGCTTGACCATCGCCATCAAATCTTACTGTAAAATCTGAACAATGACCAATATTACCACACAGCTCCATCCAAGCTAATAATTTTAATATCTCATTCATTTGAGATTTATTAAAAGTTTTAATATGTAAATCCATATCCATATTATTTCCTCCTTATAAAATAATTTAATAATATGTTTACGCACAAAAAATAAGTAGGTAAACATTTTATTTACCTACTTATATAAAAATATAATTATTTTTTTAAAGAAGAATTTTTATATGTTAAGATAACATTCAAAACTGCAAATTTCCTCTTATTTAAATTCGTCTGCGTATTCATTACCTATTTCAATTATGTTTCTTTCTACTTGACCATATTTTTCTGCAAAAATCCAAGATTCAACAAGACAATTCAATACAGCCTTTTTTAATTTTTCTGCATTAAAACCACTAATTTGTTTAATTTCTTCAATAGCTTCTTCATCATTTAAATAATCAAAGATATCACAATTTTTTAAATATGTATTTTTAAGTTCAGATAAATTATTGTCTTTAAATAAGTCTAAACATTCTTGAATATTACTAGGAAAAACAATATTTTCTTCTAAAAACTCTTTAACAATTCTTAATACTGAATTTTCACTAATTGTAATATCATAAGTATCTACTGAATTTTCGTCATATTCATATTCTACGTAGTCTGAGCAAAAATCGTACCAATTGAAATTATCTTCAATATAATCAAAGCAATCTTCACTATTGCAAAGATTAAAAACAGCATTCAAATCTAAATTCAAAGATTTAGATGCTTTCTTTAATAATCTTTTCATTATATTACCCACCTTTTTATTAAAAAAATAAATCTATTAAAAAAGAATATATTTTATATACAAAAAAAGCAGATAACTGTTACATTACCTGCCTTACAACATTTAAATTATATTAATAATATTTTTCTGAATAATACTTTTCTTTAAAATCATTTACATAATCTTCACCAATATTAACTATTATAGTATTTATAGCATCTTCATTAGTTGTATAAATGTGAACTACCCGTTGTCTAAAGCCAACGGGCTTCCTGTTTCTCAGACCTCGCAACCTACTATCTCCACAGGCGTAAATTCGGACAGTTCCTGCCCTATATATTTGTTTTATGCTATTTGTCTTAGTCCTTCCGCTAATATATTTTTTGCTGCATTTGTATCTCTGTTATGCTCTTTTCCGCATTTCGGACATATCCATTTTTCTAACAGACAAATCCTTTACTTCTGCGTTCTTATATCCACATTCGGAACAAATTTGACTGCTTGCATAAAAAGTATCTACTTTAACGTATTCTCTGCCATTCCATTTTGCTTTATATTCCAACTGCCTTGTCAAATCATACCATGATACATCAGCTATATTTTTTGAAAGATTATCGTTTTTCATCATATTTTTTATTTGCAAATCTTCTGAAACTATAACTTGGTTTTCGCTTATAATCTCTTTTGAAATTTTATGCAAATAATCTTTTCTTGTATTTTTTATTCTTTCATAACACAATGCAGCCCGTTTCCTTGCTTTATAATAATTATTACTTCCTCTTTTTTTGTGTGCAAGTTGTCTTTGCAACTTTGTCAACATTTTCTCATACCTTTTTATTACTTTAGGATTTTTATAAATTTTACCATTAGATGTTATACACAAATCCTTAATTCCTAAATCTAACCCAATATTCGTTTGTTTATGTGGAAGTTCTTTATGCTCGGTTTCCACCAGAACAGATACAAAAAATTTTCCGCTCGGTACTTGTGAAACTGTGGCTGATTTTATTTGTCCGTCAAAAACTCTGTGTAGTTTTGCCTTTACTTGTTTAAGTTTTGGGAGTTTTATTCTTCCGTTCTCAAAATCTACGTCAATATTACCATTGGTATAATTGGTTGTATATGATTTGTTATTGTCGTGCTTACTTTTAAATTTAGGATAGCCTGTATGTTCCTTAAAAAATTTTTGATAAGCATTATCCATATTGTAAACAGCATTGGTAAGGGCAAATTTATCCACTTCTTTCAGCCATTCATATGCTGTCTTTAATTCTCTGTTGCAGTAATTATTACAATCTGTTTTACTAACAGACTTTCTTTCACTATCATATTTTTCTTTACGGTATGCAAGTGTTTTATTATAAACAAAACGGCAACAGCCGAATGTTTTTGCTAACAATATCTTTTGTTCTTCATTGGGATAAATCCTGTATTTGTATGCCTTTAACATCGCTGTCACCGCCTTTTTAACCTTGATTTTCTATATATTCTTTTAACATTTCTTCCGAAACATTTCCTACACTGCAAGCAAAACATCCATTAGTCCAAAAAGTATTTTCTTTCCAATAGCGTTTTCTTAAATAAACCGAATAGCGTTTCCATATATGATATGTTGTATAACTTTTCATAAGATTTACTATTTTACTAACAGACATCGTTGGTTCTGTTTCTATCATATAATGGATATGGTCTTTATCAGTTTCCATATATTTAATTATTACACTGTGTTTTTGACATATCTCATACGAAAACTGTTTTATGTCATCTAATATTCTATCAAATGTAAATAATTTCTTTCTGTATTTACATACAAAGATTATATGATATTGTAATAAATACTTGTGTCTGTTCTTTGATTTCCATACTTCCATAATAAGATTATACTACAATTTTATACTTTTGGCAACCTTAACCCACCGTCTAAAGCCAGTGAGATTGCGGTTGCCTTATTTCAATAATAGTATCTACAACTGATTTCTTTAACCTCTCTACATTGAAATTACAACAATTCTTTATTGTTGCAACAATTTCCTCAACATTGTCTGTAACTCGGAAAAGACTAAGTTCTTTTAAATAATTGTCTTTAAGTTCAGAGATATTTCTAACTTTAAATAAATCCAAACACTTTTGAATATCTCCATTATTAGGAAATTCAATACAATTAGTTAAATAACTTTTCAGTATATTTAAATCTTTCTTTTCATAAATTGAAAAATCATAATCCTCTACACAATTATCATCGTCATAATAATAATCAATATGATTATAACAAAAATCATACCAATCAAAATTATCTATTAGATAATCAGAATTACAATCTATATTACATCCTATGTCAAAAACGTCCGTTAAATTCAAATACATATTATTCAACACCTCTCATTGTTTATTTAAAAGCAGTGAATAAATCTTAATATGTTCTTTGCCAATAAGAACAGAAAGTTCTGCAAATAGCATATTTAGTTGATAGTCCATACTATTATTAGTATCGTCTGAAGCATACATCTGTACATTATTTATAATTTCTTCACGTCTTTCGCTTGTCTTGAATAAAAGAAATGGTAACTGATTTACAAGTACATCAATATCACAGTATATATTATATCCTTGACAGTATAATTTTTTATTTATATTAGACAAGAAAACTATTGACTGAAAAAATATAAATTCGTCATTATCATTTAAATCAAGTAATTTCCATAATCTTGTTATTTTCTTTATTAACTCAATTTTATCTCCTCCTGACAAGAACTTGTATAAGTTCATTAAAAATTGTGGTTCATCCATATATTGAGAAACTAAATCTTTATCTATTTCTTCTGTATATAAATAAACAAAAATTTGAGCATCACTTAAATATGGATATTTGTATGGAATAGAATAATATTCGAAAACTTCTTCGTTATTAGCATATTTTCTCATAAATTCACCTTACAATCCCAAGGGATTCCATTTATATAAAATATATGTCACAATGATTAAGAATACCCAAGCTATTGTATGCAAAGATATTCTATTATTTATAATATTATCTATGCCAACTACTAAAAGATGTATCGCACAAATAACTATAGCACCAACAATAATATATTCCATAAATCAAATCCCCTTTCATAATTTTTTAAATTCAATTGTTTTGTTCAGCTTGCAAGTTCATACTTGTTGTAATTAATTGTCTTTTAAAAATATCTATTACTTGTTTATAAGAACTAAAAGTTTTATAATATTCGCTTTCTTTACCCTCACTATTTAAAATACTTTCCATAGCGACTACTGGATAAGCAGAGTCAAAATGATATTTCAACCAAAAGAATATATGAGTTGGTAAATCATTTTCATTATCTAAAACTTCTTGTATTTCATATCGTATTATTTCTTTTGCCATTAGTAACATATTTATACTATGTACATCATTATTCATTTATTTTTCTCCCTTTTATTTGATTACATATATTATACCATATTTTTTATGTTTTGTCAACTGTTTTTTAATAAAAAAGAGGAGGCAATTAATCCTCCTCTTGTAATATTAGTAATAACTTCTCATTTTTCCTATAAAACTTTCTTCCTCAACATCTTGATTTTGTTCTAACCATTTCAGTTCTTCTTTTAAACAAGCTTCGCAGCAAACATATAAATCAGAACAAAAATCCTTATACTTTGTTGTACCCCTACAAATAAAGCATCTGCCAAATCTATCTGACTTCTCGACAGACTTTTCCGTTAATTCCTCATAACTTAATTCATCAAAAGACATTTTTTATTCTCCTATACAATTTATTATTTCTTTTAAACGATTAATTTCTTCGTATTCGATAACTATATCAAAGTAATAATATTCTTTATTGAAAATAATACAATATATTTTCTTTAATTTTTCAATAAATCTTTTAAAAAATCCTAATTGATTTATATAAAACAAATCATTTACTAAAGAAATATTCAAAGTAGGAGTACATTCCTCATCATAATCAAACTTAAAACAAATGCCATTATGACAACCGCATTTACAAAAAAATACCTGCTCTTTAGAATTTTTCATTATTCTACCTTTTCTTCCTCTTCATTTTCTTCTACTTGCAAATTTTTCTTTTCATTATAATATTCAGCAAACGCTTCAAATAATTTAAGTAATTCTTCTTCGGTCATATCAGCAATATCTGTAAGTTCTTCCTTATAGAAAGAATTATTATATTCGATGGCTTTACTAATAACCTGACCTACTGTTAATTCAGGAAAAGCTCTTTTATGTAATTGCTTTAACTTCTTATAGTAATAATTAATTACCTCATCTCTTTTTTCCATATATATTCACCCCAAATTATTTTTCCAACGTCTTTAATGCTTCAACAATAGCTGATGTTAAATCATTTTTGAACTGTTCTCTTTTCTTTTCTTCTTTTAATTTTCTCTTAGCTTCCTTCTTAGCCTTTCTTGCATAATAAATTCTATCATTTTCGGCTTGTTTTTCTTCTGCCTTAATTCTATCCTTATAAGCATTTATACCCTGTTTAATTGCTCTATTATAAGCTCCTGTACCACCAAGCAACTTCTTAGTAATAGCGATAGAAATAGCCATTTCTAATGTGAATGTGTCCTGTTCATCACATACTGTCTTAATCTTAGTGCCATCTGCAAATGTAACGATAACAACCTTATTTTCACAAGGAATTTCTACATTAACAATATCGTTAGCATTATATACTTCCTTGCAACAGTTACAAAAATCATAATCTTCTTGTGTTAAACTTACTTCCTGCTGCGGTAAAGTCAAATCCCACCAATTTGATGTGGTTGTTACTCCTTGTTTTTCTTTGTAATAAATACAATTGTTGTTTACATCATACTTCTTCATTTTCAATCTTCCTTTCATTAGGTTTTTTATAATATAAAAGGAAAATTTTAAAAATTAAACCTCAAATTCATACTTTATTATAAAATTCCATATTAATACCAATATCAAACAAGTCATTATATAAAATATTTAACTTTTCATAATAACTATTTATTTTATCAGCAATTTCTTTATCCATTATATTTTCATTTAAACATAATTTACTTGTCAGTTCTAAAAGTTCTTGATGATTTTCAAATATATCTTGCAAATCTATTTTTTTCTTATTTAACTTTATAACTTTAACCATTTTTATCACCTTATTTTAAAATATAAAAATACCCACGATAAAATACCGTGGGTAAAATATTTTTATACAATTATAGGTGTTGAAAAGAACAATAATGTCAAGAAGAATAAAACAACCCAAGACAATAATTGAACAATACATCTTGTAAAAAAGCTACAATCATATTCTATAAATATATCCTGAAATTCTAAATGGAATATATTTACAATAGCAAGCAAAAAACCAGATACAAATAACTTTGCGAATATATTGGTTATAAAAAACATAGTTATAACATAAAATACAGCACATACAAAACAAAATGAAAAAACCAATATATGTTTATGCTTAACTTTTATCATTCTTCTAATATATTCAAATATTAAAGTAAAAATAAAATCATCAAAAGCAACACACATTAAAATAAAAATTATACCTAAAATTAAATCTTTCATATTAAAACCTCATTTATTTTCTAAATAAAAATATTCAAATTGACAATTTTTAAAGTTATCTTGTATTTCTACAATATTACCAAAATTTTTTACCAATACGCCTTTAAGGATTTTATCTTTAAAAACAATATCGTCTGATAAGAGAATATCTTCAACATAAAGATATTCTGAAACAGTTGTTTCTAAATCACTTACACGGTTTCGTCCATTATAAATATGTATGTCATATAAATCGTCATTATCAATTTGTTGGTAAAATAATTGATACCCCATTAGTTTAAATAAAAACTTTAAAGATTTATCTTCTGTTCTTACAAGATAACGATAAACAGGTATTATATCTTTTAAATTTAACATAAAATCACTTATTGACCTTTTCAATAGTTCTTTATTAACCTTTTTCTTTTCATAGATTTTTGAACAATAAACATAATACATTTTTATCTTCCCTTCGTACTTATAAAGTTTCACCTAATTCTATTATTCTATAATATAAGCAAATATCTTTATCTGTAATATTTTCATCAATATGATAATGACCAAAATACCATTTATCAAAAGTTATTTTATTTCTTATTAAAGCAAAATAATTAGTAATTAAATCATCAGTAAAGAAATCTGATATTTGTTTTAATATACAATCAGAAGTAGCGTGAGTAATCACATAATCTACTTTATTGTTTATTTTATTAAGATTATCAATACCACGTTTCATTTCTTCTTCATTAGGCATTTCTTCTTTCCACCAAGATTCATGGTCTATTCTATAAGGTCTGCCTGTATTCTCTGCAAACAACTTTTTATTTTTAAAATCTGGGTCATTTTTATCTAATATACCACCTTGTACATCTACTGACCTTGCACCACCGAAAGTAAATATTGTTTTACCTTCAATGTTAAAAACATATCCACGCATTAAATGAATAATATTCTTTCTTATGAATTGAACTTTACCACCATTCCAATCTTCAATAGGAAATTCTTTTAACCAATCAAAGTTAGAATGATTACCATCTACAAATAATATTTTATAAGGTAATTTAGCAAGATAATCGAAACTGACATTCTGACCTTTATGCCAAATACCAAAATCACCACATACAATTATATAATCCTTATCAGTTAAATCATATCTTATTATTCTTCTGAAATCACCGTGTGTATCTCCTGTTAAATAAATCATTTTATATTTGCCTCCTTAGTAAAGTAAAGTTTTTTATAAAACCATACTACTAATCTATTACTTACTATCGTATCTACAACAACAGGTTGCTTTGCTAAATTTAAAAGTCCTGCCCATAATGTATTAAACTTAACTATATCGTGTATCATTATATAATAATATTGGTCTGAATTCTTTTTCTTAGTCTTTACTAACGTAGTTATATTAGGAATAATAAGAAAACAATTCAACCATTTATTTGTTTCCGTAAAATTACTATCTAATTGATTTATATGACAAACAAATAGATTTTCGTAATTTTTTATTGGTTTACTATCCATTTTCAAAATTTTCACTATCAATTCTTCCTTTACATTTTATTTTTACAATTCTACTTCTCTTATTGTGTTTATTAAATAATTTTGAACAATTTCCAAATTATAACTTTTACAATATTTTATAGCTTCTTTTTTTGTTTCAAAAACTATATACTTTTCTTTTTTAGAACATTCATTAAAAACAGCATATATCTTTTTCATTTCTGCAAAACTTATTTTTTTATCGAGATAAGCTGTCATAGGTGTATATGCAATGTCATGATATTTTAATATAATATGATATTCGTTCTTAATATGTTTTTTGTCTATCTTAGTATAAATCTTTTCTATACATAATGATATACCTCTTGGAGTTAAGAAAAATAATTTTTCTTTTACTTTTCTACTTAAATGAAAAGTTGTTTCATTAAAGTCTTTATTTAATTTAAGATGTAATAATTCTGTCTTATATATATTACCATTATTTATTACAAAGTTTAAATTATCATACTCACAATGTATTTCGTCACTGAGTTTACCTAAAAAACCTGCTTTTACAAAATAAACATATTGTTTCACGAATATCAGCTCCTTATATTTTATTCATTATAACTTACAAACTCCTCTATTAATTCCTCAACTTTATTTTTTTCATTATCTATTGTATCTATTTCATCAATTTTTATATCCTGTCTAATGTTCATAATATTGTTATAAATATTATATGTAGCTTTTAAATTATCTTTTACATTAGCAAAAACAAAAAAATCTTCGTCCTTGTAAAAATTCAATTTATTTAAAAGACTATCTAAAGACAGTTTTAAATTACTAACCTTTGCAATAATTGAAATATTATTTATATTAAAATATTTCTTCAACTTAGTTAAAACGCTTAAATCATCATATTCCCCCGATTGAAAAATAATTCTTTTGGGATATTTATCTCCTATATCAACAAGTTTAAATTCAATCTTACCTGTATCAGATAAATTACAAGTATATTCTTTCCCTGCATTATATTTGAAGTTTAAATTTTTGTTGTCATTGATAAAATTAGAATATTTTTTATATCCAGTATCAGATTTAAGCATTTTATAAAAATAAATATATTCAATTTTAGGTTCAATTTTTATTTCAGAACCAAAATCAAAATATTTCTTTAAATTATCCGCAAATATTAAAGGATGTTCTTTTATTCTATCACAAAATACTTTTGCTGATTTATCACTAACAGAAACATTATAATTATTGCATTGTAGTTTAATAAGTGCTTTACCATCATTAACATTTATATCAGCAGACAGCCATTGAGATAATGACATATTTGCTTTTATTTGTTCTTTCTCTGTATTTATGTAATTAGTTGTACCATTAACAGCAAGTTCTAATATTTTATTAAAACTAAATATATTACAATCCAACATAATTGAATCTAAATTGTTAGGAAATACAACATTTCCATTATTATTATCTTCTGAAACACTTACCGTACATATAGAAGAAATAATTATTTCAGCAATATATAAAGAATAACAATAACATTTAATTCCTGTTGATGAATAATCAATTTTTAAAATACCTGGAATAATTAAATTATCATCATTAGCCGCACAATCTTTATAATTAACAAAAGGTGAAATAATTTTATCTTTACTATTTTGATTTAAAAAACTTATTAATATTTTCATTTTTAATTTCCTTGTTTATGTTTTATTATACCATATTTTTTATTGTTTGTCAATATTGTTTCATTACATTTTAATATATAAGAAAAGAGAGGAAAAATCAATTTCCTCTCTAATAATATTTATTTTTTAGTTTTATCTTCAACATCCATATCAATAGTAACATTTTTAATGTCAAGCAAGTCAATATATTCTGACCATTGATTAAATGTTGAAAATCCTACATTTGATATATATATTACATTATTCTTATCCATAACAGTAGAATCACCGTTATAATTAATTTGAGTAATGAGTATGCCTTTTTGTTCTAACTTTCTATACAAATATATTCTTAATGCAGAAACTAAAAAGTCTGCCAAAAATTCATTCATATAAGAACTTAAAGAGGCACATTCCATTGTTAAACTAAATGTATAATTACCACCATATAAGTAACCTATTACATCACCAAATTCATTATACTGTTCTTGTTTAAAATCAGCCAATCCTAGCTGTTGTACATTACCTGTCGTACCAGAAATAACAACCATAGGAAAGTCTGTTAATACATCAGGTGTACCATCATATACTTTAATAGCTTGTATATCTTCAACAGTAACCTTATCGGGCAATAGATGTGCATAGTTTTCTGAATTATATATATAACCTCTTAAAAACTCAACTATTGTTGTTTTTGTATAAAGTAAGGCTTTTTTATCAAGCATCATTTTTCACCTACTTTTTTATGTTAAAAATTTCAGAATGGTCTTTAACTGTTTCAACAGTATAACCTTTATCTCCAAAAAAATTATTTATTAAATCATTATAATACTTTGTTTTTTTGTTCTTTTGAAATGTATCATTTTTCTTATTAGGTTTGGCTTTATTAGAACCATCAAGAACACAAGCACAAATTCTAATGATGCCACCTTTTTTACAATATTTATCTAAATCTTCTAATATATTTTCAATAATAGAACATTCTTTAATTACATTTAATACATTTGAACAAACAACATAATCAGCACCATTGTTTTCTTCAACAATATTAAGAACTCTTTTATTATGTTCAGAAGTTTGATTATATGGGTCATAAACTAAAACAGTTACATCTTTTTTAGCTAAATATTCAATAGAACTGTCATATTTGCCACCACCATAATCTAAAACAAGTGAATTAGGGGTAAATTCAGTATTTTTATATATACGATTAATTATATTTGTTGAAGTTTTTGCTGAACTAAATTCTTGTATAATATCTAACAAGCCAACTTCTAATTTTTTATTATTAGAATATATTTCATAATTGAAATTATCAAATATATCTATTAAATATTCTTTTACATTAGAAAATAATTCTGTTATTTCTTCTTCATCAATATTATCTAAACAAATAATTTTATTTCCATCAAAATAAAAAACAATTCCAGTATTAAAAGTATTAATTTTATCTATACTAACTTTTTTATCATTAATACAGAAATAGAATTTTTCTTTTACGTTATCTTCTAATTCACTTTTTAACAATCTATGAAATGTATTATTAGGAATTTCTTTAATTAACCTTTCCATAATATTCCCCCGAAAAAAGTCCTTTTAAGAAAAATAAAAAAGACCTGAAATATTATCAGGTCTTTATAATATTTAGAATAATTATTCAGCAATAATGAATTTAATATCAGTTCTTCTATTCTTAGCTCTACCTTCTTCTGTGGAGTTATCTGCTATCTGATTACCAATACCATTACCAACAGTAATAAATCTTGAACTATCAATACCTTTACTAATGAAATAATTAGCAACAGTCTTAGCTCTTTGTTCTGTAAGTTTAATATCAAACTCACTATTTTCAGTAGCACCATTTGTATTAGCTGAGTTACCCTCAATCATAATAATTGCACCATCAAGCATTTTAGCAGTATCAACAAATTCGTCTAATGCTTTAGCAGCTTCTTCTTGGTCTGCAAATACTGCTGAATTTGCCTTAAAGTTAATTGTTGCTTGTGCATTTATTAAAGCATCATAATTATCTGAATTATTCTTAACTTCTTCCTTTTGTTCTGCTGTAACTGAAACAGTTTTTATATCAGCAGTTTTTAAATCTTCACAAGCACTCATATATGTAGTAGTAAATGCTTGTTCTGCCATATCAGGATAAGCTGTTTCTCCTAAATCATTCCAAATATTAGACATATCTCTATAAAGAATAACAGCTTCATCGGCTAATACTTCCATATTTTCATTCCAATTTAATAATGTTGCATCAGGTAATGTATCAGCAATTTCTTCATCACTCATACTTGAAAACATAGACATATTATTTCTTAATGCTGTATAATCAGTATCGTTGTAATCATCATAAGCCTTTAAAGTAGCTCTGATGAACTTTTCAACTGTATCTGCATTTACATCAAGATAATCCTGTCTAAATACAATACCGTCCAATACAAGACTTGTAGCATTGCTTGTATCAATAAGAATATGACTATCTGTGCTTTCTTGTGCTTGTGTTAAATATGGTTGCCAAGTAGCAGCAGCATTTATTTCACCTGCGAAATAAGCACTTGCAGTTTCGTCAGGTGTATCAAAATATACATATTCTATTTTACTCTTTTCATCGTCTGTTAAATCAGACTTAGAAACAAACCATTCAACTAAAGTTTGTGCTTCGCTAAATCTTGGAACACCAACCTTTTTACCTACTAAATCTTTAATAGAATTGATATCAGCATCAGCAATAATGCCATCACCTCCGCTACTTCTATTAATAATAATAGGCATTGCAACATCAACATTGTTCTGCTTGAATTTATCCATTAAGAAAGCATATCTATTAACAGTATAACCTGCTGCATCTAAATCTCCGCTAATTAAAGCATTAGAACTATCAGTAGCATCATTCATTACACTGATATTAACAGTAATACCTTCTTCATCATAATATCCTCTTGATTGAGCATCTAAAATCTCTTTCCACCCTGTCCATTCGTCATAAGATAAATTGATTACATTGGTCTTTTCCTGCGTTGTTTTACTCTTACTTGCCTTACTTGTTGAACCAACAGAAGAAGTAATATTTTCAATCTTTTCTTTAATATTACCTGTCTTAATCCAACCCTTTTTTACACCAAAGAATCCTGCTACGCCAATAATAATTAAAAGCAAAATTAAAATGGCAATTTTCCCTTTTGTTGTCAATCTCAACATTGTTTTGTACTGCTCCTTTCTTTTTAAAAAAGTATTATAAATAGTATATATGTAAAGAGAATTTTTCTCTAAACAACAAAATTAAGCTTTAACAGTTACTTTTTGTTTCTCTACCTCAGCACTATTTGTCTTAGTAGAATTATTACCATATTTCTTTTTTAATTCTTCTACATAATTAGAAGATATGGCTTTTTGAGCTTCTTCTTTGGCTCTTTCATACTTAGTAGACTTTTTATTATTATAAATCTCTTTAGCACCCTCAGCCTGTTCTGAAAGCTCCTTAACTCCTTCACGAACTGTATTTATCATCTGATTTGTTGTTGAAACATTTTTAAGTTCATCCATTTCATCATAGATTTCTTTCATTTGCTTCTTAGTTTCTAATTCTCTTAAAATTCTCTCTTTTTCTTTTTTCATATTAGAAAGGTTTTCTTGAAGTTTAGTATTTATCATTTTAGCTTCTTCAACCTGCGGAATTAATTCTTCAAGAATGTGTTTCCTTTGCTCTATTTCTAAAAGAATATCTTCTCTACGTTCTGATAAAGGTTCTATCTTATCAAACATTTGTTTCTTTGCTAACGCTTCACAATTCTTTTCTATACTAGATAATTCTTCCGTATAACTATCTAATTCTTTTTGAATTGTCATTTTTCTACCTGTTACTTTTTGTAAAGTATCATTTGCCTTATTATATGATTCTTGTAATTCTTGAATTTTTTTATTATATACAGCTTTAGCTCCGTCAGGGGTTTTAGTTTTATCTTCTACCCAACCACTAAAGAAACCTTCAATAAGAATAAATAATTTAGCATTAGGAAATAAAACTTTGGTTGTTGCCAATATTGCTAATACTGCACCTATTCCAAATAACGTGCCATTAATCATTTTTTATTCTCCTTCCGTAGAACTACTAATGAAATTAATTATACTATTTATCTTATTAATTTCATCTTCAATTACACTTAATTGCTTTGCAGAGAAAACTTCTTTATTATTTATATCAATTTTATTCTTTTCTATCTTAGCCTGTAATTCGGCAATTTCTTTTGAAAGAATATCTACATAATCATTTTTTTCTGCATTAAGAGATGCTATATTATGATTTAAGATATTTATTCTTGCCTTACCATCTTCAATTAAATCATTTACATCTAAGTTAGTAGGTTTTAATATACCCAAAACTGATTGCTTCATCATTTCTGTTGACATTGTTTTAGGTAATGCCTCTTTAAATTCCTGAATTTTATAAATACTATTTTCATTTTCGTATTTAGCATTTTTATAAATTTCATCAGGATAAATCAATTCCTCATTAAAATCTGTTGTTTCTATTTCTTCTTCTGTATCATCAGACGATATATCTTCAACGTCATAAGAAATAGGTTGTATAGGTTCACTTTCCACCAATCCTAATTTTTCAAATAAACTTTTTGCCATAAGTAAAAACTTCCTTTCTTTTATAATTTTGTTATTTTATCACCTAATAATTTAGCTTCATATTCACTATGCGTAACAAGAATAATTGTGTTATGTATAGAATTGTGTAAGTCTAATATTAGGTTTTGCATTTGAGTTCTTGTATTATTATCCAATGCGGATAATGGTTCGTCCATAAGTAATATTTTAGGTTGTATTAATAATGTTCTTGCTAATGCTAGTCTTTGTTGCATACCACCTGATAATTGATTGGGATAATCATTTAAATTATTTTTAAGTCCTACTTTATTTAACAAATCAATAGCTTGCTGTTTATCTTCACTATTTATTTTTCTTTTTATTTTTATAGGGAATAAAACATTATCTAAACAAGTAAGCCAAGGAAAATTAGTATAGCTTTGGTGCATCATAAAAACATCATCAATATTTATTTTTTCATCATTTATTAAAATATCTCCCTTATATTTTAACAAACCTGCAATACATTTTAATAATGTAGATTTGCCTACACCAGATTTACCAACAATACAATTTATTTGATTATCTTCAAATTTTAAATTTAATTTATCAAAAACAATATTATTATCATATTGAAAATGTAAATTTTTAATAATCACTTCGGTTGTACCTCCATAAAATATAGGTATTTTAACAAGTTCATTATACAACAAATTTTAAACATTGTCAATGTTTTTAATAATTATTTTTAGAAGTTTCTTTTTATATCTGTTACTACTTTAGCATTTAATTTTTTATTAAAAGCCTTAATTGTAACTTCACAGAAACCATTATGTGTTTCTTCATAATTTTCAATTACATCATTGTCATAATATGTTTTTTTAAGACCATTATAGAAAATAGGAATAAACATTTGGTCACTAAATAATTTAAGCGGTATATCAAATTTTTCACTTGTAATAAGCTTATCTTCCTTTGTATATGAAGAAATTTCTACTGTTAAACTTTCATTCATTTATATCACCTACCTTTTTTTAAAATATAAAAAAAAGAAGTAGTTTTTTTAAACTACTAAGTAAACTATACATATTTTCTTTTAGTATTATTGAATGATTTTTCAAAATATAAAAAAGGGAACTCAATAAAGTTCCCTTATAATAATTTTATATAATTATCTTTTACCCATTCTCATACGAATTTTATTTCTCTTGCTATATGTATTGATATATTCTTCTTCATCCTCAAAATGTTCTCTATCAGTATCATTCTGGAACATTATTTCTGAAATTTCTTCTTCATCAATTATGCCATCTGCAAGACAATCTTTAAAAATCTTAAACTTTGTTGCATTGCCCTTGTATTCCTCATACAAATCTTCCATATCTTTCATTGCTTCATCATCATTTAAGAATTTCTTTACAATACCTAAATCATCCAAAACAAACTCTGCGAAACTTCTATCATTTTCAGCAAGGATTCTTCTAATTACTTTCCAAGCAGCATCATCTTCTGTACCCTTGTCTGCTCTTGGAACTTCCTCGCAAAATTCTTCCATTAAGTCCATATTATTCTTATTCTTCAAATAACAATAAACCATATTAGCAATTGCGTGATGTACGTCAAAATCAACCATTACAGTAATAATATCATTTACTAATTCTGATGACCTAGGAACTTTTGCTAAAGAAGCAACAGCATTAAGTGTACCACTTGCAATAAAAGTATGTTTAAATCTATCGTCAGAAAGTTTTTCAATATCTGCTGGTAAAAACATATTTTCAAAATAATCAAGAGTATTTAAACTTACTTTTCTCTTAACATTTGAAAGATAAACAATAAGCTTATCCATCTTATCAGAACTATACTGGTCATTTAACTGTAATGCTTTAATATAAACATCAGCACTAAATTCTTTTCTACTATCAGCCTTTACTAAACTTTCAAAGAAAGCTGTATTACTACTATTTACCATATCACCAATATCTTTTAAATCTTCTATTGGAAATCTATTATCTTTAATAAAATCTTTAAGTGCTTTAGTAGTACCTGCACTAAATGAATCTTTATTAGCTTTTTCATCCTCACCTAAATCAAAACCATCTAATTTCTCATCAGTAAGTTTTAATTCTTTAGCAATATCATTTATTGTTTTCTCACCATTTGACAATTCTTTTCTTATATCATTAATTGTAGCCTTACCAAAATCTAAATCTTCAAGTAAAAATAAAAAATTTTCTTCCTTATCTGTCAAATTAATTGCAGATAATCTTTTTAAAATTCTATTTTTCATAAACAAAAACGCTCCTTATATTTATTTATAATTAAAATAAATATTTAAAATATAAAAATAAGAGGACTTTTAGTAAGTCCTCTTGTCTGAAAAATTATTTTATGAAATTATCTACACTAAATAAATTATCCTCTGAACCAACAACAGCAGGAAGTTCACCATTCCATTTTTCAATGAACTTCATTTTTAAAGTATTATCGGTAATTTGAGCATTTTTAATCTCATTTGCCTTTGCTTCAGCTTCTGCCTGTGCAATCTTTTGTTCTCCCTCTATTTTAATTCTTGCTAAATCTTGTTCAGCCTTTAAAGCGTTTTGCTGTGCAGTAGTTTTTTGTTCAATTGCAGCATTAAATTCAGCTGAGAAATCAAAATTTATTACATTTATATCTGCTACAACAATACCATACTCATAGACTTTATGATTTAATTCCTCTTTCATTTGAGTACTTAATTCTTGTCTATTAGTAATACATTCTTCTGCTGTATATTTAGATACAACAGACTTTACACATTCTTGTACAGCAGGTCTTAATGCTACATTTTCGTAATCTTCACCTAATGTTCTATATATGTAAGCAGACTTTTCAGGAATTACTTGATAATTAACAGATACAGTAAATGTTACTGTTTGTAAATCTTTAGAAGCAGAAGTACCTGTTACATCAGTTCTTACTACTTTATTATTTATTTTAACAACTTTTGTAATAAATGGTGTAACAAAGCTTGAACCTTCTTTTAAAGTATCTTCTTGTATTGCACCTAATCTAACTACTACACCTGTTGAACCGCCAGGAACAACTCTTATTGAACAAAGTAACAATATAATTAAAATTAAAACGATAACACCTATAATAATTATAGATTTTAAAAAATTAAACTTATCTTTATTGTTTTTATTATTCATTATATTACTTCCTTTCTGTATATTTCCATTTAAATATTTTTTCAATTACATAAGAGCATAATGTATCAAATAAATAACTAAATAAAATAATTATTATCAATACAACAAATACTTGGTCAGTTCTACCTCTTGACGTTGCAACATTTATTAAATGCCCTAATCCAAACTTAGCATTTACTGTTTCAGCAATCACTATATAAGTCCAACCAATTCCATACATCATTAAATAAGTCTTACAAATAACAGGTAAGCAATAAGGTAAGATTATTCTATATACTAACTGATATTTTTTAACTCCTATTGTTAATGCCGTATCTATTAGATTTTGGTCTATATCTTTCATTGTTAAAACTAATGTAGGTAAAAAATAAACAAAAGTTGCTAAAAATAAAAAACTTATTTTCATTCTTTCATTTATTCCGCACCACATCATTAACAATGGATAAAATGCTGTAATAGGTAAATATCTTAAAAAATTCGTTATAGGTGTCATTAAATCATCAATTACTTTACTATTCATAATTAAAATAGATAAAATAACACTTATAGACATTGATAATAATGTTGCAATAGATATTCTAATAAATGAATATACAAACCCTTTTACTAGCATACCATTTTGTAATAAAGAGATAAATGTATTAAATACTTTTATCGGCGATGGTAAAAATAAAGGTTTTGTAAATAAACTACCTATACCCCATAATATTAAAATAAATATAATTGGTAATAATCTTTTTAATATTTTCATAGTATTCCTCTGTGTTATAAAAAATGTAGATAAGCAAAATACTTATCTACATTTCTCTTGAAAGAAGGTTTTTACTTATAGCTAATAACCAAATTACTCAACTGTAATGCTTGCGATTGCAGTCTTAACCTTTGGTGAATAAGAAAACTTAGGAACATACTTTGCAGGACACTCCATAACCTCACCTGTTGCAGGATTTCTTCTTGTTGCGGCATCCTGCTTCTTAGTCTTGAATGTACCAAAACCCTGCTGGCTATATGTATCATTAGCCTCTAATGTTTCTGCAAGAATGTCAAAAACTGCATCAATGCTTCTTGCTGCATTTGCCTGTGTTGTGTCAAGTCTTTCTGCTACCTTCTGTGCAAATTCTTTCTTTGTCATTTTTTTAATTTCCTTTCTTTTTTATTTTTTTGTATAATGATTTTTTATTGCTTTATCAAACATTGTTTTCTATTTGATAGCTTCATTCTACTACAATATACATTTTTTGTCAAGTGTTTTTAACAAAAAATGTTTATTTTTTTCATTTTTTTATTTTTTACGACCTTATATCTATAACTTAAAAACAAAAAAACTCTATAATTATAATTTCATATATTTATAATTTACAAAATCTAATTAAAGTACTTCAATTTTTGAGCCATAAACATTATCTTTATTTATAATTATCTTTTTATCAAAAGCATCCTTTACTTCATCTATATGAGTAATTATAAATATCTGTTTAAACATATCACTTAACTTATTTACAGTTAATATAAAATTCTCTCTACCTTCATCATCTTGACTACCTAATCCCTCATCAATCATAAAGAACTCTATATTAGCTTTAGCTCTCTTAGCTAAGAATTTAGCCATACCTATATGACACGCAAAGTCGATTCTGAACTTTTCTCCACCACTATAAGTTTCATAATTTCTATCTCTATCTTTATCGTGAATAACTATATCTAATGTTTCTAAAGATATTTCTTTCTTAGCTTTTGTTTTCTTATCGTCTTTCTGCGTAATAAATTCTATTGTAGTAGAATTATTAAATAAAACATCTAATACTTCATTTATTTCATTCTCTACATCAGGTAATACATTAGCAATAATATTAGCTTGTATACCTTTCTTACCGAAAGCTTCAATTAAAGATTCATAGTCAGATATTTGCGTAGTTATATCTTCAATTTCTTTCAATACTTCATTTAATTTCTGTTTATTATTATTTATTTCCACTATCTTTTCTTCATAAACAGCTTTGTTAGATTCAGCCTTTACTAATTTATCTCTTAAATTAGAAATATCAAATTCTAACTCACCATCATTAAATGTTTTAGTTTCAATTTCTTCAACACTACATTCTTCATACTGCTTGTTAAAATCTATTAATTCATTTTTTAAATCTTCTATTTCTTTATTTAAAGAAATAATTTCATTATCATACTCTGTCTTTTGTTCTTTAATTTCAGCCATTTCTTCTTTTAAAGAAGTTATCTTATCCGTATAATTAGAAATAGCAGAATTTAATTTCTCTTGTCGTATTTTTAATTTATTTATTTCTTTTACTTTTTCATCAATATCATTTAAAGCATTTTTATAAGAAACATATTTAGTTTTTAATTCATTAACCTTACCAACAATATCTTCGCAAAGTTTATTATTTTCTTCAATATTCTCAGTAAGAGCATTTATCTTCTTAGTTAAATCATTTAAATGTTTTTCTTTATGTTCAGCAGTAATTTCATTACCACAAAATTCACATTCACCCTTATTATATTCATTTAAATTATTATACTGTGTTTTATATTCAGCAATTTGGTTCTTAAATGATTTAATATTAGTTAAGTGCTGTGTCTTTTCTGTTTCTAAATCATTCTTATGTTGTAATATTTCTTCTATCTGATTATTTATTGAAGTCTTATCATCATTTGTTTCTTCAATAACAATACTATTTAATTCTTCCTCATATTCTTTTATATTCTCTTGATAATTAACAATATTCTTCTTATTATTAACAAACTTAACTTTTAAATTATTTATTTTAGTATTAAAAGAATTAACTTTATTTTCAGTAGTAGATATTTTATTCTTTGTATTGTTGATAGAAGAATAAATATTCTTTTTATGATTTAAAAGTTGTTCGTTCTGTTTAATAATTAAATCATATTGAGCTTTTTCTTCTCTTACTTTCTTTAATTCTATTTCCTTATCTAATATTTTATTATTAAAATCTTTAGCATAAGAAGAATATTGAGTAATTAAGGAATTATATTCATCTTCTTTACTTACACTGTCCTGCAACAAATATAAAGTATTTTCTTTTTCAATAAGTTGTGTAGATAACTCTTTCTTTAAATCCTTAGTATGTTTTTCTAATACTTCAAATTGATTTAAATTAAGAATTTCAACAAATACATCTTTTCTCTCATTAGGCTTTTTCTTCATAAAGTTATCAGACTTACCCTGTCCAATACAAACAGTATCTAAAAATGTATCATAGTTCATTTTAATAACTTTATTTATCTTATCTTGTGTGTCATTTATCTTTTCTGTTTGAGATACATTATTGACAAAAAACTCTAATTCATGTTTTCCACCTCTTGTTTTCTTTCTAATTATTTTATAATCATTATTATCCATAATAAACTCTAATGTAATTTCAAAAGAATCACATTCATTGTTTATTAGGTCATCCATACCTGTACCTCTACTATCTACACCTCTTGCTCTATAAAATAAAGCAGTAGTAATAGCTTCAAGTATAGAAGATTTACCAGAACCGTTTGGAGCTGTAATAGTTGCAATAAACTTATCATTTGTATCAAAAGTCATTTCAGAATCAATATATGAAGTGAAACCTTTTAAATGTAAAGTCTTGATTATCAAGTGTATTACCTTCTTTCTAAAAAATATTTATAATCTTATAAACAAAAAAAGCTGTTATTTTAACAGCTTTTATAAAAAATAAATAAAATTAAGGAATATAACAATTAACAAATACATTTTTTGAAAGCTAAGAAACTAGATTTTTCAAAACTAAAATCACATATACTTCTTTTGAATATATTCATTTTATTCTTTATTTCACTTAAAGAAATAGGTGGAGCATATAATCTTTCATATCTTTTAGAAACCAAATTTAAAAATTCTTCGTTGTTTTTAATTTCTTCTAAAATAATATCTTTATAATTTTTCTTCAAATAAAAAGTACCGTCTTTTTCTTCATATATAATACTATTCTTAGCTTTCTCAACATTATTTATAAAATAACCATGAACTATTCTTCTTATTTCATTTCTAACAATAGCATCTTCGTGAATGAGATTTTCAAGTCGTTCAGCAGTTTCATCAATACTATACACAGATATTAACCCCTCCATACAATTTAAGCCCTTTATTTAACAAATAAAAGAGCCTATATGATAATATATTATATTTACAAAACTATTTAAAGATTATTTACTTTATCATCAATTTCTTGAATTAGACTTTGTGCTTCAATAGTATTTCTTTCATTTAATTCATTATCTAAATAAATAAATATATCATTTACTTTACTCATATCATTAGGATGGTGTTTTAAATAGTTATGAATAATCATACTGCAAGTTAAATTGATATCTTCAAAACTTAAAAGTTTTTCATTATCACCTAAAGACAATTTATTTTTTAAATAATTCATTTTTACATCTTGTTCATCAACAACATTTAATCCATATTCTTCTGCTAATTGTAAGGCAGCTTCTGAATATGAATCAATATTATCTTTTAACTGTTTAAATTTAATTATATCTCCTGCTGCTCCGCAACCAAAGCAATAGAAGCTTGTATAATTTTGAACACCTTTCTTAGTTGTATAACCAGTTGGATAAACAGTAAAAGAAGCAGTCTTTTCTGTATGAAAAGGACATTTACCTTTAAATACTAATCCTGTTTTCTTTAAAGGTACAAATTGTTGTATATAAGCCATATTATTTATTTCTGATTTTACATAATCATATAAATACTTTTTGTTTTTAAATTCCATTCTTACCGTTCCTTTTTTGTAAATTACATTTTATCCCAGTTACTAATATCATCATCTAATTCTTCAATTAACATTTTACTAAACTTTCTATTAAAATGAAACTCAAAAGGAGCAGCATCTCTTGTTTTAAATGATTCTATTATGCCAATTTGTTCACTAACTTTTTTTATAGCAATACCCCAATCTATATGGTCTGCAATAGCATCAGACTCAGCAATAGCATCTGTTTCTGTTTTCTTTTGATTTTTACCTATTCTGTTCATCTGTGCGGCGGTTATTACTACCTTATCTGTTGTTCTTGCATATTGTTTTAATTCCAATGCTATTTCTGCTTGGTCTAATCTTAATTCACCAAATTTCATATCTGGTTGCATAATACCTGCATAGTCAGAAATAACTACATGAAATGTTATTCCCATTTTTAATTCTACTTCTTTTACTTTCTCGGCTAAAAAAGATGGAGTACACATACGTGGTACGTCAATAATATACATTGTACCAACTTTATCTCCATTGATAGATAAGCCTTCACTTAATTTTTGCAAATAATCATTATATACTTCTTCTTCATCTTCTGATAACTTGCCAAATTTTAATCCATTACTTGAAATACCAGCAGCTCTTGCATCAAATCTTCTTTCATAAGCTTCTTGTGGAACTTCCAAACTAAATAATATAACATTTAATCCTTTTATCCACATATTGTGTGCTAAGTTAAGCATTAAAACAGATTTACCATCACCTTTTCTACCTATTATGTAAATAAGTTCACTTGGTGCAAATCCACCGCTTTCATCATCAATTCTACTAAATCCAGTGGGATAAGTAACAATCATACTAGGATTGTTCTTTATTTCCTCATATCTTTCTTTTCTTGCTTTTATTCTTTCTTGGATTGAACCCTCTTCCTTTACATTACTTTTATCTGTATTCAAACGAACAGACAATTTACTTATTTGAGTTTTTAATTCATCGAAAGATTTTTCACTACAATTACTTCCTTTAGTAATAATTGATTCAGCTAATTCTAATACTTCGAATCTTTTATAATTATCTTCTAATTCATCACAAATAGATTCAAATTCACCATCTGAAAATTCATCAGTATTAAAATATTTTATATCTGAAAAAATTGATTTATACGTTATTATCGTCTTATCATCAATTTTATTCTTTTTAAAAGAACTATTTATTGCATCATCAGAAATAATAACACCATATTTTACAAAATATTTTCTTATTAAACTATATACTGCATATGTTGTTTGTAAATGCTTGGGTGTTATTTCTATTGTATTTATTGCTTTAGAAATATACTTTTTATCATACATTAAGTATGCTAAAAACTTTTTCTCTATTACATTGTCCATATTATCACCTTAAAATTATGATTTATTTTTATAATTCTACTTCTTTTACAAAATCATATGTCGAAATCATTTCAATTACATCTTCGCTGTAAAACTTTTCAACGTCTGAATAATTTAATTTTGAAGATATGATTGTAGATTTAACATCATTATATCTTGTTTTAAGAATTAATTGTAGTAATTTAATATTATGCTTACTTGTATTACCAAAACCTGTTTCAGCTCCCACGTTATCTATAAATAAAACATCAGGCTTGCGGAATAAATCATTTAATCTATCTTTTGCTTCTTTATCCGAATTTTGTTTTAAAGATAATTGTACTAAATCTTCATATACAACATATTGTATCTTTAATTGTTTCTTAGATAATTTATTTTCTTTATCAATTAAAGTCCTTGCTATATATGCTACAATTTCACTATTAAGAGTAAATGAAATATTATATAAATACAGATTTTTAGTTTTAAAAACCTCATTCTGTATAATTTCAAAGTAATCATTAAAATTATAATTAACTTTCTTAGTAACAGAATCTTTAGAAACATTAAAATTAACTACTGGAATATTAGATAATTCTAAGTTATAACATTTAATAGCTTTTTTCATACAAGAACATTGTTTTGTCTTACCATCTTCATTATAAAAACCTGTACCCTCACATTTTGTACAATTTATAACAAAGACATTATTCCACTTAGATTTTAATTTTTCTTTTTCTTCTTTATTATAAAACAGCATAATAATTCTTCCTTTCTTGTTCTTTATAAAATATAATCTATATTATTTTTTTCAAATTGAGTTTTAAGCCAACTAATAAAATCTTCTTTAGAATAATTACAATTATTTGTTTCACATAACCATTTTTTATTATTCTTTTCATTAATACCATCTTTTATTAAATCTTTTGTCAACCTTAATTTAATAGTATAAGCCCATTCAAACTTAGTTAAATCTTTTTTAAAGTATGATTTATCTATAAAGATTTTCTCTGCACATTTTAATGCCGTTTCTTTATACTTTTCTTCAATATTTTCTATTGAAGTCATACTAAACCTTAATTCACTAACAATATCTTCAATTTTCTTATTATCATTATTTTCAGATGATTTATCTGCATAAAAATCTATTGCTTCTTCAATCATATTAGGAATATAATTAAGTACTTTAATATCCTTATATTGCATATACTTAATTGTTTTTTTAATATCTAAAGCTGAATAACCTGCATCTAATACTTGTTGTATCTTATTACTTTCTTTAACTAAATTGAATAAATTTAATTTAACCCCTAACTTAGTATGAAAAAGATTTACTAAATACGGAGCTGTATTTAACATATTTAATTCATTCTTATATTTTTGCTCTACTAAAGCATCTTCAATAGAACGATTAATAAAACGTAAATCTACATTTTTTCTATCTATCAAATAATCCATAGTAATTCTTATTTCATCGCCAGTATAGCCTTTATTTAATAAAATTTTTATTTGACCACATTCCTTAGAAAAACTTGGTGATAATGTTTGCGTTTTATCATAAAAATACTTCATCAAATTACCAACACTATTGATATCATCTTTCTTCTTTTGTTTAGCTTTTGCTACTTTTGCTTTTTCTTTTTTATCAATAGAAACAATATACATTTGTTCTTGTTTAACAAAAGCTTTTTTCCTATCTTGTGAACAAGTTTTAAACTCATCTTTGAATTCTTTGTAACACAATCTACAATTACCTGAACAATTTTCACATTCAATATTTTTATAAGAAACTTCCATTTCTGTAAACTGTGATTTATTATTAAGATAAACTTCTAAAATAGTTTTTGTTTTATCTACTTGACGAAGTTTATTTAATAATATGTGATTATTTTCTTTAGTCTTTGAAATGTGCATACATAAACTTCTATTTGTATCAAAAGAATTTTTACAAATAGGACATTCAAATTCTTTTTTCTTTTCTACTTTCTCATTCATAGTATTTAATAATCCTCGCTTTTCACAATAAGTTATATATTTACTAATAGAACTTTGACTAATACCATTTCTAATAGCTCTATATTTTTGTTTATGATTGTTTATTGTTAAAACATCATTCAAATAAAATATAGTTATACCTTGATTGTCTTTTTCAATTTCTGCTATTTCTTTTCTTATCTTATTTGTATCATAAAACTTCTTTTTAGTAAGAAATTTCTTTAAACCATCTTTATGATATGCTACTTCTGAATTTAAAATATTAAATTTCTCTGTAATTTTTAAAGTATCTTTTTTTAAATCCTTTGCAAGTTTTAATAATTCTGTTTCAATAAAAGAATTAAACTTATCTAAATTTATTTCTTCTTCAATGTTATCATTTTCAAGTTGATAAACATTATGTAATCCCCTTTTGCTTTTACTAATAAGTTTAAGTTGAAGTAAATAATTTATTGTTTTACTTACTGTTTGTCTTGAACAATTTAATATTTTAGAAATTGTATCTTGTCCTATCCAACATTTATTATGTTTCCATAACTCTAATGTTTTATCATGACAAACATTTAAATATATTTGAAAATAGATAGATGTAAAATATGAACCCAAAACAATATTACATTTTGGTAATACAAGAGAATACAAATACTTTGACATTGATATATAAGATATATTCTTTCTTTTGCAATCTCTTTTATAATTCATATTTTCACACCAACCTTTCTTATGTTTTTTTTGCTTTTGATTGTATTATAATGAATTTGTGAAAATTTTTTCAATGGAAACTAAAAATATTACAAATGTGGTTGTAAATTAAATAAATTGTAAAATTACAACAATTCTTATTTTTGAAAGAAAGCAACAAAACAAATCAGTGTTATTTCAGTCACGAAGTGACTAAGCGGAGCAATGCGAAGCATTCTCCGCTTCCTGTTCTTTCTTTTTTGCTATCTTTTCTAAAAATAAAAAAACTTTATATTTTTTAAAACTGAAATCTTATAAATTTTTTAATGAATTATTTTTTATAATTTTGTTTAATATTAAAAATTGTATATCTTATACTAATAATTATTACATCTAATATTAATTATTGTATATTATAAATTTTTAATATAATTATAATTAATATTACTTTATAATTAATTTCATTAATATATAAAAAATTATTTAGATGATAAGTAATTTATTACTTATCTATTTAGTGTCCAGATAAAACTTCAACTATGTCCAAATAAAAATAAAGTTTGATAAATTAAACTAAGTTTTAAATATAGATAGAGAAGTCATTTTAGCTATTTTTTCTTGCTATAAAACTTGAAAATTATTTTATATAAAAATTAAGATATAATTTTAGCAAGGGGAGATTATTTTGAAATTTCTTAATTTATTTTTATCTGCATTTCTAGCAGGAATTATGATTAGTATTGCAAGTATCGTATTCTTATCCACTGACAAAATTATCGGCAGTTTTTTATTTTCCATAGGATTACTAACAATACTTTTTTTTAAATTAGATTTGTATACAGGGAAAATTGGTTATATTACTGAGAATGAAAATTCCTTAGAATTATTAATTATATGGATAGGAAATCTGCTTGGATGTTTTATTACAGCATTGTGTTATAGAAATACTTGTAAAATAAAAGCCATTAATATAGAAACAATAGTTGAGTTGAAATTAAATTATACTATTTTTGAAATTTTATTTTTTTCATTTTTATGCGGTATTTTAATATTTATTGCAGTTGAAGTATATAAAAAAAGTAATGAAGCAATAATGAAAATAGTAGCAGTAATATTATGTATAGCAGTATTTATTTTAATTGGTGCTGAACACTGTGTTGCTGATATGTTTTATATATTTTTAGCAAATAAAATAAATATTTATTCTATATCATTTATTTTATTTGTAACTTTGGGAAATTCGTTAGGTAGTATATTTATTTATAAAATAATCAATAGAGAGGTTGTTAAAAATGAAAAGATTGATGAAAACTTCTGCGATTAATACACAAGAATTAGAAGGTCAATTTGATTTATGTAGAAATGAGTTAATAAGAGTAATGAATAACTTTTCTACTGCAATTAAAAGTTTTGAAAATGAAAACAATGTTACAATTTCAGATAGTTGCTTTCCAGGAAATGATTCTAACAATCCTTTCAATCCGAATTGTAGCATGGGCACGGATTTTTCAAACTTTGGTAGTTATTGTACTATGTTTTTTAATAAATATAAAGAAGCAGTTAAAGCTGAAATGGGAGAAATTGCAGAAGAAACAGATAATGAAGTTCAACAATAAAAAAAACGTTGGGTAACTCTACTCAACGTTTTTATTGTTTAAATAGTTTTAAAATCAATTTTAAGAGGGTATAAATAGTTTACTTAATATTTATTCACAATAAATCGTTATAGGTCTTAAAATTGATTCTGAGACGTTTTAACAATACAATTTTTTACAAAAAACACTTGACAAATTAAGGAAAATATTATATTATAATATTGTAAAGTTTTTAAAACTATTTTTTATAAGCACCCTTAGTTGGTGACTTCGGGCGATTTACCGTCCGAAAGGTGAGGGTAGTTCACTTCACATATCGTTCAATACTTGCGATAGAACTTTAAGACTTGCACCGCTTTGACCTAAGAAGCCCACCACTCACCAAATTCAATATTATAGTATAAATACTTTTTATTTTTTTAGTTTTTTAATTCTGTCGATGTATAATAATGTAAAATTACTAAGAGATAGACAGAAAGTTTGAAAACACTTTATTTACTTATGTTTTTGTGAGAATAAAGTAAATAATGAATAAAAAATAATATTTGGAATTAACTTTTCAATGGGTTCGACAGATTTAGTATTTCAAATACTAATAAAATGTACTACTGTACACTGAACGGGTATTAATACTAATATACTGGAAAGTAAATATGCTGTGAATATTGCATTTACACCAGTTGAAAAGTATTAATACTAATATACTGGAAAGTAAATAAAGTAGATTTATCGTAAGTTACATTATTTCTTCGTATTAATACTAATATACTGGAAAGTAAATGATACTAATGATGAGGAGTAACAAGAGGTGAATTTAGTATTAATACTAATATACTGGAAAGTAAATTATATTGGCTTGTTGCAAGTGAGGTTAATATAAAATGTATTAATACTAATATACTGGAAAGTAAATTAAAAGACTTATTGCCTTGCTTCAACGTAACTGAGTATTAATACTAATATACTGGAAAGTAAATTTGACTTTAGCCGTCGCAACGTCTAACACTGCATTGTATTAATACTAATATACTGGAAAGTAAATATGCCCCAACCTGTTTTTGAATTATTAAAAAATAAAGTATTAATACTAATATACTGGAAAGTAAATATTAACTTTGAATATACATTATCAATTATAATTTCGTATTAATACTAATAATTTTAAAAATCATCAAAAATTAAAAACTTTACATATATATAAAAAAGGACTACAAACAAATGTAGTCCTTTTCTTTTTTTCAATCGAAGTAATTAGTATATTTTATTTTACAATTATGCCGTCTTCTTTACTCCAAGTTACTGTGAATCCCAAGAATTCACACAACTCCCTAAGAGGAGCAAAAGAAATACTATCAACAGATATATATGTTCTAATATCCAAAAAAGTTTCTTTACCGTCTTTAACAGCAATAGCTCTCTTTTTTGTATTATTCCACTTTGTTGTGTAGCCTAAAGCTTCTAAAATAGAAGTAATTTTTACCCAATTTTCATCATTTTCATTAAAGCCTGTAATTTCACAGCTCTTGCCTAAAATATTTGCTTTAACAAAAATAAATTTCTTAGTTTCTTTTACTTCTTCTTTTTCAACAGTAGTACCTGTTAATTTTGCTTTGAAAGCATTCCACTTGCTAAGTCTGCTCTCATTCACACACCAAGGATTAGGACAAATCTTGCCTGTAACGTGGTGGTGCATTATAACATTGCTTGCAGGAATATTATAAAGGTTCATCAAATACTTTGTCAATTCTACTGCATTATTTGTTGTAGCATCTGTAATATACCAGTCCGTGTCACTGGCAAGTAAACTTGATGTATTAGTTTTACTACTACACATCTCAATACTGATACTGTTAGAATTAGTACACTTGTTATAATAAGTAGCACCCACGGAAGTGGCAGGATTTGAATATTTGCTACCACCTACTGACCAGCAATAACGATTTTTGGGGTCAGGATTAAACTGAACAATAGTAGCATCATCTACAATAAAATCTGCTGATGCACCTGTTGAACTTCTGCCAAAATATTGAGCAATTGCTTTAGCAGAACCAGCAGTACTTCTTGTGCCAGCTGTGTAATGAATAACAATATACTTAATACTTCTATTACTTTTAACTGTTGTATTAGCTGTACTTGTGCATTTTGTTATATTTATCATATACAATCACCTCATTTATAAAATAGAACATATTTTTAAATAAATATATTGCCTATCTATTCTTAATTATTTTTTAACTTATATTTAATTTTTCATTTAATTATCAATATATAAATTAGGTGATTAAATATGACAAGAAAAATGTTAGAAATATTAAAACAAGAAACATATACAATAACAGACGTAGCTAATTTATTAAATAAAACTACAAAGGCTATAAGAAAATGGGAAGATAGAAATGTAATTCCTCGATTGGAAAGAAAAAGTAAAAACGGGTGGAAGTTATATACTCGCAGAGATTTAGAAGATTTATTAACTCATTTATTTAATTATAACTGGCAAAGAATTACTGTTAATATGGCTGATATAGAATTTATGATTAGATATTGCAGAGGTTTTGTTAAATTAAAAGATTATCCTTATAGGTTAGAAGATGATTATGATGATATGATTGAAACAGTTCTTCATTATGAAGATGAAATAGAAGTAATTATAATATAGAAAGAATGATGTTTATGTTTTTAATTAAAATGTTATTTGCTTTTCTTATTATCTATAAATGTATGAATGTTAAAAGCACAATAGATAAAGAAAGTTTTGATAAATCAGTAAAAAAACATATTGATAGAATGATAAGTAGTGAATATAGTGATGAAATAATTACAAATATTTATGTTTCTTCTATTGTTGCGTTTATATTAGTAATTCTATTTGTAAATTATTTAATAACTAATGTAATAATCGACTGTTTAGGCTACTTGTATTGCGGTATGTTAATTTACGATATGTTATTTGGAAATCTTATGACAAGTTATAGAATAGAAGATTATATATTTAATCCCAAATATTCTTTTATTCGTTTTATTATATCTCAAACATATTTAATAATTTCATTAATAATACTAAGTTTAAGTTAAGTTACAAGGAAAGGAAAAAGTTATGGCAGAAATTATAATTGATAATGTATATTCAAAGTTGATTGGTTTTTCAAAAGATATTGAATTAAAGATATGGGAAAAATTAAGTTTTGAAGTAAAAGAATTTGGTTGTGAATATATTCAAATAAGACATTTGTACAATAGAAAAACAAAAAAGACCTATACTGGTTTATTAAATTATGTATATGAAATATTAGAAGAAAATAATATTGGATATAAAATAACAGATACAAGAGTAGTACCCGAACAAAATGCTAATTTTGCATTACAAGAATATTTGACTTTACCTGATGGTTCAAAAGTAGAGTTAAAAGCGAGAGATTATCAACAAAAAATAATTGATAACGCCTCAAACAGGGAAATAGTAAGGGTCAGTACGGGCGGCGGCAAGTCGATTCCCTTAGATACGCCAATTCTAACCCCTGATGGTTTTGTTCCATTAAAAGATATTCACGTAGGAAGTATTGTTTTTGATGAAAATGGAGATAAAACAACTGTTATCGGAGAATATCCACAAGGTGAGCAACAAGAATATGAAATAGTATTTAACGATGGTACAACTATTAAATGTTGTAAAAATCATTTATGGAAATTTGCAACAAGAGACAATCTTTCAAAAAATAAATGGCAAGTAAAAACTGTTGAAGAAATATTAAACAATCATAAAATCAAAACAGGAAGAAATTTAGTTCTAAGCATTCCCGTATGTAAGCCAATTCAGTTTGAGAAAAAAGATTTATTTTTACCGCCATATTTATTGGGAGCATTATTAGGCGATGGTGGCTTTTCTCAAAGACAAATTACTTTTACAAATACAGAGGAAGATGTAATTAATAAAGTAAAAGATTTAGCAAGACAATTTGGTGGAGAATTTAAAAATGGACATAAAGACAGGATTCAATACACATATGGTTGCGGTGGAAAAAAAGATAATTTAAGAGATTATATACATAAGGTTTTTGGAAGAATTAAAAGCGAAGATAAATTTATTCCCGAAGAATATAAATTTTCTGATGTTAATGACAGAATAGCACTTTTACAAGGACTATTTGATACAGATGGTACTGTAAATAGTAAAGGACATATTACTTATTGTTCCGTTAGCAAACGATTAGTAGAAGATGTACAATTTTTATTAAATAGTCTTGGATATAGAGCGAAAATTGTATTAGATAAAAGAACAATTAATAGTGATAGATATAGAAACAAAACGTGGTATATTCATGTTCGTGGCTGTGATGATAAATTATTTACATCAAAAAAACATACTGAAAGATTTAAGAATAGAAGAATAGGCAAAAATCATCATTATAATGCTTTAAAAATTGTTTCAATAACTCCATTACCTACAAAGTCTGAAATGAAGTGTATAGCAGTAGATAGTCCATTACATACATTTATTTGTAAAGATTTTATAGTAACGCATAATACATTTATAATGGCAGGATTAATTGATAAGTTTAATGTTAGACCTGTTTCAATTTTTGCTGATAAATTAACTTTATGTACACAGCTAAAAGATGAAATTGGAAAGTTTTTAGGGGAAGAAGTAGGTATTGTTGGTGGTGGCATAAACAAGAAAAGAGATATAACTGTTTATTCTGCTCAATCAACAACAGAAGAAGATATTAAAGATTCTAATATGATTTTATTTGATGAATGTCATCATATAGGTTCTAATACATTTGTAGAAATATCTAAATGGGCTAAAAATGCTTATTATAGAATTGGTGTATCAGCCACTCCGTGGAGAGAAGATGGTGCTGATTTATTATTAGAAGCAGCACTAGATAGAAGAAAAGAAGAAAATGATATTTCAGCAAGCAAACTTATTGAATGGGGATATTTAGTGCCTTGTACTATTTACTTTATTCCTTACAAAAGAGTTTTTCAAGGTAAATCTTATAATAAAGTTTATAAAGAAGCTATTGCTAATAATATAGAAAGAAATCAAATTGTTGTTAGTATAGCAGTTAAAATGAGAGAAGTAAAACACGCACCTATCTTAATATTAATTCAACAAGTAGAACACGGAGAAACAATATTAAAAATGTTATCTAAAAAGATAGAAATAGTAAAAAAAGCAGTTCAAGTAACTGATGATAAGACAGGTAAAGATAAATTAGTTAGAATTGCTAATGTAGAATTTTTATCAGGTAAGGATGATGCTGTAAGAAGAAAGGCTGTTATTCAAGGTGTAAGAGATGGTTTTGTAGAAATCTTAATAGGTAGTACAATAGCAGATGAAGGACTTGACATACCTAACTTAGAGATTTTGATATTAGCAGGTGGTGGTCGTAGTTCCACAAGAGCTTTTCAAAGAGTGGGTAGAGTATTAAGACTATATAAAAATCCTGAAACAGGTAAAGAAAAGAAAAGAGCTATTGTGTTTGATTTTCAAGATTATACACCTATGCTTCGTAGACACGCCAGAACAAGAGAAAAATTATATAGAACAGAAGAAGCTTGGGAAATTAAAAAGTTTGATATGAGATTATTAAAAAAGTAATTTACAAAAAATAAAAAAATAAATATAAATAATTAAATAAAAATTAAGGAGTTGAAATAAAATGGCTGATTGGAATGAAAAGTTTAATACTTTAGCTTCAACAAGTTATAAAGTTAGTGATGATAAAGAATGGAAATTTTCTTTAGAAGAAAACAAGCAAAAGGGAACATTACAGTTAAATGCAAGACAATTTAAGATTGCAACAACTGAGGGTGGTTATTCAGGTGCTTCAAAGAATGGTTTTATTATTCCTATTAACGCACTTAATGATTTAGATAATATTAAAGAATGTTTTAATAAGTTTGTTAATTTTATTGATGATGCTAAAGAATTTCTTTAAAAATCGTTTTTTAATAAATTATTTTTTAACAAATAGTTTTTAATAATTAAGTTCTAATAATTAAAGAGGTGGTAAATAATGCCACCTCTTTTTTAAAACTTTCTATACTTGTCAATAAATAAAACCCTATCACTATGATTTGAATAGAATAAAAATTCATCAAATTTCTCTTTTATTAAAAGAAAATATTTATCTATATCAAAATAATCTATTGGTGCAACACCTAATGTTTTATCTGTTTTATAAAGTGCATCATACAATTCAGGCTGAAATTCTTTAAGAACATCAAAACAAAAATCTTCCACACTATCACACAAGTAACATTTACCACTTGCAATTACTTTTTCAATAAAATCATCAGTTGCACCATAACCATACAAAATTGAATATATCTCGGATTCTATAATATCTTTATCTTTTATTGAAGTTGTCATTCTTTATTCCTCCTATCTCTTAATGTATTTACATTATACTACTTTTTTTATGTTTTGTCAACACTTTTTTTAAAAAAAGAGGTAGATTTTTTCTACCTCTTTAATTATTATTTTAGAATGTTATAATCCAATTTACTAATAATGAACTACCTTCAATTTTATTCCAAGATTTAAAAATCTTATAATTGAACATATGACCTTTTCTATTGCCGTTTGCATTACCTTCTTTACAATACTCATCAATATGAACAGCATTAGTAATAGAATTATAATCAACTACATTAGCATCGCCACCAAACAAACCCATTTCAACAATATATTGACCAGGTGCTTCATCAGCTGTAAATAATGTAGTTAATTTTAAAATATTTGTTTCTGTATTAGAAACATTACCTTCTGTATCTAAGAAAGACCAACTTGTAATCTGTTTTCTAAATATTTCATGAATAAGACCTGTTTTTAATTTTTGGTCAGCAGGTTGATTATTGGTTTCAGGATTAAACAAATAAGTAGCCTTTTCTGTATCAGACCAACCTGTATTAATACCATAATCACCATTACCAATAGCTAGGCATTGAAAACCATAACCAAAAGGGTATGATGCTTGTGTTGCTGAATAATTAGATGTAGCAGAAGCAGTACCAATTGTTGAAGCAGAAACAACACCAATACCATCTGATGAACCTGAATTAGTATTAGAAACATATTGTTGTTCACCGTTAGCGTTTGTTATTGTATAACCATCTGTCTGAACCCAAGGAATAGCAACGACAGTATCAGAAGTTTCTGTTAAACCTTTAGGGCACATTCTACTTGCCATAAGTACAGAAGCCATATTTACAATAATATTATGGTCTTCACTTTCTTGTAAAATTTCACCAGTTATTTTACCTGTCTTAATATCGTAATCACCTTTAAATAAAGTCATATTTATTTGACCAGTAGGTGTCTTAAATGTATCTTTATTATCCATTATATTTTAACCCCTTTACTTTTAAATTACTGTAACTGTATCAACAGAATCTGATGCTAAAAGATAAGCATTTTTAAATATTAAATATCTTATTTGTGTATCGGCATCACCATTAATACCTCTACCACTTGTATTTATCATAAATACATCATCATTTTGTTCTATATATATTTCACCCAATTTGGGCATTTGTTCAACTCTTTCAATTGAATAACCATCATCAACATCATTAGGATTATAATATTTCATATAATCTTTTTTTCTTGGAGTTCCTAATAAAACATTTATTGAACCAAAACCATTGGTTGTAACTTTTTTACAATAATGATAACCAAAAGCATCATCAACTTTTGAAGTACCATCAAATATAATATTACCCATAGATAAGTTTGTTGAATTACCTGTATATAATACAAACCATTGCAACGGAATTCCTGTTGCACCTGAGTTAAACAAATAGAAATGAACGGTATCACTTGTAGTTGTAATTTTTTCAGCATCATTATAATCGTAGAAGATATCACCTACACTTGGAATTTCTTCTGTTGGTTTTTTATCTTCTTCATAAAGAGGAATTGCATATATAATACATTTATCCAAAGCATTACTAGATACAATATTATTTGTTTCTAAGAATGTTCTTGGTATGGTAATTTCAACACCATTTAATCCATTTGAAGTCGCAATACCACAGGTGATTTCTTGGTTGTTTTTATTAAAATCAAAAGCATTAAACAAAATACTGCTATTACCTGAATTGCAAACACAATACGTACCATAAGTATTTGATACAGATGGTGTTGTATCTATTTTTTGATAGCACCAAACTTCACCCACCTGACCACAATAATGATTACCTAAATTAACAATAGCAAATACATAATTATCTTTATCATCTTCTGCATAATTAGTAACCTTTACTTCTCTACCAGTATACATATCTATTGTTTTACCATCTTCAACAGAATCAGAACCAACAAAACTACTTGTTTGTCTATTCATTGATAATCCATAAGCTTTTTGGTCATTATTTGTAGAAATAACTACATAATTTAATATTTCTTCAAGTTTTTCAATTCTATTAATATAATTATTAAGTTCTTCATCAGTAATACTCATACAATTTTTACTTCTTGAAGTATCTCTGAAATCTGTTATATTAACTTTCTCAATAAGTGCTGAATTTGTTCTTAAAACAGAGAACATAGGCATTGCATATATCCTTGCCTTTTCATTACTTTCACCTATTAAATGAGAAGCATCTGTTGATTCAGAATAATAATATTCTTCTTCTGAATCATATTTAATATTACTTTTTGAAATGCTAGAAGTGATACTTGTCATAATAGAACCAATGTTATTTACAGTAGGTTCTGTTGTTAATCTTGTAGAACTAATTTTCCACTGTAATTGAACTCTTTTTGAAGTTCTTAATGATATTCTTGGGTCTATCATATCAAAAGAAATGGTTTTATTATTAACACCACCATATGTAGGAATATTAACTGATGTTGCTTCATTAGTAAAATCAATTATTTTTAAATAAACTTCTAAATAAACAAAGTCATAATAATATTCTGATGTTGTTTCAGGTTCAGGCAGAACAATTTCATTATATCCTTCCCTTGTAATAGTATCAATATTACTATTTGCTAATGCAGCACCATAAATATTAGCTGTCAAACCATCTATAATATAATCAAAATTCTTAACAAAGAATGTATTAGAATTTGTAGCATATTCACTATTTTTATATATTGTATATGAGGGCGTACTACTATTTCTTTGCTTAATTTTATCAACTATCATACCATTGGTATTCATTTGTTTCATCATTTCTCTTTTTTTGTTGAATTGAATCCACTGCATTTCATTGACTTCATCTTCTAATAAATAAGCATCAGAGCCGCCAACAATAGAAACAAATGCGTTATCATCACTATACTTACCAATAGCAGGTCTTGTAAAACTTGGGTCGTAAGCCATATTTATTTCCCCCCTTCTTTATTTTATTAATTTTATATATATTAGAAATTTGTACTTAATACCTTAATTTAAATATAAATAAAATGGTGAGTTTTATTAGATAGTTTTCCTATAAAACCCACCATTAAATCATTTATTCTAAAAAAAGAATCATTTAATTATTCGTTTATTATATTAACTTTTAATTCTTGATATTCGTTCATTATATCTATCCATTTTAATTCTTCTTCCGTTAAAGGTTTGTTATTTCTACTTGACATATCAATAGTCATAATTGAATTTAATTTTGTTCTTAATGTACCTAACATTGTATAACCAATATTATTTGCAGTTCTAAAGTTTTTCTTTGCACCAATTAACTTACCATAACATAGTTTTTCTATTTTTTCTTCTGTGGTATAACCCATATTATTTGAAGCTAATTTAAATGGGTCTGTTATCCTTGCATCTTCTAATCTCATAAATATTGTAGCTTGATTAAAATCTTCTTTTATTTCTTTATCGTTTAAACTATCATATTGACCAACAGGTACATATAAAATAGTAAAAATATCAGAAGTTTCATAAGTAATAAGATTGTTATTTAATATTATACCATAAGCATATTCATCATTTAATTCAAGAAAATCAAAAGCATTATAAGTAACTGAAACACCATTTTGATATACTGTAATTGTTTCTTTGTCTTTTATATCAACAAATTCATTATTTTCAAAATATATAAGTTTAGTACCCTCTACATTCATTCTTTTTATGCTATTTTTATTATATTTGTTTAATTCCATTTTTAATTTTTCTTCGTTATGTATACTAGCTATTTCAGTAATTTTATCACGTTCGGGGTCTAAATCAATATATTTTTGGAATCCATTTACATCAGTATCTACTTTTAAATGAGTTTCATATCCAAGTGTGTTTTCGCAATGATAATCTTCCGTTACATATTGTAAACTATAATATTCTCCACTAGTTTGAGGTGTAATTAATGCTTCAAAATCTTCTTTAAGAGTATTATATGTATTATTTCTTATATCTGTATATATTTCTTTTAAATCAGCATACATATCTTGTGCAAATATAGCTTCAACTTTACTTTGATTAACAGCCAATCTACGATAGGGTGCATTTTTTTCATTTAATTTTTCTTGTACATATTGCAACCACATATATTGTGTTGTTCCATTATATGTACTATCCCAACCATTTACATTTTTCCAATAATCTTCATTTAATAATAATCTACTTAATGTATTTTCACTTGGGAATAATTGAAAAGCACTATCAACATCAGCACCAAATGTAGCTTCTCTTAAAAGCATTTCATTTTCAAAAAAATCTGTGTCTGTAAAATTATTAGTAACATCTATTGTTTCACTTGAAGATAAACCAACATATATTAAGTATAATGTGTGAGCAGGTTTTATCATATCCAATAAAAATTTTACATTTTCCATCATTTCAGCACTATCATCATAAGTATCTAAATCTTTTAATATTTGCACAGCAAATCTAAATTGTTTATCTACTGTTAAATTAGAAAAGATATATTCGTCATTTTTATATAACTCATATAAATAGTTTTCATAACCTGTGAATTTCTTTATAGCGTTCTGCATACTTTCTTTATTTGGTCCTTTTATAAGAACCTCATATACAGCACTAATCATAGCTCTATATTGGTCGTAACTCCATTTTGCTTTTTTAGGCAAATCTATCATACTACCAAAGTTGTTATATAGTAAATCATCATCACATTGTTCTATTCCATCGTCATCCAAAGCGTTAAGCCACATACCACGTTTTACTTTTTGTAATCCATATTTTGTTTCTGCAAGTTGAATAGCCGCAGTTCGTAATATTTTATAAAAGTTAGTATCAATAATTTCTGTATTATATGACAATGGCAACATATTTAATAAATGTTTTATTGTTGTTTGAAAATAACTATTTATTGAAGTATATTTATTAGTTAAGAATTTTAATGTAGTGGCAGATAAATCATTATGCTCTTTAATATAAACAATACCTAAATCATCATCAAAGTAAATATAAAGATTACCTGTTAATTTTGTTTCTTCTTCTGTGGCAGCTGAATAAGTGAGATAACCTAAACTATCGTTTGGTATTACAAATTTATAATAACTTCTTGTATAATGAGAATACAACAATCTTCTTGAAGTTGTACAATTCCATAAAATAAATAATTTATCTGTTTGGGATTCTTCACTATCATAAAAACTTATCTGACTATATCCACCGTCACCTACATCTTCATCGTCTTTTAAGTAATTAAAATCTATTGAATAATTACCTAAACGACTATATAAATAATAATCAGGTTTTTTAATAAAATTACTAGGACTATCTTTTATATTACTTTTAAAAACAACTAAACCACTTGTATCTTCATCAGCACTAAATAATTTGTTTTTAAAAGACCATGTATCTACTTTTAATAAGTAAAGCATATTTTGTATTTCATCATAAGCATTACTATTTTTTTGAGTTGATACACCTTCTTCTAAAGATTCATATTCAGAATATACTTTAAAATAATTACATTCATTAGTAAAAACTATATTTTTTTCAGCATCATTTTTTAAGTCATAAAGTAAATTACCTTCTGTTAAATACTTTATATCTTCATAATGAAATTTATTATCTATATATATGTTTGAAGTATCTTTTGCTGAATAATAATTATCATTATAAAAAGTATAAAAAGCAAAATATTGTCTTATGCCACCAGTTAATTCTGAGTTATCATATTTATAATGAAATAATATATATCTCGCCCATGTACTTTCAATATCCATTACATTAGGACCGCCCAAACGTAAATCAGCACTTAACAAAGTATTACCTGTTAATAAATACCCTGTAATTCTACTTATTAAAATGCAATAATAATATTCAACTACATTTGGATAATGAGAAAATTTTCTACCATCAGCTTCTATTTTTGAATAAACATCATTCACATAAGTACTAAATCTATCAGGAGATACAAAAGGCAACCAGTATTTAATAGAGGTAATACTATTTGTAGAATATGTTGAATATAAATTTTCCATTTTGGAAACTATACTACTTAATATATCTCCATCAAATATTTCTTGATTAGGATAATTTAATTTGTAATAATAATTATCGCTGTTAAATAATTCAAGAGTATTGTCTGTATTTCTTATATCCAATTCATATTGTTTAAATTCTTCTTCTGTACTTTCACTATAAGTATTTTTAGCACATTCCTTTAAATATTCAAAAAGATTATATAATTTACAATCAGTATATTCTGAACCATTTTGATTAATAACAAGAATATAAAAATCAACTTCCATAAATAATACTCTTTTTACATCTGCAAAGGTATTTCTTTGAGAATATGAGCTAATGTATTCACTCATTATAGTATCAAAATAAGAATTTTGTTCTTGTAATTCATTTAATATTTCATCTACTTCTTTTGTTTTTCTGTTCTCCATATAAAATGGTATGGTTCTATTACTATTAACGTGTTCGCTATCAAAAATACTTAAATCATAACAAAATTTCATTCCATTAGAAACAGACATTATGCCAGTTTGAGAACCTTCTTGTTTAAAAACACAATAAACAAAATTTAATCTATCAATAATATTTTTAAAAGGAATACCTTTTAATGTTCCTGAAAAAGAACCATCAACTAATGAAACACTATTACCAAAAATTATATCAAATTGTGCTTCAAATAAAGCTTTATATGCGGTTACAGGTTCAGTTGAAGAAGTGATATTATTTCTTAATGTATTATTAATGCCATAATCAAAACTATTTAATCTTATACCATTATTCAAAACAACATCACCTCTTATTCTGTATCTTCAATAGTTGTAATGGCAATATTTCTTAAATAAAAATATTGATTACCTTTTAATTTAATTATTTTTTGAGCTTCTCCGTGCATTTTTCTTATTTCAGTTTCAGAAGATTCCACATAATAAACGCCGTCCATTCTTTGAACTGTTGCTATAATATCTGATTTTTTAAGTGTTGTACCTAACTGAGAATTATCATTTATTTGTTCTGTTAATGTATCAATGATATTTGTTTTAGTATCACTAATTTCTTGTGTATCATCAAATTGAACACTTAATAAGATTTCTAATGGATATTCTTCTGCTGATTTTATTAAAACATCTGCTGTTAAACACTTAACAGAAGCTATTTTTTGTTGTAATGTATAAATTAAAGAATTATAATTATAACTTACTGTTATATAACAATTTGTTCCAATAGTATTTGTATCATCAAGAATATTATACGGATTAAACCACTTGATTCTATAATTTGACATTATGCTGCCACTATATAAACTAGAATTCGTTTCCATTAATGCAAAATCAGGTACAGTATAATTTCTTACATAAAATTCATCAGCTTTTTTCACAAATGTAACATCCAAAGGATAATCTACATCCAAATAAGAAAGTGGAAATGTCATATCAATTTTATAAATTTTACTGTTTACGATATGTTCTGTAATAGAGAACATAACAATAACTGCATTTTCAGCAGCAAATTGAACTGTTGATGGATATTCAAGTCCACCAAATACAATATCCGCATCTTTTGCTTCATAACTCATTAAAATTTCATCAACACTATAAATATTTATATTGCTGAGTGAGAAATTTAAATCCATGGTCGAATAACAAGTTTCACCATCTTTTTCATAACTTTTTCTATAGAAATTCCTTTCAAAGATACAAGTATCTTTATCCTCTCTATAATAAATAGAAGCATCTGAACTAATAGTAATATCAATAATACCGTCTACCATTGTATAATTTTCTAAATACTCTCCATTATTTATGTCAGCATCACTATTATCTGTGGAATAAATTGCTTCTTCATCAATAAAACCAACAACATTATCGTCATAATTAGTATTATATATAATCAAATGACAACTAACAATACCAACATTGGGAATTGAACTAACATATACTTTTACATTTACTATTTTTTCATCATTGGTTAATTCTAATTGTACATATACATATGGTTTGTTATAAACTTTTATTGTATTTGTTGTTTCATTACCAAAATCAATATCTGACTTATAATTAAACATTTTATCTTTATAATTACTCAATTGTAAAAGTATATTATTCTGCATAGTTGTTTCAGTAATATAATCAGAAAGAATAACAACAGCCACGGAAGAACTTGTTACTCCTTGATTTACTAAAGGTTCTACTGTTTCAGTTAATAATGTACTTGAAGTAGTAAAGAAATTAGAATAAGTTAATTTTGTATCTTTAAAATAATTTTTATTAGGAGTTTCTAGTTTTTCATAAATATACAATTTTGTTTTAGTATCTAAACATCTAATAATTGTATATTCATAATTAGGAAAATAGTAAAAAGCATCTGCTTCTGCATCAGTATTTACCATATCTTCAACAGCGAAAACAAAATCAATAGCAATAATTTCATTATATATATTTCTATGAACTGTAAATTTATATGGGAGTTTTTGATTACCCTCATAATTAAGATTGTAATATTCATAATAATCATTAGTTGTCTCGCCATCACCATAATATTCTTTTATATAACCATGAACGTCTGCAACATAAGTTTCTTGGTCTATATCAATAGACTTATCAACTGTTGTTAATTTTGTAACAATATTATTAGATATATTTGAAGTACAAATATTATACATAATTTGTTTCATTCTATCATCAATACTTGCACCTGAAACAAAATCGTCATCATTTATAGTATAAAAAGTCCATTCGCCTAAATCGTCCTTATAAAGGATGTATTCTTGCTTTATAGTATAATATTCATAAGATGTATAACTTGTAAAATTATCACCCATAATATTACCGCTATAAATATCATCACTAAATTTTACATAAAAGAAATAATTGCCTTGTTCTAAATCTTCTGTACCACTTAATGTAGATTTATCAATAAAGTCTTGTATAGTACTTGAATCGACAGAATAATAATAACAATCATCTTCGTTGTTATATGAATAATCAGGTGTATAAAACTTTGTACCTTCTGTAACTACATATCCATTATCATCAAAAACTGGACCAGTCAATTTTATTTCCTTACCATTTTCATCTTCTAATCTTTTTAATTCTTCTGAAAAATCTTCGACATTTTCAATAGATTTATTACAGTAGTATAATGTTACACCATTTTCATCTCTTACTATACTATTAGTTACAGTTTCACCAGCACCAACACCAAAAGAAAATTTAATGGCAAAATATCTTTTTTGGTCTTCTGTAATATCTCCATTTTCTGTATAAAGATATCTATAATACATTGCATATGTAAATGGAGCTTTTATATCTGTATCTGGTAAACAATATAAAAAATTACTATAAACATTAAAATTCTTATTAGAACCATTATATTCAGGTTCATATCCATTTAAATTAGAGCCATCTGCACCTATATAGCCAGCAGAATTTTCTGAATCTAAATATAAAAAATCATAAAAATTTTGTTGTGGGTCATTTATCTTTTCTTCAAGTTCGTCTATTATTTTACTCATTTGTGAAAGTCTTGTAACTTCAATATCGGCATCTTCAAACAACATTGTAGAGCCTAATTCAGTTAAATTAGTATAAGTGGCTTCATAATCATAATTAGAAGCATTTCTTAAATATCTTGTCGTTGTTGTACCGTCACTTAAAACTCTATTATATGTAATTGAATTTATATCTATAATTGGTTTTCTTTTTGAATTAATAACCAATGGGGTATATGCGTAACTATCTGTATACCCAAGATTGTTAAGACTTATTTTTGAAGTAAATGTTGCTGTATCTGCTTTTTTACCTTTAACATATATATCAACCATACCGCCTGAATGTTCATAGCTATCATTTAAATCTCTTAGCATATCAGCATCACCAGCAGAAACAACATTTACATCTTCTACATAATCTGAATTATAAACATAAGATAAATAACCATATTTTGTACCAATGTTAGCACCTAATAATGCAAGTCTAATTCTCATTCTTAATGAAATATCCGTTTCATTATCAGAACCACCTGTAAAAGCAATGGTATTACCAAATGTTAATATATTGGTATCTAGTGTAGAACTTTTTCTTATTATTGTATTCGCACTAACATTATAAGCACTTCCTGTATCAGAAGATAATGCTTCTACATCGTAGTAGTAATATCCACTATCTCCTAATGTTAAATTTGAAAGATTTATTATTTGATAATACTCATATTGTTCACGGTCTAATGTAGTATTATCACTTACATAATAAATATCTTTTGTATTAGTTGTAGTAAATGATTTAGATGCTGTTGCATATGTTGGAACTGTTTGTACAACCGTACTAGCATATATAACAGTATCAACATCTGTTGATTTAAAATAAAACCTTATAAAACCAGAAGATTTTGTTGCTTCATTTCTTGTTATACCATAATTTGAAGCCAATCTATCCAAATCTTCATCAGTAGCAGTTAATATTGATTGGTTTGTTTCCATAATTTTCATATCAAAGTTTAAACCAACAACTTCATCTGCAACAGGGTCAATAAAAACATCTCTTAAAAAAGTACCTTCCTTGGTATCTGCCTTAGGTACTTTATCGTGTATATTGTCTATCATTCCCTGTACAACTTCGTTTAATGTTTTTAAAGTTATCAAATCATTTCACCTCCTATAATTTTAAATTTCTAATGTCTGTGACATTACATCTCCAACCGTATTAGAAACAATTATTGAAATTAAATAAGCTGTTGGGCCTACTTCTTTTACGTTTACAGATACAATATCTTGTATTATTTCTGTTGCTTCTAATGTATTATTTTCATTAAATTCTACAACTTGAACTTTTTGTAAATATTCTTCTGCTTGTCTTGCTAACATTTTTATTTTGTTTTTTGTTATTGTATCGTTTTTACTACCAATTAATGAATGTAACTGACTACCCCAATCTTGATGAAATAAATTGTCATATTTATGGTCTATTATAACCTTTAACATTTCTTGTTGCAATTTGGCTTCATCAGTTGTTGTAGCTATTTTTCCTTCTTTATCAAAATACACATCAAAATAATATCCCTTACCATAACATTTAGGACAAAGTTGATAATCGTAAATTTTATTATTTACAGTATGATTACAAGCATTAAACCCTTTAATATCATAACTCATTTTGCAACCACCCTTTTATTATTTTTCTTTTATATATTAAATAAAAAAACTATTACTTGTGATTTTAATTTAATAAAAATATCCCTTATTAAATGAAATAAGGGATATTGAATAATTTAATAATATATTAACTTGTTAATTCACCCAGTGGAAAGCTCTTTGTAAGATAATTTGTAACAATATCGATTCTATGTTCATTTTCACAATCTGCTGGTTCATATTGACCTGTATTATCACCAAATCCACCTTTTGCTCCAAGACCACCATATTCAATACTTTCATCAGCAACAGTACCGCCCTCATCAGGTTCTTTAAATTCAGTACTATAAATACTAATTCTATTTTCACCTGAAATAACAAGGTTATGACTAGCGTGAATTAAAATATCATCTGCTTCAATCTTTAATGGTTCATCAGAAGCTTGACCAAATGTAAGACCAGCAAGGTCAATCTTATCAGCATCTACTTTAAAGAAACCTGTTTTAAATCTTATTACATCATTTTGAACATCTTCTATTGTAATCAATTTATCTTTATCGTCATTTTTATCATAAACTTTTCTATGTATTCTTAATGTTGTTTTTGCTTCATCGATTGTGTCATAATCTTCAATTTTACCTGCATCTTCATCGTCACCATAATAAATATTTTCTTCAACAACTTCTGTACCTTTAACAACTTTTTTACTCATACTTTCATTTGTCATTTCCAATAATGAATTATTATTTTCATCAACAAATACTTCTCGTTTAATACTATCTGTTGTCAATCTTTCTCTTGTATAAGCACCATCTTCTTCATTACCACTATACATTTCTTTAATTATTTCATCTCTTGATATTGATTCTTTAGTATAATGGTCTCCTTCGTCTGTATATACCGTTTTAACTATTGTTTCTGAGTCCATTTCGTGCTTTGTATAACGATTTTCTTCGTCTTTATATACAGTTTTAGTTATTTTATCAGGAGTTATTTCTTCTTGAACATAATCTTCACTATTAGGAACATATACTTTTCTTAATATACCTATTTCAGACAGTTCTTCTTCAATTTTTATTTCTTCAATATCAACATTTCTTTTTATATATTCAGAAGTCATTTCCTCTTCTGTTAAATAGCCATCATTAGTAGTAACAGTTTTATATATAGATTCTGAATCTTGTTTATATTTTGAAATACAACCAAACTCATCGCTACAAGTGACAGTAACATCTTGTGGCGTTATTACTATTAATGTTTGGCATCTACCATCAGGTTTACGTGGATATTTATTATGTTTTGCGTAATTTGTATCTTCTTCCTCTGTTTCTTCTACATTATCTTCTGTTGCAAGAATTTCTATAAATCTATCATTTGCATTTATATTTATTTGCAATTCACAATCACTAGAATTATATTTACAATTTTCTCTATCATTCATATAATCAGGGTCATCTAAATCTTTTTCATCTTTTTCTGCTTTACAATAAATATTTATCTTGTCAGATTGTCCCCAATAAATATAATTATTGCCATATCCTGAAATTGAAACTTCACCAGGTTTTAAAACAGGAGTAATTACTTCTGGATTAGTCGCTGTATATCCCAATATAACTTGTTGTCCTGTATCAACTTTACCTGTTATAATTAAACTATTTTTAGGTGGTACAAAATCAATACCACAATGTCTACCATTTCCTGTCCAAATAAAAGGACTTGATAAATTAACACAAGGAAGTGCTGAATTTGTACTATATTGTTGCTTTCTATCATTTAATTCATAACTTTGATTTTCTTCCAAATTCCAATCTGCACCAAAGTAAGTTGGTCCAGAAACACCACCTTCATTACCTGAAAGCCAAGAGGTAATAACACAATGGGTATCACCCCTATATATACCTTTCATATCTAAGAAAAAATCAGTTAAATCATCACTTGTTGGTTCTTCTGGTAAATTATCATTTTGGTCTCTATAATTAGAAATTGTACAATATCTTAATCTTAAATCAGGATTACTTTGCCCTTTAACATAAGTATTTGATATTCTCTCACGGGCAGCAGCGTACATTTCATTATTACAATTATGCTGTACAATTGTTCCATTTGTTAAATATAGACTTGGCGTACTATTTGTTGCCATATAACTTCACCTCTTTTTTAACTTTCTTTATATGTTTTCCAGTAATTTAGTGCTTGCGACCGTCTTTGCGGTGCTCCTTGTTCATCACATACCTCATAATGAAGTCTTACATAATCGGCTGCATCTGTTACGCTACTTTCTGTATTAGATAGCCCTTTTAAATAATTATATGTATTTACATATGAATTTTTCATTTCATAACAAACATATTCTATTTGACCTTTAACCGTTTTATAATCATACCCATTTTCAGAACAATATTTTTTCATTCGTGGGTATCTAGTTACACTATCCCATTGTGCAAGACCTAAATGAGAACCTTTATTACTAGCGGCAGGGTTAAATTTACTCTCAACCCATAAATTGCCTAATACCCCACAAATCGCTGCCGTATTAATTCCAAGTCTATTTTTAAGAGTATTGAAACAATATCCTACTGCATTTGAATTATCAGCCGTTATACCATCATCAGTACCACCTGAACCATCACTATTTGTACTAAGTGAAACCTCAGAAGATGAAGTAATTTTACCCCAGTTTTCACTATAATATTGTTCAGCTAAAGCTCTTGTTGCATCATTCATATTAGGCATTACATAAAAACCTAAATACAATACTGACATTTTATCATATATACTTTCCTCTCCCATCATTCTACCGCCAACTAAATCTATCGACATAGTGGAAACACCATCAGCCTTAATACTTCTACTTATAGAATTTATATAATAAACACTTTGCTCAGGATATGTATCAGTGCTCCATAATCCTGTTTCCATTTGAGGATGTTCGTCATAAGTAAATAACCTAATAGGATTACCTACTCTTATATCAGGATTTTCAACCATTGACAATGTTGCAGTAAATCTACTAGCAGCAGATTTAGCTAATATTAAGTGTCCTAACAACTCTAAGTTGTAACCTGCGTTTATAAGTGGTGTTGTCGTACTTGGTGCTACTCTAACTCCAAAATGTATTATTGAATCTATCTCAGGAACAGTTCTTTTCATTTTTAAATCTGCACCTGAATTATCATAAACATTCATAAATGTTTCTGAGTTCATATCTATTGAATTATAAATACCTGAATCACAATCGGATAAAACAAAACTAATTATTTCATTAGGCAATACTTGAGGTATAAGAGGGTCTGTAAGCATTGAATTTGTAACACCAATCATATTTACAACGTCTATTATACCTGTTTGTTCATTATATAAAGTAGTTGCCAATGTAGAAACAAATGAATTTGTTAATAAATCAGTATATTCTTCTCTTGCTTTACTATCTTTTACATCATAACTAAATACTAAAATTTTTGTACCTACATCTATTAAATCATTTGCCGAATATTTTTGTAATGTACCAACATTTAAATATTTTATTTCACTTGCATAAATAGAAGTTCCATATAAATCAACAGAAATATTTGCTAAAGTATCTCCTTCAACAGTGGTATAAATTATTGCTTGACAATATTCACACAATGCCTGTATTTTAGCTAATGTTGCAACATCAGATTTATCTAATTTTGCACCTATATTCTCTCTAAAACTTAAATCCAATTCATATCCCATATTGTTACTTGTTAAGTTATTACAACCTAATACATAACTTGGTATTTTAAACACAATATTACCATCTTCATCTTGAAAAAATTCCATAAAACAAATTTCTGCTATTTCTTGACAATATTGTAATCTTGATTTAAATTCAGTAGAGAAATAATCAGGTGTAGCTGTAAAATCTTTAAAAATATAAGGAATAACCTTTACAGGTTCTATTCTTGTTACTAAATATCTTGCTGGAATGCCAGCATCCATACAAGCATTTGCTATAATGATATCAGGGAACAATCCGCAAAAGATTTCTGACCAGACAGTTCTTTGTGATACTTCATTTATTGAATCTTGTGATGTTTCTTCACCTTGTGCTGCCATTAATGCTGAATAAGGTTCTTTTAATTTTATCATACCAAATTTATCAGTAGCAAAACTTATATCCAAATAACCATTATTATAAATACCTGGTTGGTAACTCGCAGATTTATTTACATAGCTATTTCTTAATAATTTTAATTGGTCAGAAGCTTGTATAGTCATCGTCAATCCTTTTGTTGAATAATCTTTTTGGACTGAATTTATATATCCAAAGAATATTTTTTTAAATGTAAATTGACCACTTGAATTTCTTTCCGACCTTGATTGTGAAAATATTATTATTTCATCCATTGGTTCAAAATCGCATTTTTCGGCAAATTTCCAACCATATTTTGCTTCTCTTGCTTTCATTAAATTTTTATAATCTATGCCAGAAGAATTTGGGTCATTCCATTCACTATTACCAATTCTCCATCTAGTACCATTTGTTTCTGCTTCGTTGTCAATGTTAGTTAAACCATTCAGCATTTCATCCCAACTTTGCCAATTTTTATTGGTTTCATCAGCTCTATCTATACATACAACTCTTTCTGCACCCTTTATTGAAACACTTGCAGTACCTTCAGCAGCAACAGATGTACTTACTGTAATAGCAGAAAAATTATTTAATTGATATAATCTTAAATAATTTTCTTCACTTGTTACTGTACCAGCAAAATATAATTTCTTTCTAATAATTACAACATAATCTTGTTTATAATTAAATCTACCCAATGAATTTGGATGATATTGCAATCCTTTTAACAATCTAACATTTGCATATTTTATGTAATCCTTTAAAAGGATAGAATAATTAATCATGATATCAGAGCCACTTGCATAAGCATCTAATCCCATTGCTTTTAATTGTTCTATTTGTTTCATAGCAGAAGCTGACATATCAGATGTATCAGTAGGAACTCCTGAAAAATAACTTGCTTCAACACTTAAACCGCTACTGCTACCTAATCCGTTCATTTTATTTGCAACATCTGATTTAAATTTTGCCCAATCTGTATCGCAATTCGAATTTTTAGGATAAAGAACACCACTATCAGTATAGTCTGGATTAGGTGCAAACCAACGTGGACAAGCTTTTCCTGAGCAATCATAATGTCTTAATAAATTTGTAGAAGGATTAATATTATAAGTTTTACAAAGATATGCGGCTAAATGAACATTAGCGTTATATCCTGCTTCAGTATATTCTCCCGTTGTAATGCTTTTAGTGCAAGATTCTATACCAATGGAATATTTATTATGATGACTTTTTGAATGCCAGCATTGTATATTGTCATCTACCATTTGAAATATTGAACCATCATTACCAATAGCGTAATGAGCAGCAACACCTTTTTTACTACTATCACTTGTGGTTTGATTCGATTTAAACTGGTTGTAAATGCCTTGACAAGTAGTATTAATTGCCCAGTGCATAACTACATATTGTGGCGTTTGTGCTCCGTGTTCACTTCCACTTCCCAATCTATAAGTTGTTTTATCTATCGAAGGTGCTGAAACAGTTCCACTACTTTTTGCAGTTTCAGTTCCTGTATATCTTAAAATATTAGTCCAATTGCCATTTTGATATGGATTAATACCAATTTCTTCTTTGCTTCGATATTTTGTTCCTTGCTGTACCTGGTCTCCTGAGTCTATATCAGAACTCTTACCATCACCACCATTTTCATCGCCACTGGCTTCAACTATCTTATTATTACCACAATAGATAGCCATATGACCACCTTTAGCAGAAGCAGCAGCCTTGCTTCTTAATAAGATATCTCCTCGTTTCATATTTTCGGTTGAACTGCTCTTAACAGTGCCGTTTGCTAAAATATCTTCAAATCCACTATCTAATAAGGGCTGTAATGAATTACTTGTATCATCTGCACCTTTACTTCTTAATTCTATACCTGCTTGTTCAATCGCAGAAATTACCAAACTTGAACAGTCATAATCAGGACCCCATCTTTTTTCATCAAGCTGACTATAACCATGACTAGAATTTTTTGCTATTTCTTCTGCCCAACTTGTATAACATTCAGGAATTGATTGTGCCATTTATATCACTACCTTTCTATTGTACATTGAATCGTTTAATAAAAAAATAAAAAATTGGTTATGAAATTAAAACTCATAACCAATTAAAAAACATTATTTTTATTTAATATCCGCTCTTTTTTTCTTCGTTAAAGTATTTTATTTTTCCAGTAGAACTATCATAATCAACACCCTGTGATGCAATAACTCCTTTTGCACCAATTGCAGTTAAATCAAATGGTGAATATCCTTGTAAAAAGTTCCATCCACATACTCTTTTTGTTTTATCAAACAATGTAGTCGTTGCTGTCATTTCAAAATGCAAATGATTGCCGTTACTATCGCCTGTATTGCCAACTTTTCCAATTTGTTGTCCAGCAGTAACTTTATCTCCTGCTTTTACCATTGGTTCTTCACACATATGTCCATATAAATGTAAAAAACTTTTACCACCAATCGTACTCTGTATACATACCCAATATCCATAATCATGACTACCTGTATTTGGTCCAGAACTATTTGTACCATACACAGTACCTGCATATGCGGCATAAATAGCTGTACCCTCGTTAGCTCCAAGGTCAATACCGCCGTGAAATTCTCCCTTATTGTCAAATACAGTACCTGAATTTCTCCACATACCTGAACTTGCGTGCCAACTACCAGAAGGTAATGGAAATTTTATACCAGTAGTACCACCACTACCAGAACTTCCAGATGTGCTATCACTATTATCGCTACTATCTCCATCTGTACCATTTATACTAACATCTGAATCTGAATTGTTTACAGCAGAATCATACATCTTCTGAAACATTTCAATAGCTTCTTGTGTTTTTTGGTCTAAATCTGACATATCTAATTTATAAAAAGTTTTATACATTGGGTACATTTTATCATATATGCTTGCTTCACCCATAACTCTACCTGATGATAAAGTTAAAGTCATTGTGGAAACACCTTCACAAGAAATATTTCTACTTACTGCTTCTACATAATAAACACTTTGAGGAGTATCTTCTGAATATTCACCTGTTTCAGGATTTGGATGCTCATCATAACTCAAAAATCTAACAGGATTTCCCACTTTTATATCAGGATTTTCAACCATTTTTACCGTTGCTGTGTATCTTTGTGATATTGACCTTGACAATAATAATGCACCATATAATTCTGCTCTTGCTTCTGTACATACTAATCCTGTTTCTAATGATTGCATTGGTCTTACGCCAAACTTTAATATAGCTTCCATATTAGGTACTGTTCTTTTTATTTTTACGCTTGTAGCAACATTTTCACCACCAAATGTCATACCATTTATATCTACGGTTGTGTATACATTTTCATCAGAATCTGTTAATGTAAATCCTATTAAATCTTCTTGTGGAATTACTTGTATAAAACTATCTGTTAGCATTGACATTGTAACATCGCCAACTCTTAATAAATCAAATGCTTTTATATCAGAATAGCTACTTGTATATAATTGATTTGCAAAAGCAGTTACTCTTGAATTATTTATTAAATCAACATATTCTGACCTTGCGATAACATCTGTTACATCATATTTAAATACTAATAATTGTATTCCTGCTTTTAGCTTATCATTTATACTATATTTTTGTAATTGTGCTAAATTTAAGTTTCTTATTTCTGTTGCATATAATGTTGAACCATATAATCCTGTTGATATTGATTTAACTGTATCGCCCTCTACTGTTGTATATAACATTGGAGTAACATCTTGACATATTTCTTGTAATTTACTCATTGTCATAAGTCTTGTTGCTTCTGGTTTTAACTCTTTGCCAATTAAGTCTCTAAACTCATCAGTTATTGTGAGTCCACAATTATTAGTGTCTAATGTATTACAACCTATTACATAATTAGGAATTTTAAATACAATATTACCTTCTTCATCTTGGAAAAATTCCATAAAACTTCTTTCAGCTACTTGTTGACAATATTCATATCTTGACTTAAATTCTGAGGAAGTTTCATAATTAACACTACCTCTTATTTGAACTACATAAGGGATAATTTCAACAGGTTCTATTCTTGTATTTAAATATTTCCAAGGAATACCAGCACATAAGCAACAATACTTAATAATAGTTCCTGGGAATATTCCTGCAAAAACATCTGTTTGTGACATTCTCATATTTAAAGTTTTTTTAGCGGTTTCATCTGACTGTTCATTATAAATATATCCATAAACTAATGGGTCTTGTATTTTTAACAAACCAAATTCATCAACATTAAAACTTGTATCTAAATAACCTTGGTTATATCTACCAGGATAATATGATGGTAAATTATTTTGAAAACTATATGATAATAATTCAGTTTGGTCACTTGCTTGTATAGTTATAGTTGGTCCTTGGCTATTAAAATCTTTTTTTATTGAATGTATGTAACCAAAAAATATTTTTTCAAAAGCATATTTCCCTGATGAATCTTTTTTAGTTCTCGATTTAGAATATACAATTATTTCATCCATTGGTTGCCAATCGCACTTCTCAGCATATCGCCATCCATATTTAGCTTCTCTTGCTTTCATTAGATTTTTATAATCCACACCTGCTGAACTTGGGTCTTCCCAACCTAAAACACCCATACGCCATTTTACGCCAGAATTATCACCTTCGTCATCAATATTAGTTAAACCGTTTAATAACTCCTCGTAACTTTGCCAACCTTGATTTTCTTCTGATTTCTTTTCTATACAAACTACTCTTTCGCCGCCTTTAAGAGAAATACTACAACTACCTATTGATGAAGTTGAAATATTTGTTTGTATTGCAGAAAAGTTGTTTATTTGATATAAACGTAAAAACAATTCATCACTTGTCATACAAGCAGCAAAATACAATTTTTTTCTTATTACAACCATATAATCTTGTTTAAAATCTTGTTTTTTCATTTGGTTGGGATGCCATTGTATTCCTTTTAATTTATGTACGTTAGTATATTTAATATAATCAACTAATGCAATAGAATAATCAAAAACAAAGTTGCTATCTTCTACGTACATATCTATACCTTGTTTTGCTAATTCTTCTTTTTGTCTTAAATATTCTTGAAATATAGAATTTTTTACATCAGCAGAAATTGTTGGGTCATAAGATGAACCTGTAACTTCAATACCACTATTAGATTCATCCCCTGATGAAAGACTGGTATTGTTTGATGAATTAGTGATAAAATTTCTAACATAATCGTGTATCTTTTTATTAAGTTCTTTTGTTGTATAATGAACACCCATAGTGTCAACAGTGTTAGCATTAACATCATTTACTATTTGACTCCATACATCTATGTATGTCATCTCTGTAACACCAGATTTAATTTTTGAATTGAAATCTTGTATTGCTTTATTATTAGTAGAGGTTGCCCAACTTGGGTATTGTTTTTTATATATTTCGTCAACCATTGGAGTTTCTGACATAACATAACAGGCAGCTCCTTTATTTTTCCATTGTTTTCCATATTCATTAAGACCTGAAACGTATCTATCAACATTTCTAAGGTCGTTTATACCTGCCCAAATAATTGTAGCAGCACCACTTTTGACAGCACCCTCGTTTTCTGCTTGATTCATATATCCTACTACTTTGTCATAACCGATACTACCTTCACAGTACAACTTATCGTCACTTTGTACGACAGAAGTGTTTTTTAAAAAAACAACTCTTGAATGTCCTATCCAAACGAATGTAGTTATAGGGTTTTTGCTGCCACTTGTACCACCCGAAGAAACACCAGTAGTATAAGGAGCACTTTTCTTTTGAATAATAGCACTACCCTGAATCTTACCAAACTTATCAGAAGAAGCTTTATCTTTAAAGAGTAAATCTATATGATAATAACCTTTACTATCTTTAACAATATCCTGTCCTCTATCTGTAACAATATATAACCTTTTACTATAATCTACTCCATCACCACCTGTACAACTTTCTATCCAAACATATGAACCATATGGAATATCAGATGGAGCAGCACAAGTTTGTTTGGAAGTATTTAATTTTTTACTATTACAATCGTAATATCCACCCTCTTGTTTGCTGTTATCAGGATAATAAGCTGTAAACACAGCCTTGTATGACGTACCAGATATCTTAGAACAAGTTGTTCCTAAATTAGGAGCTGTTGCATTAGGGTCATCACCACTTCCGTATACAGTAGCCATTTTTTATCTCCTTTCTTTGTTTTTATATATTATTTAAACACAACAAATAATTTTTCATAAAAAAAATACAAACCCACAAAACAAATATAGTCTGTGGGTTTATATTTCATAAAAATTAGTAAATATTAATCGCCCTTTTCTGAACCATCATCTGTATCGGTTTTATTCTTATCATCTGTATCTGTCTTATCTTTATCGTCTGTGTTTGAATCTGAGTTTTCACTATCTGTATCATCGGTATCTTCATCTGTTGTAGTTTTTTCTTTTAATACACCAACAGAGAAATCAGCACTTTGTTCTGCTTGATAATTTGCATATGTAAATTTAAAAGTACCTGCAAACCAATAAGTGTTATCTTCTTCATAATATTCTGAATTATCAGTAAATATAATTTGTGTAAGTTTTATATTAGGTGCGATACTACTATCACGAGCATTAAGTGCTTTAAGCAATGATGATGTTGTTGTGTTCTTAGAATAAGAAAGTGTAGGTAATACTTCTTTAAGAGCAAGTATTTCTTTTGCCATAGTACTTCCGCTTGCTGTCATATTAGCAGCTGTAGTATTCATTGCTACTTCTGCCGCTTCTTCCGTAGAATAATTATAAGTACTGCCATATTTTAATATCTTAGTAGTTATATCAGTATTGTTTATTAAAATATAATATATACAATTAAATGTTAAAGAGTTTGTATCTTTAGCATCTTTTCCAAAACAATTATTATATATTTCTTCACTATATTCTTTTGTGCATTTCTTAAATGTTTCAAGTTCACTTTCAGTAAGAATACTTTTCAATGTACTTACAAATATATAAGTACCTACTTTTTTATCACTAGTTTCTTTTAATAAAGAAGAATATGTTTTCCAAAGATATTGTCTATAATAAGTTTGATATAACTTATCATATTGTTCTGCTGTCATCCAATCTTTACAACTTGATACTGTTCTATTTTGACCAATATAATCTTCTACATTATCTTCTGTAATTGCATTACCTGATGAATCTTTTTCAAGTTTCAATAAAAAGTCTTTTAATTCACTTCTTATTGTTACAAATTCTTCTGTTGTAAAAATATCTCTTAATGTATTTTCATCAACTATAATAGAATCAATATCTCCACTTACTAATGCAGAATTACCAGCAATACCTTCATTTTCCATTTGATAACTATAATACTCTAAAAGTTTTTGATAGTTACCATTTATATAGAACCTTGCACCTGTTGAACAAAGTAATCTGCCAGCGTGTCCACATATTTCATCTTTTCTCATTTTTACGTAAGTTCCACGTTCTGCTTCCCAAATTTCTCTTGCTCTTAATAATTCTATTTCAGAAATTTCATCATATTTATTTAAAAAGTTAAAAGGAGCTGATTCATTTTGTTGTAGCATAGCTTTTGTTACAGGAGTACCATCTATTCTTGTTGTTAAATTTAATGCTGTTTGTGCCATAGTAAAACCTTCATCAGTTGTCCAAGAATAAGGTAATGGCTTGTCATATGGAAGTACATATTTTTCAGAACTAATAGTTTCTTCTTGTGCATATTGCAATTGCATAAAATATAAATATATAGGATAAAAACTATCAGAACCATCAAAAGTACCATCAAAACCTTCAACATTGCCATATATAGGAGTAGACTCTGTTATTTGTTGTATGCCACCATACATACTTGCTGCTCTTAATGAAACAGCCCAATTATGTATTTCTGTTTTTCTTTCTTCTGTCATTTCTATGCCATTATACGCTGCCATTCTTGCCTCTCTATAATAAGTACATCTTGTTCTTAATATTTCTACTTTTAATGGTAAATCATTTCCTGCTTCAAATTCTGTTTGATAATCGCTTACACTTGCACTATCTGATGTACTATCTTCATCAGGAGTAAATCCAAACAATCCCAATTGCTTTTGTTGTTCAAATCTATTAGGACTAATTGATGTAACAGAAACTATTCTATGAATATTAAATACCATTGTATAACTGATATTTTCAGTTTCAGCCACTCTATCATAAGTAAAACTCTCAAAATGTCCTAAATAAACTCTATCTTCAAAATAAATATAAACAAGTCTTGGTCTCCATTCATCAGTTAATTCATCGGCAATATCAGCAAAGCCACTTTCAACTTCATATCTTTTTACAACACTTGCTTTATTCCATTCTCGTATACCTATTAATGCTTTTTCCAAATCCGTAGCAGCTTCAATGTTTGTATCAGAAATAGCTGTTGTAATGTTGTTATTTGTTATTAAATTGGTCAAAGAATTTTCATCATTTTCACTATTCAATTCAGATTCTAATATTGAAATTGGTCCTGTATAGCCTTCTTCCAACCATTCTACTTTAGTCCAACCTGGATATTCTGCATAACCATTTTCTTTTAAATAATCAGTATCATCTATTTTTGAAGTGGCAATAACCTGTTTTGCCCAAAGTCTATCATTACTTAATTCACAACAGGTAAATTTACTATTTACTGTTAATGGAGTACTGGAAACCTTACCATATTTTTCATCAGGTCCAAAATATAAATATGCTACTTCGCTTACAACTGTATATAATTTTACATAATCCTTTACTAATGTATTATATACTTCTGAATCTGACATATATTTTGAACCGTCTGTTTTATACATAGGAATCCAATAACTTGTTGAACGTTGCAAATATTCTCCTGTTGTATCAAGAGTTGAACTTGAAGAAAGATTAAGTTCATAATAATTCTTCATATCATCTGCTGTTGGAGCAGTAGTAGTATCTCCATCGGTAGTAGTTTCTGAGGTGGTAGTTGAGTTTGAATTTGAAGATGTTGTTGTTTCAGTTGTTGTATCAGAAGAAGTATCTTCTGTTGTAGTTGTACTACCTTTATATTTTGTTGAAGTGTCATCACTACTAAATTGTGCAGTTGTAGTACCTGTACCAAATGAAGAATAGGTGCTTGAAGTAAAACTAGTATTATCGGTAAAGTACACTCTATACCATATTTGTGTGTTATTACTATTATGTATTGTATCGTCAGATAATGTAACATGATTATTTGTAACAAAAGTGTCACCTTTTTCAATGTATGTATTAACAGAAACTAAATCACTTTTACTATCAATAGTATCTGATGTATAATTTACAGTACAATAAACAGGTATTCTATCTTTTGCATACCAGTGTGTCAATTGGTTCATTTTATTTGAAGCATTTTCAGCCATTTTCCATTGTCCACTTTTAACTGCAACAAAAACATTATCGCTACTTGATTCAGTAGGGTTGTAATGTCTAAATATATAATAATCTCCATCTATTTTATACCAACAAGATGTAAATGTGCCTTTTGAAGTAACTCCTGCTTTTGTAAACTTCATTTCTGACGTTGTTGTTTCAGTAGTAGAAGTACTAGTATCTGTTGTTGTACTACTAGATACATCAGTAATTAAAACCTCTTTGGTAATTGAAGTTGATAAGAACCCATCATCAACATAAGGAGTTAATGCTATTCGATGTGTTCCTATTTTTGAAAATGATGTAGTTGTACTATATGTATATACACCAGTACTTGCCAATGTACCATTAGAAGATTGTTTTAGTGTTGTTATATCTGTTCCTGTTGTTTTATCTGTTATTTTTATTTTAGTTACTTCTGGCTGTGCTTTAAATGATATTGTAACCTTTTCACCAATAAGAGTTGTTGTAGGACTTAATTTTACACTTAATAATTCATCGCTTGCTGTTATATCAGAAGTACTAACAACATTTTTATTTACATATGCTTTTATAATAGCTGTATCATCCAACCATTCACCATCAACATATAATTCAACATATATATATTGCGTGCCTGATTCTGACATTTCTGGATAAGCTTTTGAAAATATTCTTGTATCATCATCTTCTTCATAACTTGAAATAACTTTAGTTTTACTATCCCAACTTTTAGATATTCTAATTTTATCTACTTCATCTGTTGTTGTAACAGTTATGGTTGGAGTACTTCCTGTTTTTATTTTTCCACTAACCATACCACTAACAGTAATTTCTTCAATATAATCATCAACACTATCATAATCAATATAACTACTATTTGATGAACTTGATGAACTAGAACTACTACTTGAAGAACTAACAGTTATTTTTCCTGCTTTATAATATTTATCATACCAACCTTCACCGTCAATATAAAACTTAATATATACATAGCCTGTTTTTGAAGCAGTATAATTTACCTTAAAAGTATTTCTTGTACTTGTTGAAGAATAAGTAGTAGATTTTGTTGTTGAATCACTTGAATCAGCCATACGGACTCTTACTTTTGTAACCTCGTCTGTTGTTACAATAGTAGAAGTAAAAGAACTGTTTTTTGTTACCTTGCTTTTATTAAATGTGACACTTTTTATATAAGTATTACTTTCAGTTGAACTAATACTATCGTCATCATCGTCATCATCAGATGAACTACTTGAAGATGAACAACTTACCTTACCTATTCGATAGTATTTACTACTAGGTCTCCAACCACTACCAGAAACATAATATTTTAAGAATAAATATCCTGTTTTTTTCATTGTATAACTAACTTTAAATGTATTATAACTACTTGTTGAACTATATACTTCATCTACTATATCGGAATCGCCAGCAGCATAAGTATATAAAAGTACTTTTGTTATATCATCAGTGGTTTTTATTGTAGCGGTAATTTTCTTAGTGGTATTTTTTGTTACACTTGTAGAAATAATGTAATCAGAAGATGTTATATAACTAGTATCATCATCGTCATCATCATCGTCATCATCAGTAGACGAAGCTGTTACTTTTATACAATTTGAAAGATAATCGCTTACCCAAGCTTCTTCATCGTCTATATATGGTTGTACTTTTATTGTATGGGTAACACCCGTACTACAAGTAAGCTTAATTTTATATGTAAAATACCTTTTAGACCCTGTTGTCGTTTTATAACTTGTAACAGTTTGATTATTAATACTTGAAATAGTATCAGATTTAAATCTAATTTTTGTAACATCACTTGTTGTTATTACTTTTATGTATAAATATTCGCCATATTTTATACGAGAATAACTTAATACAGTATCATAATCGCTATCGTCATAAAACTCAAAACTTGTAATATAATCGTCTGCATTATCTGATGTAGTACCTGATTTATTAGTTAAATAAACAGATAAATTATCATAAGTATCAGTTATTTCTTTACCATTTTCTAATGTTGCTTTAATATGTAATGTTCTACTACCTGTTGTTGGGTCATTGAATTTATATTTAATACCACTAAATCTATAATAAGGGCAACTTAAAGGATTGGAACTGGTGGAATTACTTCTATACCAAACAGCTTTTGAAGCGTTCATTGATTGTGAATTTACACTAGTATTATCAAAATTTGTAGATAACTCTATCTTACTTACATTTACTAACGTTTCAACAGTTATTGTATAAGTAGTATCGGAATTACCATATTTATTTCTTATTGCAGTAATACTTTTTGAAGTATCGCCTGATTCATTGACAAAATATGCGTTCTTAATTATTTTGCTAATACTTAAACTAGATTTTGCTGTTGTTGTAAATTGAACACTAACCGCACCTTGGTCTGGTTTAATAACATTATTTATTATAGGATAAATAATTAATTCTTCACAACTACCATATACTGATGATACATCATTGTGACTATATGTATAATCAAAATAACTATCATCTATGATATCTGATTTAGTAGTTAATATATCTTTTATTTCATATACATATTTTGATTTATTAGAAGTATCACTTAATCCTTTATAGACTTTAACAACACAAAGACCAGTAAGATTACTCTCTGCAATATCATTAACATATATATAAAATTCTACATCATAACCATCGGTAAGAATACGATATTCAGACTCGCTAGTTATACCCTTAAATCCAGCAAACCAGTCAGCATCAGCAGAACTATATTCTATATTATTTGACATTTTATAACTATTAAATGAATAATAAATACAATCTGCATTAGTAGATAAACCTTCTACTGTTACATTTGAAGTTGACATTACTGGCATATTTGCAATATCTTCTGATGAAAAAGCTTCAATATTGTTTTCATCAATTATATTGTCATAGTTAATAGTTACATCTTCATCGTTATTTTCTTCATTATTTAAAGAAATGTTTCTTGTTTTATTTATAGATTTTGCCATACTTGGGTCATAAGAATTATAAGATATAGAACTAGCTGTATCTGTATCAAAATTAATTTTTGCAAATATTTTATCTTCTTTATTCCCTGTATAAAAACTATTTATTGATTTTACAAGTTCCCCATTTATATATAATTGAATACCATAAATCGAACCATAGTTTTTTGAAGATGACTTATCTTTAAAACTTACTTTAACTGTATACACTCCATCACTTTTTTTAGTTAAATCCTTACCGTATACTTCTTTTGACGTACTATAAGATATAAAATCCAAATTTACGTTATTAATATTTGTAGTAGGATTTATTGCAAGATATACATAATAATCTGTATCATATTTTATATTGTTAAACTCTAATATGGAAGAAGAACTCACTGTTTTTACAGAAGTAGAACTACTACTTTTATTCATTCCAAAACCTAATAGTGAATATGTTGAAGATGTTGTATTGTTATTATTATTGTTATTTGAACTATCATCAGTTGATGGATTTGTTATTTCTGAATATGTTTTACCTTCGGCAGTTTTTTCCATTATCTCTTGTGTTATTTTATCCATATCACCAATTCCATTCCAGCGATACATTTGTATTCCTTCTTCTGTAATAGTATATTGGTTGATATCTTCTTCTGCACCATTTTCAAGTGCTATATATCCACCCTCGTAATATGAAACCATTCCCCAAGCTCCTGGTGAATCTACGTGATTTACTGTTACTTCACCACCACGATATAATTGTGCTATTTTAGTAGCAGTAAATTTAGGTTCAGAATATAAATAAGCACTTTCACTTACACATACATATAAATCCTTGTCAAAACCATTTTCAACAGTAGCAGATGTTGTTGTATCTTCTGTTTCTGTCGTAGTAGCTGTGCCATTTAATGATTCAACGTTAGAATTATAAATTTCTATTGCTATTTGAAATGCAATTTCAGAAACATCATAAGTTTCAGTTTCTTGATATGTACTTAAATAATTACTAACCATAGTATATGTAATATCATCAGTGTCATCCACATCATAAGCATCCTTAATATCATCTAAATATTCTGAAATTTCTTCTAAAACTTCTGCTTTATTAGTTGACCATTCTGAACTTGATGGAAATGGTATTGAAGCTGTCAGCATTTTACCATTTGATAATGAAGAATTTTTAACTTGTGTTTGAGTTAATTTATATACAGTAGCAAATGTTACTTGTTGATTTTTACTTAACATAGTTGCTATTTCATCATTAACCTTTGCAATAATAGTTTGTATTGTTGTACAGGCAAGATTTAAACTTAAAGTTGAATATAAAGAAGAAAGTTCAAGATTTACTAACTCAGCAGCTTTTTCTGTTGTTAAAGTTGTTCTTTCTGAACTTGAACTTAACAAACCTGTAAGTTGATTACTTGCATTTTGTATATCTTCAAGTGAAGTACTTGAAGCAACTATTTTATCATAATACTCAACAGCATCATCTAAATATAATATTTGTAAAGGTTCGCTATCGCCATTATATATTTTATTTATACCTACATTTTGATATCTTAAAAGCGTACCTGAATAATTAAATATTTTCTCTAATTCTGCAATACCACTCATACCTGATAAACCAGTATTACCTGAAATAGTCATAACAGGAATATCTTCACCATAATGATGAAAGAATATACCACCACGAGTAACTGTTTTAGACGTAATCTTTTGATGTTTCATATTTATCTTATTAGGATTTATGTACATTTCAACTGTATGAATTTCATACGGTGTTACATAATACTCTAATACCATAGGTATTCTTTGTTTCATTGCCATATACGCATCAGAAGCTTCTTGTGCAGAAGATAAGTATGATATATCATTTTTATAAGTATCATCAACTAATTTTTTTTGAGAAGTAAGAAAATCATTACTTGTTATAGCTTCTTGCAAATTAGCAAGTATTGTTCCATCCAAACCAATTACACCTCCATTTCTTTTAATCATTATTTTATTTTCTAATAATTATATATTTTCTTTTTTCTTTAACAATAGGAATATACTATGTTTTTAAAATAAAATAAGGGAAAAATATTTAATCTTCCCCTTATTTAAACTATTTATTTAAGATTTAGGCGTATAACTCCATGGACCTTGATTTGTAATTTGCTTAACTGTTGTATTTGCCCATTCAGGATGACATTGTGCAACATCTTTTTTATATACGCCTTCTGATATTATAAATTCACTATCTTTTACAATAAACTCCAATGTTTGTTTTCCATCCAGGTGTCCCCAAGTGTTTTTATATTCAACTTCACTAGGATTGTTTTTCGAATCAACAAACAATCCTAAGAAAGTTTGACCATTACGAAACTCAACTTTAACTTTATCACCAGGTCTTCCAAATTTACAACTTAACGCTAAAGCATAACGCCCATCTACTCTGAGGAAGCCATCGCTATCAAAATGTCTACCAGACGCTTCTAATATTTTCCATTGACGTGTACTATGTTCCAAAGCATTTACGCTACTATATTTTTCAATTACCATTTGACTACCAATATATCCATCGTTAGGAACTTGGATTGTTTTACCTGTTACCTCGTTAGTTGAACCACTAAATGCAATTGGACCATCAGCTGGGAAGCTACCGTCACCAATATCATCATCACTATCACTACTACCGCTATCACTACTATCATTATTTATAGAAACACTACCATAGCCTGATTGTATTTCATCCCAACTTGATTGATATTTACTTTTAGCATAAGCAAGAATTTCAGGGTCTGTTATATTTGGTTCTTCATAAAATCCTCTATACGCAACAAATAGTTTATCATATATACTTTCTTCTCCCATTACTCTACCAGCAACTAAATCTAATGTCATTGTAGAAACTCCATCAGTTTTAATACTTCTACTTATAGAGTTTATATAATAAACACTTTGTGCAGGATATGTTTCTGTACTCCATATACCAGTTTCCATATTAGGATGTTCATCATAAGTAAACAATCTAATAGGATTTCCTATCCTTATATCAGGATTTTCTATCATTGATACTGTTGCAGTGAATCTGCCTGCTGCTGATTTCGCTAATAAACAGTGACCAAATAATTCACAATTATCATCTCTATATATCAATGGTGACGTTACGCTTGGTGCAACTCTTACGCCAAATCTCATTATACTTTCATAATCTGGAACTGTTCTTTTTATTGCAGTTTTTTCATCACCTTCATACACACCCATATATGTTATACCATTTACTTCAATACTATTATAAACTTCTTTATCAGTATCAGATAATGTAAAACTTACTATTTCCTCTGGTGGAGTTTCAGGAATTAAAGCATCAGTCATCATAGACATTGTTAATCCTGAATAATTATCCATACTACTTATTCCTGATTGTTGATTATATAATGCAGTTGCATAAGACATAACCCTTGTATTTGATATTGTTTCTAAATATTCATCTCTTGCCTCTTTGTCTGATATATCGTATTTTATTAACAATAATTGTGTACCACTAGGTAACGTATCATTTATTCCATATCCTTGACAAGTACCAACATTTAGATATTTTATTTCACTTGAATACAAATCACTACCATATAAGGCTAATGAAATAGTTCTTAATGTTTCATTGTTTTCACAAGTATATACTAACATCTTACAATATTTTAATCCTTCTTGTATTCTTTCTAAAGATATTGCATAACTTTTATCAAATGGTGCAAAATTATTTTCTCTTAAAACTTCTACGTTTAATTCATACCCCATATTGTTAGCTGTTAAATTGTTAGCTCCTAAAACATAACTTGGTATTTTAAACACAATATTTCCTTCTTCATCTTGGAAAAATTCCATAAGACATAATTCTGCTATCTCTTGACAATAGTCTAATCTTGATTTAAATTCTGATGATTGATAATTTACACCATCAGTTAATTTGAAAATATAAGGAATAACTTTTACAGGCTCTATTCTTGTTACTAAATAAGAAGCAGGAATACCAGCAGCAAGACAACCTTGTGCAATAATCAAATCAGGAAATAATCCTGAAAAAATTTCACTAAATGTACTTTGTGTTTTTATTCGTGCTATTGCTTCCTCAGAAGTTTCACCTGCCGAAAATATTGCTTGGAATGGTTCTGTTATTTTTATTAATCCTGTTTCACTTGTTGCAAAACTTATATCCAAATACCCATTATTAAATCTACCAGGTTGAAAACTTGGAGATTTATTTACATAACTATTTTTTAATAATTTTAATTGGTCTGTTGCTTGTATAGTTATAATTGGACCTTGACTATCAAATTGTTTCTTTATTGAATCTATATATCCAAAAAATATTTTTTCAAATGTAAATTGTCCACTTGCATTTCTTTTTGTTCTTGATTGAGAGTAAACAGTTATTTCGTCCATTGGTTGCCAATCACATTTTTCTGCAATTCTCCAACCATATTTTGCTTCTCTCGCCTTCATTAAATTTTTATAATCCACTCCTAATGAAGTTGGACTATCCCAATCACTACTACCAATTCTCCATTTACTATCACCAGTAGTAGCTTCATCATCAATATTAGTCAAACCATTTAATAATTCTTCGTAACTTTGCCAATTTTTATCTTCTTCATCGTTTCTATTTATACAAACTACTTTTTCTCCACCTTTTAATGAAATATTACAAGTGGCTTCACCTGCAACACTAGTTTTTACTGTTATTGCAGAAAAATTATTAACTTGATATAATCGTAGGAAATTTTCATTACTTGCCATTGTTGCGGCGAAATATAATTTTTTCCTTATAATTACAATGTAATCTTGTTTAAAGTTAAATCTACCTAACGAATTAGGATGATATTGTAATCCTTTTAACATTTTTACATTTGCATATTTTACATAATCCTTTAAATGTGAAGAATAATCTACAACAAGAGAATCTCCTTCTACTGCCATATTTATTCCTTGTGCGGCACCTGCTGCAATCATTGCATCTATTTGTGCTTTAATCTTAGATTGGTCTGAGTCTGATATGTCAGAAAAATAGCTTGTTGAACTTACAGTAATACCTGAACCACCGCTTGAACTAGAAGAACCACTTCCTGAACTTGCAGAACCACCGCCTGATAAGTTAGCACCTTTACCACTTGCAGGATTTATATATAATACTTGATTACTTCTATTTGCAATCGCTTGTTTTATTGCTGAAAAAGATATTGGAAATGTTGCTCTTGTGGCGATATCACCGCCTGCAAGTGTACTATTACCACCACCATCATAACAATAATAATTTCCATTAGTATCTCTTTTATAAATAGCCAACCAGTGTCCAGTACCTTCTTTACTTCCATCCCAATAATTTTTTCCATTAGTTGAAGGTAATGTTTGAATACAAAAACCAATTCTACCATTATTGCTAAGAGTTGTAATAACTTTATTTTCATCTATACCATCCGCTGCTTGTGCAGTAAAATAACTTGATGCAGAATTTACCATATTTGCCATTGTAACTTTATCAAGAATAGTACGACCAGCATATTCACCAGCAGTATATGCAGATATTTGTGAAATTTCATCTGGGGTAATATATTTTCCAGATATATCTGTACACATTATTGCTAATATCATTGTAGTACAACATGATGACTGATTGCAAAGGTCCCAGCCTGCACAAGTCCAAACAGGCAAATTGCCTACACTAGCATCAGTAGTTCCACTACGAATTCCACAGCCTAATTTTCCTTCTTGACTTTTTAATTTAAATACTCCACTTGGAGAACCGCTCATTTATTTCACTTCCTTTTTATTAAAATAGGAAATTATTAAAATAAAAAAAGACCTTTTGTAAAAAAGGTCTTTTAAATTTTATGAAATAGTTGTATTAACAACAGCAGTAACACCAGTATCATCTAAAACTTGATAAGTTATAGCTTCTGAAACATTTTTACTCATTTCTTCTACGTTTGTATCTAATCCAGTTATATCAGCTTTAACGTTAATATTTACAGTTTGATTTGAACCATTCTCTTGTAAATTTTTATTTAATGTTGCATAACTATTAATTTCACTGCTAGTTGCAAGTGCATAAGAAAGTATCTGTGCATCAGGGGCAACCAATCCACCGCCTGCCTCTGTCAAACTGGTTGAATATCCTTCCCAATCAGTTGTTGCTAATGATTGTCCTGACAATGATGAATTAGAACCAAATGTTTGAGCTGTAAATAACAACTGACCTGCACCTAAATAGCCTGTACCATTAAGAGCATCAACAGCATCACCTGTATTTTTAGCCGTTTCTGCCATATTTTTGCTATCTTCTTTCTTTCGTTGTTCTTCTTCAGGGTCTGTTGTTTCTTCGGGAGTGGTAGTAGGAGTTGTTTCTCTTGTTACTTCTGAAAGTTTCGAAGAAATATCTCCTGTCAAATCAGTCAATGTTGCAATATCTTTATTTGTCGTATCAGCATATCCACTTTGTATTGTTCTTACCAAAGTAGCAGTATCCATATCTGTTCTATTTGTTACAATTTGAGTACCTGCACTGTCTGAATATTTATATGAACCAATCATAAATGAATCATCACCAGTTCTGAGAATTCTCAAACTAGTGGATTCTATTTCACCGTTTTTGTTAGTACCTACTGTATAATTGTTAAGTGAGTATATATGTCCTGCTATCAAACTTTTTACTAATTCTGATGCATTAAATGTTCTATTATTTTCATCAGTAACTTGTTGTTGTGTAGTAGTTTCTTCTTTTACAGCTTTTGTCATTACCAAATTTCTAACAGGTTTGTTTGAAGCTGCTTTTAGCTTATCACTTGCACCTGCTGATACTGAAAGTTGTACACCTGTTCCAGCTTTAGCTAACAATTGGTTTATAGCTAAGAGTTCACTGTTTGATATATAATCTGTAGTACCTTTAATCATGTTGTTAATTATGCCAGCAGTAGTCGAATTAGGGGCTTGTTTTATGGCTTGTTCTAAATAATATTTTTGGTTATTAGTATTTGGTATCTCATAATTGGCACTTGTCCACCAATGTTTATTAGATACTGGCGTAGTTAATTCATAAGTAACATACTTAGTTCCTTGTGTTTTTGTATCTATGGTCTTAGTACCAGCTGTTGAATAATTTGTGTTATTATAAGCATTCTCTGCCCATACATCAGGAGTAAAGGATGCAAATCCATTTGAATACCCCATATCACCTAAAAGCGTATTCCAAAAATCAACAGTTGAACCTGGTGTTGCAAAGTATTTTTTAGTATATTCATCTAAATTGCCTTTAAATTCTACTGTTGCTCCTGTACCACCACTACTACTGCCACTACCACCATCCGAACCATCACTTGAACCATCATTGTTGTTATTCCCGTTAGTAATATTTTTTATCTTAATACCACTATCAATAATACTTTTTAAAAAAGATAAAATAGATTTTGAATTATTTTGGCTAATTGTACCATCGTCATCTAATATCTTTTTTAAATCTTCGTTACTGGTAAATATATCTAAATTTCCATTAATAAGTTCTTGTAATTGCTCACCAGTATCATCCTCAAGAATATCTATCAATTCATCATAATTACCATTTCCATTTTTATCTTGTATCTTACTACCTAATAATTCCAGAAGTTTTTTACCGTCTTCTTTTGTGTTTAATGGTGACCTTAAGTCCACCGTACTTACGTAATTATCGTTTTTATTTGTTACAAGATTTGTCATGTCTTGTGTTCGCTTTAAAGATAAAGTCTCAGAAGTTCCTGTAAAAGTTACGCCGTCTTTTTCGCCAGTTCCCATACCTTTAAAATCACGATACTTAGTTAAATCGTTAGTATCTGCTGGCAACATATTATTTGTAAACGTTTTTAAAATTATCCCTTCATCACTATTAGCATTATTTTTTGCATTTTCTAAAAAAGAAACTGTATCAAAATTCCCATCTTTCATATATTTACTTAACACTTCGGAAGTAGTAGTATTACTACCTGCTTTTTCTAAAGCATAATCAATATCGTCTCTATTTCTATTTACAATACTACCTACAAGTGTTGTGTCGTTTTCATCAAAAGTTTGTGTAAACCCCTTAAAAATATCACTAATATTAGCATTAGCAGTATAATCTCCTTTATCAGATACGAATTCCAAATTACCACCATTAGAATATATTCCTGCCCAAAGGTCATAAATTTTATTCATATCAGATTGTTCTGTGCTTGTAGGAGTTGGATTGTTATTGTCATCTATTGCCGCCATAGCATCTGCAACACTAATTCCAATCATATCACTTAAAGCTTGTGGGTCTTCAGTAGATACTTTATCTTTTATTGCTTCTTGAATTGCTTCTTGTGCTTTTTTTGCGGCTTCTTCAGCAGTAGAACCATTCTTTAAGGCATTTTGATACTCTTGTTTATAAAGTGGGTTTTGTTCAATAACACCCTTATATTTATTCCAAGTATTGTTAAAATCAGTACTACCAACAGTTTTATTTTTTAAGTCTTGAATATCTTTTGATATTTGTTGTTCTCCTTGTGTCACATATTGTCTTTCATAATTGGTAATATCTCCAGTTCTTACAGCAGTTAAAGTTCTATCACCAGCTACTAAACTCTCATAAGCATCACTTTCATCTTTTTTTGCACTAGCAGAATGGAATGCTACACTTGTAAACAACGCATCTTGAACAAGTTGTAATCCTTTTGCTGCTCCTTTATCGCCAGTTGTGGCAGCTTCTAATATTTTATCATAATCTCCACCATACTTATTAAGTGAGGCTAATGCCTGATTATCTTTTCCTAAAATCCATTTTCTTACATCATTTGTTCCTGCTTTTTCTGCCGTAGATTCGTCTTTTGATATACTTTCTACAACTTCTTTTAAAGTAAGGGATTCTCCACCCTTCATTACTACTTCTTTGTTTGCTGCACCAGCCCATTTGTCAAAAAGAGCGTTTTGTTCTGAACTCATATCAGTTACAAGATTTTGTGTTGTATCACCATTTTCTGTAACAATACCGTTTTCATCAGTTACCTCTACACCTTCTTCTTTCATTTGTGTTATAATTTTATCTACATTGTCATCAATATTTGATGTGAAATCACTTATAGCTTGTTCTGGTGTTTTTCCAGAAGCAATTGCTTCTGCATAATATCTTGCAAAAGCATCCATTGTTGTAGAATTTTGTCCTTTTAATTCACTACTAAACTTATATAAACCATCTGACATAGTTTGGGCAACTTCTTCTGAGTACCCAGCACTAATGTATTTTTCAGTTAAAGCATTTTTGTTTTCATTATATCCAGACCTAATTCTATTATATTCTCGTGAATTACCATTTACATAAGTATCGTAGACTTCACTGCCTAAGACAGCACCAACACCTGCACCAATTGCACCACCAACGACTGTACCTACACCAGGAATAAAAGTACCAATACCTGCACCAATAAGAGCAAATTTTCCTGCGTTTGCAGCCATATTCGTGCCATCGTGCAAACCTTGTTCGTTTCTATGAGAACCACTCCAAAAGCCTTCTCTCATAGCTGCTCCTTCTGCTCCACCATTTTCTTGTGCATATTCTAATGCTTTGTTAGCATCGTGTACACCCCAAGCAGCACCTGCTGCAATCATTGCACCACCAGCAGCAATTGTAGCAGCAGAACCAACAGCAGCAGAACCAAGAAGAGAACTGCCACCACTTAATAAACTAGAAAGTCCGCTAAAAAGATTACTAAATATTGATGAAGTTAAAAGTCCACAAAGTATACCAATTATTGTTTTAAAAGAACCTGAAAGTTCATTCATAAGTTCTGCATGACTTTGTGTCCATTGTCCAGCTTTACTATCCAAATATTCTGTCATTTCAGAATAATCAATTTCAAGCTTTTCTTGCATATCGTTTATATTACTGTCTACAAAGCCAGATAATGTTGACTCTAATTTTTTTATTTCTTCTACACCATCTTTTGCAGCAGAATAGTCGAATTTGGCAACCATCTCTTGTATGCCGCCAACTTCTCCACCGAGTTTAACAGTTTCATCAAGAAGTTTTGAATTTATTTCTTCAATGCTTTCTCCACTATCTTCATTTGCAATTTCATCAAGTAAATCTTCAAGACTTCCAATATCACCATCTTGCAATTTATGATACATTTCAGCAGATTGTTTTTGGCTAAAACCAAAGTCTGTCTGCATTGTTTTCATTACTTCATATTTTGCAAGATTTGAACCTTTACCAAACATACTTTCTTTCATATCAAGTATGCTTTGCATACCAGAAGCCATATTCTTGCCCCAATTAGGGTCTGTTACATCTTGTGCATCAGCAAGCATTTTATAAGGGTCTGTACCGCCACTCATCAAACCTGACAAAATTACATCAGAATTGTTATTACTGAATGTACTTAAAGAATTACCAAACGTTGAAGCCATTTCCTGAGCATCTTTAAATGAATATCCAGCATCCATTAAGTTACCCATTACATTTAAAGCATCATCCGCATCAAGACCAACTCGTCTATAACCGTCTGCTATACTTGTAACAGCTTGTGCATAATCGCTAACTGATACTTTTGAATTTTTAGCAGCAGAAGCGATTCTGTTTACCATTTGAACTGATTTTTCAGCTGTCAAATCCATATTGGTATAAAGATTCTTTAAAGTACTAATAACTTCACTTGAGTCCATAGCACCTACTTTATCCATTAATGTAGCATATTCAGCCCATTGTCCTGCTGTTTTACTATCTTGTATACCTGTTTTTGCAACAGCATCATAGTTTTGAGATAAATCCTCAAAACCAACAACACCATTAGTTGCCCTATAAAGTTCTTTTGCTTTATCTTCTGCTAAGTCATAATTACCAGATAATCCATATTTAGCATTTGTCTGTGCAACATTAAAATGTTGCTGTTCAAATTGCTTGTTTAATTCAATTGACCTTTCTCTATAACCATCTGCATTAAAATTAGATAAACCTATGTAGTTGTATGCTTTATATGGGTCTAAAGCTATTTCTAATGCTTTACCAGTTGGAATATTATCAAGACCGCCAGTAAGTCCAAGTTTATCTTCCATAAAACTACTAATGCCCTTACCAAGAGAAGTATCTTCAAACATACTCATAGCTCTGGAAGCTAAAGGTGTGGATAATAAAGCCCCAGCATTACTTAATAATTTTTCAAATCCCTGTAAAAAACTACTAATAGTAGAACCTAAATTTCCTGAGCTACTAGAACTTTTCTCTTGTTTATCTGAGTTTTCTTCTGTTGCTTCCTCTAAGTCGTTCATAGCTTCTTTAAGTCTTTCCATTTCTTCTTGTTGGTCATCAGAAAGTTGTCCGTTTTCATCTAATTGTTGATAAAGCATAAGCAAACTAGATATTGATTGCTTTTCTACTGCTATTTGGTCTTGTGCTGCTTTTTTAAGACCTTCTAAGTTTTTATCACCTTTTGTGTCCATTTTTGCAGCTTTTGAAAGAGATTTTATATCTTTCTTATCGCCAAATTGACTTGACAATCCACCTAATTGTCCTTTATACATATCAATATCTTCTTTATTGTTAGTACTTAATGCTGTGTTAAGTCCACCAGCAATATTGTCGAAGTTTTTATTTACAAAGTCTGCTTTACCTGCGTTACTTCTTGCTATGTTTTTAATATCAGAAACATTTACACCTTGTGTTTCTAACGCTAATTGCGTTCCCAAGTTTTTAATAACATTTTTACCTGTCATTAATCCTTTGAAGGACTTAGGACCTTCCATTCTTCTCTCAATATTACTTAATGTCTTAATATTACCAACACTTGTATCAAGCATTTTCTTATTATCTGATTTAAACGTATCTCCATAATTCATCATAGAGTAATTTCCGACAGCATTTTCACCTGCCGCAGCAATAAGCCTTGCATTTCCTTCTGCAAGTTTATTTATATCCTCAACTGTTTGTTTTTGACTTTCATTTAACTGTTCATTTAATGCTTTTCTTTGCTTTTTAATTTCTTCTATTGCCTTTTCAGCTTCATCACTAGAGATAAGACCTTCTTCTGATTGTTCTTTTATTTTATTTTCATTCTGTTGTAATACATTTAATTCCTCATTAAGCATTGTAACAAAACTCTTATGCCTGTCTGCAAGTGTTTTGTTGTAAATACCATACTTTTCACTTATTTTACTTAGATTATCTGTTATTGTAGTAGAATCATCTTCCGTGTCAATAAGATAATTACTGGTATTAAATACTGTACCGTTTATATGTTTTGACATTTGTTTATTTCTATCCAAATATTGTCTATTTACACCACTTCCTGTGTCTTTACCACCAAGAGCAGTTTCTATAAAATTGCCTTTTTTTGCAGCACCATTAAGTTCTTCTTGTATTTTTTCTATTTCTTTTTTTTGTTTTTTAAACATTTCAATTTCAGAAGATAAATCAAGTGCGTTTGCTAATTTTGTAGCATTACCATCTCCATCTATTTTCCATTGTATTTTTGTTTGATTTATTTCCTTTGCCTTTTCAAGGTTTTTATCCATTTGTTCAGCTTGCTTACTTAATGTACTTACAATATTTTCAAGAGGTTCTTTTACTTTTGAAAAATTATTAAATTCAGTGACAGTAGTAGATATATTTTCTTTTAATTGTTTTAATGCAGCACTAGAGCTTTCAAATTCTGCCGCTAATTTTTCTCCACCAATACTTGAAATTATATCATTAAATTCCTTACCGCCCATACCAGCAGTAGCCATAATGCTTTGTAAATCTATTAATTTTTCTGTTAAATCGGCAAAGTTTTTCGTTTGAATATCTGCATTAAGAGAATTTACTAAATCTTGTGCTTCTTTTTTAGCATCCTTTGAAATACCTATTGCTGATTCTATTTGTGAATTATATGTTGATATTTTTGAAGCATCCAACTCATTAAAACTATCTGAAAATTTAAGTACATTTTGTTGTACAGATGCTATCTTAGATTGCATTTGGTCTAAATCTTTACTTACTGCATTAAATGCAGATAAACCATCTACTTCAACATTTATTCTAAAATCTGAGTTCGCACTTTCAATGAAATCTCTTACTTCTTTGAGTTCTTTTAAAACATCTTCGTGTTTATCTAACTTAGTTTCTATTTTTAATTCTAATGATTTTGCATATTCATCAGAAAGTTCTTTTATTCGTTTTCTAGCATCTTCATCATTAACAACAACATCAATAATTCTTTTTGTGTTGCTTTCTTCCTCATTAACATTAGTAGCGTTTTGATAACTCGCTCCCCATTCACTACTATTTTTAAGCATATCTGTCAATGGGCTATTTACATTATTATTCATTATTTATTTTCACCTCTTTTATATGTCATTTTTCATTTGTAGGACTTGTAATTATATCTAAATCATCATTATTTGCACTACTCTTAAATTTATCAAAACTTAATAAATCTTCCACTTCATTACTCTTTTTAAATCCAACTATTTCATTATTATTTTTTAATACAGGTTTTTTAGAACTTTTATGATTTTTGTTATTTCTTACAACATTATTTCTTACAATATTAGTTCTTTCATTCTCAATAGTATGTTCGTTTGAAGTATTTTTTCTATTTCCACTATCAAGTGTAGTTGGGTGCGTAGATGGCTTTTTTGCCTTTTTAGGATTTACTAATAATGGTCTTTCTCCTCTATTCCTTACTACTGTATTTTCCGTTCTCATCATTTCTTCTCTTTGTTGCCTTTTTATTTTCTTTACTTCTGGTTCTATGTATTGAAGTTCTTTTATATTAGGACTTTCTTGTAATAATTTTTCAATGTTAAATGCTCTTTCCATAAATTCTTCTTTTGATTCAGAAGAAACTTTATTACCACTACCAGGTAACTCTATTTGTCTTTCATTTGCTAATATTGATTCAATTTCATCATCAAATGTATCATTATATACTTCACCCTCTGCTAATACATTCCTTTCTTCATACGGATTATATTGAACTTCTGTGTTATTCTTCTTTGCTTCTTCTCTTTCTTTTTTACGTTTTTCTGCTTCCTTTTGCTCTGCGACAGATTTAGCCATGTCATAATTCCAGAAATATGACATATATTGAATGATATTATCTCTTTCTTCATTTCTTCTCTTTTTAGATTCAATAATATTCATATAATACCAAAGCCACTGGTAGTTATTCATTTCCCTAACTCTTTTCTCAGTGGGTAATGCACCAGTGGCTTCCATGACGGTAAACTTTATATTGCTAAAACTGTCGTTTAGGAGTTTTTTATTTCTTCTAAATCCTCGTTTGTTAATTCTTTGTTTAACTTATCCACTAAAGCATCATAAGTTGTAAACAACTTATCAATGATTGGAAGTGGTAACTTCTTAACAAACTCGGTCTTTTCTTTTTCATCATCTAATACTATATCATCAATACTCTTTAAACTCTTAATAACTAAATTTGTCTTAAGAGCAAGCAAATTAAGTGTATTATTATCACCTTTCAACTTTGCTACAACATCTGTATGTTCTGTAATAGAAATTGTTTGTATAGTCCACAGCTTGCCTGCAATTTCTACTGTATCAGTTAATATACCACTAAATATTAATTGTTCAAGTTCTTTTCTCATATATATATGTCTCCTTTACTATGAAAATCTTTTATTTGTAAAATATATTGAGTAAATAAAAATATACTATATTTTAATATTTTTTAGTAAGAAGCCATTACATCTTTAATTAGTGAAAACATCATATAGTAGTTGATAAATTTTTACAATAAAAAAGGAGATATTAAATCTCCTCATTATAAAATATCTTTTTGTAATTCAAGTACTTTTTTATCTACTTCATCAACAAATATTTTTAAATTCTTTTCCATACCATTTAAAATATTATTAATCTTTTTACTAAAATTGTTATTATTTGTTTGAGTTATATCTTCTGCCCAATCATCGATTTCAGCACTTACATTATTTTTTGTACAATCTAAATATATTGCACCATCGTCAATAGAATATTTTCCTAATTTATTTTCAAGCAAATCTATTTCATCCTCTGTTAAAGATATGCCTAAAATTCTTGAAGCTTCTAATATACTTATATATCCATCAAAAAACATATATTTATAATCATATGGAAAGTCTTTTTCATCATTAAAATGAATCATTTCTGAGGAACAACAGTTTTCAAAATATTTTCCTAATAATTTTTCACCTAAATTATCTATATAATTATTAAATTTTTCAATTACTTCATAACGCTTTTGTTCTATATCTTCTGATTTAACTAACCTTGAAATCTTTCTCATTTTTTATACCACCTTTTATCAAATTCATATAGTATATAAACATTCTACTCAATTATATTTTTAAAGAAAAAAGGGAGATATTAAACATCTCCCTGTATTATTAACCCATTACATATTTATATGCCATATCTAATATTTTGTGACCTGCAACAATTTGTGCAAATTTATTTTGTTCAAATGTTTTTGTTTTTCTCTTTGGATTAAGAGTTGCTATATATTCTGAAACTCCTAATATAAAATCCATTGCATTTTTGGGTTCTGTTTCGCCAATAACACAATTTAAAAGGTCACTTCTTCTTTCTTTTACATTGTTTATTTTTTGTTCTGTTACTTTCATTTTATCAGGCATTGGATAAGCCAATTCCGCAAACCTTTCAATTTGTTCTCTATTGATACTTATTTTTTTTAATTTCTTACTTTCATTTATAAATGCTGTAAAATAATTATCAGCAAAAGAAAGAGTGTCTTTTAAAATAATCATTCGTTCGCTAATATTTACTGTATGATTAAGCGACCTACTTCTTTTAACAGAAGTTAATGGAAGATTAAGTGGAACACCATTTACAATTGGAACAATGCTTATTGTAAAAGCTGTACTTCCATTATAAGAATGTATTAAAAACATTTTACAATGTACTGTTTCATCAATACAATCAACATATCTATCTCCAATATCTGTTGATATATATATTTGTTTTCCATTATTAATTTCAATAGCATTTTCAAAAGTAATCTTTTTGATAAGACTATTAAGAAATTCAAATGCTTCTTTATTAGAAAGTACTTTATATTTATCAGATACAAAACCAAGATAATCAGTATATACAGGTTCATTATCAATAGTTTTTACAATAAACTGTGCATTAGGAATTTCTTCTCCATTTGGAAATGTAGGCGTAAATGTTTCTACTCCCCAATCAAGTCCTGTCTTTTTAAGTAATGTGTCTACGTCCTTAATATTTCTAAGGTCTTCTCTTGTTTCATAAAATTTGTTCTTCATAATCGTGTCCTCCTAAGATTTTCTATATGTGTTTTGTTATCTTATGGTTATATTATACTACGTTTTTTATATTTTGTCAAGAACTTTTTTTGATTTTTTTAAAATTTTTAAAATAAAAAAAAGAGGTATAAAACCTCTCTTTAATTATAAAGACCAAAAATCTTTATTTAATAGACTATTTAATTCATTATTTGACAATTTATTATATTTCATAAATATCATATTTTCTGTTTGAGCGTATTCTTCCCAATTATTATTTCTATATAATTTTATAGCTTTTATATTATTCTTCCTTACTGATAATTTTATTGTACTTAATTCATTAGTAGCTATTTTTAATAATTGTGTACCAATACCGCTATTCTGCATATTACTATTTGCTTCTAATGCTTGAATCCATATACCATCATTTTTCTTTTCTATATTAATTAAACCAACAAATTCATCCTCAGAGTTTAAAAACAAATATCCTTTAGTATTTATATTAGCTCTTATATGTTTTAAAGGTTTAATTTTGTTTTTATATAAACTAATTACTTTTTCATCAATAATAAGTTTTTTATATTTATTTAAATCAACAGGTACATATGGTGATTTATTATCAAACACTTTATTAGGCTTTATATTTTTTTGGTTATTAAATAAATTATTATTATTTATTTTTTCATTCATATAATCCCATATATTCTTTGCAATTCATACCATATAAATTATTATCTAAAGCGTTATATTGTAATAAATAATTCTTTTCAATTTTACTTTCTGCAAATTTATTTAAATTATATATAATATGATTTAAGGCTTCATTTTCTGATTTAAATTCATACACACCTCTTTTTATTTTCCAAGAAGATTCAAACCAATAATATTTATTATCACATTTAAAAATAATAAATGTATGCGTTGGTGTATCTTTATCAACATCAATACTAAGACAATAAAACGCCTTATAAGCTATATCAGAAAAATACTTTTCAAAATAATAAGATTCATAACAAACATAATCCCAACATACACCACCTTTATATTTAAAAAATTCCTGCGGTGTGAGCATTTTATAATAATTATAAAAATCTTCTTTTTTAATTTCAACAATAGAATTGCCATTATTAGGAATTATATATTCGTAAGAATTTAATATTTGATTAAATTTTATAATATCTTCTAATTTAGTTTTATTTAACACTTATATTCACCTTACTCATAAATGATTGTATTATCCTGTGTATTCCATCTTGCAATTCTTTTATTTTCCTTATTAAAAATATTTTTTATATCATCAATAGTAGAAAGAATAGTTTCATCAGATGGAAGTTTATCGTTTTTACAAATAATTCTAATGATTTTATAATTTTCTTCAAGAAAAATTTGCTCTCTTGCTTTTTCTCTTATTTCAAATTCTTCTTGTGTGTAATTATGAAAAGCTGTTACTGTCATCCAATGACCACTACCATCATATTCTACACTTAAATTATTTATTACAATATCAGGGAAACATCCTCTTATTTTTGTATTTACATCTCCATCTAATAATTTTGCTATATGATTTTGACCTTTAGATGTTTTTACATTCTTTTCATAAAGACGTGCCTTGCTTTCTCTTATTTTTTCTTTAATCCAATCACAAGAACCTATATATTCTTCTCCATATTTTTCTTTAATTGTATTTTTAATTTTTTCTCTAACTTCTTTGTTCTTTAAAGAATATTCTGTTCCAAATTTTTCTAAATTAGTTGCTTTTCTTTTTTCACGTATTTTTTCACATTTTGAAGGATTATCGCAACCATAATTTTTTTCCAAGTTTCTTGGGCTAACACATTGCTACTTCTTTTGCAATATGTAATGTCAATATCTGTAATTCTAAAAAATGGTCTTTGAAAATTTTTTTCACATTTATTACATTTGCAAAGAACATTTCTTTTACTACCATATGGTGACATACTCCCCACCTACGCTACGCTAAGAGGTGGGAGCTTCTGATTTAACAGATGTTTCCCACTCAATACATCTAATGATGTAAGTATCAATGGGCTAACTCCGTGTGTCCCACGGTTTTATTATTTTGTTTAGGATAATACTATTCGCATACCCTCGTTTTTGATATTTATACTTGCATTTACATCTCTGTCGTGATGAGTTCCACATTGAGGGCAATTCCACGACCTAATTGACAAATTCTTTGTATCGGGATTTTTATATCCGCAACAAGAACAAGTTTGAGAACTTGCAAAATACTTGTCTATCTTAATCAGTTGTTTGCCTTGTTCTTCCAACTTGTATTTCAAAAATGTTGTAAACATTCCCCAACCATTATCCGCTACAGACTTTCCAAAGTTCAACGCTTGTGACATTGCTTTCATATCAAGATTTTCAATACACACACAATCGTAATTTTTAGCTAACTTGTTTGATAGCTTGTGTAAGAAATCTTTCCTTTGGTTAGCTACCTTTTCAAACAGTTTAGCAACCTTTAGACGTTGTTTATTACGATTGCTACTATCCCTAACGCACTTTGAGAGTTTTCGTTGTTCTCTTGCAAGTCTTTTCTGTGCTTGTCTGTAGTACTTTGGATACTCTGCAGATGTGTTATTACTAGCAACGTATAGCTCTTTCATTGAGAAGTCCAAACCTAGGAAAGTTGTGGGTTCTACTGTTTGTACTTGGCTTTCGTACTCACATAAGATACTCACATAGTACTTTTCACTAGGCGTTTGACTTACTGTTACTGACTTAATTTTGTAGTCACTTGGAATTTGCCTATGTACCTTGACTTTAACTAAATCCTTTAGTTTAGGTAACTTTAATAGGTTGTTTTCTAAAGTGATACTGCCTTTTTGATTGTTAGTAGTATAACTTTTTCTGTTTTTATGTTTAGATTTGAACTTTGGAAATCCAACTTTAGGATTGGTGAAAAAACTCTTGAACGCTTTCTGTAAGTTCATTTGAACGTTAGAAAGGGCTAAACTATCAACGTCTTTGAGCCATTCAAATTCGGTCTTATACTGTGCAGGTGTATTATTTAGAGTTTGCTTATGCTCTTTGTAGTAGTCTATCTTATCTGATAACATCTTATTCCAAATAAACCTAACACATCCAAAACACTGTGCAAAAAATACTCTCTGCTCATCGTTTGGATATATCCTAAACTTATAGGCTTTATTACGTTTCATTTTTTCTCCTCCAATCCTAAAATTTATGATATTATTATAATACTTTACATTTAGTTTGTCAATAGTGGAACGCAATTCTTCCCCCACCTCTTAGGTGGGGGAATTCTTGCTGAGATTAGTTAAATCTTCTACATTAACAACTATTTTTTTATCAATTATCTCATAACCTTTGTTTAAATAATAAGTATTGTATCTATTATTTGCAGAAACAATTATTTGTTGTGGTAATACTATTGGCATTTTTATAATCTCCTTCTTTATAAATTTATACTATTATATAAATAAAAAATATATTTTTTTAAAATAAAAAAAGAGAGGAAAATTTTCCTCTCTTAAATAAATTATTTATACAACATCTGCGTAATCTATTTTACAAGTTTCTGCAACAGTAATTTTACCAACGTCATAAGTTTTACCATAAGAAGATAACCAACAGTCAATATATGTTTCAATATACCATTCCTCACTTGTGCCATCCATTGGAACTTTTACTTGTATTTCAAGAGGAACACGTTGGTCCTTTAATGTTTTAAAGACATATCTTGCAGAACTATTACCCAAAGAATAATCTACATTATCAGTATTTGTTTCATAAGTTGGAGCGTCCCACCCAGTATTACTTTTTTCATTTATATATCGTTTAGAACCAGAAGCATCATAACCTATACCATCAGCAGACAAACCTAATGCTGCCCATAAATTTGAGCTATATAATGCAATTCTTTGTACATCAAGACTACCGCCATTTGTATTTTCTGGTACTGCTTGAATTACACCTTCAACTCCAATAGCATTTAACTTATCAATTGTTCTACTTTCTGAGATATTAAATGATTGTATCATGCCTACGATATTTTGATTTGCATAAATAAATATATTAGTACTAGTCAACGCCAAACCATTTGTATCTGCACTAGTTAATTGAGTCATATCATTTTGTTGTGATTTAACATCATTACGAGTGGCACGATGGGTATTAAGATACCTGTTTGTGAAATATTGCTGTTCTGGACCAAATGCCATAAAATCACCCCCTATCTATTATTTATTATTCTTCATCCTCGTCTTCTTCTGTTGTTGACGAACCATTTACATACTTCATATAACTTGAGTCACTATATACATTATAACTATCACCTGTTACATAATCCGCAATAACATCACTGTATTCTGCTGTTACTTTTTCTGAAACGGTAATAGTTTCTGCTGCGATAGATTTTGAATAAGAAGAAATCCAACAATCTAAATAAGTTTCAATATAAAATGCGTTTTTTGTTCCTTGCATTTGAGTACGTGTTTGTATCTCTATTGCAGTTCTTTGGTCTTTTAAAGTTTTAAACGGATTACTAAATGTAAAATTAGTAGGTCTATGATAAACGCTATCAGCAGAAGAATAGGCTTCCATGGAACTCATTTTAGGTATAAATTCACCTGTTCTAGTTAAACCTAAAGCATTCCAAATACTACTATTATATAATGCAATTCTTTCAATGTTTAAATTACCGCCTTTTGTATTGCCAGGTACAATCTGCACAACACCTTCTGTGCCTAATTCTTGCAATTTTGTATTAGTTCTACTTTCTGATACCTGAAAGTTTTTTATTACACCAACTCTACTACCATTACACCAAACAGATATATTAGTGGTTGTAACAGGCATACTACCTGTATTAGCACCAATATTAGGCATACCCGATGCCCTATGAGAGTTGAGATATGGATTAACTTCCCCTGGGTTATAAGCACTAGCTGTGCCACCAATAGGGGTATATTCCGTAACTGCCATAAAATTCACCTCTTTTATGAGATTAAAAAAACATCAAATAACTTGTTTATTATTTAATATACTATATTTACATTTTTATTTAAAAAACAAGGGAAAAGGGAACATCCCCCTTTCCCTTAAAAGATTGAAAATTACTAAATTATTCTATTAGAAACTTGTTGAGGAGAAACCAAACTCAATAGAAATCCAGTTCAATGGGTAAACAGCCTCAATCTCGAAAGAAATATCAATCTGTCTTGGTTCGTCAGAATTTCTAACAACTTTCAAACTACTAAAACCTATAATAATACCTTGTGAAACGAATTGACTTAAAAGTGAATTCATTGTATACTTAATATCAGCAATAATGCTTGAAGTAAGTTTCTTACCGATATAAAGATTTGCAGTAGTATTTCTACAAGAGTCAATTACATAATCTTTAATCTGAATAAGTGTGATTTCTTGTGAATTAACCTCGTCAGTTGCAGTAGTAATACCATGTCTAATTCTTATATTAGTACCATATGGTTCGAGAACACAACAACCTGCCGCTGCAAGAATATTCTTCTCAGATTCAGAATATAAATCAACTAATTCCGTGAAGCCTGCGATAGTTTTATTTGTTAAAGGTTCAGCTGCATCATTTGCAAGACCAATTGCTGCAACTGCAACAGCTGCATAACAACCGTCTAGTCTTCTTGTATTATACTTACCTGTTCTAAGGTCTCTAATAGACTTTTTAATAGCACCAGGTACTACATATACAATACGTTCATCAGCATAGCCTTCTGCTGTTTCAGCCATACCAACAGTTCTATCTGCTCTTGTAGCAAGCTTGTTGATTAACTGATTAGGTCTTGCAGCAAGATAACCCATTCTTTCCTTGCCATATTCATAAGAACTCATTAAATTAACATGGTTCTGTAAATATGCACCAACAGCATCACTTGTTGATAAAGGAATAATAGTTTGAACATTACTTGCACCTGCGATAGCAGATGAAAGTTTATCGATAGCAGTTTCAATTTCATAATCAGCACCATTCTTAGCCTGTACACAAACAATCTGAGAAACACCATTATTAAATGCAATTTCAGCACCTAAAGAAAGTGAGTTAAGAACAGCACCACTAGCTGAAACATCATAGTTACCATAAGCAGCAACGATATCATCATAATCTGTATAAAGAGTAGGCTCATAATCAGCTTCTGCCTTTCTATACTTATAAGATACATAATAAGTTGCACCCTCAGCTGGCATTGTAGTTGAAGTTACTCTTGGAGAAGTAACAATGTAAACTGTTGCAGTTGTACCCTTTGTAGTAATCTGAGAATCAAGTGTTGAACCATCAAGTGAGAACTCAATACCAGGGATTACTTCAAAATAATCATCCTCTAATGAAGAAACATCATCAAAAGTTGCTGATGTAAGTTCGCCATTTACATATCTAACAATACTAATCTTACCATCTTCTTCTTCTCTCGTATATGTCAATTCATATACAGCAGGCTTATCAAAAATCGTACCATTACTAACAACAGTTAAATCACTGATAGCATTATAGAACTGATTGTTATAATATGTACTAGTATTTGCAAGCTTATCAGAAGTTTTTGACTTGTCAGCATCTGCATCATAATCAACAATATTACCATTTGCATCATAAGCAATAAGTAAATAATTATAGTTGTTCGTTGCAGAAATAAGGTCATTATATGTAGCAATTTTAGTTGTTGTACTTGTTAAAGTTGTATTGCCACTATCACCAGTTGTTATTTCGTAATAAACGTTATCAACAGAAATGTAAATTTTATTATTAGTATCTTTAATATATTTAGTAACATTATTGATTGTTTTACCATTTTCACTATCATATAATTTTGTATTACTATCAATAGTAATAGTTTTAGTAGCATCTTCTGAGTCATAAGCGACTGTTGCAGTATTTATTGTGTTATCTGTACTTTCTACAAATAAACTGTCATTATCAAATTGGAAAGTAATAGCAGCAGTAAGAACAGTGTCAACATCTATATCAGAATTCTTTAAATAGGTTTTTGCAGAGTTTGTAAGAACATACTGATTATTTATGTATGTAGTTGTTAATTCCTTGGTGTCACTATCAACAGTTACAGTATCATCATTTGATATAACAATACTGTCAAAATCAACTTCTACATAATGTGTTTCAGAAGTTACATCAATACTTGCAATATAATATTGAGAATTTGTATCTGAACCTATTGAAAAATTGCTAACAAAATATTTATTTGCAGTTAAACCATTAAATAAATCAGTTTTACTCTGGTCGGAGTATACGCCATTTATTAAGTATTCATTGGTAGAACTTTCATCATTGCTTGATAACGTACCAGTACTATCGCTATTAACAGTATAAAAAGTATATCCAATTACATTTTTCTTATCATCTTTAATTTCATTTTTAATAAATTTATAATATGTTGTACCTGCTGTTGACTGAGAGTATTTTAAATCATAATCATCTATTGTGGCTTCTTCAACGATATAGCACTCACCAGTAGCAGCACCATTATCATCTACTAAAGCTAGTGGAGCAATAGTACTACTACTAAGGTCTGTCGGATAAACTTTTATAGAAGTTTGGTTTATTTGTGTAGCACCATTAATTGTGGTTTTTACAAAAACACAAAAACCATCTGTTTGGTCTGCAACTGTGTTTTTCTTAGTATCACCAGACATTTTATATGGAACAAATAAAGTATAACCATTTAAATCCTCTGTTAAATCAGATGTTTGTAAAGTAATTGTATCGTTATTAACACTATAATTCACCGAAATTGTTCTGAACGGGTCTGTTGTATAACTAATTGCATACTTCTTCAAATCGTTATTTGGAATATTCAAACTATAAGTGTTTGTTGTACTATCATATCCAACAACTGAATAAGCGTAAGCTTTACTAGTATCATAATCTCCATTTATATTTTTTTCGAATTCAGCATCACTTATATATAATGTGTAATTATCTGCACCAATAATATTACCAAAAGTAAAATTTTGAGCGTCTGTGGTTGTTGGGCTATCTGCAACAATTAAATCAAGATTAAGATTAACCTTTGCACTACCAGAATTAGTAGCTAAAACTTTAGATACCTGAGCTTCTTTCTCTGTCTTAGCAGCAACAGTTGTAATAATTACATAGTCACCGACATCTACAAGCTGTCTGCCAGCAGCATTAGCGATATAAGTGTTTTTAACTATTAATTGAACACCTGGAATAGGATATGAACCATCTTCATCAGTTGCAGGTGAAGAACCAACAACATATTCACCAATAATTTCACTTGTATTCATATTAATAACTCTATAGCAACCTAATTTTTCATCAGCACCTAAGTCTTGGTCATCTTCATTAACGTATGATACTTCAATCATCCATTCGCCATCTTCAACTAATTTTTCAACAGTTTCATCAATACCAAATGTAATATTCTGTGTACCGTTATTATAATAAAATCTTGGACACTGTTTTGCATTAATTGAACAAGTAGCTTTTACAAGAGAATCCCAAACAATCGTATTACCATTTAAAGTATAGCCATCATTATTACCTGTTGTAGGTGAATAAAGAGTATTATTAACAGTAATATTATCATATATAGGTCTTGAAGAAACGCTTGTTATTTCAAATACGTTTTCATTTGCAAGTGTATCATAAGGCTTAGTATTTGATTTTATAACAGCTTCGTTTGTAACAGTATAATAATTAATACCAGTACCAACAAGAGCCATTATTCTTGAACCACCTGCTGTTACAACAGAAGAGGCGGTCTTTACGAAACGGGCATAAGTGCCTGGTGCTTTATAAGCCATATACATTACCTCCTATTTTTAAATATGTTTATTTTTAATTTCATTTATTTAATAAATTTTATTTTTTAAAAAATATATATAAACATACTTTATTTTAACTAATAAATATAAATACGATATATATTTATTTTTGCTTAATATAGAAAAAAGGAGAGTAAAAACTCTCCTTTTAAATTATTTAATAATGATATCTTTATAAACGTCATAATTAAATATCAACATTTTTATGCTTTATTACTCATATAATGTGCCATCTTCATAGAACTCAACATCGTCAAATTCTGTGATTCTTTCAATCAAATATTCATCATCAGGATTTGCATAAAAGTCCATATCAGCTGTAAAATCCTTGTTGATATCTTCAATTACTTCCTGCAATTTTGTTACAATCTTTACATACTTTTCGCAAACTTCTTTTACATCTGCTTCAACTTCAACTTCATCTTCTGCAATTTCTTCTTTTATGCTATTAACATCTGCAATTGAAGGATTGAGATTCAACACCTTATCTGCATCTAAATAATCATCATCATAGTCAATATAGTCCTCAATAATATACACTTCATCATTAGATAATGTTACACCTGCAAGTTTTTTAGCATCTTCTATATCTATTTCGCCAACAATCCAAGCTTTATTCCAATCAAAATATAGTGCATCAAATTTAGAATTTTTAAAATATGTATTAACTAGACCATAATTATTAATATCATCAGAAATAAGCATCATTTCGTTATACGCACAATCACTATCGTCATAACGATATTTTCTATAATTTTTAACAGCATTTTTCTTTGCTTCATCTGATAACTCATTATAATCATATACTTCAATAGTTCTTGCAGCACTTCTTCTCATAGGTTTTCTATTTTTTCTTACTGTATTATTTTTTATACTTTTACTAATTAATCTTTTCATATTTAAATCTCCTTATATTTTATATTTTTTGTTACTAATAAATAAATAAATAAATAAATAATAAAACACTTATTTAATAATAATATATTCTTCTCCTGTTTCTGCATCTGTATACGTCCATTCATTAGCTGTAAGATAATCTACAACATAATCTTCTTCATAATCAAAGTTTTCATAACCTTCTTTTTTCATTCTTGCACAAAAATCATCTAAGAACTCATCTAATTTATTATGAATTATTTCAATCTTTTCAATAAAACCTTTAACATCAAAAGACTTAATTTTGTCTTCTTCAAAATAATCTTCCAAATAATAATTTATATCTTCTTCATTCCAATAAGAAAGTGCATCTTCAAGCATACCATCTGTATAGAAAGGACTCCGTCTTTCATTTCTTATGTAATACTCTCCCTCATAATCAAATATTTCTAAATCATCAGGAGATAATTTTACTTGTGTAATGTTTAAAACATCATCATTTGATATTTTACCATTTAAACCAAAACCATCGCCTTGTGAATATCCAAAATCATAAGTAAAATCTAAATCACTATCAGGGAATGTTTTTTCTACTTCTTGTTTTGCATAATCTTTGAAATCATCATTAAGAAAACCATCAATATCTTCTTGTGCTTTATAATATATTTCTTTTTGTTTAGTCTTTGGAATATCACTCCAACGAATTTCCTGTTCTGCTTTTTTTACTAATCTTTTCATATTTAATCGTCATCCCTATCTGCTAAATAATTATCATAGGCATCATCTAAAGAAATAAATATATCTGCTTCTTCTGATTTCATTTCATCGCAGAACTCATCGAAAAAACCATTTAATTCATCAAAGAAATCTTCAACTTTATAGCAAAAATCTTCCAAATCAAATGATTTTATTTCATCTTCATTTAAATATTTATCTAAATCTTTTTTTAACCCATTATCTTCTGAAACATAATCATAAATTTCTTTTGTTTTATCAAAACCATAAAAATCAGGGGCTTTCTTAGGATTCCATAAATCAAGTTTTCCATCTGTAAGTTTCTTTAAAATAGATTTTTCTAATGAGTTAAAAGTATTATCTACACAATTTAACGCATCCTCTATATCTAATTTACCATCCAATCCAAAATCAACAGTATTATAGTAATATCTAATATTACTATTAGGAAAAGTTTCGCTTACTTTTGAGTCTGCCAAATCTCTAAATTCATTTTCTCTTCTATCTTCCCATTTTTCTATTTCCAACGGACTCCAACGAGAAGAATAAGCTTGTAATTTTCTATTTTTTTTCTTTACATTAAAACATTTCTTTGTATTATTTTCTTTTTTTATTAATCTTTTCATAATTTAATTCTCCTTTTTTAAAATATCGGATATAAAGTTTTCCTTTTTAATTTATATATAGGGTCATTAGTTTCAACCTCATACATTTGTATTTCTTGGTGAAAATAATAGCCTGCTGCGTGGTTTATATTTGTGCTATAAACTCTAAACATTTTACCTTGTGGATTTATTAAAATATCCCTATCTCTTATTTGTACATCACATATAGTCCAAGCTCCCGTATTGTTATTTATTTTTAATCCCTCTAATGTTCTATCCATTTGATTGTTAGCAGGTTTTTGTCTTATGTATATTTGATTAATAGCATCATATCCACCAACAAAACCTGTACCATAGCATTTTTCACAATTAGGATTAGCAGCACTACCTCTTACGCTATCAAAGCAAGTACATCTATCTCCCTCTGTTTTTCTTTTATATAAATCAAACAATTCTCCTGTATTTTTTAATATCCACATATTTCTTTCGTTTATTTTATGAAACCATTTATTAGTATTATCTACTCTATAAATGTTAGCATTACTTAATTCACTTTCTACCCATTGTTCCCCATTATAATATAACGTACTTACCTTATACCAATAAGTTGTATTTATATTAGATATAACATTTTTATCTTCATATCTATTTGTTAAAATTACTTCTTTATTTAATTTATAAAAAATACCATTAGCAATAGTGCCACGATATACATTATAACCTATTTTATACTCATCATTATTTACTTTATCCCAAGTAACACTTGCATCATTCTTTAAATTAGTATAAACAATTTTAATATTCTTAGGAGGTAATAATTTAAATCTATTTAATATAATATCCAAATTAGTTCACCTCTTTTACATTTAAATCATCATTCATTATAAATTCTTTCATAAGTTTTTCGACAAAATCAGTGTCGAAAATAAAATTTTTAATTACTTTTACATTAACATTATTATTTCTAAGTCTAATATCATAAGTACCATTTTCTAAAGCAAATAATGAATTTTTATTTATTTTCTTATATACATATAATTCATCATTTTTAGAAATAATAATTTCTCCATTTTCAAATCTTTTATATTCATTTAATAAAGATATATTTATCATTCTAAAATCAGTATTACACATTTTATAAGTAGACTTACCAATTTTTCTTTCTATTAAAGAATCAATAGTAAAATAAACTTCTTTATCAAGTCCATCTGTAATTGTTTGATTTTTTAATGTTGTTTTATAACCATTATATTCTATCCGAATATCATAAACACCATTTTTAACAAAAGAGGTATATTTACCATTTTCATCAGTAGTACATTTATCTACAATTATATTATTTTGAACCATTTCAAAAGTATGATTTCTTTCAGCGTTTTTAATACCATTAACACCATCAGTAACAGTTTCGGTATTATTATTTTGTGATGAAAGAAAAAAAGTAATAGTAGCGTTTTTAACAATACCATCATTATCCTTTAAGCAACCATTACACAAAGAAAAACTATGGTTATATTCATATTCATTAGCACCATTACTATACTCATATTTGGCTGTTGTGTTTTCTACAACATCAAACATAGCATTAAAAAATTTCTTTATATATTCAGTTGTAACATCAAAACACCCTTGAAATTTTACCTTCATACAACCACCATATTTATAATTATTTATATAATAAATAAGATTATGATTGGTTTTTAATTTATGATAAAAAAATAACAATAAATAAAAAAAGGAGAACATTTAGTTCTCCTTGTCTTTTATTATGCAACTATATCGCCATTTTCATTATAAATAGCCTGATTATCATCTAAAATATCATAAACAACTGAATCTACCCATCTTTCGTAGTCTTCTTGTCCGTCTGCCTTAACTTCTTCTATAAAATCTGCTATTGTAGAAGGAATTAATTTGTTATATATATTAGCAACTTTCTTTACTAAGCCATCAATATCCAAACCATTTAAATCTTCTCTTTCTTTTATTCCCTTTTCAAATCTATCTGTTGCTTCTTTTACATCTTCTGCGAAATCACTAAGAGGTGAAGAATAATCAATATCACCTGTACTATTAGATTTATACAAGTTAATTGTTTCATAAGAATTAAATGTAGCTATGCCTAAAAAGTCTTTCATAAATGTTACTTCTTCCTTAGAAAACTCAATATGATTATCATTCATTACATCATAAAGGTCTACTTTACCCCAAACTATTACATCTTCACATTCGTGTACTTGTGCTTTTGTTTTAACAGAATATAAAAGTTTACTATTAGGGAAATATTTTCCTTTAAGTGAATTAAAATCAGTATCTAATTCATCAAGCCAACCGCTACAATATTCCTTATGGTCTTTCCAATAATCTCTTAAAACCTTATCCTTTGCATTATCATTCAAATCAGTATACTTGTATAAATCTTCTGCTTTCTTAACTAATCTTTTCATATTTAAAAACTCCTTATATTTTATATTTTTTGTTACTAATAAATAAATAAATAAATAAATAAATAATAAAACAATTATTTGGTTTTAGATAAAATAATAGTTCTTTCTTTACCATCTTTTTGAGCGATAAAAGTAATTATATCATTTATATTTAAATAATACATCTCATTATCACTTGTTTTATATCCTATATTATAAGATATATTTTCTTCATTAGTATTTAAAATAATTTTATTTGTTTTGGTAGTAATAACGTCATATAATCGAAAAGGTATTTTAAAATCATAGATAACACTATTTATAAAAAATCTACCATCAAGATAAAAACCATATTGTTCATATTTATCTTGTATGTATATTTTATCTACATTTTCTTTATTAAACTCTTTATTAAATGGAACAATCAATCCGTTATTATATCTTATGAAATATTCCATTAGCACTTTACCAACCTTTTTATTTTTGCATTTGCAGCAATATCAAAATCATATTTTTCTTTTATTTTATTAATTATATTTTCATTCTTTGTCAATAATGCACGTTTGATTTCTTGCATTTGATATACAGTAAAATCAGGGTTCGCATATAAATCTACTTCTTCTAATGATAAACCATTATTAAATCCATCAACTATTTCTTCCATTTTAAATTGGTTAAATTGTGGATTAGCAACTACATAAAATTTCTCAGAAGTTAAATTATCTTCTAAAAGGATTTTTGATAATTCTTTTTGTTGTGGTATATTATAATTACCCTCTGAAAATAATTTAACTTTATCTAACGACAAACCATTTGCCATAGCTTCTTCTATTATTTTCATTTTCGCAGTAGCAAAATCAGGATTAGCAAAATATTTTATTTGTTCTTCTGTTAATCCCTCACTTATACCTCTCCTTATATAAGTAATTTGCCCCTCTGTAAAATCCTTATCTAAGTATAATTTTATTTCATCAATGCTAAACCCTTTTGTTAAATCGCTTAAAATAGTATTTACATCAACATCATTATCAAAAACTATATCAACAATTTCTTCTGTGATATCTTTTCCATTTTTATTATATTCTAATAATTTCCTTGCTTTATCTTCTGCATCAGGATTTTTTTCTAATTTATATCTTATATATTGTTTTACTTTAGAAGTTATATATGATAATCTTTTCATTTTTAACCCTCTCTTATTCAAAATCATAACTTAATGTTACATTAAAATTATATCTATTTTTAGTTAAAGTATTATTATCTAATTTTATTTTAGTTTGAACAATACAATGGTCTCCTACACCTAATAACGATTTTTTGCTTGGGTCTACATTTCCAACAATATTTAATTTATTATTTATATTTACTAATTGAAAATCATCATACCCCTCAGTTAAACTTCTTGCATAAAAGAAATCTATATGATTTAAATTATTACCATTTGTAGGAACAAATTCATTATCTTTTCTCATTACAGGTTTATTTATTACTTCTACACCCATTTTTACATTTTTAGCATCTCTACATATAGTTTCATACCCTCTATGATTAAATGCAGGTTCATTATTCCATATATCAAACTCAATTATAAATTGGCTCTCACCATCATAATTACCATTTATCTTACCGTAATACCATAAATTATTATCAATGGCATTTTTATATTTTGTAATATCAGTATTTGTTAAATTATCTACTACTTTTGCATAATATGTCATTCTTGGTATATCCAATTCCAATCACCACACAAATAATTTATTTTACCACAATAGTGGTTCTTTGCAATTCTCTTATATAGTAAAATAAAAAAGAGGGTGATTTTTAAAACCGCCCTCTTATAATAGATTTTTGAGTTCTTTATGAGCATCCTCTTGAAACAATACTACAATTTCACATTGTATCTGCTCAAATACTTCATATACATAAATAGAAATTTTTTCTATTATACTTTGTTTTAATTCTATAAAATATTCATCAAATGCTTCTTTATCGGAAAAATTATATGTTTCTAAAAGAAAATTGTCTAATTCTTCTGATGATATTTCTTCATCATAAAATTCATAATATTCACTATCTTCAAATTGTTCCATGAGATTATTATAAAGTACTTCCTCATAATTTGAAAATATAATATGATTTTTTATATCGTTTACAGGAGAATCACAAATCATCAATTCTATACCATCTATCAAATCATAATTTTCTTCTATTTTACATATTTCTTTTATTTCAATAGAAGTTAATTTCATTGATACAGTACCTAATTGTAATTCGCCACACTTTGGTCGGAAACTTATAATATTAGGAAATTTTCTTTTAATTTGCTTATCAACAAAAGAAATATAATCCTTATTATTATAAATTTTCTTTACAAAATCACCTGTACGTTTTAATACAATTTCTTTATAATCTTCCATATAAATCACTCATCTTTATTGTTCGTTATAATCAGTAATTGCTAACTCCTTAATCTTATTATATAATTTATTTGTTTTACCTAAAGAAACTTTAGTTTTAAAATCTAATGGTTCAATACCATTCTTTCTAAAGCCATCTTTCATAAAAACAATTTCTTTAAAATTACCATTCTCAAATGAAACATAACATCTTTTATACTTATGCTTTTTCATTTGATATAAAACTCCATTTTCATCAACAGAGAGCTTAATAAATTCAACATCAGGTTTCTTATCATAAGAAGCTCCTCTTTCACTAAAACCCTCTCTATCAACTCTTTTCTTATAATACTTTTTAAAGTATGGAGTTTTTATTCTTCTGCCAAAATCATTTTTATGATATATGTAATAATTATTACCATTCTTATCTACATAATAAGCTTTATGTGTTATGTAATCAACAAATGCACCATCAATCATCCAATATTCAAGCATAGTGCAAAATGTTTCATCATACTCCTTTATAAAAGTATCATATATAAAATGTTTATCTTTACCTGGTAAATTTTTCCATTTTATTTTATTTTGCATTACAATTCTTTCATCAGTAAATAATTTAATCATTGTAAAAATTCCTTTCTTTTAAAAACAAAAAATTACATTTATCAAATTTAACAAGCGTTTCTTTTTGTTAATGCAAAAGCAAATGATTCTGCTTTTTTAAATTCCTCAATATATTCCTTATTTTCTTTTACATATTCTACTAATGGTTTGTAAGTATAAAAATCTTCTTTTTCAATATTTACTTCTGATAATAAATTATAGAATCTTGTTCTACAAGCGAATACCTTTAAATGTTTTCCATTTAAGTAAATTCTATTATCATCAATATCATTAATTAATTTATTGATAGATTTAATCTTATGATTATCTTTATAATTCTCTAAGTTTAAATCATTAAAATAGTCTATAAGAATTTGCTCGTCTTGTATATCAGTAATTGTTCTGTTTCCTTTATAAACTCCCAAGACAGGCAGGGAAACAATCTTATAGCCTTTTTTACCTTTTACGTATAAAAATAAAAATACTTTTTCATCTTCAAATATAGGTAAGTTACTTACTTTGCAAACTTTATCCCAACTCATCACTATCACCTTCTTAATGGAACAACCTCAAAAAGGAATTTTTACTTTATAAATATATAAGTACAGGATAATTTTATTTACAACGAATTATTCTATAATATAAGAATTATTTATTTCCCCTAACATAATTCTTATATCTTCTCTTGTAGGAAAAAAATTATAAACATTTTCATTATAACTATCATACAAGAGAAATATTGTATCAATAATAACCTGTTTTATACATTCATAAAGTTGTATTATGTCATTTAAATCAAGCTCATCAAGATATATTGTGCATTTTTTGTTTTTTCTTCTATTTTCTATATACTGTTTAATAACAGTTTTTGACATTGGTGCAAATACAAAAGCTTCCTTAGTTGTAATACCCTTAGTATTTATAGTCAAAAATCTTTTATTTTTAAAATAATTTAATAAAAACAATTTTGATTTATTCATTTTTACTGGTTTCTTTGAAGCTTCAATAAGTCCCTCTACTACTGACATTGCATCTTCATAACTTAATGTACCATTAAAAATAATATTATATAATTCCCCATTACTATAATTAGGAGTAATGACAATATTTGATGTAGGAAATTTTTCATTAATATCTTCATTGATATCTTTTAAAAATTCCTTCATGTGTGTTGTAAATTCTTTTGAATTGAAATATTTATCAACAACTTTTTCTTGTTGCTCTTTATTTAAATCATTAAAATACATTCTATCTTTTAATTTTAAAATTTTACAACCTTTATTTTTATTTTCATCAACAATAATTTCTTTTATAGAAAAATCAAAATCTTTAGTAATTTCTCCATATATTTCTTTTTTTCTTATAAGTTCTATATCAGCTTTTTTCATAAAAACAATTTTTGATATGTAATTATTATCAAAACCCTGTTGAAGATATTTTATAACATCCATTACTTGCCCAACAGTATATTTAACATTAAATTCTTGTTCTATATTAGTACAAGTATCTTTTGCCATCACATTAGCACTTCCCTCTCTTTTGAATTTGATGTTACTTTATTCCATTATACAATATTTTTTATTATTTGTCAATATAATAATTTTATAAAATTATGGTTTACAAAAATTATAATTCTTTATATAAACATTTGAGGTGATTTTTAAATGGTTTATTCAAAAGAATTTAAAGAACAAATTATTATTGAATTAAAACAAGATGAATTAACATTACAACAAATAGCAGATAAGTTTAACGTAGGGATAACATTAGTAAAAAAATTAAAAAAAGAAAATAATATAATTAGAAAAAATTCTAAATCAAAATCAGGATATGTAAACAATTCTAAATATACTAAAGAACAAATACTTGAAATTATTGATTTATTAGTAAAACAAGAAAAAGTAAAAGATATTAGCGAAAAAACAAATGTTTCTGTAAATACAATAAATAAAATAAGAAATAAAACTATTTGGACTGAGCTTACAAAAGATATAGATTTTAATAAAACATATGATTTTATTTGTATAAATTGTGGAAATAGTTTTACTACTACAAATCCAAATGCAAAGTATTGTTCTCATAATTGTAATAATCAATACAATTATAAATTACATACATATAATGTTAAATGTGAGTATTGTAATAAATTATTTATTACTCATTGTAAAAATGCAAGATTTTGTTCTAAACAATGTGGTACTAATTATTGGATTTTAAATAATGATATTTCACAAACAAAAAATGGTACATATAAGAAAAGTAAAAAAGGTAAAAGAATAGATTTAAATAATCAATATTTCCGCTCTAATTGGGAAGCTAATATTGCAAGAATATTAAAAAGTAAAAATATTAAATATGAATATGAAAAACATAAAATTGAATTAAAAACAATTGGTAAATTCTATATTCCTGATTTTTATTTACCTAAATATAAATTATATATCGAAGTAAAAGGTTATTGGTGGGAAGAGGGTGAAATTAAATTCAATACATTTAAGAAAGAAACCCCTAATGAAAAAATAATGTTGATTGATACACCTCGTTATTATAAAATTAGAAAAAAATACAAAAACATAATTCCTTATTGGGAAGGTAAATAATGCGTTAAAAATTTTTACATAAATTTATATAGAATTCAAAAATAAGTAGTGAAAGGAAAATAAAAATATCAGAAGAAAAATATTCAGAAGAATTTAAAAATGCTATTATTGATGATTTAAAAGAAGCAAAAATGAGTATGTTTGATATTTCTAAAAAATTTGATGTTAGTATTAATTTAGTTAAAGAATTAAGAAAAGAAAACAATATTACAAAAAGACATAAGAGCAAAAAACAATATCCAATTGAACTTAACAATCAAATTATTGAAGAATTAAAACAAGACAATTTAACTAACACAGAAATTGCAGACAAGTTTAATGTACCTCGCAAGTATATTTCAGAACTAATAAAAGGAAACAACATACAAAGAAGTAGAGTTCATTTTGGAAATAATGATGATTTAATCATTAAAGATATACAAGAAGGCAAATTAACTAATCAAGAACTTGCAGATAAATATAATATAACTTTAAACGCTGTTAAACTTTTTATAAAAAGAAATAATGTTAAAAAGCCACATAATTGTCATAGAGGTAATAAAAAATACTCAGAAGAAAATATAGCTCTTATTATTGAAGAATTAAAAAACGATAAACTTAGTATTATAGAAATTGCAAATAAATTTGAAGTTAGTGAAAGTTTTGTAAATAAAGTAAAAACTGATAATAATATTATTAGAACTTACAAACCAAAAAACAGTAAAGTTGCACAAGAAATAAAGAATCAAATAATAGAAGAATTAAAGAATGATGATTTAACAATACAACAAATTGCTAATAAATTTGGTGTTGGTAAAACTTTAGTAAAAACATTAAGAAGAGAAAATAACATAGAAAGACATCATAAATATGTTGCTTCTGATGAAACTAAAGAGAAATTATCTGTTATTTCTTCACAATCTGCAAAAAAGAGAATAGCTGAAAAGTTTGACACTAAATATACAAAAGAACAAATATTAACTGCGATTGATATGTTAAAAAACGGCAAAGGAATGAAAGAAACTTCCGAAGCAACAACTGTAACTCTTAAAGATTTATATCATATAAAAAATAGAAAGATTTACGAAGAACTTACGAAAGATATTGTTTTTCCTGTTCTTAAAAATAAAGAAATAAACGATGAAATGTTAGAAAATATAAAAAACGATTTAATAGCAAATGAATTAACAATAAAAGAAATTGCTCAAAAATACAAATTATCTACAAAGAGAATAACTCAAATAAAAGAAGAAAATAATATCGAAAGAACACAAATATATAGAGGACAATCAACAAATAAAAAAATAGATAAAAAACAAAAAGAAGAACAAACAAAAAAAATAATTAAACAAAAATATACAGAAGAACAAATTAATAAAGTTATCGAAATGTTATTAAAACAAAAGCCTACACAAGAAATAATAAAAGAAACAGATATTCCTGAACACGTTGTAAGAAACGTAAGGAATAAAAAAACATGGTTATCAATAACTAAAGATATTGAATTTCCAAAGGGATTTAAATTTTCTTGTAAAAATTGTGGTACAGAATTTATTTCAATTGATTCAAAAACAATGTATTGTTCAATTAAATGTAAAAGAGATTATGAGCGTAAATTAAAAGCAAGAACAATAAATTGTGAATTTTGTGGTAAAGAATTTACCACTTGTTATGATACTGTAAGATTTTGTTCAACTAGTTGTGCAGGTAAATATCAAATAATAACAAAACAAATGAATACTCAAAATGATATGATGCATTCAAGTGAATATTCTCCATTTAAAGCAAAAGGTGGAAAAAGAGCCGATTTAAATAATCAGTATTTCAGGTCTACTTGGGAAGCAAACATAGCAAGAATATTAGTAAGTAAAAATATTGAATACCAATATGAACCAACTTACTTTCATATAGATAGTATTGATAAATTTTATATTCCCGATTTTTACTTGCCAAAGTATGATTTATACATTGAAGTTAAAGGATTTTGGTTTGAGGATGGTAAAAATAAATTTGAAGGATTCAAAGAAGAATATCCTGATAAAAAGATAATGTTAATTGATAAGCCCCGTTATTATAGAATCAAAAAGAAATATAGAAAAATAATTGCAAATTGGGAAGAATAATTTATCAAAAATTAAATAAAAGATAAAAACACAAAAGATGCCGTATGTGACATCTTTTGTGCAAAATATATAAAATTCTTTATCTATAAACCCATTGCCTTGGACAATATGTTCTGAGTCTCAGGCTCGGTCCTGATTTTATAGAACTTGATTTCGGTCTACAAGAGCGTTTAAGATTTTGTTTGGATGAAGAATACGCAGACAACATTGTAGAAAGCACACCCTGATATTTTGCAGCAACATCAATAGATAATGATAAACCATTATCACTATAACTAAAAGATTCACCTGACTGTTTAATTGTTTCGGCAAGCAAAGCAAATATCAAAGCACCAGTCATCATACAAGATTGCCAATTAGTTGGAAAGTTTTCAACAGTATAACTTGTTAATGGGGGTTCTGAGTTTACATCAGCAACCCCTTGTTGAATATAAACCAATAATTGTTGGTCTGACCATCTTTCTCCTCTATCTTGTTCTACTAAATGATTTAATGTTAGCATATTATCATCAGGATAATCTTTTAACATTGTTCTTAAAATATGTATTAATTCTCTTTCTCTATCAGTGTATATATGTTCAGAATAATCATCAACAGCTTCCAAAATAAAAGCCATAAAAACACCTCCTTAAAACAAAGGTAAAATATAATTAATGACTACATATAATATTTGTTCTTTTGTTTTTGCATTATTTAAACTATTTATAATTAAACTATTTATATTATTATCCTTACAATAATTCAAATAATATTCTTTTAATTTTTCAGCATTAGAAAAATCTATTGTAGTTTCTTTAATTACTTCCTTAACTATTTCTTTAGGTTGTTCTTTAACTACTTTAGCAGGAGCTTCTTTAGTTTTTTCAAAATCTTTTTTTAAATCATTTATCATTTTAACGACTTCATCTTTTTTGATATAATCTTTTAGATTTTCTGATGAATTTTCTGATGAATTATTAGATAATTTTTTAGAATTATCATCAGAACTTTTAACTTTATCATTAGTTTTTCTATTAGTTTTCTTTGCTTCATCTTCCTTCTTAATACTATTACTTTTAGCACTACTACTTTTAGTAGTTTTAACAGGAGTAGTTTTATCTTCGTATTTTTCCATTTTGGCAACCATTTTAATCTTACCCTTATAGTGCCTTAAATCTACTCCTGTAACTTCAACAGTTTCATTAGGTCGAAGACAATGATTTTTAATTGTTATTATTTCATTAGATACATTTTTTACTATCACAGCTTCTCACCTACTCATATATTTTTTCTATATATTCATCACTTAAAAAATAAACAGCCAACACATAATAATTTATGGTAAATAATTTTGTTGGCTGTTGATTATCTTTTGATTTTAATATTTATAAAAACTTCTTTAATACGAAATTACAGTTTGCTTTTAAAATGCTCTTATTTGCCGTTATTTGCAATTCTAAGGCACTTTTCTGTATTGTACGTAAAAATATACTAATGCTATCTAAACCGTCACCAGAGTGGTGTAAAAGCACTTCCTGCCCCACTCCTGTGGCATTAGTTATATTCTCTTTATACCAAGATAAAACTCCTGTATAGATATAACCATTTAAAGTTAGTTGTAACATATAAGAACCTGTTTTAAGGTTATCCTCAGAAGTAAGTCCTAAGTCATTCCAATCTGTTGTTATATCTAATACTCTACTAAATGTAGTTGTAGAATTTTCATCTTCCGCATCATCTTCTGTATCTTTTAATTTATATCTTACACTAAATTGAGAATTAAGAGTATTAGGATTTACAACAGTACTATCTAATAATTCCCAATCATTAGATATTAAATTAACTTGTAAAGTAGCATAATCTATATTTTCACCGAGAGCTATATCTGCATAGATATACTCGTCTTGTTTTATAAATCTAATATAATTATTTATATTGTTTATGCAATGATACAAAGTTTGATGATATTTAAAAGAACTATTATAACCAATGCTATAATGTAAGTTAAAAGAAGATTTATCAGAAGTATAATTAATTAAAAAATTAGCACTACTTGTTAAATTGGCTTTTACTCTTGCAAATCTTAAATAAGTCGCATTATTAAGCATAGTTAATTTAGAAAAATTATAAGTTCTATCATCACCTTTTGAAAGTTTCATATCAGAAGCAATTATATCTTTTGTACCATCAAAATCAGCTTTATTTATTTTAACTGATTGTGCAAGTTTTTTTGCAGCACCAATTAATTCTGTACTATGCCAATCTGAAAGAGTATTATCTATAATATTAGCTGTATAAACAATATTATCAATACCATTAAAAGTCAGAGTAGCAGATTTTTCCCCTATTTTATATAACATTAAACTACCATTGCAAGGAAATGTTTCATCATTATCAACTTCTAAGTATAAAATAGATGGATAAACCATAGCCTTGAAATTGGTTATTAAATCATTTGTATCGGTCAAAGTAGTATTGGTATTTATATTTTTATAATTGTAATACATTTGAATAAAATGATTTACAGATTTATAACTACCATCATCACTTAAAAACTTATCACCTTGACCAGTTGAAGTTAATTTTTTAATATTATTTTTATCTTCTTCTGTAATTGTATGGATAATAGTTGCTGTATCATCAGTGACGTTATCAGAAACGAAATAAATATAATCTTTTTCAGGATTTTCAGGTACTTCACTAACGATTTTAATATTAGCAGATATTGTTCCATTATCATCAACAGTAAAATTTTTATCGCTTAATTTTATTACATAAGCATTTTGTTCATTTGGAAGGATGTGTTTAGATTTTTTATTATTATCTAATATTAATTGTTTGGGGAAATTAGTTATAATCACAACCCATCACCTCTTTGTGACAAAATTTTAAAAAATTTTATTTATAAAAACATATTCATAGAAAACATTTATACTATCTGATTTTTTAAAATATAAATTTCCATTATTATCATTTATACCATAATTAGAATAAACAATATCAACATCATCTTTTTCTAAATCTGATTTAAAGGAAAGAGAAATAAGTTCTTTATTCCAATTTAAATCTTTAAGAGTATAGATAGGTAAATTAGATTTAAAATTAAAAGACAATTTATCCTTAATAAGACGAATAGGCTCTTGTAATAAAAGAAGTTTTAATTCATTAGTCTTTTTATAATAAACAATATTAACAAAAGAAAATTCATCAAATTCTTTAGGAAAATCAGGCAATTTATTTTTTAATTCCAACATAGTATCAATAGAGGTTTTTTCAACCCAAGAATTTAAGACAGGATAAGCAATCTTACCGTCTTTTACAATTGGATGTGTATAGTCTAATGCAATATAAAGGCAATCTTCATTAGATAAACAATTTTCAATTTTATCATTTATAATTTTTATATTCATATAAAACTTCCTTTTCTTAATTTAATATTAATAATAAATGTAAATCTTTAGCTGGTTGTGTTTTACAAGAGAAAACAATATAATGGTCTTCTGTATTTACCGTACTTACAGTAATAATTGAATTAAGCAGACTTTCTATTTCAGATTGGTCAGTTGCAGTACAAAACAATTGACCATTATCTGAGGTAATATTTTCGTTAATATAGGTGAAAGTATTAGATAACCAACAGCAGTTGGGAATAAAAATACTAATGTACTTATTTATATAATTTGTAAAAGGTGTATTATTAAAAACAATTTGTTCAACCTTAATATCTTTTATTTGTTCACTTCTAATTTGCATTAAATCAGTCATAATATCACCTTCCATTTTTCAAAAAGGGATAAAAATTAATTTATCCCTTTAAAAATAAACTCTTAGAAACCTGATGCTGAACCACAATCAAAGACTAACATATCTTCATAAGTAGCATAGTCTGTATCTTCTGTAACTTCTGCCTGAGTAAGATAATTAACATTTATATTACCCTTAAATTCATTAGCTGTTAAAACACCATTAAGGTCAGCAGTAATATTCTTAACATAATTTACTGTATGTGCTTTTTTATCAGTATTTGTTGTAGCAAGAAGATAAGCGGTAAGGTTTGTTGTATTATCAGAACTTGTATCTTCTGTTGCTGTTAATTCTTCAGCAATTACTTTTTCATCAGTTGATGAAATCTTTATACCAAAACTTGATTTTCCTGACACTGTAAGACTCTTGGCTTCAAGTGTCACGTTATCTCCCTCTAATACAGGAACAAAACTTTTAAAAATTGGCATATCATTGCCCATTAAAGCATTAGTATGAGTTTCAAGCAATCTAAAACTTAAAATATTGTTATTTGCGACTCCATTAGCTTCTTTAAGAAGTTCTGGTATATCGGTATTACTAATCGGCAAAACATCTAAATCATATGTAATGTTTTTATCAGCATAAATTTTAGTTTCTTCACCATTAATACTGATTGTTGCTATTGCTTCTGTATCTAATCCTGATTCTTTAACAGGAGTTACACTAACTTCAGTAGATTTTATTTCAATAGTCTTTGCAGAACTACCATCATAATAATTAGAAGTACCATCTACTTTAATAGTTAAACCATTTTTAATTCTATTGGCTACATCAGCTGTTGCAGAATTACCTGCATAATAAACTTCAAAAGCATCAAGAGTACCTAACTTTTCTGTATCTTTTACAAAATACATAGCAGGTTGTTCATAAGTGTAATGAGGTAAATCTGTATCTGTATCTTCATTATATTCTCTATAATCATCGCCATCTAATACATATTCGCCCTCAGTAGATGCAACATATCCACCTGATACTTTAACAGTGTCACCTGTTTGGATATCATCTGAATCAAGACTTAACATTTCTTCTACTGTACCAACAACAACACATCTTTCTAATGCTGCTTGTGGAAGATTTTCAATAGGAATTATACCTTGAATTAAAAGTCCATCAAAATCAATTGATGCAAAATTAAAATAAATGTCCTTTGAAAAATCTGTTTCTATTGGTTCAAAAGTAATACCTTGTTTATCACTATCTCCCTTATTCAAAGGTTCAATATTTATTTTTTTACTTAACTTCGTAGCACTCTCAATTGTACCCTTAACATATTTAACAGATGTTTCAGATTCTTCACCTGTATCTTCTTCTGTACTTTCTTCTGTATTAGTATCAACGGGGCTAATCGCATCAATATGTAAAGTTGTGCTTCCATTATCAACATCAATATAAGCAGAAGTGTTTATAACTTGACTTGCAGATATACTTGCATCTTCTTCTGTTTCATCAGTAGAAGTAGTTATACCTGTAATCCAGAATTTATTTTCATTATCAACAGTTATTTCTTGACCCTCTTTTAATTTTTCCAAATCAGTATTAACTACATCAACAATAAGTTCTTTTAATGTGCTTTCATCATCTGCCCCACTTGTATAATTAAGCAAATCTGTACTTGTTAATGTTTTAGCAGCAGAAATATGACCTGTTTCATCATAATCAATCGCACTTAAAGTTAAATAGCCTCTACCAAAAGTATAGCCACTATTAGTTTGATAAGCATACTCACCAATACTATCATTAATATCTATTTCATTAACGTATGTGTTATGTTCAACAGTTATATAAGTGCAGCTATAACCTGAATCTATACTAACTGTTGTAACATTATCGCTTGAAAGATTACCATATACATATAAGTCAGAAGTAAAATTTTCAGCAAGTTTAAGTTTGATTTCATCATAAAGAGTATTTTCACTATATCCATTGCCATTATAATTCATCAAATCTGCTGCCGTAAGTATCTCTACATCTTCAATATGTCCGTTCCCATCAACAATAAAAGTACTTAAATATCCTAAATTCTCGCTATCACTTCCTGAAAAAAGAATATCACTATTAAGAAGATTTTCTTTTCCTACGTGACTAATAACTAATTTTCCATCTTCATCTTCATTTATTTCAAGGTCTTCGCCTGTACTAATAGCCCCTGTAATTTGTTCAGAAAGAGATTTTTCATCTCCAACTTTATAATCAGCTAATTCGGTTGCTGTAAGTTGTGTAGCAGAAACAATGTGACCATATGCATCTGTCTTAACTGTTGCTAACACTTCGTCTTTTGTAATATCCTCGCCTTTTACAGCAGATTCTTTATGACCAATAACAATATTGTTACTATCATCACTACTAAATTCAATTACATCAGCAGGCTTTATTGTTGCAAGTGTAGTACCACTTTTAGCATTAAGTTCTATGTTAGACCCATTAACTTTAGCACCACTTACATAACTTTCAGAAATAACATTACCTAATCCATCTTTTTCTGCTTTTTGTGCATTTTCAATAGTACCCTCGATAGTCGTACTACCTGAAAGAGCTGGTAAATATTGCCAAGAAGCAGCTGTATCTGCGTTTTCTTCAACATAACTATTTAATTTATAGTAACCTTTTTTATATGTAGTAGCACTCTCACCACTGCCAATAGTTTCATCTTCTTCAACATATACAAGCATACCTGCATAAGAATCATATACAGAATAGTTCTTTGCAAGCAATTCTGAGAATTTACCAATGCTTAATCTACTATCAATAGGTTTTGCAGCACCTAAATTAAAATTATCTTTTATAACAATTGCCATATATTCTCACCACCTTTAAAACTCTAAAAATCAAGTATAAGAATACTTATATAAGAAATCAACAGAATCTTTGATAACATTACTAAATACATAAACATAATAAGGTGTTTCTGCACCATCCTTACCTGTTAAAGATAATGTTAAACAATCAAAAGAATCAGTATTATCAAAATTATTACCATCATAAATATGACCAAGTTTCTTTGTAGAAGCAAAGCAATACCTACCAAGAGTAAATGATGCTGTCTTTGATATTGTACCTGTTGTATCTTGAATTAATTTACTTAAATGTTCATTTTCAATTTCAGTTTCAATTATAGCAACTTTATCCGCATCTGTTGTTGCACTCATAATATCATTAGTAGCAGAACAATCAAGATAACCAACATAAATAGGTCTATAATACGTAATTTTTATAGAAGAAGTTGTTGATTGACCACCATCACCATTTTCTACTGCATCTTTTAATGTTATCGTAGCTGATGTAGTTGCGTTTAATGGTGTTGAAGGTTTATAAGTATATGTATAAGCCTTACTACTTTCAGGAGAAGTTACAGTACTACCGTCCCCACCGTCATTAGGAGTAAAAACTAAACTTGCTAAAGAATTTGATTTTTTTACAGGTGTAGTTTTATAATCAATCTGTGTAATCGTTACACCATATTCTTGACTTTTATTTGTTGTTGTTGTACTTCCATCACTAAATGTAATAGTAATACCTGAATTTGTAAGTGTTGGTTTTGTATATGGATATAACAATTTATTTAATATTTCTTGAATAGTCATATTATCAAATGATGTACCTGCTTTTAAACCACCAACAGCAGCTGGCATTTCATCTTCATTGGTATAAGTTACATTAGCATTAATAAGCTCTGTAATTTCATCAGGAGTATAATTAGCATACGGTAAATCTTTAAATACGTGTTCTCCATCACCAAACTTAATTTTATTATAAGTTGTAGTAACAGCATCGTCACCTTCGCCTGTCGTTTTTGTTACAACTTCTACTGCTGCTTCACCAGCCAATAAAACTAAAGTAGAATCTGCCCAATTTGCAGACGTATCATACTTTAATTTAAGTCTTGTTTTAAGAGTTTTTGACATATTTTCAACCTCCTTTCTTTACTTAGAATCTCCACTGTCAAATATTAGTTCTTCTTCTCCCTGTTGGAAGTAATCTGTTGTAATGTTACCTTTTAAAGTTTTTGTACTGACAACCTCTTTTGTGATTTGTGTATCTTCTTCTGTTTCTCCAACTTTTATCTCACCGTTAATGTAAGCATTTTTGTTGATATTTAAATCGTGAAACTCTGCCAAAACACTATCACCTCTACTTCAATTGTCCTAATCATAAAATAAAAAATATGAACATTTTAATAATTGACACAAAAAAGAGAGGGTTATTATTCCCTCTCACTAAATAAATTGTTTATTTTATTGTAATTTTCTATATCACCAATATCATATCTATTACCATTCATTTTAAAGCCATTAAGTGTTGAATTTTCACAAAACCATTTAGCTAAACTACCAGGTGCATCTGTATTGATATTGTTTATATATTTTATTTTTTCTACATCATTTTTAGTATAATAATAAAAAGGCGGTACTGCTAAATTAGTTTTTGGATTGATAGGTTTTTCTTCAAAAGAAATAACTAAATCATTATCTTTTTCTATTATAGCCGTTTTTCTTTGTTTGTTTATATCATTTTCATCATAATACATTATACAACTTGTTTTTTTATTATGTATAAAATTAAAAAACTCATTTAATGAAAAATCTAATAAATTATCCCCTGCTGCAATAAAAACATCATCATTTATATTTTCGATAGCTAATTTAATATCATTTACAGCACCTAATCTATTTTCATTATCTGTACTACCATCATCAATAACCTTACAATCATAATCTTTAAAATAATTGATAAATTTATGATTAGTAACAATAATAAATTCATCAACAAAAGGTTTTATATCTTCTATTAAATAATTTATTATTGGTATACCGTTTATTTTTAAAAGTGGTTTAGGATAATTTAATGTTAATGGGTGCATTCTTGTTGCATATCCTGCTGCTAAAATAATACAAGTCATAATTTCCTCCTTAAAAATAAAAGGCTTATTATTTTAATAAGCCCCTACTTTGTTTAATTAATATTCATATGATTCATATAAGTTTTCTAATCTTGATAAAATTTCTTTTCTATTTACTCTTGGTGTATTTTTTACATAATCTATAATCTCTTTACATTCATTTGAACAAGAAACTAATATACTATTATATTCATCAGTAGCTTCAATTACTGCTTCTTCTATATTTGTGCTTTGTGAATTATTATTTACTAAGTCTTTTAATTCCTCGGTTAAATAATAATTCTTTACCGTATATCTTAAAAAATCTATAAGGTCTTGCATATTATCTAAATATATGTCTTCACCATTTACTACTATTGGTTCTATCATAACTCCCAATCTTTTCATAATAAAAACTCCTTTTTATTTAACTAATAAATAATTTATTAGAATTTAATACCATCAGATGTATCACAAAAATGTATTGAGAAGTTTTCTTTTAAATTAGGGAATTTATCTAAATATCTCTTAGTTACATATTCTTCTATTTCTTCTGTATGTTTTGGATTTACAATAGCCATACAACAACCCTTAAACCCAGCACCACTAAATCTACCACCATATATATTAGGTGTATCTACCATTATTTCATATAATGTTTTTAATTCATCAGAACCACATTCATAATTATATATTGAGCTATTTCCAGATTCAAATATTTTTTGTCCGAATGTATTTAAATCACCATTCTCCCAAGCAAATACACCATCTTTAATTCTTTGCATTTCTGAATAAAAATGTTCAGCTCTCTTTGCAAAATCCTTAGGCAACTTATCTTTATATTCTTCATATACTTCATAAGGTACATCTCTTAAATATGTATCTTTTATTTTACCATAATCTAAATTACCAAAAGCCTTTAATGTATAAGCAGCACTTCTACATTCATCAACTCTTGTATTGTATTTAGAATTAACTAATTGTCTTGATACTCCTGAAAAAAGAATAGCTATTTTAAATTGAGGAGCTAATTCATTTTTAATAATATTCTTATATCCATTATTAGCAGTATCTAAATATAATAAATGGTCTTTTTCACATAACACTTCACAGCTTTGGTCTAATTTACCTACATTAAGTCCTATATAATCTCTTTCAGCCGAATAAGCAAGATTTATTAACTTATCTTTTTCTAATGTAATATCATTTACTTTACAAAAAGCAGTTATGTATAATAAAATAACAGCAGCAGAAGAAGAAAGTCCACCAATAGGTAAATTACCATTAAGAACAGCATTAAAGCCATATTTTAATGTATATCCATTATCTAATAAGACTTTCATAGAAGCCCTTGCATAATCTCCCCAATTATTATGTATAAAGAAATCATTACATATAGCGAATTTAATACTATTATTAAAATAATTAACGCTATATATTTCAACAATAGGTTCATACTGTTTAGAATAAACTAAATCAACACCTACATCTAAAGCAAAACCTGATACAATACCGTGTTGATGGTCTATATGAGAACCTAATGGGCAAACTCTATAAGGGCAATGTAGTGTACCATTTATTCTATCATTAGGGAAATTTATTTCAAAAATATTTTTTAATTCTTCTATATTCATAAAAACAATCCTTTCTTATTTTGATATAAGAATAATATAATTATTTTAATAAATAAATATCATCATTTTTAATTTCATATTCCATTTTATGCCAACATTGGAATATTTTACATTTATAATCAAAGAAAACAGTATCTTGAAAATCATTAAATGCTTTTCTGATGTAGTACTGTTCACTGTCAATAGGTCTTGAATCTTGTTTTATATAAGCTAAAGCGTGTTTATAAAACTTAATTAGTTCTTTTCTTTCTCCTATACAACAACCTGCATTTATATGACAATACTCTCCATATTGTTCTCTATTAGTAACGTGTTCAATTACAACGTGAGGGTACATAAATAAAGTAGGATTATAAATAATTTTTTTATCATAAGACTTTAATCTATCTATAATATCTGTTAAATCACTTAATATAGAAACATCATTACCATCCATTATAAGGCAATATTTCTTATCTGTTTGTTTTAAAGCAGATAATATATGATTTACTTTACCTTGTCTTTCCCAACGCATAAAACGGTTATATAATGGATTTATGTAGGTATAATTATTTTTCCTTAACTGATAATCTAATGGAGAATCAGCAACACAATTTTGTGTAATAGGAGAAATTATTTCTATATCATCAGGAAGTTTAAAAGTAATTTCCTTAAATTTATTTATTAAATTTATATTCTCATTTCTTGAATTACCAGGGAAATGAGCTATTAAAATATCATTACCATTATGTGCGTAAACTTTCATTATTGTTCCTTTCTTATAGTCTATAATTAGTAAATTTAAAAACATTATCATCTATTATTAAAAAATTTAAATAAAACATTTGAAAAATACGGCAGTCGTAATCAAAGAAAACAGTATCTTGAAAATCATTAAATGCTTTTCTTGTATAATATTGGTCACAATCAACAGGAGTTTTATCTTGCAATATAAGAGAATAAATATAATTATAAAATTCTTTAACCTTATCTATTTTACCAAAACAACAACCTGAATTTAACCAACAATAAATGCCATATTTATCTCTATCTTTTACATTATCTAAATCTACTTTAGGATAACGAAACCTTGTTGCATTAAAAATTATATCTTTATTATATGTATTGAAAACATCGACAATGTTATTTAAATCATTTACTATTGCCGTATCATTACCATCAAGAATAAGTGTATATTCTTTATCTGCTTCATTTAATGCTTCTAATATATATTTTACCTTATCACAAAATTTCCATACAACATCTTTATCTTTTAAAGGATTTAAATAAGAAATATTATTTTTATTTAATTGATAGTTCAATGGAGAATCTTCTAATATATTTTTTGTAATAATAGAAACAATATTTATATTATCAGGCATTGTAAAAGTAATTTCTTTAAATTCATCAAGATATTTACGATTTATTCTTTTAGAATTACCTGCAAAATGAGTAATTAATACTTTATGTTTAGAGTGAGAATATATTTCCATTTTTCATCAACCTCACTGTTTTCATATTTTGTTCAATTTTATCTATATATTCTTGTGGTAATTTAGTTTCATATTTTATTCTTCTTACTTCCTCTACATTTGTTAATGTAGCCGTATAATTATTTAATTGCTCTAAATAGAAATAATGATAGTTTCTATTTTCAATTAATTTATTATGTATATCTATAAATTCTTCTTCTGTAAGAAATTCATTTTCATAACTATTATTATCTTTTCTATGTATAAAACAATTTCCATATAATCTATTTTCCAAATATTGATTTTGTTCATCAGGAGAAAAAGAATAATGTTTACCATTGTAATAAATACCATCTTCAATATACATTTGACAATATTCTTCATTTTTATTTTGTCTTGCTATAATAGCAGATTTTAAATTGGGTGGCTTTTTTATTACATCTTCTATATGAACGACAACAAAAGTTATCTTAGTAAGTAGTTTTTTATAGAAAGGAAATTTATAATACTTTCTTACTCTCTTTCTATATTCTCTTAATCTATGGTCAATAGAATTTACATCAATAACATATTCAGTATTAGCGTTTATAATCTTTTGATATGCTTCGTCAGAAATAGTAACCCAATCTTCTTCAATGTTAATAATTGGTTTCTTAGAAAAACCTAATACTGTACCAACTACATTATCATACTGTACATATCTTAGTTTATAGTCATACAAGATAGATTACCCCTTTCCAATAGCAAAATACTGTACTTTACTTGCTATTTCATTTAACTTAACATCTTTATTCTGTACAGTTACCATAAAACCATTATTTGATACATTATAAATATAAATAGCATTTTGGTTATTTAAATAATGCGAACAAATAACATCACCTTTTGATATAGGTGATATAAAAACAAATGGTTTTTTAGTAAATCTATTAGGGAACAAAACATTCAATCGTCTACTCGAATAAACATCTATTGTTCCATAACATATTTGAAAATTAAAAATATTTATATATTTAACCATACTTTATTTCCTTTTCAATCTATTTAAATCTACGTAAAAAATTTGAAAAAATCTACATTCATAATCAACATCTACATTTTCATCATCTTTTGCAACATTTCTTATATAAAACTGTTCTGTTTTATTTTCTTTATTTGAATTATTGTAAAAATTAAGTGTCTTTTCGTAGAAAACAATTAAATCTTCTCGTTTACCAAAACAAACACCTGCATTTAATTTACTAAAGCGAAAAGGTCTTTCTTTTTCAATAATTATATTTGGATAACGAAAAACATCAGCGTTATAAATTATTCTCTTATTGTATGTATTAAAAATATCTATTAGGTCAGTTAAATCATTTAATATAATTACATCATTACCATCAAGAATAAGAGCGTATTCGTTATTAGAAATTTTTAAACCTTCCAATACATATTTTATCTTATCAGGCTGATTCCAATTTATATCCTTATTTCTCAAAGGATTTATATAAGAAATATTATTTTTATTTAATTGATAATCTAACGGAGATATTTGGTCTTTCGTAATAGGAGAGATAATATCTATATTATCAGGTTTACTAAAAATGATTTCTTTATTAGTATTTATGAAATCTTTGTATTTTGCTTTTAATTTATCAGGAAAGTGAGCTACTAATATTTTATTATTACTATGTGAATATAAATCCATATATAAAATCACCTCAAAAAAAGGAGATAATTAAATATCTCCTTTAAATATATTTAAATTATTTATCTTTTTTAAATGGTTCTAAGTAAGGAGTAAATGATTGAGGAAAATCATCAAAAACAAAATCATCATTTTCCTTACGCACAAAATTTTTAAAATAAACTTGAAATAATTTACATTCATTATCTATTGTAATTTCATCAGTATAATCTTTATAAACATTCCTTATATAATATTGTTCAGTAGGATTATCCTTATTTGAACTGTCGTAAAAATCACTTACTTTTTCATAAAAATCAATTAAATCATTTGTTTTACCAAATACAATACCTGAATTTAAATTATTAAATGGTCCAATTTTACTTTTAGGTGTTACTTTTTCAATTTGCATAGCAGGATAAGTTTCTATGCTTGCATTGAAAACTATTTTTTTATTATATGTATTAAAGATTTCTATTAAATTAGCCAAATCTTTAACAATAACAGTATCATTGCCATCAAGTATAAGACAATATTCATTATTAGATTGTTTAAGCCCTTCTAATACATATTTAATTTTCTCAGGTTGTTTCCAAACAATATTTCTATTTTTTAAAGGATTTATATAAGGAATATTGTTTTTATCTAATTGATAAATTAAAACAGAATCTTTTATTTGGTCATCTGTAAGAGGTGAAACAATATCTATATTATTAGGTTTTTGTATAATTGTATCTCTAAGTAAAAATAAATCTCTTTTAAATATTTTCTTTGATTTACCAGCGAAGTGTAAAACAAAAATTTCATTATTTGTAAAAGAAATATAAGCCATTTTACTCACCTAATTGCTGTCTAATACTATCTTTTTCTTCATCAGTAAGGTTTGAATAAGAAGCTAAAATAGTTTCTAAATCTTCGCCGTGTTTAATCTTTGATTTAATACCATAAATAAGAACTTTTAACTTAGCTGTCATTATTCAGCACCTCCAAGTATATCTGACATAACTTCACACATAGCATCTATCTGTTCGTTTTTTTCATCAAGAGCTTTTTCTGTGTAAGTTTTCTGACCCATTGTAACACTAATAAGTCTATTAGTAATTGTAGCTTCTGTATTTGTTTCTTCTGTAACAGTTTCATCATAAATTTTTAAATCAGTAAAAATAGAATAATCATAATGATAAAATTCAGTTACAGTAGGTTCTTTATCTTCCTCATCGGAAGTTTCAGTTTGTCTAATAATAATTTCAGAAGTATTATCTGAATTATTAAAAAGGCTATAAATATCATCTAATTTATAAACATTAGAATCAAAATTAAATATAATACTATCTCTATCTGAACCACTAATAAATTGTCGTCTACCTAAAATAGATATACAATCAAGAGTGGTATTATCTTTTAAAATTATTTGATTTATAAGTCCCATAATTAATCTCCTTTATTAAAACTAACAACTAATACTAAATATTACATTATTATTAACCCATATAGTTGCTTGACTTAAACTTACAGATGAAGCATTGCTACCGCAATTTCCAACAGAAATCATTGCAGTAATAGTCTTGCCATTGTTAGCAGAACTAACAGTAGTTGTATAACTATCAAAATCATCCTTATCATATGCAGTTGTAAGTTCAAATGAATACAAAAGATTTGAAGAAGAATCATAAATAACAAATTGATTTGTTTGTGAATCTCCATTTTTAAGGCTACTCGTACTCATTTCCAAATACATTTTTATTGTATCACCTGTTTTTATGGCAAAATCACTTTTAAAATATATAGTTGTGGCAGAAGAAGAACTAACAGTAATATCACAACCTGAATAAGATTTAGTAAAACTATCTCCCACATCAAATTCACTATTTGCTTGTTTACTAACAGTCCAAGTTGGTGAATAATTTCTATTTTGAAAAACTAATTTAGATGTACCACTAATATTTAAATATTGTTGAGAAACTTCTCTTTTTACATTACTTACTCCAATATATTTTTCAGTTATTTCTTTTGTCGTTCCATTTACATTTTGATATAAAGGCAAAACAACACCACCTTTTTAACTATACTTCATATAAATTTGACCTGATGATAAAGATACAGAAGAAATTGCAGCCGTACCTGAATAAATACCTGTTATGGTAGTTAATGTTTCTGTATTTGATACTTTTTTGGAAGTACCAACAGTAATGCCACCATCAGTAGTTACTTGACCATCCGCTTTAATATCACCATTTCCAGATAATGAAATTACGTCACTACCATTAGCATCAACATATATACTATTCCCATCACCAATTTTAATTAAAAAATCATCATTGTTATTCTTATTTGCTATACTATTAGTTGTTACGGTTTTAAAATCCGCCTGACCACCACTAGAAATTTGCCATGAAACAATTGCTGTATCGTAAGCTGTATTTAAAACAGAACTATAACCACTATTGTCAGAAGAAAACATTGAGGCTTGAAAAAAGTTTGTTTGATGATAGGCTTGTTGTCCAGTAGTTGAATAACTATAGCAACACAAATCTGAATTTATTTTTATTTTGCTAACATCTAAATTTAAGGCATTAGAGCGAAATATATATAAATCGTTTGCAAAATTGACTAAAAAATCCCCATTATCCTTTAAAGAAATAGCACTATAAAAACCACCAGAAGGATTATTAAATAGGTTAGCCTTTACGCTATAAGTTGAAGCATTAATATCCCCCCCTGTTGTTAAAGTACCAGGAAGTGTAGTGTTACCACTACCGTCAAGAAGTGTTAGTGTTCTTTTTACTGTAGTAAATTTACCCGTATATTGTCTTACATATATTGGTTCATTAGCATCCTCAGCTGTTGCTATTTCTAAGAAACCTGCATTAGAAGCAGTAGCACCACCAACAACTCTCCAATAATCATTATCACCTATATATCCTATAATACCTCTTGTAGTTGTACCCGATTGAGAAAATTCTAAATCACTGCTCAAAGTAGTTTTTCCAGCAGTGATAGTTCCACCATAAAAAGCTGATGTTGCTTTAATATTTGGTGCTATAAAATAAACAGCTTCTTCTCCTGATTGACCTACCAATGTCAAAGAAGCAGGTGCTTGTATTGCATCATAATCTGTAAAAACAAGTTGGCAACCTTGGTCTCCACTTGAATTTAAAAATTGTATTTTAGGATTTGTACTATCAAAAGCATTTGAACTTGTGGTTGTACCTTGTAACGATAAAAGATTAGAGTATACATTTGTCGAGGTTGTATTTGTTGTATTCACATTAGACACATATAATGTATTTAATATTCTTGCCGAACCATTTACAATTAAATCTTTTAATTGAGCCATTATTTTAACTCCTTTCTTACATAAATTATAATTGAAATTTCATTTAAAATTAAAATAAAAAACAAGATAAAAATTAAAATAAAAAAAGAGGTAAATATGCCTCTTTTTAATTGATGAAAATATTATGTCTAATTATAATTCGTAAACATCATTACACACAACATAATTTTCGTATATACTCATTTTATTCCTATCGGGTAAATTATCTATTCTAACATAAAAATCTAAATAACCTGTAACAGTTTTTCCACCAAAACCTGGTATACCTGTATTATATTTTGTATAAGCTCCAACAGCACACCACCAATTACCTGATGAAGAAGAATGAGCCATAAAAGTGTTGCCTGAACAAAGCATTAAGCCTGCTGATGTATTAGAAATATTTACATAATCAGTACAAGCAGTTGTCGTAGTTGGATTACTTGATTGTTTCCAACGATAAATATTAGTATCATCTTCTTGCAAAACTAAAAATTCAAATCCACCATCAGTATTTCTAAACTGTTCCATCAGATATAATCTTGAATATAAATCTTCAGTTTGGATATCAGTTACATTATCTTTTGTAAATAAAGTAGTACCTGAATTATTGTTATGGTGAACTACTCTTGCAAAAACGCAATTATCATCAGTTATATATAATTCCATATCTAAATCAGGCACTAATGTTTGAAGTTCTTTTAAATTACAATTACCATTCTCGCCAAATTGAACGCTCATATATTACCTCTTATTTTAAAATAAAATCTAAAGATTTTGTTGCAGTATTAGTTTGTATGTTCCATATTCCACCAACTTCAAAATTTTCTGAATGTATGTCTGAGAAATTAGTAATAGTTGGTTTTTTACCATTAGTTAAAATGTTATCCTTTGTTCCTTTTATATTTGTTGTTTTTATGTATTCTCCTTTTAATATAATATCATCGTTTGATAAAATATCAATACCATTAGAAGAACTACCTATTTCCACTCCCATGTCTCCATATAAATGAATATATCTATCCGCAGAAACATCAAAGCTACAATCATTAGTATTAACTATTATGCCATTATTAGATTTTATTTGCATTGAACCTTCTGTTTTTACGGTGAATTTATGAGTATTAATCATAACATTTTCATTGCCATATAATTTTAAAGTATCTGCATAGCCATTAATAATGACATTTGATGTTTGCAAATAAAAGGCTTCAAATTTACTCAAATTTAATTCAGAACTACTTGAACTATATAAATGTATTCCACCTAATTCATTAAAATTTATTTTACTAAGCCAATGTTTTGCACTGTTTTTATATGCTTCGTCTCTAATTCCAATTTCTAAGCTACTATTATTTACAACATCTATATCGTAATAGCCATCCCCCCCCCAGATATGAGAGCGTGTTTTCATTATATAAGAAGATATTGTATCTAAATCTGCATTATAAGATTCAATACTATTAGAAAACAAACTTGTACTACTTATTTTATTAGTTGCGGTTATATTTGTTCCTTTTACAGTTGTACCTGTAACATTAGTACTCGTTAAATTCGTACTTGTTATACTTGTACCACTTATATCAGTTGCTGTTATTTTACTTGATGAAAGTTCACTTGTACTAATTTTATTCGAGCTAATTTCATTTACGTATAATTTACCAACAATTCTTGCAGCTCCATTTACTACTAAATCCTTTAAATTAGCCATTTTCTATTTTCCTTTCTCATTTTTATTATAAAAATAAGAAAGTTTGGTAAATTTAATAATAAAATATAGGTAAAATTTATATTTCGATAAAATCATTACTTAATATTCCATTTTCTGAAATACTTGTTTTACCATTATTCAAATAAGAAAAACCATAAAAATCTGATGATAAATATTTCTTTTCACCTTTATAAATTTTAATACCTGCAATCAATTGATAACCAGTAGTAAATACATTTGCTGAATTTGGATTAGGATAAAACATTATATACATTTTACCATCTGATGAATTTACTTTAAAAGTTCCCCAAGCCCATATAACTTTTCCTTTTGTTGTTTCATTTATATTGGCAGTAGTATTTTTATAATTTTTTATCCAAGTGTTACTATGTTCTAAATTCAATCTAAAATTAGCATTACAATCTTCTGATACATACACATACATAGAAAAAGAAAATACTTGACTTGTATCATAAACAATAGTTGGGTCACATAAATATGAATAAGCCATAAACGCTGATGTTGATGTGTTTGTTGGAGTTAATTTTAAAGCAGTAGAAAATCCATAATCTTTAAAAACATCAGTTTCACAATTATAAGTCAAACTCATATTAGATTTGTTATATTGTTCACCTGTATAAACATTATCTATATTTAATGGATTTGCAATAACAACACCATTTTTATTAAAAGTAACAGACAAAAATAATCACCTCTTTTTTAAAAAGAGAGTGAATAAACACTCTCTTAAAAAATAATATATTTTTATTCTTCAACTAAACTACCATAAGTAATAAAATTTCCATTTGTATCAATACTAAATCGTTTATTATATAAATCCATAATATCATCAGCAGATAAAGCAGTTGCATATATACGACAATCTGAAAGTTTACCTGTAAAGTATGTAGTCGTTGGTGTAGTAGTTGTTGCAGCCGCTTCTGCACCTAAAAAGATACCATTACTTGCATTATAATATATTGGAGTTTTTGTGGTATAAGCAGTTAGTGTGCCGTCCAAAACACCATCTAAATAAAGTTTTACTAACAAGCCATCATAAGTAAGTGAAAATAAATGCCAACCTGTTAAATTAGTATATTGAGTCTTTCCTTTAACACATTTATATGTACAACTTGAAGCTCCTGTTCCCATATAACAATAAAAATAATTACCGTTAGTTTGAATATTCCATCCTCCTGTTTCTGTACAAGAAAGAAATCTCATACTACTAAAACTACTCCAACTATCCATATAAGCCCATATACTAACTGTTATTTCATCTTTAACCATACCACCTCTACCACAAACAATATAATTTTTATTAGCAGTATTAAAAGAATAACAACCTTGATAAACGGGGGAATCTGTGTCAAAAGTAGGTGGAGTTGATGAAAGAGTTGCATTATTTAAATAGCCTGAATTATCATAAACAATATTATCAGATAAACCTAATAACGAATATAAATTATCAGTTTTATTAGGACACCAAGTAGTAGGTGTTTTTCCTTTTTCTAATTTAAAATTACCAAAGTTAATATTAGCCGTTTGATTATCAGCAATATAGCCACCATTAATAACAATATAAACAGTTGTTGCGGTAGTATTAAATGTTAAATAAGTTCTTGTTTTATTAGTTATAACATTAGGTAAATCTGCTCTTGCAATAGAATTTGTAGTAGCACTACCTGTCTGTGAAGAAGTTGAAATTTCAACGCAAAAACCAGTATATCCACTTAAAATCGAATACGCAGTTAATATTTCGTAATCAAAAGACAATGTATAATCTGTATTAGCTTCAACAGTTAATGTTTTTTGTATAATCTCCCAACCACCTACTGTTTTATAAGTAATTTCATTATAATAATCGGTATTAGTAATTGTCATAGTTGAACTTGCATTACCTACTTTAGTCCAATTATTTAAATTATTATCTGCTAAAGTCAATAAATTTTCACTACCAAAACCATTACCATTTAATGGATAATGACAAATTAAACTTTTTGATAACTCCTTTACTTCTGTTGGAGATAATACGTGGTCATAAATTCTTACATCTTGTACTAATCCGTTAAAAGGGAAATAATTGGAAGTAGATGTATAACTGTATGACATTTTACCAATAACAAATTTATTAGAAGCATATGTATAATCAGGTTTTAAATAATCAAAAGTTTGAACCAACTGACCATTTATATATACTTGAATACCATTTTTTGAATTAACAGTTACAGATATATGATACCAAACATTATAGTCAATAGTCATAATAGTTTTACTTGTTGCACTTCCACTACTATTAGTAAGCACTAAAAATAACACTCCTGAACTATTAATACAAATATTCATTCCACCATTTGTATCTCTACCCTGACTTAATATATATTGATTTTTACTTGTTGTTGCAGAACATTTAAACCAACAACACCAAGAAAAATTATCGTACAAATCAAACATAGGTCTATGTAAACAATTTGCAGCACTATTTGTAAATGTTGCTGATGTACCTAATTTTCCATCCGTAAAATTAACAGTACCCATTACTGTTAAATCTGTATCGTCTAATCCATAATTTTTATAATCCTTTATTAAAGGATAATGTGCAATTAAAGACAAAAATAAAACCTCCTTGTTTTTTAGAAGAACAAAGAGGTTATTATCTTTATTCTTCTACTAATTCACCATATGTAACAAAGTTACCATTAGTATCTATACTAAATCTTTTATTATATATTTCTTTTATATCATCATCCGATAAGACAGTAGAGTAAATAATACAATCAGATATATAACCTTTGAAGAAATAAGCTCCTGATGAATTATTAGTTGCATTACTTCTACAACCAATATTAAAATTAGTTCTTTTAGTATAAGTATTGGTCGTAGAAAGACTATCTACTTTTTCACCATTTAAATAAAGTTTAGCAGTTGCACCATCATAACTAATAGCTAAATGATACCAAGTATTTAAAATTATTTCCTTACTATAATTTTTTATTGCATTATTTATATAATATAAAATTCCCGTTGAAAGGATATATACTCCAAACTGAACAGTAGAATAATCACTATTATTCAAGCATAATATCCAATTAGTATTTTTTGCTGTTTCATCAGAATTAAACCAAACTGAATAAGTATAAACATTACCTATGTTTACGCTACCATATAATCTTTGTGTTCCATCGAAGTGGTAACAGTTACTATACTTAGGGGCATTAATACCCCCCCCGAAATTGCGATAGGAGTTACAGTTTTAGTTGTAATTAAATTATTATTAAATCCAGATATATCATATTCATTTTCATCAAAAAAACTAATTGTATCATTCCAAGAAGGTACAAAAGCAGTAGGAGCTGTATCTTTACATACTTTAAATTGTTTATAATAAAAATAACCTTTTAAATAATCGTGTCGCATTTGAACAGTCCAAATTGTATTTTTTAGATGGTCTTCTGTAATAGTAAAAGTATAATTATAATCATAAGTAAAATCCCCTTCAGGAATAATAACACCTTGACTACTATTAAATCTACCACTACTCCAATTAGTAACGTCACCATAACCTTGAAGATTAACCTTATGAACTGTTTCTGTATCGCTTTCGGGATATGTTATATTTTTCCATTTACAAGAAACTGTAACCCTTACAACGTCACCTACTGATAGCCCATTTGTTAATACATAACCTATAACAAGACAATTATTAGAATTGCCAGACGCAGTTTTTTGTTGCCAATCAAGAAAAGACGATTGAACTAAATTACTACTATCCCTACTAATATTATTTAAAGGTAAATGCAATATTTTTCCCTTAGATAATTCTTTTATTTGTAATTCCGTTAAAGCATTGTCATATATTCTTAAATCTCTTAAATAAACATTTTTCAAAATACCTACTGTTGAATTAGAATCACAATTACCTATTTGTAAATAACCTGTACTATATGGAGCTTTAGGGCTATTTAAAGTAGCAACCAATTCAGTATTTTCATATATTAATGTTTGTGTTCCATTATATAAACAAACATAATGAACCCATTGATTTTTGGGATAATTGGCATAAAAAATACCACCATTATTACTATTTGAATCAATCCAATAAAACAATCTCATATTAGATTGATAAAAGTCAACACAAGGACTATACTTAGTTGTATTTCTTATAATAGTACCACTCGGATTATCTTTAATATATATCCAAAAACTGATAGAAAAAGTATTTGGATTCCAAGCATAATTTGTTGTTATATAATTACTTCCTGTAAAATATAAATAATTACCTAATTCATCATTTACAAAAGTATTAGTACCTGTTTCGGTTATATTAAAATTTTGTAAACCTTGATTTCTAAGGTTGTCATTTAAAGGCAACCAAACTTGTAAACTCAAAAAATATCCCTCCCTTAATAGAGGAATACTTTTATTCCTCTACCAATTCACCTGTTGTCAAAAAATTACCATTTACATCTATTTTAAATCTTGTTTGATATAATTCTTTTACATCTTCATCAGTTAAAGCTGTATAATAAATTCTTAAATCAGACAAACTATAATCAGCCGAAGCATAACCATTATGATTACCTATTAAATGATAGTTGTGCTTTGACATATATGTTGTATTTATTCTGTCATTTGTATTGGTTTTCTTTAATTCACCATTAACATAATATTTTACTGTATGTGTTTCCAAATCCCAAGTCAAAGTACACATATACCATTTATTTAAATCAATAGAAAAAGAATATACATTACTACAACAATCCATACTTATATTTGAACCACCAGTTGTAGCAAAAATAATTGCATCTAATCCATTACCAGTCCAATTAAAAGAATTAGCAAAATATAAATAGGTTCTCCAATTACTATCAGTAGAATATCTATTTATCCACATTGAAATTGTGCCTTGTGTGAAATTTTCAAGCAACATATTAGGCGTAGTCACTTGTCTTACTTCTGCACCATCAAAATAATAAGCACCACTATAAAAAGGACTATCTGAACTAAAAGTTGGAGAATTAACTATTGTACCATTATTACAATAACCTGATACGTCATAAACAGTTTTATCATCATAACCCATTTGTGTATATAGTTCATCATTTACATTAGGCGTATATTTGGTTGCTGTATCACCTTTTTCTATTTTCATATCCCAAAAATTAACTATTACATTATCAGTACCATTTGAATAAGCATTAAGTCTAAATGACATATATTTTGCATTACTCGAAGTCGTATAAGTCCATATATGTTTACCATTTTCAAATCTATAATTATGCGTATTATTTTTTAAGTTGTCTGCTGTATCATAGCCACCATTATAAGCATTTTTTGTAGTATCTTCATTGCAGGTATAAAGCCATACAGAAAAATCTTTATTTTCAGGTAGATGACCACTACCGCTATGAACAGACGTACAAGTGCCGTCAGATTTTACCTGTACAGTATATTTAGTATTAGCCTCACAAATAAAAGTTGTACCTGTCATCCAAACCCAACCGTCAACTTTTGGAGTGTCTATTGTATAAGGATTACTTTTAGTATATTGTGCTAAGTTAGGAACTAAATTTTCGTTTATTAAATTATTTAATGGATAATGAAGAAATAAACCCTTATAAATATTTTTTACTTCATTAAAAGATAAACAATGATTATATACTCTATAATCCATCAAATAATGATAAGCAGAATTATGAATTACCTCTGTTTGATAATTGAAATCAGTATATTTAGTAACACCTGTAACTTCTTTTACTTTTTCACCGTTAATATAAATAGTACAATTGGGATTGTTATAAGTAACACATATGTGAGTCCATTGATAAGAAGGTAATACTGAATATAGTACACCTGCAAAACCTATTGAAGACGTAATATACCAACTCCAATGTAAATCATTACAACTTGGATATTGAAATAATGAATATTGTCTTGGCATACTATCTCTACCGAAAATCATAGCCTTATTACTTGTACTTCCTGTTTCAGCATTTACATATATCCACGTAGCAAAACTAAATTGTTGATTATTTAATAATTTATTAGTTTGGTCAGCTGTCCAGTACCCCCCCCGTTAGATAAGGCTAACCCTGCTTTTCCATTTACATAAGTTGGTGTAGTAGAAACTGTCATTTCAGCATCACCAACGCCTGTATTATTAAAATTACCATTTAAATTATAATGTGCAACTAAACTCATTTTTTGTCCTCCTCATCTTCATTTAGTGCAATACCAATTACTATAAGGAATAATAAAGCAAATATATATCCCATCTTAAAAACCCCTTTTATTTAAAGAATAAAAAAGATAAGGATTTGAAAAACAAAGTTCCTTATCTTTTTATATACTAAATATTTAAAATATTAAATAATTAAATTATCTATTACCTAATCTATTAATTTTTGATTTTCTACTTGCCAACTTATACTTTTCTTTTACGTCTTCAATAGAAAGTTTATTCTTTTCAAAATCATCAAAAATCTGATTCATTGTTTCAGCACTAATACCAGGATTTGCAAACAATTTAGTCTTTTCTTCACCTAAATGTCTTATACCTGAATAGATATAAAGCATTTGGTCATAATCAAAAGCAGGTTTAGCATACATTTTTACTTGTTCCATAGTATAACCATTAATAAAGCCATCTCTTATTACGCTCATTTGGAAATTATCAAATTTAGTAGTAGCAAAAACTTTAACCTGCTCTACTGATAAACCATTATCTGTTAAAGCACCCAAAATAGTACGCATTTGGTTATAATCAAACTGAGGATTAGAATATAAAGCAACAGCTTCTTTTGATAAATTCTTTTCAAAACCTATTTCTATAAATCTCATAAGCTGTGCATCAAAGTTAGGATTAGCAATAAATTTAATTTGTTCATCAGTAAAATTATCAAGCAAACAGTATACTATTGTGCTTATTTGTGCTCGGTTAAAAACATAATCATCATCTAACTTCTTTATAAGTTTCTGTTGGTCCTCTGTAAGTTCATCATAATAATTAATATTTTCAAGAGTAAAAGAAGCTGTCTTTGTTAATCTTTTAAGTCTATTCATAAATCAAAAACTCCCTTTTATTTTTTACAATAAAATAACGTAAAATAAATATAAGGGAGTAAAGACTCCCTTATATAAATCATTTAATACAAAAATCCAAAGCACCTGTTTCAGAATTAACTGAAATATTCCATTTTCCATCAACTTCAAATTTTTCTGAATGTATATCTGAGAAGTTGGTGATGGTTGGTTTTTCAGCATCATCATCAGAAAACTTTTTACCCTTAATATTACCTGTATAAACAAACTCAGTTTTGGATGGTCTATTATCAGCACCTTTTCCACCAGGAAGTAAATAAACATCACCACTTGGAATTAATCTTATTCCTGTATTAGAGAATATATTCGTGTTGTTTTGTGAATATAAATTTATATCTTGACAAGAAATTATATCAGTACAATCATCAGAAATACTTCTTATTTTATCGGTAGAAACCATACTAATATTCCCATTATGATTATAAGAAGTCCCATATATAGCTTTTTTTAAATTACTCCAATTGCCAATAACATATCCAGAAGAATAAGAACTTTCAAAGCTAATGTCTGCTAATGGGATATACGCACCTCTATTCGAAATATTTATATCATAATTGCTATATAATTTTAATTCTCCGTCACAAGATGAAATTCTTACACCATTACCAATATTAATTTCATCAGAATCACCTTTAATAATTACATTATCAGAACCAACAACATTAATAAAACTTTCCGCAATTAAACTTACACCATTGGGTTTAAAATTGATTCTACTAGACCAATCAGCTGTTACATCACCATCACGCATACCTATTTCAAACGTACCGTTGCTTTGGTCCATATCTATATCAAAACAACAATTATTTGTTGAATCAGAAAAAAAGTGGTCTCCTGTAAAATTAATATGCGATTTCAAATTAATTGCAGCATCTTCATCATCATTTGCAAAAGAATTATCAATACTATCTATTCTTAATTCTTTTCCGTAAATAGAGTCCCAACGTAAACCACTATTACCTAAATTATATTTACTATCAGCATATGGGTTAATATTTCTTATAGTGGTATTATCAATATTTATAGTAAGTTGACTACTTGTTAATGAAACATATTTTGTACTTTTTGCATAATTTTGGATATAAAGCTGGTCTGCGTTTATATTAATGTTCGCATTTCCATATAAATTTGAAGCATACATACTTGCACTTTTAAAACTACCATCTTTACCTTGACTCGCATAAGTAGCATTGGTTGCATTTGTAGCAGTAGTTGCTGTATCAGCTGTTGTTGCACTATTCGCCTTATTTACTTCACCTACATCAACACCTTTTGGTATATCTTCATCTTCTGTTAATGAATAGGCTTGTGAATGTAATTTTGTGGCTGCTGTTGCTAAACTTGCATAACAGTCTATACTTGTCAAAGCATCTGATGAAGTTGTATTATTTACTTCTGTACTATTTACCAAAGTCCAAGTTCTACCAATAGAATTTCTTGCTTCTGAACCAATATCTCTAATAACTGCACCTGCATAAGCACCTTGTGTTTTTAAGAATAAATCACAATAAGTATAACCACAAACATTATATATGCCTGCTTGTAAAGCATCTACTGCAAAGCCTTTTCTAACTAACCATTCTATATTAACCGTAGAAGCAGTAGTGCCTGAATTAGTTCTAAGTACAACTCTTGCAATACCATAATTTCCAGTATTATATCCTTGTGATATATATAATGTAATACATTTATCTGTATAGGTTGTTGTTATAGTATCAAGTTTTGCAATTCTATGATATGGATAATTATTTGTATTACCAACAGTAACAGTACTATAATAAGCATATCCATTTAAAGTAACATTTGAAGCACCATTAAAACTAACAGAACCTGTTAAATCGCCAGCTAAAGTAATTGTCCTTGCTGTTGCTAATTGAGTTGCAGTAGTAGCATTACCACTTAATGCACCATTAAATGTAACAGCATAAACATTTTTCCATCTTAAAGTAGAGCTTCCACCTAAATTGTATGAATTATCAGCTTTAGGATAAATATTGCAAGTAGTTAAAGTTCCACCAACACTTACATCACCTGTTGCTGTAATATCTTTTACATATAATTTGTTCCAATACAACTTACCATCATCATTATCTTGACCAAGTGAATAATTCTCAGTCGCAAATGGAACTATATTTCTAAATATAGATTTTTTTGAGTTTACATTAAATGTATCACTATTTATTGAACCATAAGTTGTCGTTGTACCATCTGTACCAACAAAAGAATTAAAATAAATAGTATTACCAAGTATATGGAAATCACTATTATCCGTTGCACCCATAGTGTCTAATCTAAATTCAAACTTACCTGATGAATTTTTTTGTATAACAGCATAGTTATTATTATCAGTACTGTTTCTAAACCAAACTTTACCGTCATTCATAGTTTGAATAGTAAGACCTTCGCTACCTTCAATATATTGAGTTTTAATATATTTACTATTAAGGAAATCCTGATTTACGTCTTTATATGTACCATCCGTTTGTTTTTCAGAAACGGTATGTTGATAAATATATACATTATTGTCTTTGTAACTTTGTTGTGAACCCTTTTCACTATTATTGGTTACGCCAACATAATATAATTTTTCACTCTTATCATCAACATCTGTAAACGTAATATTAGTATCACCAACAGTATTTTTAGTATCTGTACCATATAAAGTAAATTCAGTTGTACCTAATCCTAATTTACCAATTTGATAACCAGTTGTTAATCCTGAATAACTTACTTCACCTGTGGTAATAACATATCCACCTTTTCTAAATTTAAATTCAGCATCAGATGACGTACCATCATCTGCTACAATAGGTGCATAATGTAATTTACCATAATTAGTACCTGAATTATATAAAAATATATATCCTTTTTTATTGTTTATTGTTCCACTTTTAGTATTATTACCAACAATGAGACTTGCACTACCATCAGCAGATGTTGTACCATTGGTTATTTTATATTGAAAAGCTTCACTTTCATATAATTGTGCCGTAGTATTAGTTGAACTAACAAAGGTAGGATAATACGTACCATTTGTATGTGTTGTATTGTTTTGAACTGCTGAAGCTGTATCTGCATTCCCTGACAAACTACCCTTAAATGTAGTTGCGGTAAGTACACCATCAATACCAAAAGCATAAGAGGCTGTTGCGGTGTTTGTTTTTGCAGAATAATTTGTATCTGTAATATATGTTAAACACATAGCATCATTATTATTATATGGTCCAAACTCCCAAGAACCAACTGAAGTTTTGGCTGATATTATTGGATTATATCCAGTTATAGAGGTTTGTATAATCATAGCATTATCTCTACCATTATACCAACTTGAACTTTTACCAACTCTATCTAAATGTTTACCGTCAAATAACTCTCCACCATTTTGGTCTATTGAACGAACCCAACCATAACTACTTCCATTGGTAACTCTACGCCAATACATACCACCTGAATCATTAACGGATAATGCTATATCTCCATAATAACCTGTTGAACCTTGATAGTTCATTCTCAATATATGATACCAAGCAGTAGTAGGAGTATTATTTGTTTTTGCATCAGTAGTATTAGCTTTATTAGTCGTTCCTGTTTGTACAGTACCACTAAGACTAAAAAATTGAAGTCCTGAAGCACCAAATGTAAGTTCATTATTTGTATTTAACCATTTAGGTGAATAATCTGTTCTTGCTACTGATGATAAAACACAATCAACAGGTGGAAGTGTGTTTGTAACATTAGCAGTAGGTGATGAAACATTAGCCAACCCTGAAATTAATTTTATATAATAATCATTCTTATTGTTATGAATATATAATTCACCATTAGTACTACTTGCAACACCAAAAATTGTTTTTGATTTTAATGTAGTATCACTTGTAACAGTTAATGTACTACCTAAAGTTGTTGCACCTGTAACTCCCAATGTACCACCAACACTTAAATTATGAGGTACACTTGTATTACCTGATTTATCAAGCAAAGTTAATTCATTTGCAACAGCACTTGAAGTATTATATTGTCTTGCAACAATTTGTTCGCCTACTCCACCATCATCGCCTGTCGCTATTTCCAACATAGTGTCACTCTCAGATGTACCTGTTACTCTAATCCATCCTTGGTCATTTGCAATTTTAGGATTTGATATAACCACTCCATCACCATACAATCGAGAAGTACCTTCTGTAAATCCTGCAACTTTACCATTTGTAAGTGCTATTTTTTGTGTTGCTATATAATACGGTGAAGTCATAGAAACTTTACTCGTAATAGAAGTCGTTGCTATAAAGTTTTTAGCATAAATATTGTTAAATTCATAACCACTTGCACCTAAATCAAAAGATACAAGAGTTCCACTATTCTGCACAGGATATGCTTTTGTATTTTCAAATTGAAGAATATTTGTTGCATCCGCTTTTCTTAATTTTAATCCTGTATAATCAATATTTAAATTACCGCCTTTACCAATAATTCTACCTGTTGTAATAGAGTTATCAACTGTTAAATTATTTGATATTGTTATATCTTTAGAAGTTATTGATTCTGCACTTAAATTATTTGTCTTTGTTATTAATGTAGGATATATAGGATTTGATGGCATTGTTGTAACTAAAGAGTTATCATGCCATTCAACACTTATATTATGTAATGCTGCTTGATTGTGAAAATCTAATACTGTAACAAAGTCTTCTGATGTTATTTTTTTAACATACAAATCATAGCATAAATCAGAAGATTTTACTAAAAAAACATAATTTGTATTTTGACTATATGTTATACCACTATATTTAAAAGAACTATTCTGCAGACTATAAACACCCACTTCAGTATCATCTAATCCATATAATTTTAAAAACAATTCAGTAGGTTCGTTAGTTGATTGGTCTTTATTTATTATTTTAAAATATAAATTGCAATAATGTTGACATCCGCTTTCTTCTTCAAGACTTATTGAAGCTAATTTTATCCAACCTGATTTTGCAGAAGTACCTTCAGAACGTGTATTATCTTGTCCATTAGTACTAAATACACGTCTATCCCCTTGATGTTGTAACATACCGTAAATTCGTGTTTTAGATTTTCCAATAGCAATACCGTTATCAATTTTTCCACCATAAGAATTATTATTTTCTAACGTATTTATAAAGCCTATTTTTGCATTATTTCTACCAACATATAATTTAAATGTTTTATTAGCCTCATTATTAGGAACATAAAGCCCAATAGAATTTGCATTTCTAACAGTGAATTTGCCATAATCTCCATAATATCCACTATTACTTAAATCAAATTTAATACCGCCATAATTTGAATATGCTTCAATTGTATCGCCATATAAAGACATAGTTGAATCACTCATTTGTAACGCAACACTATTATCTTTATTACGAAGATACGTTTGGTCGGCTATTTGAAACCTCCCATAACCATTTTCGTAAATCTTAAAATCTGTACCAGCATCAATTTTTATAGATTCTACTGTATTTAACTTAAAATTAGTTGAACTATATATATAGCAATCATTAGTTCTTATGGTCAATTTGCTATTAGAAGTACAAATAGCATTTTCCATTCCATTACTATTAACTCCTAAATAAAAACCATTATCATTCATATAAAACTTAGTATTAATACTTGAATAATTAGGAGTCGAATATTCCCCTTGTAAATCAACACAATGAGTACTATCATCTTCGCCATTACTATTAAAACTACTAAATAATTTACTAACAGTTAAAGCCCCTGTGCTAGGTGTCATATATATATTATTATTTCTATAAGCAGTTGTTGTCACATCTGTTGTTGTAGTTCCTGTGTTTTTTGTACTTGCCAAAAGAGGGTAACGACCATCATTGCTTGTTAAAGTTTGTTTTACATAAACATCAGTATTACTATTATAGTCACCATCACACCAAAAACCCTTTGCAATAGTTGTACTACCTATAGTTACATTTTCTCTGTATACTAACGAAACAATATTGTTTGCAGCATAATGAGTAGTTAATCTTGTTGTACCACTATAATAAACTGGTAAAGCTCCTGTTGTTGAACCACCCTTTAATGTAAGATTTAATGTTACATTTGAAGCACTTGTTGTTGGCAACCAATATTTTATTGACATACCATCTTTTAAAACACTTATAGTTTCAGCCTTACCCGTCCAAGAAGCAGTCGTAGTAGTTTGAGTACCTATAATAAGAGGTACTGAATCAACTATAATATTACCACTACTATCAGTTTCAACAGTTGATGAACCTGTACCTTTAATTAAGTGACTTGACGTAGGTGTAGTTGAATTACTTTCAATATGTTTTAAATATACATTACCATTAGTTAATACTGATGTAGTATTAGTAGTTGCTTCTGAATTACCAACAATATTTTTACTTGTTAAATGTGTATCAGAACTACTGATTGTAATAGTATGTGTATGACTTGAAGTATCAGTAGATAACGTAACATTTGTACCAGCCTTAAAATCAAATATTTCAGTATTACTATTCGGTGTATAAGTACATAAATTAGAACCATTTGTTTGTATTGTAAGATTTTTTATAGCAGTTGTTAAAAACAAATTACTACTTGCAATTCCACTATCTTCTATTACTCTACCCGTTGTATCTGAAAATACAGCTACATTTCCTTTAGTAGATGTATTTGTTGTATTAGTAACAGCACCATCAATATTTGTTTGAACAACAATCCAATCATCATTATTTGCACTTGTACCATCATTAATACATATGATTAAATCTCCTACTTCACACACATCATTTCCGTATGTTCCTTTTACTGATACTCTATAAGTATCACCTGCACTGTGAGTAGCACTATTTATTTTATTCCAAGTGGTTGTTGAATCTACAACACCCTTAAACACCATAGCATCATTAGCAGCAAACCCTGCTTTTATTGCATCATCTACATACTTCTTATTTGCAGCTTGTGTATCAGTACTCGGTGTTTGTGATATATATACTGTATTATTAAATCTTGCACTACCATTTACAATTACATCACCTAATGTTGCTGAATCATTATATAATTCATCACTAATTGTAACTGCACCTGTAAATTCTCCACCTGTTTTAGGTACATAATTTAATAATAAATTGTTTATTTCTGTTTGCGTATATGTTTCAGATTTTGAATAAACAGATAAATCTTTTGTTATACTTAAAGCACCATTAGTAGCTGTAATACTTGTTAATACATTTCCACTACCACTTGTCGTAGCTGTTGTTACTGTATCAGTACGATACAATGTTACCCAACTCCCCCAACTGGAGTTTGTATAAGTTCTTTTATAATATTTACCTGTTACATTATCAGCTTCCCATATTTGATATGGCGTACTTACGTTAAAATCAACATATAACGTACCATTACCTGTTGTAGGAACTTTTGTATTATTACTAACTTTTAAATGATAAATACCTGTTGTTGTTAAAGTATCTAAATCGGTAGCAGTTGTTATTGTTGTATGAGTTATTTTTTTATCATCTAATACTTTACCTTGATTTGCAGATAAAGATTTGTCTGTATCTGTACTTGTTAAATTATCTACAACAGGTCTCCAAGTATTTACTAAACTAAAAACACCATCTATAAATTTATAAACAGGGTGTGGTGGTGCAAGATACATTTCTGTTGCTTTGCTTACAAGACCTAACAACACATAATAATAACTTTCATCAGTATCAGTAGTATCATCTATTTGTACTAAAGGTGTAGTAGAAACGGGTGTAAATGTAGTACCACTTAATGTACCTTTAATAAAAACAGTTTTATATAAAGTAAAATTTCCTTTTTGTGTTGTTGAAGTAGTAAAACTTGTTAATATATAATTTTCACTACCTGTTTTATTTATAGTTATTGATTTAGTAGCATATAATATAGGATAAGTAACATCAAAAGCATCCCCTGAATTTAATTGAGAATAACCTTCTGAATTACCTGTAATAATATTGGAAGCTGATATTGCTTTCTTAGCATATACAACTCCTGCATATTTTGTTTTATCATAAATATTAGTATCTGTATCAGAGTTAGCATCAGCCCACCAACCTGCTGATTTTATATCACCTTTTACATTAGGTTCTGATAAATAAGTTAATGTTAAAATACAACCAGCTTCATATTGAGCGTTTATTCTCGTTGTACCACCATAATAAACAGGAATTGCACTTGTCGTAGTACCATCTTTTAATGTAAGCGTTAATGAAGCACTACCTGAACCTGCATAAGGAAGCCAATATTTTATTGTTAAACCATCTTTTAATGCAACAATAGTATCACTCACACCAGTCCAAGTACCTGTTGCTTTTGTCTGCGTACCAATAATAAGTGGTACAGCAGGTGAATTATCTAAGTAATATTTACTCGGATAAACGTGTGTATCTTCTAAATTATTATACGTATTTGTACCATCACCAACTTTTATAATTCCATCATCATTAGAAATTCCAAGTTCACCTTGTAATAATGGATTTGTTGAATTATCCCAATTGGTTGAGGTATCATATTTATGTTTAATTCTTGTTTGTAAAGTTTTCGTACTTGCCAAGAAAAACAACCTCCTATTCGACCAAGATATGTTTTTTAAATCTTTTACATAAAAATAAAAATTATTAAAATTTTAATAATTAAAAAGAGGGTGGAATTATCCACTCTCTTTTATTTGATTTATTTTAAATATATATTAAATATTAACTGATGAACTACCACATTCAAAAATTATATATTCACCTGTTTCTTGTGTAATGTTACTTTGATTTAAACTACCAGTTAATGTTCCTGTTGCAGTAAGATTTGTTGCAGTAATTGTACCTGTAGAAGGGTTCATATAAACATCATCATTTCTATTTACAGTTTGTGCTGTTGTCGTTGTACTACCTTTTGCATAATAACTTGCCAAAAGAGGTAAATTCGAATTTGCTGTCGATAAATTTTGAGTTACCTTAGTATCGGTATTAGGATTTGGTGGTAACTTAAACGTAGTAGTTGTTGTATCAACAGAAGTAATATGACCATTTATATCATATGTGATTTGTGGAATTTTAACTTCTGCACCAAAACTAAGAGTACCACTTGTAGGACTACTTGCTGTACCGCCTGCACTAAGAACATTACTATGACCTATTGTTCTTGCATTGCCTGAACCTGATATATCCAATCCTGAATTATCTTTAAGTGTAATATTAGTTATTGCACCATCAATGTTTGTCTGTGCTACCGTCCAATTATCTTTTTCTGTTTCTCCTTTAGTTGAAACAGCAATAACTAAATCACCAATTTCACAATTTTGTCCTGCATAAGTACCTGATGTAACAACTCTATATGTATCACCAACCTTAAAAGTTGTTGGCAATGTTTGTATTGCTCCAGCTACGGTTGTTGCCCCTAAAATACCCTTAAATACCATTGCATCAGAAGCACTAATAACTTCACTAATTTCTTTTTCTAAATCAGATTTAAGTGTGGTAATAGTATCTGTAATGGCTTTCTGTGTCATTGTAGCACTTGTACTTGTACCAGTAGAAGATTTAGCATCAACATTAATTGTAATTGTGCCTGTAATATCGTGGTTGTCATCTCCACTTTCTGCTACTACCTTTCCTGTAACTGTTGCAATACCACTACCAACAAATTTATGATGAGAAGTTATATATTTATTTGAACCATCTACTTCATAATGAAGGAAATTTACTTCTTCATTTGCCAAATCAGTTGAAGAAGCAGTAGAAGCAGTACCATCATTATTAGCAAGAACATTTAATCCAATATAATGTGTATCTTTATCAGAAGGTAATGTTACTTTTTTAGTGTTTACCTTTGTAACTCTACCATAATCATCAGTTATAATACTATCAATAACAGAAAAATCAGCTTCGTGAGTAGGAGATGTGTTAGAAGTGCTATCTGTTCTTGTTATTTTGTTTAATCTTGCATCAGGAACAGTACCGCTTGCTAAATTACTTGCATTTAAATTAGTTAGACTACTACCATTACCGCTGAAATATGGAGCTGTTAATATTGCTTTTGAACTTGAATAATTAATATAAATATTTGAATTTGTATATGATTGTGGATTATCTGTTTGTTCTGTTGCACCAATTATCCATAATTTTGTACTATCGTTTGCTGTTGCACCAACTGTATTTTTTGTATCTACTGAATCATATTTAACAGTAATAACATTGCTTGCAGCTGAAACACTTGCTGTTGTATTTGTACCATTTGCAAATGTTAATGTCTTAGCAGTAGTCGCATTGTAAGTATCTCTATTTGTACCGTCTGTTATAGTTAAAGCTTTTGTACTCGGTAAAGTTATAGAATAATTAGTAGCTGTTGTAATATGACCTTGTGCATCATACTTTACATAAGGTACATTAATACTACTACCAAAACTAAGAGTAGCGTCAGCAGTAGGTCCTACTGTACCTGCCGTAATAGCATTAGTATGACTTATTGAAAAATCTTCACCTACTGATATTCCATTCGCTCCTGTATAACCTGAGGAAAGGTACTTTAAATCATTGAATTTACTTGTACCATCACCCACTTTTAATTGATAACTCGCCTGTCCACCTGTTGTACTTGACGGAACTTCAATAACTGCAAATTCACCTTTTAATAGTACAGGGTTATTTGTTTCCCAATTTGCTTTTGTATCGTATTTATTCATCACTCTCGTAATTAAAGTTTTACTTTTGGTTGTATCTGCCATACAATCACCTCTATTTCAAAAACATATTTATTTTAAAAATAAATTTTTAAATAAAAAATATAAAGAGCAGTATTTTAACTGCTCTTTAATAAAGTAATGATAGAATATGTTAAACTATTCTTCTATAATTTCTGAAATAGATGTACTTCCAATTCTTACATCAAAATATACAACCAACTTTATAGTTGTCGTAGCCAAAAATTCGAGTATAAGTGGAGCTTCTACTGTACTTGTATATGTAAATTCAAAGTATATCTTATCTCCTGCTTTTATACTTGAAAGGTCAGAAAATACTCTATTGTTATTATTAGGTATTCTTTCTGCAACCTTATTATTGTACTTAGCAAACATTGTAAATCTTTGAGTCTTTGTAGAATCATATCCATCTTCCAAACATTTTACAACAGCCTTAACAACGACAGTTTCACCCTTAGGTATATTATATGTTTCATATTCATTAGATTCATTTATTTTCACAAGAGTAAGTTCATCTGCTGTAATAGCATCTGTATTCTTTGTAAGTGAATAATAATATCCATCACTCGCCTTGTTGAAAGCTTTATATTCTGTAAATTGTTCGTATTTTCCAGAAGAACTTATAAGCAAATTCACTTCATTAATATCATTTTCTAAATCTGTTGTTAATTTTAAAGAATATGGGTAAATATTTTTCGTTGTAGTTTCTACTGATGTTGTTTCTTCTGTTTTATATGTAATCTGTTGTTTTGTTTCATCAGTTATTTGACTTCCATCTTCTTTTGGATTGTTAATAGTACAAACTAAAGCTTCGTCACTGCCAGACTTTCTAACGCCATAAAGTATTAATTGTGACATATCCTTACCATATTGTTTATAATATCTAAGATATTCCCAACTAGCACCATAAATCATTGAATAAGTACTTCCTAATTCAGTAAAATCAAACTGAACACAACAATCATTACAATAGCAATATTCTTCATCATCAGTATCTTCTTGTTCAACAGTAACCTTTAATGGTAAAGGATAACTCCAACTTGTTCCATCATCAGAAATATTTCCTTGGAAATTCCATACATTCTCAGCCATCATTGCATTAGCCAAATATTGTTCTACTTTTACAAAGAAATATGCTTTTGTATAATCTTTCCAAGTTGCAGTATTTGCTGTTGTAGCACTATCTCTAGCAACTCTTCTAACACCAAAACGATTCCTTTTAAAATAAAAACCATTTAAGTTCGCAACCATTATGAATGGTGCTGTTTGATAATCATTGTTACTATCAAAATATATGTTTTCAATACCTACATTTGAAATTTTTGCTGTTTTATCACTTGCTGTAATAACATTACCTTTTTTATCAATTCTACTATAATATTTACCAATCTTAAATATTGGAGTACCACCTTTAGAAGCATTTTTAGATGGCTCACACTTAACAAAAATAGTACTATGACTTACACCTACTAAATTTATAGCCTTAGTAATATAAATCGTATCTTTAAATTCATATCTACCAGGTGCAAAAGTAATTACTGAACCGTCAGGTACAGAATTTATAAAATTAGTTATTCTTTCACCATTATTATCGTCTGTTGTACTTAACACTAAATCTGCACAATCAATATAAGTTTGACTACTTGTACCAGTAGTACTTGATTTGTTTATTACAGCTATTAAATATTCTGTTTTTAAAGCAAACAATTTTGTTAAAGGTACAACTAAATCATCATTTTTAATATAAATGTTTGAAAATTTTCCTACACCCTCGGAAGTTATTTCCCACTTATAATTTGTTCCTATTTTTTCACTATTATCAGCATTTATAGTTCTTTGAGCTTTTCCACCTCTTAATGGTACATTTACTACTTCAATTACATTAGATTTAAAAGCCATTCTTGTATCATATTCATCAGTATGTGTACCAGTATAATTATATTTATAAACAGACTTATCAAAACTACTATCATCTCTATATTTAATTTTTAAATTATTTGAATATATAATTTTACTTCTATCTTTTGAATCAATACCCATTATTAATTTGGGAACTCTAAAATATCCATTCGTTTCATCGTTTTTATTACGTCCAAAATAAAAATATTGACTATTATCTGTACCTCTTATATTAAAAGAAGGACTACCTACATCATCGCCATTGCCAAATGAAGATACTAAATTTTTATTTCTATAAAAACTAAAAGTGGTATGATTCTTAAAATATGGTTTTTCATTAACAACATCATAGCAAAGTTCTCTATTATATTGAGTTAAATCGCCATATATCTTATCTTTACTTGCACTAGTTGATGGTTGACAATAAGCAAAACTTGGAAAAACGATATTACTGATAGAAGTTGATATTTTTATATAATCAAGGTCTCGAATAATCAAATGACTTGAACTTTCATCATCCCTAACTTTCTTTAAAGCAAATTTGGCTGCACCGTCTTCACCCTTTGTTTTAAACATTTCTACCATATCTTTGCTAATAATCACAGGATATTCTTTACCGCTATCCAAGCTACTAGTATTACCATTAAACGAATTAAGATATCCACCACCTATTGTAAACAATATTGTACCACCTGCATAGTGCTTTAACTCACTTCTTGAAAAAAGATTTAAACCATCACCAATTGTAAGACAAGGAGTACAAAGTGAATGATTGCCGTAGTAATAATTCAATTCATCTATCTTTAAAACATTTCCAGTATAACTATCTGTTTTTATCTTAGATACAGAAGTTAATATTGGAAATTGCCCAGTTTTTACCTCAGAAGAATTTATTTCTACTTGTTTTACATTTTCATCAATAGCAGTCGCCACACCATTCATAGTTGTACCATTGTCAAACGCAATACTCTTAACTGTAAGAGTACCATTATTTATTTTTACTATTCCATCTGTATAACTTTGTGCTGAATTACCTGTCTTATCGTTTACACCAACCAAATATAAATCACCATCAGTTTTTGTTGTTGTACCAACAGTATCTTTAGTATCTACTGTATCATATTTAACAGTAATTGTATCACTTGATGAAGAAATAGTTGGAGTGCTATTTGTACCACTTTCAAAACTTAGTGTTTTTGCTGTTTGTGCATTATAAACACCACTATTACTACCATCCGTTATAGTTAATTCTTTTGTATTTGGTAAAACAACATCAGTAGTATTTGATGAAACAATATGTCCTTGCTCATCATAATCAATTGTTGGTATATTTAAAGTACCACCAAAGCTCATAGAACCATCTGAGTTTTTACCTGTTGTTGTAGTTGCAAGAGTATTTTTAATACTACCTTTAGTATGCTTTAAAACAGCCGTAGAATCACTATTTTCAATCGAAATATTTTCACTACCAATTATGCTAATGTTGCTGCTACCGTTGCTTGCAGAGCTATTTAAATCGATTTCAAGGGTATTATTAGACACACTCTCATTCAATTTATAAGTTGTATCTGTAAATTTTGCATCAGCTGGTACTGTTGAATTTAATCCAAATGTTGTACCTTGAATTGTGCCTGTACTATCTACGTATACAGGCTGAGTAGAACTACCCTTTTGTGCAAATTTAGAAGTAATCAAATCATTTAACTCTTTAAAACTTGCTGTATTTTCTGTTGAATTTTTATTAAGACTATTTTTTATATCCGTAATTTCATCAGAATTTGTAGATATATTAGTCGTATTAGTATTAATTAAATTAGTTAATTTTTCAATATCGTTTTTAAGACTACCTACATCTGTATTTTTTAATTCATCAATTAATTTGCTTATAGCATAAATTGATAATTCAGAATTACTACTCATTATATTCACCTACCATATATTAAGTAAACTTTTTATTTTAACAATAAAAAATATACAGGAAATTAAAACAAAAGAGGATAGTTATTAGCTATCCTCTTAATAAATGATTTATTTTTCAGTTTTCAATAAATTAACGCCACATAAAGTAATCTTGGGAACTACATCAAACCAACCAGAACCTATCTCTGTTCTAAAGAAAACGAATAAATATTTATCATCATAATCTTCTTCAACTGTATATTTAAATTCAAACTCCAAATTATCATAATTTTTTGTTAAAGTGATTGTTTCTATTACTTCACCTACAATATTTGTATAATCGAGCGTTTCATTTTCTATTGAAGACACACTAAGAATTTTACTTGAAACCATAGCAGAAATAAATGTTCTACCAGAAGATTCTTTATCATCAACCAATGTTATTGTTCCTTTTATTATTAATTCATCATTCTTTTTTACTTTTAAATATTCCCCATTTAATTTAAACGCATATAGAACTTCACTCATATCACCGTTACTAGTTGTACTATCAGAATTTGTACTATATCCATCACTACCATTAAATTCCACATTATAGTATTCTACTGAATATATTACATCTTTTATTTGTGAAGCCCTATCGTCAAATATTTTTCTTAAAACTTTAACACCTTTATCTAATTGAACTACGTATTCTTGTTTTATTCTTTTTAATTCATTGTCTACAACTACATATTGAGAAGCGACTTTTTTTACTTTATTATCTTTAACTATATGTTTTGACATTTAAATAATCACTCCTTAATCTTCGTATACCATTATAATATCACCTTCATTATAACTATCAGCACTTACAGGTACTGATGTAACATAATGAACCATTGATTTATCTATTACTTCATATTGTTCATTAGAACTTTTTGTTACTTTTAATTTTCCATTAGAACCAACAATTAAATCTCCCAATACATTACAGTCAGTATTAATTTCTACTGCACCACTTCCTGTTGTTTTACCACTAGTTGTTTGTACATCACCAATAACCAAAACATTACTACTATTCCTTGAAGAAATACCATAATTTATATCGTTTAAACTTTCATTAAAAAAGATTGCCATTGGATTGGTGGTTTTTAAGAAAGATACATTATCATAAAAATAAATTTCTGTTTGGTTTTCAGATTTGTTCAAACTTATTTTATTAAGCCTTATACCTATAGTCACTAATTGACTATCTGACATATATACCGAACCATTAGTATAACTTTCTGCATATCCGTTAGGAATTTGACTGTTTTTAACACCAACAAGATACAACATATCAGCACTGATTAACTGAGAGCAACCTACTGTATTTTTGGTATCAGTAGCAGAAGGTGCGAAAATATCATAACTACTTTCTTTACCTACCTTTAATGTACCAATCTGAATATTTCCAGTTGCTTGTTTTCCATATTCACTAGCTTCATATTCTATATTGTAGTTGTCACCTGTCACTTGACCAACAGTTATATCACCAAAAGTAGCACTACCACTATAATCTATACTATATTTACTATCTTTCTCTCCAAAAGTAATTATATTTTCAACAATAACATCTGAAAATCTTCCACTACCGCCATACTTAATACCATAAGTACCTTGGTTTATATTTATAGCCCAAACATCATCATCGGATGTACCATTAGATTTTAGTTCTATAGTTGCAGCATCAAATATATTTAATCCTTTATTTATTGTAATATAATCTTTAAAACTAACAACACCACCAAAACAAACAGCATCTATAAATTTAGACTCAGAACTATTGATTTCAACAACTCCATTCAAAATACTTAAATTGTTTATAGCTTTATTTTCCTCAATTATTTTTTCATTAATACTTAAACATTCTATATCATCAAGTGATAAACTACTACTAAAATTAGCACCTTGGCTATTTATTTCAAATACTTTTAATGGATAATCGTTATTATCATCAGCAGCAGGATTTGGATTATCATATATTCCAACTAAACCATTTCCTTCTGAATCTGATGATTCATTTTGCCATATAAAATCAAAACCTTGTGCACTAGTTAATTGTAATATGTTTTTAGATAAACCACTCTCTGTATTTAAACTAATAGGTGTTTTTATTTCATTAACAGTTATACCCTGTGTAAAATTTTTAACGCCTGAAAAATCTTGAGCACCTAATGTAACGACACCAGCATTTTTAGTAGTAGCTTTTTCTATTGTAGTTGTTAAATAATTCTCATTATCACTTGTTCCAATTACAAGTCTAACAGCATCACTGCTATTGTAATATGATTTAAAACTATTTGGAGCTGTACCTATTTTATCATCAACATATTTTTTATAAACAAGAGTATTATCTTGCATTTTAGTTTCGCCATTATTAAGAGCTTCAAAAAGGTCTTTATTATATTTAATTAAATTGTTAGATTTAATCCAATCACTACCCATTTCAAAAATTTTTCTCTTACTTTCAGTATTTTCAAATCTATCAACAGATGTATTAGAATACCAAATATTCAATCTACCATTAAATACAATATTATTATTACTTGTCTTATCTTCATTTTTCTTTTTATTACTTGTCTGCAAGCCAAATGATTCTGTTGAAATAAAATTAAAAACTCGATTATCATCTTCATAATAATTTGGTATAATTTTTGCAACAGGTTTGTGTTTACTTCCATCTAAAAAAGTAATACCAACACCACTAACTTGAACTATATTGTTGATAAATAAATCAGTAGAGTTGAAATAGATATCTCTTGCATTTGCAACAATATCAATTACATTTCCATAGTCCTTAGACAAAAAGTCTTTATTAAAAAAACTATTTTTATTTTTTAACTGTATCTTTAAAGCCGAATAAGCTCCTGTATAATTTCCCTTATCTTTAACTTCAACGTGAAAGAAATCAACAGTATTATTTCTTACTCTGAATGGTGTTATTTCACCAAACACATCCCTATCATATAAAGTTTCATCTTTAAGTATAGCTGTAAAATAATCTATATCTTTGTTTTCTTCACTACCGCCTTTTCTGCCTGTAACTTCAACACACTCAGCAGTAATATTTTCACTTGCTTTAAATTTTTTACCGTAAAATTCTCCATTGTTTTGAATTTTGTAATATTTTTTCCCATTTTCATATCCACAAATCCAACCATTTGAATGTATATCTGCTTCGGTAGTTATATCTCCAGTAACAGTACCACCACTTAATCCCAAATAATCATCAAATTTTCTATATAAAGTATATATGGATAATTCACTATTTACACCATTCATACAGCATTATCAACTCCTTATAAAACACCTAATATTTATTATATCATCTTGTATCAACTTTCCCTCTATATTTACACCTTGTACTTTATTATTATCAGTTAATATACTATATGATTTATATAGCAAAACACCATTAAGAAAAATCAATATTAAATCATTTTCATTTATACCTTCAAGTTCAAAAAAGTGTCCACTTGTTCCAGTTTTATCATCATAAATAAAAGTAAAATCTTTTATTGTTTCATCAATTTTTAAAGAGGTTTCTTCTTCTGTATAATATTCAACAATTATTACATCTTCATTTTTAAAATCACTATTAATTGTTAATTCATTATTTGAATAATTTATATTTTCTTTTTTTTCTAATACACCATTTATATATACATAAATATTACTTGCATTGTTAATAGAAAACTTATTATAATCTGTATTATTTGTATCAACTGTTTTTGTAATTTTCTTATAATACATTTTCTACTCCCCCTGCAATTGTTCACCATTATAATCTCCACTAATTTCTATCTTTTTTGTTATTGTTTTAAATGATGGATGATAAAATTCAAATGTATAAGTTCCTTCATCCAAGTTAAATTCAAATTTACCATTTAAATCAGTATAACTTTGATACAGAATATCATTTCCATCTAAAATATTTACTTGTACATCAACAATAGGTTTGTTATTTTTATCATATAAATAATCTATATACTTACAAGCACCTGAACCATTAGGATAAAAAATAGTTTCTTCACTTGCTTTATTTTTTGTAATATCATCAAAAGTAAAATTACCATTATTATTTACTTTTAGTCTAAATGTTTTATCGAACTCTTTACTAAAAAAAGTACCAAAAACTCTTAATAAATACAAACCTTCATCCAAATAAGCAATCCATTCACCATCACTATTAGTTTTTGTATTTACTATTAAATCGTTCAAATTATTTACATTATAAATATTTACAGTTAATTCTTCTAATGGTTGACCATTTTTTGTTATATACTGGTCTTTTATTTCATAAATACCATTACCTAATAAATCATTATTCTGTTCTTCCATTACAATATTATTAAATTCTATATCTTGTAATGTATCATTTATAATTGCGTTTACTTCTTGTGTTTTATATCCTTTTTTCTTAAATAAAAAATTATAATTACCAGGATAAACATAAACTTCCCATTGTCCTATTAAATTATTTGTTGTATAATAAAAGATTCCATCATCGCTCATTACTTTTATTTCTACTTCATTAACATTTTTATGACTTTTACTATCATATATATATCCATATAATCTAATAGGATTCATTCCTTGAATACTATTATTAACAATAAAAAAATTCTCAAATATTTTATTTTGTTTTCCTTTTACGAAACCTGTATAAACTACTTGATATTGTCCTAAATCCAAATTATTAGGAATTGTATAATTATAATAATAATTTACATAATCTGTTGTTTGTAATTTTTCTTTTAAGACAGTAATAACATCATTATCTTTTAAAAAGAATATTTCAACAACAGGTTCATTTAAGAAAGAGATATTATTTAAATCATTTTCAAAAGTTGCATATAAAAATATTTGTTCCCCTAAATTATATACATTCATTTTTATGCCCTTCCTTTGTTGTTCAATTTATTTATTAAATAAAAAAAGGAAATCATTTTAAAACGATTTCCTTTTAATATATATCATTTAAAAATAAATTACTTCATTCTTGAAAGGATAGGATTCTGTCTCTTTGTAACCTTTCTGTTTGCCTTTCTAACAGGTCTTCTTGAAGCCTTCTTAACTGTCTTCTTAGCCTTTCTAGCAAGCTTGCAATTAACACCCATAGCAGCAAGTCTTGACTCGATATCACACTTAAGTGCATCCTCAACGTCCTCTGCCATATCGCCACAAGCCTCAACTTCCTCGTTTGCTACTTCCTCAGTATCAGCAAGTAAGTCCTCGAACTCTGCTACTGTTGCAGATACAATTGCATCCTCTGCTTCTGTGATTTCCTCATCAGTTGCTTCGATAGCTGCTGTTGCTCTAAGCTGACCTCTTGTTACCTTGTAATCAAACTTAGCACTAATACCTTCCTTAGCAAGCTTCTCTGAAACACGATTAAGAACTGCCTTTACATTTCTTGCTGGGAAGTTTTCCTTAACTGCTTCCTCTGCATCTTCAAGAATTTCCTCTGCTTCTTCCTCAAATGCCTTACAAATCTTAGCAGCCTTTACCTTTAACATATTTCTCTTTGATACTCTCTTTAAATTCTTCTTAACCATCTTCAAAACACTCCTTATGATTTTTATAAAAAATAGATTTTACTAATTTATTTATTACTTTTATTTTATAATTTTTATTACTTCTTTCTTAATCTGTTTGTAAATCTACTTGAAACAACATTAAACTCGTTTGTTAAACTTGCGATATCTTCAATGTCAACTTCTTCCTCGTCATCTTCGTCAACATCTGTGTCAGCATCTTCCTCTACTGTTTCATCAGTATCAGAATCCTCTGGCTCTGTTTCTTCAATTTCTTCTTCATCATCAACACTAACGATATCTTCAATATCATCAGCATCGTCAACATCTTCTACTTCCTCTGTTTCAGGTTCTACATCTGTATCTTCCTCAACAGGTGCTTCTTCCTCAACATCAGGAGTTTCACCATTATCAACACCGAACTCTACATCATCATCAAAATCAAATGTTTCTAAATCAATTACATCATCATCAGAAACAGCAGGAGCTTCTTCCTCCTCTGTTGCCTTTTCAAATGCACCACTATCATACATTCTCTGTAAAATTCTGTTTGGCTTTGTAGCACCAGATGTACCATCAATAGCATCTTCTGCTGCAATAGCTTCCTCCGTTGCCTTTGCTTCTTCTTCAAACTTAGCGACTTCGTCATCTCTTGGGTCTGGGTCATTAACCTCAGGGTCAACATTAGCATACTCCTGTGCTTTATTCTTATGCTTATCATAAGCAGGTGATGTACCCATAGCAACGTCCATAACATCAGGTTCTACATGAGTTTCTTCTGCTGCAACTTCCTCAGTAGTTTCAACAGGTGCATCTTCATCAATGCTCTCTAAAACAACACCCTCGCCATCTGCATCAGCAAACTTGCTATTAACTACCTTATACTTCTGATTTTCAAAATCAACTGTATCGCCATCTTCTGCATCAGGGAACTTGTCCTTATCAACAATTACCTGACTTGCTGTTCTATTCATTTTCTTTGTTGTTCTACTCTGTGCAAACTTCTCTAACCACTCTACCATTATGAGTAAACCTCCTTGTAATCAACAAAAATTATTTAGTTTCTTTAGCTGTCTTTGTTGATGTTTTTTCTATTTTACTAATATTCTTTTTATCCTTATTTATTTCCTTATCTATTGTTTTTGAAGTCTTTGTCTTTGTTTCTTTCTTGTCTATTTTTGTCTTTTTATCAGTCTTTTCAGAAGTTGTTTCTTCCTTTACTTCTTCTTTTACAGATTCTTTCTTTGCAACAGAAACTTCTACTTCTTTAACTTCTGTTTTTGGTTCAATCTTAACAGTTTCTTCTTTTGAAGTATATGTAATATCCTCTGACTTTGGCTGTAAATCTTCATTCTTAGTTGAATTGTTCTCGTTAGGAGAAACAGTATACATCTTGTTCTCTTTCTCAACTATAACATCTTCCTTTGAAATTACTGTTTCTTTCTTAGGTTGATTCTTAGTCTTAAACTTTTCATTATCTGTTTCAACTATCAGCTTTTCAACATTATTCTTAATATCTTTTGATTTAGTTGCCTTTTCGTCATCAAGATATGTCCAATCTTTACTATTGATACTTAACTTTAAATCATTTATTTTTACAGTACCAATTTTTGCCTTAAATCTAAACAAAATAAGTCCTCCTTCTTTATCGAATTTTATTCGATATATATATCAAAAAGTTTTATTTTACTTATTTAATAAAGTAATTAAACTATAATATTTATTTACATACAAAAAATACATTTTTAATAATAAAAAACTCCCCACTTTTTATAGTAGGGAGTGAAAATTTTAATAATAAAATCTTTCTCTTGCATTGTTTTTAACTGTATTCTCAATGGAGCTAATTTCAACAGATAAATTCTCAATTTCATTTCTTAAATTTTCATCATCTAACCTATTATTATTTAAAACCACTAAAATATCATTAACTTTTTTATCAATAGTTTTAATTTGATTACTTAAATACGTTAGATTACTATTAAGCATTTGCAAATTATTATTTAATTGTGCAATAATCAATTCATTATCCATTAAACTTTTCTCCCTTAAATAAGCTAAAAATTACTCAGCATCTACAACTTCAATTGGAGATTCATCAGCTGCTTCTGCTTCCTCTGTTTCTGCTTCTTCTGCTGCCTTTGGAACATAGTGAATAATGTTCTTAAGCATAGCAAGTTGTAAAGAATTATTCTCAGAAATCTGTGAAAGTACTACATCCTTACCTTCTTCTTCACCCTTAGCTAAACCAAGAATTATACAATCAAGAATCTCAAACTCCTTTACTGAGCCATCGTCCATTGTTACATTTACACTCTTAATCTTCATAAATATCAAAATCCTTTCTTTGAATTAAATTTCTATATTATATATTAGAAATTTTTATTTTTATTAATCTTTTTTATTTAAATTATTTACTATCCAAAACAAACATTGCTTCAATAAAATCTGTGACAAAAAACTCTCTTTAAGTTCATATTCTTTTTCGCCTTTTTTTTTGTTATAATAACAATTATAAATATTACCTATTTTAATAACACTGAATTTCTTATCACCATTATCAAAATACATTCCTAATTTATCACTTGTTGTTTTATAACCAGAAGCTTTTATAATTCTGAACAAATTCTGTTCCTCAGCATCATATTTCTTCAATTTTTATTCACCATACTCTTTATCTAAATTATTCTTTTCAGTAGAATTAATAAATGGCTTTATCAGCTGGTCAGGAAATAGCACTTTTGAATTAGACTTCAATTCGTGTGTCGCTTCATTATGCGTTTTTCCCAACATTCTTAATTCATCATAATAATTACATATAATAATTATGTATGATATTAAACTAATTTCATCCTCTTTTAACCCTAATGGATAACCTTTACCATTATATTTTTCTTCTATCTGTAAAATAATGTTCGGTATGTTTTCAAACTCTTTTAAAGAATTTACAATTGTTGCAGATACACTAGAATAATGTTCCATTTCTGTTAAAGAATGGAATTTACCAATATCGTGTAACAATCCTGAAATATACGCCATCTCTAATTCTTTAGAAGATAAACCTAATTCTTGTGCAGTTGCATAAGCAAGCATTGATACTCTCTCTAAATGCCTATACAGTGCATAATCCTTTTGCTCACACTCCAAGAAAAAATCATCTAAAATAGTTAAATTCATATTTCCCACCTCACTTTCTACATTTACTAAGTTACTTTCTTTAAAAAATTACATAAATGTATTACATAAAGTTTTGGAATTATAAATAATTTACTCAATTCTAATATATAAATATTATTCGATTTAATATGCGTTTAATTAAAAAATCATACTTAAATACTTATTTTTTCTACCTTTAGACAACTTTTATTATTAGTTTTATCTAATTTAGATATAAAATTATTTACGTCTTTTAAACTGTTGAAATATATTTTATTTATCTTTCTTTTTGAAATATCATAATTATTTAATATATTAACAAAATATTTTACTTCTTCCCAACTTAATTCATTAAGTAGATAAAAGTGAATCCAATCATAAAGATTTTTATTTTTACATAATGAAATTTGTCCTTTAAAATTTTTAATATCAATACCTTTAGATTTAATAAAGAATAATTTATTTTGAACGATATTGCAAGTGGCTTTACTAATTGTTGGAGAACAATTTTCAATAAAGCCATTACAATCCCTTATATAAGAAAAAAATGTTTTTGAATTAATATTACAATTATTTATTATATACTCCTTTAAATTAAAACAATATTCATCGTCTGTCGAAACTTCGTACAATTCTTGATTATTCATTTTAATTTCTCCTCATAAAAAAGGGCGATTGTTACCAACCACCCTTTAAATTTTAATTCAATATAATAATATATTTTTAATTTCCTTAAATAATTATTTTTAAGAATTTTTTAGTCCAATACAACATTTCTTTTATCATTTAAAATATTGTCAGCAACATATATACCAGAAGCAGAAGCATAACTTAAACTTCTTGTCCATCCACTACCGTCACCAATACAATATAAATTTTTAATACTTGTTTCTAAGTTATTATTTACTTCAACCTTAGCAGAATAAAACTTAGTTTCAATTCCATAAAGTAATATATCGTCATTTGTCATACCTGGAATTATTTTATTCATTTGATATATCATATCAATAATATTATCCAAATGTCTTTTAGGTAAAACTAATGATAAATCACCAGGAGTTGCATTTAATGTAGGTCTTACAGTATTTTGACCTAATCTGTGTGCATTAGTTCTTCTATGTCTTATTAAGTCACCAAACCTTTGAACAATAATACCATCACCTAACATATTACTAAATGAAGCTATTGATTTACCATACTTATATGGTTCGTCAAAAGGTTCTGTAAATCTATTACTTACCAATAAAGCAAAGTTAGTATTCTTACTTGCTAAATTCGGGTCATCAAAACTATGACCATTTACAGTAATAATACCATCTGAATTTTCAGTAACAACATATCCCTTAGGATTCATACAGAATGTTCTTACTGTATCTTCATACTTATCTGTCTTATACTTTATTTTCAACTCATATATCTTATCAGTAATATCACTTAATATTTCATAAGGTACTTCTACTCTTACACCAATATCAACCTGATTATTAGTTGTTTTAATATCTAATGTTTTACATACTTCTTTTAACCATTCAGCACCTACTCTACCAGGAGCTACAACTAATTTATCTGCTGCGTAATATACTGTTTCATCTTCCACAAGGTCAACTTTTTGCTTGCATTTTACTTCAAAAACATTTAAATCTTCTCTAAAACCAAAAGTTTCTACCTGTGTTTCAAACATAATATCTACTTTTTCAGATAATTCATAAAAGAGCTGCTCACCAATTCTTAAATTATTATCAGTACCTAAATGTCTACACTGACCACTTAATAAATGCAAATTATTCTGCAAACACTTCTTCTTTAAATCTTCATCATAAGAGCTAAATAATCTTATTTGTCTTATATTATCATCCAAATAAGCAGTATCTAAAGTTTCACTAAACTTTCTTTTATTATAACTATGGAACATTTTTAAGTTTATGCTATCCACTTCATTCATTAAAGAGAATAATTTATCATCAGGAATATAGCCGTTCAAAAAGCCACCATATTCAGTAGTTATATTATACTTGCCATCTGAAAATGCTCCTGCTCCCATAAAACCACTCATTATAGAACACTGTTTGCAATTAACACACTTATTTACCTTACCTTCTGATATAGGACACTTTCTTTCAGCTAATGATTTACCCTTTTCCATTATACAAACCTTTAAGTCAGGGTTTTCTTTCATTAACTTATAAGCACAAAATACACCTGCTGGTCCTGCTCCAACTATTATTATATCATATTTTTTCATTGCTTATTTTCCCTTCTACATATTCTTTCCATCTATCTAAATGGAAGATATCCTTATCTAAAATACATCTTTTCAAAAAAGATTTACCTAATATTTTTGCGTAATTATATACATAGTAAGAAAATGAACTATCTAATATATAAGTAACACAATAATCATCAGCGTGTCTTGTACTTCTACCGCACATTTGCATAAGACCTCTAAGCATTTCAACAGTATACCATTTTTTATTTACTTTAGATTTTTTATTTACTCGTCTATCACCTAATGAAAGAAATGGCATTTTAATTATTATTTGAAATCTACTTAAATCATCTTTTAAATCAACACCTGTTGATAATGACGGTGAAATAAGAACCGTATCTCTTTTTGATTGCTCGTGTATTTTTAATAATTCCTCATTATTTATTTTATTATTTTTATTACAATAAATTAACCTATTACTATTTACTTGTTTAATTATTTCTTCTGTTATTCTATAATTGTTTGTATGAATAATACCTTTTTCTCCTTTATGTTCTTTTAATATACGTTTAATTTCTTTTACAACATTAGGAATAGTATTATCTATATTTTTATAACTCATACTACCACAAGGAACATAAACAATAGGTGAGTTTTTAGCATCAAATGTAGATGGTATTCTTATTTTAAGAACTCTACTCTTATCTATATTTAAATCGTCTACAAATCCATCCAAATCCAAAATAGTAGCTGATAAAAATACAACTTTATCTGTATAATTTTTTATTCTATCAAGAAAATAATTACCTATATTTATAGGTTGAACATATAAAGTTTTTTCATTAGGTTCTACTACCCAATTTTCCTTATCACTAGCTGTTAAAAACTTTTCTAATTTCTTTAATAGCTTTTCTATTTTTTCCTGTTTACTTACGAGTTCTGAATTTTCAATTATATCATCAACAGATATATTCTTTATATTTTTATCTGCTAAATTTAATTCTTTTATTTTTTGATAATAATATTTATTTCTTCGTCTTAAAACACTATTTACCGCTTTAAAAGTAATCTTATTATTTTCATAACCTTCTTTGAACTTTGATGTTAATTTTAATAATTCATCAAGTTCAATATCTGTCAATATTTCAAATTGATTATCTAATTCCTCAACATTTAAAGAAAAACCAACATCAGAAACAAGATTATTTTCCAACAAATGACATTCATCAAGAATAATTAAATCTAAAAATGGTTTCGTCTTTTGCTTTTCTCTTTTACCTGCAAATAAATTTGACTTAGAAGATAAAAAAAATGAATATGAACTTACAAAAGAATTTTGTCTTACTATTGATAATTTTTTATCATACTCACATAAATCTTGTTGGGAACATTCATTTTTTAATGTTTGATTTGTTCTACAAGGAGCTTTATCACAACGAACACAACCATTACTAAAAAAACATTCATAATTACTCCTACCTTTTATAGAAGGCATATTCTGAAATTCATTTTCATATTGATTTTGTAAATGTTTAGTGCTTGTTAATATAGTGCCATATTTTACATTATCTAATAAGGTTTTTGCTATTGCCGACTTGCCTGTTCCCGTTGGAGCTTCTATTACAAAATAATCATATTTGTCATAATTGTCATATATTTTTTCCAAAACATATTGTTGTTCTTTTCTCATTTCTTTATAAGGAAATTTACTTAAAAATCTTTCCTTGCTTACATCCATCGTATTCACCTCAATCATTAAACATTTTACACAATGCAATTATACCATTTTTTTTATGATTTGTCAACAAAAAAAAGAGAGAATTATTAAAATCCTCTCCTATATTTTATATTAAATTTCGTTTTTATATTGTTCTCTCAATAATTGTTCCGCACCAATTTTTATTAAATCTAATGTCAACATATTTGAATTATAACCAATTGAAATAAAAATATTTATTATATCGTGTAATAATACTTCAAAACAAGGAGTATTCTTAGTATTCTCTTGTTCTTTGTAGCTTTCCCAATGTATTGCGTTTCTTATATTAGAACAACAATCAGATAAGTAAGTTAATAATATAAGCATATTTATATTATGTGTGTTAAATGAACTATTGTTTTCTTTTTCTTCTTCCTCAGAAAACAAATCATTTGTTTTAATAGCATCTACTATTTCACTTACATTTTCTATACAAGATAATCTTTTATTAGTACTTTGCTTTTCATAAGCATATTTAATAATATCATAAACATCAATTATATTTTCAGAATAAGTTAAGAAATATAATTTTTTTATTTCATCAAAACTATATTCTGAAATAACATATAAATCTATAATTGAAATAAATAAATTAAACAAATCTTTTATTAACTCCTTATTATTTGTAATTATATTACAATGAAAAAAATAATTCAAATGTTTTCTTACATTACTAATATTCATTTCAATATGAGTTATAAAATCACTTATAATTTTATCTGTTATTAAAGTATTATCTTCATTAAAAATAAAACTATTTAATTTTTCTTTTTCAATTGCCATAAGAATTTTTAACGTATCATCACAATGATAATCACAATCCAAAGAAGTTATAAATTCTTCCAATTTTTGTTCATTATTAGCATTTCTCCACGCTGTATATTTATAGCAAGAACAACTTTCAGACTCACATTCTACTTCTTTATAAGGGCAATCTACATTTAAAACTTTTTTTAAACTCATTATAAAAATCCTTTCTTTTTAATTTACAAAACATTCTTTTCGTAATATTCTTTTATAATACTCTCGTCCGTATTTCTTTCAATCATTTTTTCTATTTCATTTGCGTGAACTTTTAAAGCATTTAATTGACTTTCTAACAACTTAATCATTATATCACATTCATTTAAATAATCCAAAAGGTAACAACTCCTTTAATCATTTATTAAGCTTCTTATTGTTTCAACAGGAATTTTATTTATTTCTATTTTAATCTTATCCTTAAGTAATTTATAGGAAGTTATTTCATGATTATATAATAAATTATTTTTTATTATTTGTTTTTCCTTAAATGTTAAATAGACTTTATTTTGAGAAACATTTATTTGCATAAGCCAATTTTTATCCAAATAAACAGTAATTTTATCTTTGTAAAAAAAATTACTACATTTGTAAACATAATTTAAATAATTCAATAGACTTTGTAACAATCTTTTTGCTTCAATATTTACTGTATAATCATTAATGGTATATTCTTTTTCTATTTCTGTTTTTACTTTATTATCAGCAATAATATCTTTAGGATTATATTCTTCTTTTACAACTTCAAAAGAATTATCATTTTGTATTAAATTCATTTTAATCAATTTTATATTAGGAATATTTATATAATTAAAATTTTGAAGCATTTGTTCATTAAAATCAGGAGTTACAACAAAAATACTTGGAGTAAGGTCAACATCTAAAGTAGAAATATTTAAATTATTTTTTTCAATAAATTCATCAAGCAATTCCTCTATATTAGATTTAATTATTAAATCATAATAAGTAATTATTTGGTCAATTATCTTAAATTTCTTACCTGCATTTTTCAATTCTATTATAATAATTTTATTATTAGTTCTATCTAAAGCCAAAATATCAATAAAAAACTTATTATTAATATTTAATTGTTCTTTAACAATAAGTATTTTACCCAATAAAGATATATTTTCTTTAACGAAATTTTGATAAAAATGCGGTTCATCATTAAAAGTATAAAACATTACAATCACTTCACTTTCTTATTACATATAAATAAAATATAAGAAAAAATAAAAAAAGAAAGGTACTAAATTTTTAGTACCTCCCTCTTTTATATAAACTTTAATTTAAGAATTAAAGTGTTGCATTATCAAACTTTAAGTTAGAAACTGCTTCGCCACCATCAGTAGCTGTTTCATCAGCAGGTGCAAGGTCAATCATAGAAACTGCCATAGCATTAACAACTGCTACACCGATTTCCTCATAGATAACCCAACCAAGTCTAAGATTCTCAGGCTTATCAGCAGGAATAACCTGAATATCCTGACGAATAGGCATAACACCAACAAATTCAGGGTCAGCAAGAACGAATACCTTGTTGCCAGGACACATCTTTGATACAAGAATATCTGCTGTCCAAAGATGACCAAAAAGACCTGTCTGAAGAACCTCATGCTGTGTTACTGGGTCGAAGTCATCTCTACCCCAAGCTCTGATATCAGCAAAAGCAACTGCGTTCATAACTACCTTAGTAGCTACTAAGTCGTGCTGCTCAATATTTCTGAAAGCATCTGTAAGAAGTTCTCTTGTAAGTCTTGAAGCAACTGCCTTACCATCCTCATCAACAGCTGTTACTACCTGACCAGCAGCTGCTGCATCAAGAAGTGTGAATACTGTTGAATCCTCAACTGCCATAATGTCAGACTTAGCTCTCTGCTGTGCTCTGTCAATAACATTAAATCTTCTTTCCTTAACCTGAGAGAATCTAATCTGTGGATAAGCTACAATCTCAAATGTAGGAACTTGAATTCTGTCACCCTCAACAATCTGGTCAGGTGCAGAACCTCTCTTAGGAACTACGAATGCCTTAGCATCTACATCCTTATCATAAACTGGAAGAGCACCCTGTGGAAGTGGGTCTACAACCAATAACTTTCTACCAATACCCTGATAGTCAAGAGACTGTCTAATTGGGTTTGCCATAGCACTTGCAAGGGCTGCTCTGCCTTCATCAGTTTCTAATGCCTTGGCAATTAAATATTCTTTCTGTTCGTTTGTCATAGCCATATTAAATTACCTCCTCATTAAATTCTTAAAGAGATACCAACGAATAAACCACCGTTAGCATCTGCATAAGCATCACTTGTTGTATCAGCATAAGTATACATATTACCTGTTGTATATACATCTGCTGCCTTTGTTACTACTGCTACTACTGTATCACCTTCAGAAGCTTCTTCAAGTATACCATCACTCTTTACTGTAAGAGCTGTACCAGGCTTAAGTTCTGTTGCTTTATCACCCATTCTTGAAACAGCGATATAATACTCGCCACCACGGAAATAGAATGAAACCTTGTTAGATGAGTTTGCAACATCACCTAAATCATCAACTGCAAGACCAACAGGAGCTACATCACTACTTGCGAGTGTAACCTTACCTTCTTCTGTAAGACCTACAATCTTACCTGCAAGTTGGAACTGCTTCTCATTTTCAATATCAATTAACTCTGACTTTGTTGGTACTAAAGCATCATCAATTTCATGTAAACTATTTACTGTACCTTCGTGACCAAATCTTACATACTTTGTTGAATTATATGTAGGTCCGAATACCTTATAACCACCAGCTACTGCCATAGTTACATACACCTCCGAAATTCTTTATAATCATTATTTTTTTATTTTTTATATGATAACAATAAATTGTCTTTTATACTATTTATAAGGCACTCATATTTGTACCTACTGATTTAAAATCAGATTTGTAATATATTAAAATAAATCAATTAAACTAAATTTACTTGTTTTTAATACATCTTCGATTTATAAATACATAAGGAAATTATTTATATAACTAAGATTTTTAAAAAACTTTCTAAATTGTTTTAATTTAATAATGTAATATATTTTTAATTATTAAATATAACGATAGGATAAATATATTCGTCAAGAAAAAAGAGTGTAATTAATACTCTCTTTTAAATATTTTAATAAGAAGTAGTAGCATAATAACGTGCTTCATTAAGCTTATCTTTAAATTCTTTTTCTGTCATCTTTAAAACTTCTTCACCTGTAAGAGTAAAATTATTACTACGGGTTGCATCTTCATATTTATCAGAAAAAACTTCTTCTACTTCATCATAAGTAAATTCATCATTATTTTCATCAATTAAAATATCCTGAATGACACTCACTGTAAATTTATCTGTATCACCCTCAACAAAAATAAACCATTTACCATCGCACTTTCTGTATCAATAAAAATCTTTTTTGTATTGTTATTTTCTTTAGCATTTCTACAATCTTCTTGTAACCAATCCAAAAACTTCTGTTATAGATACTAATTCACTAAAAGAAATCTTTGTTAATTTCTTATTTGCCTTTCTAACTAATCTTTTCGTACTACCTATCTCCTTATTCTTTTTAATAATAAATGTTTTACTTTTTAAATAAAAATCATAAAGTGAAATAGAACATTGACAAATAATTAAAAATATGATATAATATACAAAATGCACAAAGGAGGATTTTTTATGAAAGAAAAAATACTTAAATTTTTATTTGAAAAAGAGGGTGGCGATAGCATTGCTAGTGTTTGCGTTGATATTCTAATGTTATATTTAATCTTAAAAGCTTTCATACATTTTTTTGTTTTATACATAGTTTAACATATATTTTTTACATACAAAAAACGGTAGTAATTAATACTACCGTTTTAACATTTTAATTATTACTCTGCATAATAAATAGCTTCATTTATTTCTCTTTCAAAATCATCCTTTGACATATCTAAGAATTCTTCTTGTGAAAGTTCAAACTTATTTGTTGAAGTATAACCATCCTCATCATTCTGAGCAACGATTACTGTAAATTTATCTGTATCACCCTCAACAATATAGAACCACTCACCATCGCCATTATCTGTATCAAAATAGATTCTTTCTACATCTCTATTTCTATTAGCGTGTTCGATATCATCCTTGATTTCCTCATATACTTCTGAAACACTTTCACCAAAAGCAAACTTCTTCATCTTATCAAGCTTTGCAATCTTCTTCATTCTTGTCTTAATTCTATTCATAATAAAATTACCACCTTTTTCATTTTTATAAAAAATACAATATATAAATATATATATTAGTTTCTACTTAACACAGTCCAATCTAATTCTCCCATCCAAGAGTTCTTATCAAAACTCATTGCTTCTCTTGCATTAGATAAATTATTTATTATCGGTTGCTGTTGATATTGAGAAAAACCTTGTGTTTGAAATTGACTTTGAGCATATTGCTTAGGTGGTGTATATGGAGTATTATAACTTGCAATATTCTCTAAACTTCTTGATTCATTACTACCACCAGAAAACTTTTCAAAATCCATATTAGAAGCAACTAAATTTTCACCGTTCTTTATTCTCTTTAACATTTTTTCGCCTTCTGTTAATTGTTCATCTTCTTCATCTTCTTTTAAAGAAGTAACAACAGATTTACTATTAAAGCTTAAAATATTATCCTTATATTCTTCAAAATCTCTTTCACCCATCATTGAAAGTTTTACCTTTTCAACTTCAAACTCATCTTTATCTATAAGTCCTTTAGAAATACCTAAATTGATTATATCTGTTATATTTTTTTCCTTTTCGTTTTCTTCCTTATTATTCTTATAGTTTTCATATTCAGCGTTTATTCTCATTTTTCTTTTATCTATTTTTACTTCTTCATCATTAAAAATTTCACCAGCTTTAGATAAATTATCTATTGCTTTAGTAACAACTTTATTTGATATTTGGGGTGACATAGGACTAATAACAGTTTGAACATCATCAACATAACTCAAAACTTCATTAGCATTACTTTTTCTTATTCTTTCAACAGTCTTATCTTCATAAGTAACAAAAATAGTATTATTATCGATTTTAGTTATTTTACCATTCAAATTACATTCTTTATTAAGAACTTTATCACCAACAAAAAAACCATCCTGTTCATTTTGATTTAATAAAATATTTACTTTATATGTTTTTACTTTATTTTCATTACTTATCTTTTTAATTTTCATTCTTTTTTGCCACCTTTCAATTTTTATTATTCTACGCCATCGAACAAAGCATCTAAATCTTCTTGTGAAATTTCTTCTTTATCTTCTGTTGCACTTGTATCAGGCATACTATTTTCTACTTCGTCAGTTACTTCATCATTTGTTTCTTCTGTATTATCAGTTTCCTCGCTTTCCTCTGTTTCATCAGTAGTTTCATTTTCTGAAACTTCATCATCTTCTGAAAATTCAGGTTTTTCTGGTTTTGAAAATTCTAATTGCTTTGCACTATCAGTTTCATCAACAATTTCATAATTCTCTAATTCAAAAACAAAATCATATATATATGCTGATACGTGATTTAAATCTTCAATACATTCTTCCAATTTTTTAGCCATTTTTTCATCATTATTTATAATGCCCTTTGATTTACTTACTTTATATCTATATTCATCAAGACTTCTTAATATTTCTCTACCTTCTTTTCCTAACTCCAAAAAAGTATTTTTATATATTTTATTAAGACTATCATCAGCTTGTCTAATAAGTCTTTTTATATTCCTATTCATAAATGAATACACCTCATTTTTAACTTTTTAATAACAAAACTTTACTATAAAATAAAAGAAATTATTATTTTTATAAATGAAAAAAGCCTAAATTGTATTAGGCTTTTTAACATTATATATCTTTTAGAACTTTTTCATTCCACCAAGTCTTTTCATTTTTAAACTTCTTCTTGATAAAACTTTATACTTTTCTATCAGTGCATTTTCTTCTTCTGGATTGTCAATAGCATTAATAAGTTCATTTATTTGATTTACCTTTAACTCATCATGCTTCACTATACCCTTAAATATATCATTTCTACCAGCACCAGAAAAAGCTTCCTTTGCATTTATAAGAGTATTTACCATTGTTTCATCAGGCTCAAAATAATAAATATTCGAAAAATCATCATTATCTATTTTTCCATTTAATAAAGCATTAAAAAGTGCATAAATTGCATTTTCATCTTTACAAAAATAAATTGCATCGTGAATATATGGAGAACCAATTTTCTTACTTTCGAACATTTTAATCACAATACCTAAAACATTAGAATTAGAACTAAAATCTTTGCCATCTTTTACAATAGAATCTAAAACTTCCTCTGCTACTTTTACATCAAGTGATGGATTATTTTTAAATATATTAAATAATGTACTAGCAATATCATCAGAATACTTATCACTTAACATAAGTTTTATTTGGTCTTCTGTAAAGTTATTTTTTAATCCATTTGTAATACCATTTCGCCTTCCTTCTGAAACTTTATTCCAGATAAAATCTACTTGTTCATCTGTCAGTTTACCTTTTGCATAAGCCGAAAACAAAGTAACATTGTTGAAATTACTAATAGTTTTTTCATCTAACCCTAATGTTTCTGTTAAGAATGTCCATTGCTGGTCTGTAAAAGAATCTTTATCTACTGCCATTACTCTCAATCTTCTCATAATATATACTCTCCTTTTAACTCCATGGAATATTTTTAAGTTCTTCTGCAAATGAATTAACTCTATTTACATAAATTCTCTTATTTGTTTCCTTAGTTATATTATCATATCTATTTCTTGAATGTCTATAAACAGGAGCATAATTCTTACTTGCTACCTTTTCCATTATCTTAGCTTGTGGGTCTGCACCAGTTGTCACAAAACTATCTTCAAAAAATTCAATATCTCTATTATCTTCCCAAACAGGAAAACCATTAAATGTAGAACCCTTATAATTGATTATATGCTCACAAAAATCATCTTCTGATACAGCCTTATTACCACATATAGAACAAATAGAATAACCGCATCTACAACCCATTGAAGTGTCAGTTATATAATGTCTTGATATTCCCTGTGCTAATTCAGGATATGCTTTCTTATCTACTGCCTTTAATAACTCTACAAAGTTACCTTTTTCGTTGTATACTGCATCTATAATTACACCACGAGCATTTTCAATATTCTCATTATCGTGGTCTACAAATGCAGGCTTACCTATAAATGTTTTATAGTGTTCTTTTAATTCAGTGTCCGAAAAAAAATCTCCATTACTATTTGCACCTCTACACGTCTGTGCATATCTTTCAAATTCTTTATATAAATCATCCATAGGTATAATTGTTGTTGTACCATCCTGATTTTCAATTACATTACCAGCAGAAATAGCTCTATTTCTTACATATAAGAAATCATCTTCCTTTGGTGCAACTTTTATTATCTTAGCTGTCTTTGTCAAAGGATATTTCATTTCTAATGTCTTTGATTGTCTTAAAATATTGAAATCAGGCTTTTTGTTTGTATAAAAAACAATTTCGTCCTTGTTTTCATAAATATCATCAATTCTAAAAATTGTATTATTCTTAATTAACAACGCTTATCACCATCCTTTATTACTTTTTATAAAAAATATGTTAAATATTTGTTTTTATATATTTAACTATTACTATTAAGACAAATCTATTTTATTACTATCAATTATCTTTTCATAATTTTCTTTTACAAAACTAATAGTCCCCTTTTTTAAAACTATATCTTTTTTCTTGTCATAAAGATTTTCAATGTCTTCTATATTATATACAGAACAATTTCCATCAAAATAAAACTCTTTATATTTATTAATTAAATAATTATATAACAATTCATATTCTTGCACACTTATTCACCTAACAAAATCTTTTTGCTTTTTAATAATTCTGTTGCTCTTTCTGCCCATAAATTTAAGTTATCATCAATATCAGGTAAATCATCAAATTTACCATTTTCTATATCTTGTGCTAATCTTAAAACTCGTTCATTTGTAGGTAAAATAGGGATTCTTGTTAATATTAATTTTGCCATCACTATATATTCATTATCGAACCTTTTATCATCAGTAACAATATGTTCTTGCACATCATTATTAAAATCAATAGAACAATAAGCTTTAACTAATCTTTTCATATAATTCACCTTTATTAATAATAAACCACATAAGCTTTCCCCTCTAACATTTTAAATATATTAAAACATCTTGGGCAAATTTTAAAACCATCATATTTTTGTAATTGTTTATAATTACAAACAGGACACCTATCGTGTTTTACATCAGCTTCTGATAAATCATTTAATGACTCCATAGAAGTCATATTTCCTATATTATCTTGAATGTATGCAGATAAGTCATTATTATCTAATAATTCATTTATATTTTCTGCTTTTACTAGTCTTTTCATTACAACACCACCTTTTTTATTTAAAAAATAAATAATATAAAGAATTTTATAAAAAAAGGAGAGTTAAACTCTCCGAATTTTTTAATCAACTTAAATAGCATCATTTAGTTCATCAACAGTAATTTTGTCGTGATTTAAGTCAAAAACAATATCTTCTATTTCTTCTGCTGAATATTCTTTTAAATGCTTTAACTTCTTTAAAGTTTCTAAATCTACCTTTCCTTTACCCAGTTGAAAACCTATTTCATTTATTTGTTCTGCACTAAAATCAATATCTGAAATAAACTTAGCTTCATCATCGTCTAAAGAATAAAGATTAAAAACATCTCGTAACGCATCCATTTGTTCAGGATTAAACTTAGGATTAGCAATATAATCAATCATCTCTTTTGTCCTTGGAGTATCTAAAACATCATAAATACAAAATAATTGGTCTTGACTATATTTACCACTATTTTTATATTCATCATATAAAGTTTCATCCTTACTATTTAATTCGTCAACCATATCAGAAAAAAAATTATTATAATCAATACTTGATTTAACTAACCGTCTCATCACTTTCGCCCCTTTAGAAAACATTAGAAGTATTCTTTATCAAAATATCTTCTATCATTTTTTGAAGTTGTGATACCTTTGAAACTAATTCAATAGCATCTTTTACTATTTCAACATTTTCAGCATCTAAGCCTACTTCAACACAATCATTCTTAACTAAAATTATTATTTCATTTGAACCAATTTCATTAACACAATCATTGATAATATCAATATCTTCACTGGTAAAAAGTTGAGGTGCAATTTTATTTGTAACATCTTCAAAATTAAGTGTTGCACGTATCATATCTTCATTTATATCAATATCTTCACTATTACAACCCAAATCATTAGAAAGAGAAATCCTAATTTCTTCTAAATTATTATCAGTTTTTTTTACCAATCTTTTCATTCTCTCACCACCGCTTATTAAACACATACAACCTTATATCCGTGAGAAATATAATAGCAGTCATCTTTCCTATTATAAGGAGCTTCGTCTATATCTTCTTTATACGGACAATAATCAAACATTCCGTTATATACTTCATTACCCTTGTCATCATATACAATTACAATGTCATCGTCAAAATCGATTTTTTGTGCAACCAATCTTTTCATTTAAATCACCTACTCTATCTATTACCTGTCAAAGCATCATTGATATTTAAATATTTTGCTGTATTATCAGGAATATCATCAAACAAAATTCCTTGCTGTATTAAATGTTCTCTTGTTGTATCTAATAATATAGCAAAATTATCGTTATCAAATATATCATTCAAGAAATCATAATAACCTGCTTCAATATCACACCATACTTTATAAATTAAATTATTTGTAGGTGCAATAGGTAAGTAAGTAACAATTCTCTTTGCTAATAAATATTCATTTGTAGCTTGTTGTTTTAAATATCTTGATTTTAAAGTATTATCACACATCTGCTCAATTACTTCTTCATGCATAGCAGGTGAAACGTGATTTGATAATCTTTTCATCATATTTGCCCCCTTCTAAAACTATTTTTTAATTCCTCTGATAAATCACCACTAATCTCTCTGTATTCTTTTATATAATATTTCTTTGGCAAATACTCCATTATTCCATATATATACATATCATCTTTTAAAGTTACTTTTTTACTTAATATTAAAGTTTGATTATTTAAATGTTCTTCAATATCAATAGTTAAATAATCATAATCTGTAATTACATTTAAAACCTCATTTAATTCGGCGTTGTTTGATAAAAAACCAATATTATCATTAGTGTAACCTATAACACCTAAAAAATTATCAGTTTCTAAATCATTTATTATAGCTATTACCAAACAATCACCGCCTTAGTTAATTTCAATATTATTAAAAATATCAACTTTTATTTTTTCATAATTCTCATTATCTATTTGTTTTAAAATATTAGGTTGTAAAATATACATAATTACATTTTCAACAAAATATTGTTCTGCATTTTTCATTGCTATATAATTAATATATTTTTTATTATTATTGTATTTTTCAATCCAATAGTCATTTAAAACAAGCTTATCTTGTATACTATATTTTACAATTAAATAATCTGTATTTGTATATTCATTATTGATATAAACATCATTATTATTTTGAATAGAAACAAAATTCTCATTAATTACATCTAATTCTTCTTGTGAATATTGTTCTTTAATATTTGGTATTTCATAAATATTACTTACAAGAATAAAATTATAATCAGTAATTAATTCACTATTAGAAAATTTTACTTTATTTAAAATACTTTTATTTATATCTGTAGTAATATCATATTTTATATAACACAAAGCACAACTTCTATCTAAATTATCAATTAAATAATCAACTGTATGTTTTTGTTTGGATATTGTTTTACATTTATCACAACTACTATTATCAGTAATAACAATAATTTCATTAAAACTATTTTCTTTATATTCTAATAATTGAGATTTTCGATAAACATAAATTAAACTTTCTACTAAATAATTTAGTATTTGTTCAAAGTCGTTTATATTATCTTTTACATAATTAATATCATTATTAAATTCTATTTCATCATTTTTTACTTTATCGATATCATTTAATAAATCTTTAATTCTTAATCTTCTTTTAACAACATTAATTCCGCAGCAAGTAACAGACTTTATATAAAAATATAATAAAGGTTTTAAATCCTCAATGAATAAATCAATATCATTATTTAATTGTAATTTTTTATAAATCTCGGTTAATTCATTATTTAATGATATTAAATAGTTATTCATTACACTCCCCACCTTAAAATATTTTATTTTTTCTTTATAACTGGGGAAGGAATTGCTTCCCCCTCTACGAAAAAATCTTTTCTGCTACTTTCTTTAGGTATTGTATCAACAGAATCAATTGGTTTTTCAATTTCAACTGGCTTTTCTTTTGGTTCTTCCTTTGGTTCTTCTGTTTCAGGTGTTTCATTTCCACCTGGTGGTGACATTTCTGCCGCACTATCAAAAACAGTATTCTTTTCATTTTCAAGATTGACTTTTTCAATTTCTGGGTCTAAACCAACCATAGGTAATATAGTAGTTGCAGAAATAAGTCCTTTATCTCTTAAATTCTGAATAAAGCTAATCATATTCTGATTACTTGTCAAATCTTCTTGTTGCCATTGTATTTCAGGTATTACCAATTCCATATCTTTTCTTGCAGCTGAAATCTTTCTTTGTTTTTCTGACATATACTTAGATTGAATTTCACCATTCTTAGATGTATAGAAACCTTGTATTTCTGAAATAGGCTTTAAAACCTTATATTTTATCCAATTTTCAAGTCTTAATCTATAAGACATATATCTTTTAGCCAATGTGTTAAAACCAACCTCAGCGTTAGCGTAAGTAGGTCCATCGCCGTTTAACATTGCTTCATTTATACACAAACCATTCATCAATTCTTTTTGGATAAAATCAAATTCTGAATTAAGAGGTAAGATATGACCAGAAGAACCAACATATTCAAATTGTAAACCATAATGATATACTAAGAAGAATGATGGGTCTCCATCTGCTTCATAAAGCATATCTCTAAAATCATCAATATCGTCCTGTGATGGATATGGTTCACCAGCCTGACCAATTTTAGCTACTCTTAAAGGCATTATATGTCTATTTGCAATAGCATCCTGAGCAGACCTTAATTTATCTTTATAAATAAGCGTTTTAAAACACCTCATCATAATAGGTGTACCCCATATTTCATAAGGTGAAGCTTTGTGTGCTATATGTGAAACTAATCTATTATCTAATTTTATATTCTGTCCTCTTGAAACAGAAGAAATAATATCAGGTGTTAATTGTCTATAAATATCTCCATATTCACCATTTGGACCGCCTTGTACAATTGCTTGTATTTGTGCATCTGGAATTAACTCAACAATAGGGTCATTTACTAATGTAGAAGTCTGAATATTTATATAATCAGGATTATAACAAATAAATCTTTCCCACATACCTTCTGCTTCATTTAATTGTCCATAAGGGAATACATCACCTATTTTCCAATATTCAAGTCCAATATCAAGTAATAATTCGTGAATATTAATTTTATCAAAAATCATAAAATTAAAAAATTTACTTATATACGGGTCCTCACAAACAATATTAAAATCTGATATAGGGAACTCTGTATGTAAGTCAATTGCAGTAGCAATAATAGGTTCTGTTCTATAAAAATGTCTACACCATTCATTTCTTTCACGTCTATCTCTCGGTAACATTATGTTTGTTGATTCAAACAATGGATGATAGAAATTAGGGCTTGTCATACGAACATTGGCTACTGCCCCTTTTGACATTTTTCTTTGAACATTTTGTGGTAATTCTCTTTTTTCAGTCAAAGAAGAAGTCATTAGACTTCCACCTTGATTATAATGAGCATAACCCCTATTTATCAAATCTGAATTTGCTGTTATTCTTTTAAATTCATCATTTACATTTGATGTAACTATTTTACTCAAAGTAGGTTCTCCTCCTTTCTTTGAAGAGTTTTAAACATTTTATATTTTTTTAATATAAATAAAAGACCTTTTAATAAGAAATAAACTATTTCCTATATAACTTTTTACCATCTATTGTTTCAAGAAAACCTTCCTCATTTTCTACTTCATAATAAGAGAAAAATCCCTTTTCAAATGGTCCAAATGCAACAGTATATTTCTTATCACTACAATAAACTGTTTCACCTTGTAAAAATTTGCCACTTTTTTTCTCACTACTTTCTTCATATTCCATTGACATATTATAATCTTCCTTTCAAAAACAAAAAAATACTCTTACATTTATTATAAGAGTATTTTTCAAAATATTTAATTAAAATCATTTATTATTTTCAGTTTTTTCTTCTGTTTCATCAAAAGATTTTTCTTCACTATTTTCCTCTGTACCATTAGAAGTATCATTATCAGAAGAATCGCCATTAGAAGTGTTATCATCAGAAAAATCAAATGTATCAACTTCTTCGTTTTCTTCTGAATTTTCTTCATTATCTTCTAATGTTTGAACATCATTTAATTCAGCATCTTCTTTATTAAAAATTTCTTTTATTGGATTAGGATTAATAGAAGAAATAATATCGTCCATAACTTTATCTTCTAATTCAGGAGTTATCTCTACTGAATTATTGTTTAAATCATAAATTATTAAATTAGTAACAACATTATCTTTAATTATTAATTCAATTTCATTTTCATCAGTATCTTTAACTAATTTATCCTTTAATGGATTTTCATAACCTAATTCCATCATATTTTTACAAAAATCATCTAAATCTTTTAATTCAATATTTAATTGTTCTATCTCTTTAGATGTTTTTTTCATTCTTAAATCTAAAGGTGTTTTAATAAATAATTTATTATTCATTTTTTTAACCTCCACCTGTAAATATTTTATTCTACTGTATCATCAGCGATAAAATCAATATCACCAGTTTCAAGATTTACTCTATATTGAGCACCACAATCTTCGCAAGTTACATAAGCATACTCATCATCCTGTGAAGTAATCTTTACCTCTGCATTACAGTTAGGACAAACCTGAGCTTGGAATAATTCCTCATCTTCTTCATTTAAAGGAATATAATTTATATAATACTTCTCTTTTCTTTGTGTGCGGTCTGTATTATTATCTTCTTCAATTTTATTCTGTGTTAATTCAATTGAATCAAGCATATTCTCAAACTCAATCATTTTAGCATCAAATTCTTCCTCTGTAAAATCTTCAATTCTTGCATAATCAGGCTTTACTGCTAATAAATCGCAGTTTAACTGTTCTGCAATTCTATTTAATCTTTTCATTCTCTTTGCAACAATTGTACTATCACCTAATTGCTTGTTTACTTCATCAATAGTAGTAGCGTTAAGAGTAATTACGTGATTACCATAATCATTCAAAACCTCTGCCGTTCCTTTAGCATCATCAAATAATACTCTATATTCTTCATCATTCCAGATAACAGTAGGTAAGTCGTTTACATTTATCTCTGCTTCTATGTTATCTTCTTCCATTTCTGTCGCTTCATCCACTTCTAAATCTGCTGTAACATCTTTCTTTATATCTTCGTTTTTATTATCGTCCAATGCTGAAATAAATGCTTTAATCCAATTTCCTCTCATTCTCTTACCTCCTATTGATGCCTGTAATGCCCATTCGGCATTATCCAATTCCTGTTCAAAATAAAAAGTCTTATCAATACCGCTATCATAAGTAATATCACAAATTTCATCATTTTCTATTTTATTTTGAAAATCAGGAACTAATATTGGTGCTGGTACTGTAAATCCATTTTCATAAGCCTTAATTAATCTTTTCATACAAAAACCTCATTATTTTTATATTCTTAAAATCCAAAATCATTAATCCCCAAAAACAATGGGTCGCTCTTTAACTGCATGAAAGATAAATCTTTCTTTTCTCTTTCTACTGTTAAATTCAATTTTTTAATATCATTTGTCAAATCTCTTTTACTAAATTCTTCCATAGATTTTATGCCTTTAAAAACTAATAACAAATCACAATATATTTCTTTTGCCCTACTCACATCGTCACCATCGTAATAAGAACTTGCTGAAAACCTATTTTGTTGTTCAATTCTGAACCAAGGTTTATTATTTACAGCGGTGACATAAAAAGTAATTATATCACCGCATTTTGTTGTTATACTATCAATTGGAAATACTGGTTTTGTCATTGACCTATCCAAGAAGTACTATTACTAAATGGAATATCACTCTGTGGATATGGAGAAAACATATTTGTTTCCAAATCTGTTTCAGTTTTTAATTCAGGCTGTATTGCTACTGTAAGAACTTCTAAATCAGTACTCTTTTCTGTTATCTTATCAAGTGTAAAAGTTTTATCTCTTTTATCATTCTTGTCTTTTTCAACTATTTCTTCTGATTCTTTTAACAATCTTTTATAGTCAAGAGTAGGTACTGAACAATTACCTCTATTTTCATTTAATAACATATTAGTATTTATTCTCATATCTTACCCTCCCCTTAACGTAAATATTTATTTAATTCATTATTAACTACATTTAATTCTCTTTCACTCTTAGCACTATTTAATTGTGCATTTATTGAATTAAGTTTATTTAATGTAATCTTTTTATTCTTATACATATCTTTTGCTAAATTTAATAAATTAGCTTTAGACTTTTCACCTGCAAGAGTTAATTTTTCTTCCTGTTCAATACTTCTTGTATCTGTTTCAATATCTTGCTTAATTTTTGTATCAATAGCATTTCTTCTATTAATACCATTTAATTTATTCTTCTTACCCTTTGCAAGATTTGTTCTCTTATTCTTTGATAAATAACCAACTACATCTGACATTGTGCAATTCATAATATATTTATCATTTTCAATAGGAACTAAAATATCTTCATTAAATAAATCTACGATAATATCATCTAAATCATCAACATCAATAATATAAATTAAGTTATCTTGTAATTGATTCCTTGTAATAATACCCTTATCATTATAAACATTAGGTGCATTATTCTGTAAAAACTCAGAAAGTTCAACATTTTCATTATCTAAATTTGTAATTTCAATAATATCATTAGGATGGTTTTTGTCTACGTCAAAGTAACACATCATTGACTTATTAATACCGTCCTTATCTGTTGCATTTACACCTACAACATATTTGTTATTATTGTAATCGAAATTCATTACAGAATAATTCTTGAAATATTTATTTAACTTACTGCAAATATGAGTTCTAATTCTTTCAGCAGACCAATTATCAACCATTAATCTTGTATCATTATCATTTATATAATTCTTAGATAACTTTAACAATTTATTGTTCTGTGCTTTCTTAATCTTATATAAAAATTCTTCATCAGATAATGGCTTTAAATTAGATAAGTTAATAATTTCTTCTAATGAATAATCACTTGCATACATATCAGAAGCGATTCTCTTTAACTTATTATTCTTTACTAATAAATCTAATGTATCTTCTAAACTTTCATCAGTTACATTAGCAATTTTACTTAACTTTTCCTTTAATGAATTTTTAGTTATAATAATAGAAGATTTAACCTTCTTACCATTAAACATAGTTAAATACTTATTTAAAGATTCATTTACAACAAATACTTTTTCAAGTTCATCAATAGAAATATTCTCGCCATTTACACTACAAATACAATCTTTTATTGTATTATTATCAAAAGCAAATTGTAAACTAATTCTTAAACTAAGACCATTATCTTCATTAAATACTCTTATAACATAACTAATACTTGAATTACCTTCTGTTGAAATAGAATTTGTATTTATTTCTTCAATTTCAAAACTATTAAAATAAGTTGATAAAAATTCATTTACATTATTAATTAATGTTTGATTTGATACATACTCAGACGGTTCTCTTACACCTGTATCACCAACAGCTTCTCTCTTAAAGGACTGCTTCTCACCAAAATATGATTTTAAAGTTATCAAACGATTAACTTCTTCATTTGAAAGAACAGCATTATCTGCCATTGTTAATAATTCTTCAAATGTGTAATCAGATACATAAGTTTCGCCACCAATATTAACTATGTAAGAATTAGCAATCCAATTTTCAATAATACTAGAAATTTCTTCCTGAGAGAAAATCATTGATAATTTCTTATAAATCTGATTGATTGTCATAATAATCTTGTCCGTACAAACATTTTGCTGATTATCATTAAGATAAATACTTAAAGCAGGTTTTGTCTTAAATAAAGAAACTGCTTCTGACATAGGGATTTTACCCTTTTTAAATACAGCTTCAACTTTTTCAATCTTAGAATTATTATAACTTACATAAATATGTAACTTATTCTTCAACCCATTATTTACAAAAATAACATCAGCTTCATAAAGATTATCACTAAGTTTTGTAAAGTTCCTTACATAAAACTTAACAAACTTCTGTGACAAATAATTATTTAATGTTACTAATCTATACTCCTTTGAATGTTTAATTTCTTCTCTAACACCTGTATCAAGAACATCAATTTTATTTAATTTAAAACTATTTAATTTATCTACTAAAGCATTATACTTTTCAGTATTTTTTTCTGGTAAATACGCATCAAAATATTGAAGTATTGTACCAATAGACTGATTAGAAGTATATTTATCTTCACTAATAGGAACAATTAAATCGTCTTCCACCATATCATTGAATATTTCATTAACATCAACATCAAAGAAACCACTATTCTTAATTAAATCTTTTATATAACTCTTACTAATAATATTTTTATTAGCTAATCTACTCTGTTTAGCAGTAGCAATTTTCTTATTAGTATTCTTAACATTAAAGTTAATATTACCTACTTTTTCATTATTTATATCAGCAACAAATGTTTCAGTTGAAGATATATTATTTTTTAACACCTGTGCAACAATATTTAATTTATTGCCTTTTCTTTCATAATTGCAAATCTTGAAATCATCAAAATTCTTTTCAAATTGCTTACTAGCTTCCATAGCAAGTTGATAGGCAGATTTATGTTCACTTGTTGCTACCTTTTCCATATTCTTAACAAACTCAAACTCAGGTGCTTTTTCGGCAAGTTTTTCTCTTTCCATCTGTGGAAATAAATAATCTACATCTAAGAAAGTACCATAAGAATTACTTGTAACACCAATAATAGAACCCTCTTTTAAAAGTTCATTTATTCTATCAGTAGCTTTTCTAATATGACCATTAAATCTTCTAAATATTTCTTCTCTTGAAATAATACTTGCACTACTATTCTGAACCTTTGTAGCAACAACAGTTTTTTTACTCTTTGCGTCTGCGATACATTCTTCAAGACCTGCATTGCTAAAAGGATATTCGTTTTCATTATGTGTAAAAATATTATTAGATTTAATCTTATTATTATCTATTGTATAGATAAAATTAAATTCACCAGGAGTATTAGAAATAGCTGTATGTAAAATAACTTTATTATTATTTACAGTAGCATCTTTAACTTCATAATACTTACCTTTTAAGAATTTAGACAATTCTATTTTAGATAATAATACTTCATTATCATTAAGTTTTGCTGTTACTTCCTTAGAACTATAATCTCTATCGTCACGATTTACACTTGCTGATACCGTCCAAGCTCTTTTATTTTCAAAATCTATATCAAGCTTTTTCTTCTCACCATTACCAAAATCAACATTTTTCATCCATTCAGGAAGATTATCTTCATTAGTATTAGTAAACAAACTGGCTTTAATTGTAGTAAATTTATTCATTTTGCCAATCTCCTCCTAAATTATAAATATCCTTTTATTTCATTCACTGCTTCTTGCTTCGTTGAATAAAAACCTCTATATTGAATATTATCCCAATCAAAATACTTATCATCCTTAGTATGACAATCAGCAGATATAACAACATAAATAGTTGTTTTACTCTTTAAAAATACTTGATATATTTGCCATACCTTATCAATCTTATCTAAAAGAACTGTTTTAGATTCATAACTTTCTGTATCTGCAATTCCTGATATATCTTCTCTAATATATGTTGCAACAGGTACAGGAGACCTTCTAAGGTTCAAATTTAATAAAGTATTTACATTATTTGAAGCATCTGATAATACATCAAAAACCAAATCAATAGGTATTTTGATTGGAATTTCTTCTTCCTCATCATCAGTATCATTTTCTATATCGTCAGAAGGTTCAATACTATCATCTACTTCCTCTGTTTCCATATCTTCATTTTCAACATCATCGCTTTCAGCATTTTCATCGTCAATGTTTTCATCATCTTCTACTTCTTCAATATCCTCATCTTCAACATCCTCGTCTGTATCTTCTTCCTCGGATTCTTCATCTGCGTGTTTTTTTAGTTTTTTTTTACTTGTTACTTCATACATATTTGGTGCTGTTGTATCAAATCTCATATCAGATACAAAGTCGTAACCACCAAAACCGCCATCTTTCAAACTGATTGAAGTATCGTCTGAACTTTCACTATCTATTATTTCCATCATATCTAATGAATCATCCTGAATTTGTAAATCTCTAAATTCGTCAAAATCAGTTTTCTTCATTGGAGTTATATTTATCTTAGTTATTAAATCTAACGAATAATCTTCTGGGAACAATCTTGTATAATAATCTAACAAAGCATCAACCTTTTCATCAGCTGTAACACTTCTCTTATTAGACTTAATAAGTTTTCTATTTAAATAACCTAAATCATTAATAAATGCTTTTATACCAATAGTAGGTACTAACTTATTACAGAGCTTAATCATATTCTTTGTATATGTATTATTCCTACCAGCATAAATAGGTGCATCAATCAATAAAATAGGATATACTTCATATCCTCTTGCATTAAGAATTTTTGCAATCTCCTGTTTTAACTTATTGTCATATCTAAGAGTAAAACCTTCAAATGTATTCTGTAATGTACCGTCTATCTGATTCCATAATTTTAAAATCTTATCAGCTAAATATTCAGGACTAAAGCTTAACGGGTCAACTTCTTTCCAAGCAATTTTTTTCATTCCGTTATCCATATTTGCCCAATATCTCATACTATATGGGTCAAGTGCATAACCCTTATTAAAATCATTTATAGAGGGATTTTCTGTACTCTGCTTCATCGGGTCAAAACTTGTATCATCAGGAGCTAAATTATCATCCTTATATAATCCACTTTGCTTTTCTTTTGTTAATGTTCTTATTCTATTTACAATTTTATTCATAAAATTTTTCCCACCTTAAAAAAATGAATATTTACTTTCAGTAGTCATAGTCTTATCACAAATTGTCTTAATAACTTCATCTAAATCAGAAGCACTTTTTATTTCTCCATCTTTAGCCATTTTACCGACAATATTCATAACATCATTCAACATTTCTTTTGATTCTGCATATTTATTCTTAGTAAAATAATCTTTTACATAATCTTCTAATCTACTATTTACTACATCAAAAAGATATTTATTTATATTCTTATCTTTTTTAACATATTCAACTATCTCATCTTTACTTTTAAACACTGATAAAACTTTAGCAAGGTCATCAAAATTACTTGGAGTTATATAATTGTTAGTTTTAGCAGAAGCAACTCTTACTAAGTTATCTTCATCATCAACTTCCTTTACTAAATATTCATTGCCATCTTCGTCCTTTTCAACTTTCCAAATTGAACCATCGTCAAAATCATATTTTTCAGGGAATGTATCATTTCTGCCTGTAAAACTGCTATATAAATATTCGCCCCAAGCAACTTTCTTAAATAAACCGCTATTTAAAGCTTCATTAAAAGCGATTTTATCTAATGTCTTTACAGAATATCCGTTTACATTTTCTTCTACATAAGTATTCTTAGAAAGATTCTTGTGCAATTGTGCTTCTTTCTTAGTTTTATATGTAGCTTCTTTTTTTCTATTTAAAACAGTTTCTAACTTTAAAAATTCATTTTCATCAAAACAGTTAAAATCATTGATTTTATTTATAACCATATCAAGCTTACCCTCCTTACCCTTAATTCTTTATTTTTTTAATAAATATTATATATAAAAAAATAAGGATATTGATTTTTCTCATATAAAAGAATAAGGTAAAATAATTACAATTATAATAATTAATGACAAACAAAAAGGCAATCTTTTATTGATTGCCCTTATTTGCTTCAAATTCTTTAAGTTCTAATTCCAATTTATCTTTATCTACAATTTCTTTTAATAACTCTAAAGTTTTTCTTCTAATCACAGAAACTCTACTTTGTGAGATTTTTAACATCTTACCAATTTCCTGTTGTTTAAACCCTTGCGTAGATAAATCTAATATTTCTTTCTGTCTTTCATTTATATGCGAATATAAATATTCAATAAATATTTTATCTTCTGAAATCAATATATCATTTCTAGTTAATGAACCAGTATTATATTCAGAAAACTCTGTTGGCTGCTCTCTCTTTTTATATACATAAAATCTTTGTATATGTGACCTTAATTTTATAATTAAATTCTTAAACACATATTTATCAAATGGAATAAAATTGCCATTATAATAAGGGTCATAAGATTCACAAAACTCTAAAAAATAAATATAAGATTGTTGAATTAATTCATCTTTATCAAAATTCTTCCAATAAGACAAACTATTTATTAACTTCATTACCTTATCATAATACTTCTCATATACTACATTTGGATTTGTTTTTATATTTTCATAGTCTTTCTCAAAGGGAATATTTACACCACTTTCAAAGCTAAAATCTTCATTACTATCACTACTGAAATTACTCATCTAAATTTATCCTTCCTTTTTTTTAAATACAACTTTCTTTTCCATTAAAAAAATTCAGGGTAAATTTGCAATCTTATATAGATTGTCTTACTTTGCGACTACCAAGCTGTAATAAATATCACTATTAAAGTATTTCGTTATTACTCGCTCCATGTCTTGAATTGTTACCTTTTTAATCTTCTCTATCATTTCCTCATATTCACAATCAAATCCTGCTATAAAACAGTTTCTATCTATTGTCTTTTCTAAGCCCATAAGCAAATCTCCTATCAAAAAGTTTTTATTGCTTTCTAAGGTCTTTTCATCAATCTTTAAGTTCTTAGTTTCTTTTTCTATAATATCCATTACTTTTTCAATATTTTCTTTCTGTAATGAAGTATGTCCATTAGCAATTGTATATTCTGTAAATTCTTCCATTCTAAAGTTTATTGTATATACTAAACCTAATTTTTCTCTTACGTTAGTATATAAAACGCTGCTTGCATTTCCACCTAAAGCATTTACAGCTAAATAAAATGGAATATAATCTTCACTCTTATAAGAAGGACCAATTAATGCCCAACATAATATAGATTGAGAAATATCACTCTTTTCTACTTCTATTTCTTGGTCTTCCATATTGAAATCATAACTTTTATCTTTTTTTCTTAAATCACTATCTGTTTCTGGTGTTACTTCTTCAATATAACTATATAAATCTTCTTCTGTTCCTTCAATATTACCTGTAATAATTATGTCAATATTTTTATTGATATAATTCTCATCAATAAAATTAATAACATCTTCTCTTGTTATCTTTGATACTGTATCAACAGTACCACCTACCAATTGTTTGGTTATATCCTCGTGGAATATAATTTTAAACAAATTATCCTGACATACTGATACAGGGTCATCACTATACATTCTTAACTCATTCAATACTACACCTTTTTCTAATTCAAATTCTTCTTCTGGTATCGTATTGAAAAATACTAAATCATTTATAAAATCAATGGCTTCTTTCCAAAACTCACTTGGTAAAGTACAATAAAATTGAGTTTCTTCAAAGCTTGTAAAAGCATTTACATAACCACCTAAACTCTCTATATATTGATTTATTTCTTCTGAATTGTGTTTATCAGTACCCTTGAAAACTAAATGCTCCACTAAATGAGCAATACCTAAAATATCCTCTGTTTCATTATGTGAACCAACGTTTACTTTGTAACATACTGATACTAATTTATCATTTTTGTTCAATTCTGTCTTTACCTGAATACCATTAACTATTTTTTTGCTTACCATTTTTTATTTCCTCCATTTAAATATATAAATATTCTAATCTTTTGTTAAATTACTTTTTTAATAAAAAAATAAATATAACCATTTTTTCTATATGTGTTGACAAATTGTAAAAATTATAGTATAATAATTTTATAAGAAAGGAGTTTCTAAGTTGAAAGAAAACAATAAAATAATGCAAGAACTAAAAAAAATATTCGCCCCTAATTTAAACAACAAAGTTGTTACAGATTTAGAATTTTTTCGTTCTATGCTTCTTAAAAATAATAAAACGGTAAAAAAATTTTTGAAAACTGCCGACAAGAGAACTTTACTAAATATATTACCTTTTGTAGTGGCAGATATTGATTTAGAAGAATTATTTTTATCTATGACTAAGGAAGATTTTATTTTTTTTGTTTTTTGCTCTAAAGAAATAGTTGATTTTATTTTTTTATTAAATTATATGAACGAAGAACTAAAATTAGTATCTTTTCTTAAAAAAGTTATTGATAAATTTTATTTAAAAGAAGAATTTTCTGACTATGAATACGAGAAAATAAATTTTATTATAAAAGATTATGTTTTAGCATCTTGCTTTTTTTCTTTTATTATTGATAATGGAAAAATAAACAATGATATTTTTCTTTGTGGGTTATTAGAAACATTTGTGTTTTATTACGATAATACCTCAAAATGTTTGGCTTCAAAAGAAAATTATAACTTTGTTTCTTATTTCATAAATAAAATAAATCAAAACAATACGTATAAAAAGCAATTATATTATAAAGTATTTACTGAATTTTTTGATTGTCTAACAGAAGAAAACCAAAATACTTTTATAAAAACTTTAATTAACGATGGTCAAAACGATTTTATATTAAAAATTGCAACACAAAAATCTAAACAAATAAAAAACAAAAAAATACGTAACGATTTCTTTGCAATAAAACTTTCAGGTTGTAATCTTTTTAATTCAAAGGAGAGGAATAATGAGAAACAATTTTAAATTATTTACTACTACAATAATAATGATTATATTTTTTGTATTATCAATACATTTTAATTTTTATAACTATTTTTTGAAATCAGGAGAAAATTTTATACTAGTAGTATTGGCAATTTGGATTATTATAAATATTATAGATGTAAAAATAACTTTAATAAAGAAAAAAGTTTGCGATTTATTTTACGATGGTAAAATGTTTGATTTTTTATCAAAATGCAAATTAGTATTATTAAACAACTATTTAAAATATTTGATTTTTTGTTTCTTAGAAAACAAAGATACAGAATTGTATGTTCAAAAATTCTATTTTGGGGCTTTAATAATTATACTCAAATTTATTTGTGTATCTAACATCATTATAAATAAAAAGATTTTTTATACCATATCAACATTTACAATAGGACTTTTTTATCTAAGTTTATTTAATACGATAAAAGCAGTTATGGATTATAAAAATATAAAGACATTACACAATATAGTCACAGAAGTAATGGTCAACACAAATCAAGAAAATTAATATTTTTTATATATAAAAATTCATCAATTCATATATAATAAGGTGAATAATATTATAAAGGATTGATGAATTATAGACGAAAATAGATTTTTTGGGTTATTATACTCTGACAAAAAATATAAAGAAAATAAGATAGAATTATTTGTAACTCATTCAGAAGAAACAGTTAATTTACTATTAACAATAAATGTCAATTTAGATGGATTATTAACAGGTATAAAAAGAACAGACAAAAGAATTTTAAAATATTTTTTACTAAAGCATAAGTATGATTTACGACCTAGTTTATTATTGGAAATAAATCGAATATGTGATGATTTATTGGACGAGAATTTTATAATTAAGAGAATGTTAAACAGCAAAGTTCCCAGATATTATATTAAAGATTATGCCGATAAATTTAAAACTTCTGTAATATATTATTATGTCCTAAAAAATGTTTTAAAAATAAATGAGGATGTTGTTCAAAAGTTATACAATCAATATGAAGTAAAAGAAATAAACAAAATACTAAGAAAATCTCATCATATATTCTTTTGTAAAGGACAAAAAACAACGCATAAAATAGGATTTTTTATTGAACTATATAACAAGACAAAAGATAAAAAACAATTTTTTGATAATTTCGATAATCAAATTACATATTCAGTAAAAACTTATACAACCGACTTCGTAAATTATAAAATAGGGGTTTTTGAGTTTATGAATGAAAAAAATCAATTAAAATTTTTAGAAAGTATTTACTACGAAAAGGATATGCAAACATTTAGAAGATTAACAGAAAACAAAAATAACAAATATGATAAAATCTTGGAGAATTATCAAAAAACAATAAAAAGTTATATGTTATTATTAAAATTACAATGAAAAAGAGAGGAAATTAAATCCTCTCTTTTATTTTATCTTAATCTATTAAAATTACCACTTGCTGCTCTTGGCATCCTATTAGTGTTTCCTGCTATTGAAGCAAAATTTGCTAATATATCTGCCATTACACAGTCATCGTGTCCACCTGGTGGAGCTTGAATAATTTTATTTACTGTTAATCTTTGTTCTTGTTCGAGGTCAGCCCATTCTGTTATGTTAATTATTATTCATTACATAATAATATTTATAAAAATCAATAACTTTCGCTATTGCACAGACTATCTCATATACTTAAAATAAGTATTTCTCCACTTCGATTGTATTTACAATCTACTGCATTTCTGCATAGTCGTTGAATATATATACAAACTTGTATACTTTACTACTGATTATCCATTGTTAGAAAATTATTATTTTCCATAATACTTAGACTTACTATCATCATATATTATCTAATTATTTATTTCTGTTTTCACAACTATTAAAATATTTAATAGTATAATTAGCTTTAGGAACTTTCAGTAATTAAAAGAATTTTCTATTAAGAATTACTACTTAATAGGGAGTATAGCCTTTGGCTACTCCAATCATTTTATGGTAAAAAGGATTTAACTCTGTACCAGCTGATTTTAAGAACATTTCCTTACAAGGATATTGAAATCTTCCGTTTTCAACATCTTTTCTTATTTGAGCAAACATTATATTTTTATAATTCATTCCTGAATGAGTAATTGTATCTTTACTATTAAATGTAATGCCTGTTAGATTACTCATTCCATAGTCATAAATTAAAGAATCAACAACAGGTCTACCAACTATTGTGTTAATTATTATTCGTTGTATAATAACATTTATAAAAATCAATAATTTTCATTATTGTACAGACTATCTCATATACTTAAATAAATTAAATATTTCTCCATTTCAGATATACTTATATCTTACTTCCTTTCGGAATAGTCGTTGAATATGTATATAAAAATTTTATATACTTTACTACTGATTATCCATTATTAGAAATTATTATTTCTTATAATACTTAGACTTACTATCATCATATATTATCCAATTATTTATTTCTACTTTCGTAACCTTTTTTATCAGGTATAATTAGCTTTAGGAACTTTCAGTAATTAAAAGAATTTTTCTATCAAAAATTGCTTCTTGATAGGGAGTTTGGCTTTTTAGCTACTCCTGTATAGTCGGCAAAAATACGTCTACAATGGAATTTTGCATTATATCCTGACAACAAATTAGCTATAATACGCATTTGTTCAGGATAAGGTACTGTCTTGTTAATTATTATTCGTTATATAATAACATTCATAAAAATCAATAACTTTCATTATTGTACAGACTATATCATACACTTTAAATAAGTGTTTCTCCATTTCAATTACACTTGTAATCTACTGCTTAAAAGCATAGTCGTTGAATATATATGTAAATAAATTACATACTTTACTGCTGATTATCCATTTTAAGAATTACTATTCTTATAATACTTAGATTTACTATCATCATATATTATCCAATTATTTATTTCTGCTTTCGCAACCTTTTTATAAGGTATAATTGGCTTTAGGAACTTTCAGTAATTAAAAGAATTTTCTATTAAGAATTACTTCTTAATAGGGAGTACAGCCTTTTGGCTACTCCTTGCATTTCCTTTGCAAACACTTTTTGCTTTACACCTGTTGATGTTTTTCTTATAACGGTTATATGTGTGAAGTCGGCTGTTGCTGAACCTGAACCTGCAAAGTCGATTCCTGCGTAGTATTCTTCACCCATATCACCACATTCTAACCATTCAAATTGTCCTGACCTTAATCTATTTATATCATCAAGACCGAAGAATTTTCCTACTGTTTTCGTTAATTATTATTCGTTATATAATAATATTTTTTAAATCAATAATTTTCATTATTGCACAGACTATATCATCTACTTAAACAAATTAAGTACTCTTCCATTTCAGATAAACTTTTATCCTACTGCCTTTCAGGCATAGTCGTTGAACATACATATAAACAATTTTTTATTTATATATTTTGCTGCTGATTATCTATTGTTAAAATTCATCATTTTAATACTTAGGTTTACTATCACCATATATTATCCAATTATTTATTTTTACTTTCGTAACCTTTTGTAAGGTATAATTAGCTTTAAGATTTTTCAGCAATTAAAAAATTTTTTCATTTTTATATTACTACAAAAATGGGTCTAAAAATATTTAAACCATCAATAAATTCGAGCATATACTGCGTTTTAAAATCTTCTATTGACATTTCTATTGTGTTAATTATTATTCGTTATGTAACAATATTTATAAAAATCAATAACTTTCATCATTGTACAGACTATCTCATATACTTAAATATATTAAGCATTTCTCTATTTCAGATATACTTATATCTTACTGCTTAAAAAGCATAGTCGTTGAATATGTATATAAATAAATTATATACTTTACTGCTGATTATCTATTGTTAAAAATTATTATTTCTTATAATACTTAGGCTTACTGTCACCATATATTATCTAATTATTTATTTCTGTTTTCACAACTATTAAATACTTTAATAGTATAATTAGCTTTAAGATTTTTCAGCAATTAAAAGAATTTTTCTACTAAGAATTACTTCTTAATAGGGAGCATAGCCTTTTTGGCTACTCCTTCGAACCACATTTCAGGGTTATTAGGAAACATTTCTTGTTTTAATGCTTTAGGCATAAGAGAAAGAACGTAAGTACTATATGGTCTTATAATACCTGTCTGTGGGTCTGGTAACATTGTAGAGTCCAAAGCCCACAACTGAGGACATTGTGTCCAATCTCTCTTTACACATTTCCAATTGTTTTTTTCATTATCAGGGTCAATTTGAAATGATTGATAAAAATGATTTCTTGTCTTTGGTGTCCCAATTTTAACCATCTTAGCATTAGTATTATGAACAAAAATATTATTAGCAATAAAACTATGGTATTTCTCCACTGTTAAATCATAAACATTATTTTTGCCATATTCAATATTAACAACTTTCTCTAAATAAATATCATCATTATAAATATTATTTAAAATATTTACATCATCAGTTTGACTTACTTTATTTGGAGTACATATCTTATCTTCAATTTGTATTCTATCTAATCTTTCCCATTGTATTTTTTTATCTCTATATATCAAAACAGGATGTTCATAAGTTCCCTCAATTGTTTTTCCTGTATTCAAAGATAATTTTATAGTAGGTTTAAAACCTACATCACAAAACTGTGTAACATTACCTATTGTAACACATTCATTCTCAACATCAATACAAGGTAACTGAGTTACATCTTGTTTTTCTACAATATCTTTAATGGTTCTTTGTGTACCGTCAACAAGAGTTATTAAACTATCTCCTGTGACACAAGCACCCTGAAAAATATATTATTACTAATATACATAGACTATATCTTTAACTAAATCATTTAGTTATCTTTCACTTCGGTTATATTTTTAACCTACTCCTTTACAGGATAGTCGTTGAACTTGATATGTTCATAAAAACATATATTAGCTGCTGATTGTCCTTTATATAAATTAGGAGTTTCCAGCAATTCAAAAAATTTTCTATTAAAAATTACTTTCTAATAGGAGCTTCGCTATAAAACCCATTGGCATGATACGTTCACTAATTTTTTCAATAATTTTCATTATTGTATAGACTATCTCATATACTTAAACTTTAAGTATTTCTCCATTTCAGATATAAATTATATCTTACTGCATTTCTGCATAGTCGTTGAATATGTATATAAAAATTATATACTTTACTGCTGATTATCCATTTTAAGAATTACTATTCTTATAATACTTAGATTTACTATCATCATATATCATCTAATTATTTGTTTCTACTTTCGTGACCTTTTTATAAAAGGTATAATTAGCTTTAGAAACTTTCAGCAATTAAAAGAATTTTCTATTAAGAATTACTTCTTAATAGGGAGTGATTGCCTTTTGGCTACTCCACGTATAATCAGAAATTTTCTGCGTTGTTTTGTTAATTATTATTCGTTATATAACAATATTTATAAAAATCAATAATTTTCATTATTGCACAGACTATCTCATCTACTTAAATATTAAGCATTTTCTCACTTCGGATATACTTATATCCTACTTCCTTTCGGAATAGTCGTTGAACTTCCATTATATTTTTATATAATGTTTAGTTGCTGATTACCTATTCTTTCAATACTTAGACTTACTATCATCATATATTATCTAATTATTTATTTCTACTTTCGTGACCTTTTATAAGGTGTAATTAGCTTTAAGGACTTTCAGCAATTAAAGAATTTTTCTATTAAAAATTGCTTCTTAATAGGAGGCGTAAGCCTTATGGCTACCTCATCTAATACGATTACATCAAATGTTACTATTTTATATATTATAATTCGTTACATTATAAATAACTTTCATTACTATACAGACTATGTTATTTATTTAATTAGACATTAAATAATATTTCACTTCAATTGTACTTACAATCTACTCCTATTAAAGGATAGTCGTTGAACTTTCATCATATATAAAATATTTATACTTAGATTATGAGAAGCTAATTATCCATTTTAATAAAAATTTTATTTTAAAACTTAGGACTAATATATAAAACTATATATCAACTTTTATTTCACCATATTTTATCTAACTATTTTTTTCTACTTTCGTAACATTCACACTTATCATTTCTAATTATGTTGTAGTATAGTTAGCTTTAGGACTTTTTAGCAATTCAAAATAATTATTCAATTCTATATTGCTATAGAAATGGGTCTAACAGTTAAACCCTCGATATTAGATTGGTCTGAACCTGATACTGCCATTACATAAGAACCATTACTTAATTCTATCTTTTGTTTGTTACAACGAACAAGTTTGTTATTTAATCTTTCTTCATTCATTTGGTAAAATATGGCAAGTCTGCCAACATTTACTTCTGATTGTTGTATACGGGGTGTGAATATACCAACTCTCATTTGTGGATAATTGTCAAGCAAATAACCAGTAACTTTTATACCCTTTTTTTCAAAATATTTAATTTAGGGGGATAGACTATCTCATATACTTAACTTTAAGTATTCTTGCACTTCGGATTTATTTATAAATCCTACCCTACTTAATTCGGTAGTCGTTACATTACATATTTTTCAATATATAACACGGTATTACCATATCTTTTAAAGATTTAATTTAAAAAAGACTTAGGCTCTCTTACTTATATTGTAATTACTCACTTCTAAACCGTTAGTATATATTTTGTATATACACCTTTTTATATGTTCACAAAATTTTCAAAATATATTACTATATTATGTCGCTTACTTTTAACGAAGATATTGATTCTGTATTATGCACTACTGTACAATCATCTAACAAAAATAAATGGTCATCTGATTTTATCACAAAACCATAATATTTACCCACACCTTTTGATTCAACAGTAAATTCAAAATCCAAATAATTATCATTAGGAACATTTGTAAATTGTTTTTCTTTCAATCCTATAGGTATATCTGTAAAATCACCATAAGCATTTACAATAAAAGTATTTAATTCTTCATCATAATATGAAAAAGATTTAAAGCCACAAAATTGAAAAATCTTTAAAATTGCATTTGCTACTTGTTCATCAGAAAAAGAAATTTCTAATGAAGTAGATTCCTTCTTTATTTCTTTTACCTCAATTAGTCCTGCAAGAAATTCTTTTCTAATATTCATACTATTATATAAACATTCATTTATACAAATAGAAAGATATTTATTTTCATTATTTCCTAATAAATTACCTAACTGATATGGATTAATGGTAATAGGTTTTTCATCAAAATTTACTGCAACTCTATAACCTACTAATTCGTCTTGTCTATTTTTTGTTAATTTCAAATAATCATTTACAGTAATGGTCTTTATTTTATTCATTTTATCTTTTACAGCTAAGATATGAGAACCATTAACAGTAAAATTCTTATAATACTTTTCTGCTGTACATATTTCATACATTTCTTCATAACCACTACCCAAAGCAATTACTTCTGAAGGCGTACTTTGTGGTGACATTACATAATCACCAACTTTAATATCTTGTACTTTTTTAGAAGTGCCATCTGCCATCATAATTAAAGTATCTGCTTCAAAACATTTACCAGCCTGTCTAGCCATTAACGCAGCCACTTTTCTATAATGTGGATTACAAACCGCCCTAATAAGTTCCACTTGATTTTCGTGTAAATGCCTTTTCTTTTCAGGTAAATGACATCTTAAAACATTCTCACAATAATAAATTGGGTCAGTTCTTTGCATGATTTTATTACCAATTAAAAAACTTACATCCTGACCAAAGATTTTATTATTCTGAATATCATAAACATCTTCTTTAACTAATTCGTGTTCTTTATTAACTTTTTCTAATTCGTGTTTGGTGTCTGTTGTTTTAGCCAAACAGTATCACTCTCCTTTACTACTTACTTATACAAAGATATTTAATTATCCTTGTTTTTATCTAAAAATTCCTTTAATGCCAATCTAATTACATCGCCTCTACGCATACCCATCTTAACAGCTAAGATAGTATATTCATTTACGATTTCCTTTGGCAACTGAACTGTCGTATTCATCATTTCACCGCCTTTCAAATACAAATTTATAATTATATAAAAGAAAAAATACAATTTTTAAACACAAAAGTAAATTTTCTTTTTAAACTATTTAATTATTCATAGATAATAGAATTATCATTCAAATTCCAACGAGCAATATTTAAATTATTTTCATTCATATTATTTTTTATTTCATCAATAGTAGAAACAATTATTTCATCAGATGGAAGTTTATCTCTATTACTTTTTTTAGGGTTAATAATTCTAATAAGTTTATAACCTTTATTAAGTATTATTTCTTCTCTTTCTTTTTCTTTCTTATTAAATTCTTCTAAAGTAAAATCTTTATTTAATTCAATCCTTAACCAATGACCTGAACCATCATATTCGATAGCAAAACTATCTACTATAATATCAACAACAAGACTTTGTGCTATTTCTTTATTATGTTCTCCGTTTAACAATTTATATAAATGAATTTGTGGTTTTGAAGTAGAAATTTTATTTTTCTTTTTAAATTGGTTTATAAGATTTTGTCTATGTTTTTCTCTTACTTCGGGTAATTGATTGTAATTTTCAACGCCATAATTATTCATAACTGTAATTTTTTGCTTTTTTACAACTTCTTTATTTTGTGATGGATATAACACACCATTATTTTTTAAACAAGTTTCTCTTGCCTTTTTATCTATTTCTTTGTTAGATAATGCACAAATAGTTCCATACCTTTCAATATTTGTTTTTGCCTGTTTTTCTTTTACCTTTTCATTTTGAGCAGCATTTTTACAGCCATATTTTTCCATACAGGTTTGTTCATATTTCTTTCTAACTTCTTTACTTTGAGCAGGATATGGTACTCCATTATTCTTTAAACAAGTTTGCTTAACTTTTTCTTTTACTTCTGGATTCCTCATTGGATGTGTATATCCAGTTTTTTCAAAATATGCAATCATTGAGTATTTAGGAGAACATTTACGACAATATGTTAAATTTAAATCTTTAATATTATTAAAACTTCTTAAAAACTCAACGTGACAATTTTCTTCATCACATATACATTTTACTTTTTTACTAAATTTTTTATGTAAGTCTTCTACATCAACTTCAACAAATTCGTTATTTTTTTCAAAAACATATCCTTTATTACGATAATGTTCAGCATTTCCTAATGGTCTTACTTTTATTTTCTGAGGTCTTATAACTGGCATTTTTATTTCTCCTTTATTTATAGTTTTATATTTTCACATACTTATAAATAAAAAAGAAATATTTTTAAACAAAAAAAAGGAAGAAAACTTTATTTTCTTCCTTTAATAAAGTACATTATTATAATTATTAACAACTATACTTTTTTATATTTAATTTTATTATTTTTAAATTTCTTGACAACCAAATCTTTTTAAATTGATTTGTTTCATTCTTTTTCTAATACCCTCATTTTGTATAGGGAACGCTACACCATATTTTTTAAAAATGTATTTTTTTATTTTTTCTTTAACAAGTTTTTCTTTAATCTCTTTACTAGTGAAAAGTATATTTCCACCATACCTTTCCAAGTTTATTTTCTTACTCTTTTCTACCACCTGTTTTGATATAATAGGATTTGCTGAACCATATCTTTTCAAATTACTTACTTCAACTTTTCTTCTTATTTCTTTGTTTGGCTGTACGTATTTTGAACCATAATCTTTACCATCTGTTTTCATAATTTGTTTCCTCCTGATGTTAAAATTTTATAAATTTATAATACACCCTTTTCCATTATTTGTCAAGTATTTTATTCATAAATAATAGAATTATTTTCTAAAATTTAATGAACCATATTTAATTTGTTTTTTATCCTTGTACTTTCCTTTTTATCTTTTATACTTTGTAATTCTGACACATTATCAACTCCATATTTTTCTCTACAAGTAATTTTAGTTTTTTCATATCTATGTTCTTTACAGAAAGTTTCATCAGGATTTTTTATAATTGACCTAATTCTTAAAAATTCAGCTCCACACTCATTACAAACACATTTCACCTTGCATCCACTTGTAACAGGTAAATCAACAACATTAATAGTAATTTTTTCATTATTCTTTTTGAAATCATACCCCAATTTTTTATAATAACAAGCAAGATTATTAGGAACAACTTCTACGAACTGATTTTTTATCATTGACATTTTTACTTTTCTCCTTTTTTATTTAAATTTCTTATTCATAAATAATAACATTATTAAACAAATACCATCTCGCAATTTTTCCATTTTTATTATTTAAATTATTTTCAATATTACCTATAGTATTTTTTATTATTTCATCAGAAGGAATAATATCTTTTATTCCTACTCTGCCTATTATTCTAATTATTTTATACCCATTATGAGTAAACACATTTTCTCTAATTTTATTTTTTTTATAAAACTCTTTCATTGTTAAATCGTGATAAGCGATAACACTATTCCAATGTCCACCACCATCATATTCAACAATTAAATTATTATTTAAAACAATATCAGGATGATAACCTTTTAATGTTTCATTCATCTTTCCATTTAATATTTTTCCAATATGTTCTTGTTGTTTTGAATCTGGCACAACCAAATTATTCATTATTTTTTCTCTATATTTTTCTAATATATTTTTATTTTGAAGTGGATGTTTTACTCCATATCTTTTTAAAGTAGTTGTTTCTGCTTTTTTTTGTATTTTTTTAACTTTCATAGGATGTGTTTCGTTATATCTCTCTAAACACGTTTTTTCCTTTTTTTGTTGAGTTTCTATAAGTTGAGATGTATTCTCTACACCATATTTTTCTAAATTTGTTATTCTATATTGTTCGTATTTATGTTTTTTACAAAAAGTTTTATTTCTATCTATTATTTTTGATACTCGCCTTTCAAAAACAACATTACACTTATCACAAACACATTTTACTCTAAAATTGCTTTTGGGTGGTAAATCTAAAGCATTTATAGTAATTTTTTCACTCGATTTTTCAAAAACATAACCTAAACTTTTATAATAACAAGCCAATGTCAAAGGTTTAATTTCTATAAATTGATTTTCCATTACAGGCATTTTTACCTCTCCTTTTTATTTATAATTTTATACTTTCACATATTTATAAACAAAAGAAAATATTTTTTAAACAAAAAAAGGAAAAAGTATTGTACTTTTTCCTTAATAAACATTATAATTTATAAATTATATATCTTTTTAATTTCATCAATCGAAGCATTATCAATAACAAAATCAATAATCATTGAAAGCATTTTTGTACTATTGAATTTAGGATTAGCTATTATTTTAACTTTATCAGCAGACAATCCTTCTTCATAAGCAACCTCCAACATAATGATTTGTTTTTTGTTAAAATTGCCACTATTTTTATATTCATCAATAAAAGTTTGATGAACTTCTTGATTAGGTTCTTTTAGTCTTTTAAAAAGTTTCATATCATCATATTAGTATGGAATTTCAATATAACCATCATAAGTTTTAATAAAGTTACCTTCTAATCTAATATCTCTACCAAAACTTTCATAATCAAAATAACGTTCAATAGTGTCCTTGCCTAATTCACTTGCACCACCATATATTTCTTCAACATAGTAATAACCTAAATCTCCATCATTTTTAGCAGGTATATGGAAACAATCAGGTGCTTTCTCAATTGCTTCTGTAACACTCCAACCATCATCTACAAGAGCTTCCACAGTGTCTAAATCATACTCATCAAGATGGTCTAATTCAAAAGCGATATCATTTAACTCATCAAGGTCATAAGTCTTTACATCCGCATAATCAAAATCACTCTCAACATTTACGACTTCAACACCCTCATAATAAGCATCTTCACCTAATACTTCATCAACTGCATCTTCAATATCGTGTACTGGTAACTCAACTTTACCAGTTGCACCTGTATCTTTTCTTCTTACTTCTACGATAAATTCAGAACCAATAGAAGCTGTTTTATTCATTCTTGCTTTAATCTTATTCATGATAAAAATCTCCTTATTGTTATTTTTATTATTTAAATAACAATAAGGAGTTAATTTATTATTCTTCGTTTAATTCATCTTCGATTTTCTTTGCAAGTGCAGACTTACCGTTATTCTCAAAAATATATTTAAGGTCTTCAAGGTCATATTGGTCTTCGACATTACCAGATTCATATTCATCAATCAAATCATCAAGAGTACCTTCAATACCAGTACCACCAAGATAATACCAACTTTCTAACTTGTCACCAACTAATACAGCAGCCTGATATTCTGAATTTGTTAAAAATACTACACCACTATTTTCATTAAATTCAGGATGTACACCGTTAGTTTCAAAATCATCAGGTAAACCACCATTTAACCAAGCATCCAAAACATCTTTTAAAAGTGAAAGCTCTCTTGTACCAAACTTAGCCAAATCTGTTGTATTAGCTACCTTTCTCATTGAAGCAACCTTTTTTCTTGCTGCTGTTTTATTCATTCTTGCTTTAATCTTATTCATAATAAAACACTCCTTAAAAAATTAATATATTATAATAAAACTATCCTTTGTTTGAACCAACTCTAAACCAGTTGCTTCATCTTCACCAAATTCTTGATAATCAAAATAATTATCTAAAACACTTTCTGGCAATTCCTTTACGCCACCCATTTCATTGATATATTCTCTTGCAAAATCAGCATAAGATTCACAATCGTAATATATAGCATAATCACCTGAATTAGCAACTCTTATAGCATCTTCAATAGAATAAAGACTTTCATTTACGAGAGCTACAACAACTTCAAATTCACTCTCACTAAGTTCATCTATCTGCTTTGCAAGGTCATTTAAAGCATTAATTCCATAATTATCTACGCCATGTTCAATTGCACTTTCATAATCAACAACTATAATATCATAATTTAAACAATCTTCGCCAAGACCTTTTTTGAGTTCTGATTCAAGATTATTAACAGGCAATTCAAGTTCCATTTCTCTATCATTGTCTAATCTTCTAACCCAAACATCAAAAATTGAATCATCAGAAGCAAGCTTCTTCATAGAAGTAGCATTTTTTGTTGCAATCTTCTTATTTGCAATCTTGTTCATTCTTGCTTTAATCTTATTCATAATAAAAACCCCTTATTACTATTTTTTATTATTTAAATAACAATAAAATGTCATTTTATATTTTTACTTATAAAATCCAAAGTATTATAACATAATATATTCTATTGCTTCTTTAACATTGCATTTTTCATTGTTACACCAATCAATAATTTCTTCAATGTCCTCATTTTTACAACGTACATCTAACATATAAAGCACGTCATATAAATCAAGTAAAGATATACCCTTAAACATTTCTTCTGGTATACCAAAATCATTTTTTACACTAACAATAGTATTTTCTTTAGATATATTACGAAGTTCACTTTTACTAGCACACGCTTCCATATCTAAAAACAATAATTCACCTGTTTCCTTATTTTCAAGCTCTACTGCAAAATCAGAATTAGGAGCATTTAATGTTAATTCTATTTCTGCTTTAACTAATCTTTTCATATTTCCACCCCATTATTTTAAATTCTTTCTAAAAAGAAATAATTATAATTATAAAAATTTAACCTGACCGAATATTTAATGTTATTTATTTGTAAGTATTTATAAATTCTATTATAATAATTAATATCTTCAATTTCACACAATATATCTACATTAGAAATTCTACTACCTATTCCACTCATAAATTCATCTTCCAAAAAATCCAACAATATCCCAGTAGATATATTTCCCAATTCTTCAATGGCAACAATAATTGTTCTACAATATAATTTATCATTTCTTAATTCGGGTATCATTACTATTTTTTCTATTTTATCTTTTAAAAAATCATCAAGATATAAAGCAAGTCCTTTTACGCCTAACTTTTCCATAAAACTATTCATAATAAACTTTATTTTGTTAAATAAATCATTTGATATTTTATCCACATAATAATTCTGTTCTTCAATCATAAATGATTCTTCAACAATAATAGGAGATAAATATTCATAAATATATTTGTTACTCTCTGCCATAAAAAGACCTCCAAACGTAAAAAATAGTTTTATAAAAAAGTTTAACTCAATCTTCACAAAATTCGTTTTTATATTGAATCCACGCAATACCATATGCCATATCTGAATTCATTTTCTCTTTTTTCATCAAAAGGTCTGCCCTTGTTTGAACCCAATCATAAGCACTCTTATTATAATTCTTTTCTGCCAATCTTTTAATTATCCTATTATTTTTTGATAAATCACTTGTAAAACAATTCTGTATATAAAATTCAGGATATTTATTATGTAAAATACCATAAAATTCAGTATATGATAAATTTTTTAATGTTTGTTTGTCTATAAGAATTTCTTTTTCCTTATCATCCTTATAAGCACTACCAAAAGTTTCAATATATTCGTCTTTATAATCTTCTATGAACTCATCATCTTCTACTTCATATTCTTCAAAAAAGAAGTTCTTAATAGCTAAGAAAATTGATTTATTCTCATATAACTTTTTATTTATAAAAACAATTACTTTATTAAAACCCTTAGTACGTAAATCTACAATACTTTTTTTAGCTCTTAAATCTATTCTTTTAACTTCACTATCTACTTTCTTTAAAATATTATCTACATTTTTTACAGCACATTTATATATATTACTTGAACTTCTTTTATCTTCAATTAATTTACAAATATGTTCGTCATTATTAGAATAAAAAACATTACCTGATGAACAATCTATTGAAACTTTTTCATTTTTATTTGTAGCAAAACAAACCATTGTATTATGTCTTTTTGCTTTTATATCTCTTTTTCTCAATTCGTTATATATATTTTTAGAAAGGTCTTTATTTACATTAGTCTTTAAAAACATTTTTAATCCATCCTTTTTTTATTTAAAATATAAAAAAATAACGAATTTTTATACAACAAAAGGGAAGATTTATTTCTCCCCCATTTATTATAATTAATCCCATCTACTACGTTTTGTTATACCAACAATATGTTTGGCAAGGTGTTCTGTGATTATTTTTTCCTTAACCAATTCTGTGACATACTCCCCCACCTACACTACACTAAGAGGTGTGAGCTTCTGATTTAACAGATGTTTCCCACTCAATACATCCATTAAATATCCATTACTAATATCTTCTTCTATTTTTTGAACTTTATCCAAACAATATTTCAAAAGTTTACGGCAACTCATATTTAAGTCATTATCAGAACCATAAGTAATATCTTTTATAGCAAAATCTAAATCAATAATATCACCTTTAATATGACGTTGAAAATTTTCATTTTCCTGCTCAGTTCTTGTTTGAATATTTCAAAATCTATTTTGCTCCATAAATATCGTTCTCCTTACACAAAAGTAATTTTATATATTTAGCCCTCTTTTGATACAGTCTTATATATTAAGGATTCTTTGTTGTCAATTGAATAAATCATATCATTTATCTTTTCCCTATATCCCTTTAATTCTTGAATAAGTTCTTTATTCAATCCGTTTACAAGGGGATAAGAAATGCAACTAACAGCTTGGTCTATGTCATCAACAATATTTGTTAATAAGTCTAAGAAATTGTCATTCTCTCTTGAATTAAATTCAACAATTTTCATATTATTCACCTTCTTCATCTACAAAGTATTCAGCTTTAGATATTTTATTAATATTTACAATATGATTAGAAAAATTACTTGTTATACAACCTGCCTCTACAAGTTCCTGAATAAAACAATCTTTATCAGCAGTATCTCCATCATAATTAATATTAGTTGATATTTTTATAGTTCCCTTATTATGTCTTGTATAAAAAAATTCAAGTTCATAATAATAATTATGTTCAATATAAGGTTTATAGATAAACTCATCCTCAATTAAAATTTCATCATACATATCTTCTATGTCAGATTTATATGATTTTAATTTATCAATAATATCCTTATTTAAACTTTTTGTATTAGGGTTAGGATAAGTAATACAACTAATAGCACGTTCCATATCTTCTACGCTTTCTTGTAAAGCATTAAGAAATTCTGCGTTTTCATATTTATCTCTTTTTACTATTTTTATTTCATCAACTATCATAATTATCTTCCTCCTTATTGTTTAATTTTTATACCATATATTTATAGTCCTCTATCCAATCTATTATCCTAACAAATGGAATGTTATATATCTGTCTTTCTACAATATTGCCATTACAAAAAGAAATAGTAAATCTCTTTGATTGTGGATGCTGCTTATTGATTTTAACACAAGAATTATCGTTTATAGTATAAACTATTTCATTACAATCTTCCTGTAAAACAAAACCTTCACCCAATTGTTGACAAATCTTTTTCATAGTGTTCATTAGTAAATTCTCCTTATATGTTTTTGTCATTATGACATTATAATGCGTTCATTATAACATATCAATGTTTATTAGTCAAGTCTTTAAGTATAAAAAGTATTTATATAAATTTTTTATTATATTGCTTTTCTCATTTTTTTAAAACAAACTGGGCAGTATATTTTTTTCTCTGTTCCAAAAAGTAATTTTAAATACTTATCCTCACTTATCTTGCCCTCTTTGTTGCATACGTCACATACTACGTAACACTTACCATCTTTCATCTTTAACATAATCATCATTCCTTTCTTTTTGTTTTATTATACCATATTTTTTATGATTTGTCAAGTGGTTTTTTTGATATTTTTGCAACAATATTTGATAAATTATAATACACTATTCATATTTGTATTTATAAAAGGAAGTTTGTTAAAAACAGTATTTAATTATAGAAGGAGACTATTATGGGAAAAATTGATAGAAATATTAAACGATTAATAAAGAAATCTAATTTGCAAGAATTTAAGGAAGATTTTGAAATTTCTGATACAAATATTTGTATTCTTGATTATTTACAGTTCGATGCCTTTGACGATAAGCACCCTAGAATAAATGTAAATGATTCTGCTCTTAATACTGCAATTTCAAATATCTCCATTAGATTTTCTAAGGAAAATTTAAATACAGTAGCAAGTAAGATAGAAAATGAAATAAAGAAAATAGTTGGCACTGACGATATTATTTTTTGGAAAGAAGATGGTTTTATTCGTATAGAACTCAAAACTTTTCCTAAGTGTATAGACAAAAAAGATATAACAAATAGATATGATAAAAATTCTCTTATTGTGACATTTTCTTTCAACATTCTTATAAATGGTTCAAATATAATTTCCATACCAGAGCTTGAAGAAATCGGATTTTAAGAAATTGAATTTTAGGTCTTGACATTATAAGGGAATTATAGTATAATAATTCTAGGGTCATGTTTTGTTCATATAATCGCCTTGTTGTACCAGACTAAAAACAGGGTGGTTATTCTTATATAAAAAGCCTCTGAGAAATACTTTTTTAAGTACTCAGAGGTTTTTATTATCTATAACAGAGCCTTATTTATAATACAAAGTTTCAAAAAACAAATTTAATTACCTAAAAGATAAGGTGATAATTCGTCATACGCTTTGTCATATTCTTCTTCGGTGTTGAATATATATTTTCCCAAGTTCACTATCTCTACTTGATTTTCTTCTTTCATTTTTTCTAATTCTTCAAATAATTCATTATACCTTTTACAAAGAATTATAGCAATTTGCAATAATCCCTTAACTGAATATCTTGAAGCTTCTTTTTCTATTATTAAACGATATTTATCTTCTTCCTCAAATTTAGAAAAATCATATCCTAACATTGCTAAATCCATAAACTTATTTTTAAGTTTTGTTTTTACTTCTTCGTAACATTCTTCACGAACATATACATCTTTGTTTTGTATGGCATTATTTCTACTACATACTTCATTAAATTTCTCTAATGTAAGTTTTGTTTTATCGTAGCAATCATATGTCAAAATTCCTATCTGTATCTTCATTTTTTCCTCCTTGTGCTTCTAAAATATTTTTTATCATAATCAAAATAATCAATTAATTTTTTATATTTTTCTTTATCTTCAATAAAAAATATTTCTTTATTTTTTATTTCTATATTATTTATCTTTTCCATATCTTTAATTATTTTCTTCGCTCTATCAAAATCTATAAGATTGTACATTAGTAAACTTAACATTGAATATCTCAAACCATTATTCATTAAATAAAAGGTTTTGTCGTTATCTATATTATCTATTCTAAGCACATACCCCATAATTAAAACATCAAATAATATTTTCTTTATACTTTTCTTTGTTTGTTCAATATCTTGTTCAATATCTTGTTCTATATCTTGTTCTATATCTTTCCCTGCATTTTTCTCTTTTATTATATATTCTTTTCCCTGAATACAACCATTTTGAATACATATATTAGAAAATTCTTCTTTAGATATATCTTCTTTATGACAAAAACAGTATCTTAATTCCTCCATCTTATCCGCAACCTTTCTTTGTTATAATTTTATAACATTATTTGTTTCTTGTCAATAAAAATTTCTAATAATCTAATTATATTTAAACATATTTAAACATATGTTTTTTTATAATTCTTAACATTTATCCTTTGAAAATATATTCTGTTATAATAGTATCGCACAATAGTTATTTATTATAAAACACTTATAATTTATAAAGAGAGGTAAATGATATGAAACATAAAAATTTAAATAATAATCTAAAAATTAAAAGATTGATAAGAAAATCAGAAGCAACCACACCAGAAGATTTTTTAGAAGAATGTTATGAAAATGATGGTTTTGATGGTTGGCAATTAGAATACATTCGCAATGGTGTTAAACTTGGATTGTCCGTAGACCAGTTAAAAGTTTATGCAGACCCTGAAAATCCTGATAAATTTAATGCAAAGCAAATGCGTGAAATTTTAGATGCGTATGAAAGAAAATTCACTCCTGAACAAATTAACTTCATTGCTAATCCACAGTTTAATGAAGATGAAATGTATGAACTTATATTTATAGGTTGGTATTATGGTAATAAAGAGTTTGAAGATACAAAAAAAGAATTAACACGAAATCCTAATTATCTTAAAGATTTAATTGAGGAAGATAATAAAAGATTTGAAGAAGATGAAAAAGCACAGCAAGAAGCATTGGACGAATTAGAGAATCCTTGGTATATAGATGATGCTGATGACGAATTATTTAATGAATTTGACAAAGCAAAAGAAAGAAGTCGTTATGATTTAGGTGTATAAAAATTATATTTTTTGAAATAGTTAAAAATATTTGGGAGAACAATTAAAAGGGAGTATAAAAACTCCCTTATTTTAATGAAAAATTATATAAATTATCTTACACTTTATCAGAATTGTGTTTTTTCACCGAATTTTATTTATTTATTTATTTATTTATTGCAAGCAACAAATAAATATGATTATAAGAGGGGTAAATAAAAATGAAAATAAAAAGATTAGTTAGAAAAGCAGAGGCTACTACACCAGAAGAATTTATACAAGAGTGTGAAGATAGTGGTAAATTTAATTGGGGTCAAATGATGTATATTAGACAGGCAAGTAGACTGAACATAACAATGGAACAACTTAACTTTATTTCAAATCCTAATTTTAGTAAAGCACAAATGGCTGCTATTAGAACAGCATATGACTATAATGTCCCAATGAGTATAATTGAACAATATTCAAAACCTGAAAATAGTAATTTAGATACAGTTTTTAAATATTACGATAAATTAACAACAGAACAACTTGATTTTATTGCTAAGGATTGTAGTAACGCTTGTAGTTTGTATGTAGTAGAATTGATTGCAGAAGGTTTTGAGAAAAGATTATCAGTAGAAGAAGCTAAAATACTCACTAATCCAAATCTTACAGATAGAAAAGTACAAAATATTATCAATCGTTTCTTACAAGGTTCTACTATTGAAGATATAAAGAAAAAATATAACTTATAAAAAATAAAGAGGGTGATTATTACTTCACCCTCTCTTATTATTCATTCATATAATCATTATCCTTTGTAAGTTCATTATCTTCATCAGATTCTTCTATATCATTTTGGTAATTGTCATCTTTAAGTCTAGGTAATATTTCATCAAAATCTCTCTTTAAATCAGTAATAGCTTGAATATCATTTGTTGTAGGTATTCTTACCTGCTGCTCCAAACTGTCATAAACCGTTTCATAATTGTTAAATAAATCATTTATATTATTAAGCAATATTGCATTTTTTTCAATTACATCATCAATACTTTTCTGTATCTTATCTAATAAATCATTTAATTCATTATCAGCAGTAATTGTTCTTTTACTTGCGACTAATCTTTTCATTATACTTCTTCCTCCATACTTTTTTCTTTAAAAATAAAAAATTTACTTATTTTTAGTATAATATAAATATGAAAGGACGTGTGAAGTATAAATGAGAGTTGATATAGATAAAGAAAACGAATTTTATATGGAATGTTTATTTGATAAGAAAATTGGTAAAAAAGCAAGACAATATTTAATTGAAAGAAATATAACAAAAGAAACCGCTCAGTTTTGGAAATTGGGATATTCACCTAATAATATGATTGCTCCTATCTTTGATACAAACGATATGTATAAACCTTGGGAAAAATTACAGGGAAGAATAACAATACCTATATATGACCAAAACGATAATTTAATTTCTATCTCAGGAAGATTATTATTTATAGATGGTGTTAGACCTAAATATGACCATTATCCTTTTCCTAGTAGAAGTATTTTATTTGGGTTAAGTCAAAATAAAGAAGAAATATTTAAAGAAGATAGATGCTTTCTAACAGAAGGACAAATGGACGTAATATCCGCTTGGCAAAAAGGCGTAAAAACTATTGTAAGTTCTTTTGGTGCTCATTGTTCTGAATGGCACTTAGCTTTATTATCAAGATATACAAATAATATAACTGTTTTATACGACAACGACAACGCTGGTAGAATGGGTGCTAATAAAATAAGAGAATTTAAGAAGTATAAAGATTTAAATATAAATATTTTAAATATCTTAAACGAGGGAGAAGATTTAGATAATTTCTTTAGAGAACATAATAGTGAAGATTTTGAGAATTTATTAAATAAGAATAATAAAGAGAACATAATGTTACAAAAAATAAAGATGTTAAAATCTTTACAGAAATTATATTAAATAATAATTTATAAAAGAAGCTCTTTATAAGAGAGTTTTTTATAAAAAAGTGTTTTATAAAAGAATATTTTACAAGAAAGTTTTTTTACAATATAAGAGAGTATAGCGAACAATTATACCCTCTTATTTTATTGTAAGTTTTTAAAAAAAACAATAAGTATTTTATTAAAAATTTTATTATGAATTTTATTAAGAAAGTTATTAAGAATTAAGTAATTTTAAATAATAAAGTTCCCTTCTAAAAAGTTTTATTGTAAGAAAACCTCTATACTAAAAAAGGATTTACTAAAAAAGACTTTACTAAAAAAAGGAAGTTTAAAAAAATAATTATAAGAAATGGTTTATAAAGTACATTACAAACATTACATTATAGTAAAAATGTGTTATAAATGTTTTATATTAAAAATCTTTATTGTAAGAAGAAACTCTTTATTAAAAAAAGACTCTTTATATAGAAAAGACTCTTTATAAAAAAAGTTCTTTATAAAGAAATGTTTTTTATTAAAAATGCCTACTATTAAAAATAATGCTTATTATAAAAACATCTCTTAGAAAAACTTCTCTTAGAATAAATCTTATTTAATTATTTCTTATTATATCCCTTAAATAATCTTACCCTGTTTTTTCAAAAATTTTTCATGAAATTTTTTTGCCTAGGGTTTTTGTTTGTAGAAAAGTGCCTTATTTTTTATGGGGGAATATTATCTGTCTGTACTATTAAAGTTAGGGCATTTTTCCAAAAATTTTTCATGAAAATTTTTTACATAGGGGTTTTATATATCAGAAAAGCCCTTTATTTTTTATACAGAGTAAATTGTATATTAAATCACCTTTATATGGAATGAATAATTATGCTCCGCTATTACGCAATAATAATTATTATATAAATTATATTCCGCTCCGCTCCAAATTATTTTCTTATATTATAAACCAATAATTGTTGCTTTCCCAAAAAACGCTCAAAAAATTACCCCATGATTTAAGACGGGTATGGCGTTTTCTGTGGGGCAAATATGAGTTTTTTTGCGACTTTTTTAGGCGTTTTTTGGCTATTTTTAGGCTTATTTTTTAGTTAAAATTAACAGAAAAATAGGTCAATTTTTGTGAGTATTTTTTTATTTTTAAAAACTTTTTGAAAAAATATTTAATAAAATTAATTCTTATAAAAAGCCTTTTAATAGGGCATATTTAATATTTGAATATTTCAATATATTTATGCTTTTTTATGCAAAAATAGCTTATATAATATAACAAAAAATAGGGTGTTTTGCCATTGTCGTTATTTTAACAATAAATTGTTAATAAAATAACAAGGATTTTTCTAAAAATTTTTTATATCAAATATTTATAATTAACTATTATCATATAATTTATAACCTATTTAGTGGCAAAACAAGTTCTTAAATCACATTATAGCAAATAAGTATAATTATTCAAAAAGGTATAATAATATACAATAGTATGCAATAATGTATAAATAATTCAAATGCTGAAAATATGTATATTCAAGTTCCATAGATTTATCCTTATAAAAACATTCATATTAAAAAATAATAATTTATATAATGAATAAATTATAAGAAAAATGAATAAAAAACTTTTTAAACACGGGATATAATGAATAAAATAACGCATAATAATGAATATTGATGTATAAATTATAATCTTATAATATAATTAAATCAAGAAAAAATATAAGCATTTAAATTTTAATATATGCCGTTAAAATCAATTATAATACTTATTAAGAGCTGTTTATTATTCGTCAATAAATTCACTGATAATTATTTAAAAAACCGTTTAAACGGCAAATAAGATTAAAAATGATTATATGAATAATGGTATAAAAGAATAATATTAAAAATGTCTTTTTAATAAAAAACTATTGACAAATAATAAAAAGTATGATATAATATAAGTATGAATAAAGAGGACGTTAAAGTCCACACACAATACACTTTTTAATCAAACAAGGAGGTTTTAATTATGAAAAATTTTGGCTTAAGTTTTAGCGGAGTAGTAGGATTGGCACTTTATGGGATAAACAGATTGACAGGTGGAACACCTGTTAGGACACCAGAAGAAGCAGCAAAGGTAAAAAGACCTATATATCTTTACAATCCATTCACAGAAGAACAACTCAAAGATTGTATAATGATAAAGGTAATTTAAAAAATAAAGAGTAGGTATAAAAGCCTACTCTTTTTTATTATAAAATATTTTTATAAACCTTTTATTACAATTCACTTTCTCTTATAAATTGTTCGTTCTTTTCTTTTATTTCTCTTAATGCTTCAATTTTCTTAATCAATTTATCTACATTAAACATAGCACAGTTATAAGCTTCACCTAAGTGCTTTTTATTCTTAAACTGTCCTAAATTACAGAAATACTTTTCATTGTCATCTTCTATTAAATATACTTTACCTTCTAAACAATCAATATGTAAATAATCATCATCGTTCAGAATAACATATAATACCAAACCATTCTTTTTAGTATCAATATCATTCTTTCTTAATTCTTTCCAAAGATATTTAGCTAATTCCCTATTAAATGTTACATCGTTTATAATATAACTTGCCAAGCGTTTCATTTATAATGCACCTACTTTTTTTATTTAAAAAATAAGAAATATAAAAAATTATATTTTGAGAGCTAATTTAATCTTTTCAAAAACCATACCAATTGGCAATTCATCACCATCTTCAAATTCTTCAATAATGAACCAATCTCTTTCTTCCGCAGTTTTTCTGTAAAGATTATCCGTATCAATAAGCAATTGTTTGTTTTGCTCAAAGATATCATCCTTATCATTTTGATAAGTTCTTTTCTTTCTATTATTTATTCTTTTAATAACAGTTTCAATAGGTAAAGTTAAATAAATAATATCGTCAGGCTTTTTAAGATTTAAACTTTCAAATTCCAATTCTTCAAGTTCTGCAACACTGCCTTTTTTATCTCTTGCAATTTGAAAAAGGTTGCTGTATGTATATCTGTTTAAGATTACATAATATCCTTCGTCAATATATCTTTTCAATTCTTTTTGAATACTTACTCTATCACTAGCGAATACAATATTTAATATTTCTTTTGGAATACTATTAATATCACCATATTCACCTCTTAAATATTTTGCAATTAAGCTGCCAATATAAGTTTCATATTGCGGAAAAGAATAAATCTTTACTTTGATATTTTTTTCTTTTTCTAAATATTCTCTTAATATTTCAATATAAGTTGTTTTACCGCTTGCATCTATGCCCTCAAATTCAATCAATCTGCCTTTATTTATTTCCTTTAATACAGATAGTTCACCGCTGCCATTGAACCATCTTTTGTTGATTACAATACCCTCAAATCTATCAGTAGTATATAAATCATAAAGTCCATATCTATTATATTCACTTTCATCAGTTACATAACATTTAATAATCTTATCTTTCATAACCAATCTCCATTTATTTTAAAAATATATTTTACTATTTATGTAGTCTTTTACTTCTCTAATATTAGGCAAATCACTGCCGTATATAATGCCATTTTTAACAAAACAATTTTTATTTTTTATAAAGTCAATATTATTTTGAATAGTATCAAATAACAAGTTATTATTTAATCTTTCAGTTTGAAAAAATAATTTATAAATATCTTTTTCGGTAATATAAACAATTATACATTTCATAAAAATCACCTCATTAAAAATTAAGGGAGATATAATATATATCCCCCTAATTATAATTAAAAAATACCTTATCTATAAATCAATCCCACCAATAAAAAATATTTTCTTTTATAATATCAAAAAGTTCATTTTTAACAGTTTCTTTTTGTTCTTCAATGTCCTTAAAACTGTTTTCAAAAGAATCATGATTTTTTGCATATTCTTCATAAAAATAATTATCATCAATAAGTTTATCTAAACGAGTAATACATTCATTTAATTGATTATTATATTTTTCAATTAAATCATCTGTTAGTAAAGAATATTCTTCATTATGTTTTTTAATAAAGTTCAATTTAGTTCTTAACATAATAAAAATAAATGTATAATCCCAATCGTAATCGTTTGCAAGTACCTTCCTATATTTAATTACATTTCTAAAGAAATTTTTCATAGTTCTGAATTTATCCTTTAAGTTATAAAAAAATCTATAAATACCTGTTCTAATTTTTTGTTTTTCAATTTTTTCTATATCTTTTTGAATTTCCTCTTGAAAATCTTCAAAAGTTTCAAAAGTCTTATATTTTTTTTCTTTCATAAAAACTCCTTTCAACCACAAAAAGAATTATTTATATATTAAAAGAAAATATTATTTAAGAATATCCAACCACAAATATTCTCTTTATAAGAACCACATTACTTTTCATTCATTATACTTCATTCTTTTTAATTAAGAAATATATAATATTTTTTAATTTTTAATTTCTGCTTCAATCATTTTACTTAACTTATTAAAAAGGTTATCGAATTTAATATTAGCGATATCCCTAAAAGTAATTTCATCTATTTTTTTAATAAACACGCTATTAGTGTCTACATCTCTAAGAAGAAAAGGAATAGTACCATTATCGATATTAGTGAACATATCTTCCTTTAAAATAAAATCAACAGCATCTTGCTTAGAGTTAAATCTAACTGCTGAAAAAATATCTTCTCCCCAAGTATACTTAATATCTTCATCGTAAACTAACTTTTTTTCTTCATTGTTTTCTTTGCACGTAATAATAAACATTTTTATACTTCCTTTCTTATAATTATTTTTGGGGCAAAATAACCTCAAAAAAATTTAATAATAAAATCGTAAAATTTTTTCAAGGTTATTATTTTTATAAATAAAAATATTCATTTTTTTAACATTTAGACTTCATTGAACTTCTACTTTAAAGAATAAATAAAAACTTATTAGTTTTCTACTGTTACTGAAAACGTTACTTTGGTTCATAGTGGAACAAGTTTGTTTTTTAGATTTTTAATAATTAAGTTTTTGTCTGTTTTTGTTGCAAAGTTTAAAAAGTTTTATATGTTAAAAAAATAAAAATAAAAAATCATTTAATAAGAAAATTTAGTTTTCAAAAAGATTTCACAAATATTACTAACAAGCCGAGAATATCTTTAAAACTAAGCTTTTATAAAAACAAAAATATTACTTAAACATTATAATAATATTTCATTTATATTACAACCATTACTTTTAATTTACATAAAGATTACTGTAATATTGTAAAACTATTGCCAATTATTACTATTTATATTTCTAAATATATTATTGATAACTGAAGCTAAGAAAATATTCAGTTCAGAATCAATTTTAGAATCTCCTTTAAATAAGAAAAAAACAAAAGAGAATACATTCACTAACGGTATGTAACTTTTCAATAAAACAATTATAAATGATATAAGAATATAAAATATCAATAATAATTGTAAATCTTCATCTGCAAGACACAGACGAAAATATTCATTTCTATTTAAACCATCGGGCAAACTTTTATCATATTCCAAGTAATAGAATTTACCCTCTTTATTCTTAAAGAAAAAAAGGATAATACATAAAATAGTTTCAATTAATTGAAATATGAAAATAAGGAATAACCCATTACAAAACAATCCATACATTATTTGTTACCCGTATAAACTTTTATCCTCACAAGGTTCACAAGCATCACAAGAGAGAAAAGCTAAATACTGCAAAGAAAATTCTCCCATAATTCTAGTGCCCTTGCATTTAGTACATCTACATTTATAATTATGATATATTATATGATTTCTTCTTTTAGTAGGTTCTAATTCTTCCAGAATCTCAAATTTACCAATTTTATCACCCACTTTAAGTTTCACACAGGTTTCCTCCTTTATAAGTTATTTTACAATATTATACCTCTAATTCCAAGTTTTGTCAATAGATTGCAAAATGAGAAAAATATTTTTTACATATTTTAACAAATTTTATTGACATTTGCATAATGATATGGTATAATATAACTAATAAAAATATTATAGAGAGAGGGTAATTTTATGGTAAAGAAAACAAACGAAAAATATTTCGTAATATGTGATTGTTGTGGCTCTATTAGTATGAGCAATTTAGATAGATACAACGAATACATAACAGGACAAAGCAAAACTTCATTATGTATGAGTTGTTTTGATAAGATATTTAAAATCAGTTCTGCAATTGACAAAATAAAAAATAATGAAAAAATTTATAAATTTGGATAAACTAAGAAGGTGAGTAAGTACTCACCTTTTTTAAATTTAAAGATATAAAAAAAGAGATAATTTTTTCATCTATCTCCTTATAAGAATTATTCGTGTCTTAGTTCCCATTCTCTTTCTAATATATCAAACAAATCTTAAACATCAAATAGTTGAAATTGCAACTCATTTTTAGAATCTTCATCATCACAAGCACTGATTGTTTTTTAATAGTTTCTTTTTTTCTGTCATAAGATTAAGAATCTCACATTGAGAATGTAAAGCAATTTTTGTAATCTCATAACTATTTATATTAACCATAAATATAATCTCCCTTTGATTGTAAAAAAGTATATATGGTTTTGTTAAATCTTTTCTTAATTATATTATACTATTTTTTTATAATGTCAAGCCTTTTTAAAATATTTTATTAAACGCCATTACAAGCTTTATATTTGCTCATACAGGTGTTTATAAAAGTGATTGATAAAATATGTCGGTAAATGAATTAACCCTTTCAATAAACAAAATAAAATTAAAATAAAAGGTATATACAGTTCCATAATAAAGAGTTGTACATACCTTTTGAAAAGTATTTAAATTATTAAAGACGATTAAAGTAAAGCATTAAATTCTTCTTCCGTGATTACTTCAATGCCATAACCTTTAGCTTTATCAATTTTATTTTCTTTTGCACCTTCACCAATAATTAAATAATCAGTACCTTTTTTAATGCTGCTAACAGTACCACCATTATTTTCAATAATATCTGTCATTTCATTTCTTGATATACTCAATTTACCAGTAAAACAAAATGATTTATTGTTTAATTTACCATTATTAGTTTTTACTTTACCAATTATACCTAAATTGATTAAATCGTTTATCATATCTTTATTCTTATTTATATATTCTAAAATATTATTCACTAATATTTCCCCAAATGTGGGTAAAGATAATAATTCTTCATAGGTACAATTTATAAAATTATCTAAAGTTTTATATCTGTCTTGTAAAATCTTTCCTTTTTCTTTTGAAACGCTTTTAATCATTAAACCATCAATTATTTGACTTAATTCATTATCTTTGGATTTTTCAATATTATTTAATATTTTATCAGCAGATTTATCTCCCATCTTTTCTAATGAGGATATATCATTTTTCTTTAATTTATAAATATCTATAAAGGTTTTTATTTTACCAACACTGAATAACTTATTTATAAGAACTGTACCAAAGTTGTCAATTTCCATAGCTTTAATAAAGTTTTCTATTTTATTAACTTGCATACCAGTACAATTTTCATTATCACAGTATAAGAAAATGCCTTTATCAGTTGTATTAGATTTTAAAGGTTGCCCACAAGATGGGCAAACAGTAGGAATAGTTATTTCCTTTTCTTCACCACTTCTTAAATCTTTTATTACAGACTCGATACAGGGTATTACATCTCCCCTTTTTGATACAATTACAGTATCACCAAGCTTTAAATCTAAGTTCTTTATATATTGAATATTGTGCAATGTAGCATAACCAATAGTTGAACCACCAATTTCAACAGGTTCAATTACAGCCTTAGGAGTAATAGCTCCCTTGCCACCTAAACACCATTCAACATCCAATAAGACACTTGTATTTTCCATAGCAGGAAATTTATAAGCAACAGCATAGTTAGGATATTTTTTACCTATACCAAGTCTATTCCAATCATCATACTTGTTAGCTTTAATTACAATACCATCAATGTCAATATCTAAATTATTTCTATTTTCATATACTTCATTAAATAGCTTATTTAGCTTTTCAATTGCATTATCAATATTATTTACTTTAACAGCTGCTAAAGTTTTATAAGGAGTAATAAATATATCTTTTAATAATTTAATATCCTTTAAATAAGTATCGTTATAAAAATCATCATTCTCATAATAGCCATAAGGAGAAAATATTAAATATTTACAATAATCACTGTTAGGGAGTTTGTTCTTTAAAATACCACTCGCAGCATTTCTAACATTTTTATATTGATTTTCTTCGGGTAGATTTTTATTTATTTCAGTTAAACCCTCTTTTAATAAAAGAATTTCACCTCTTACTTCTACTTTTTCAGTATCTTTAAACTGTTCTATATAATAAGGAACATTAGGAATAAGTTTAGCTGTCGCAGTATTATCTTCGCCGACTTTTCCATTACCTCTTGTACTAGCTTGTGTGAGATATCCATTTTCATATACTAAAGAATTTGCAAGACCATCAAATTTATATTCAAAGATAAATTCTTTAATATTTAATTTATTAAATGCTTTTTTAACCCAATCGTTAAATTGTTCAATAGACAAAACTTTATCTAATGATAACATAGGAATTTTATGATTTACTTTATTAAAAGAATTTTCATTTAGATAATCACCTAAAATTTGTGTAGGAGAATTATCATCTTTAAACTCTGGGAACTGTTCTTCCAATTTTTTTAATTCTTCTAATAATTTATCGTATAGAGAATCAGAGATATTATTTTCAGAAGAATTTTTAAAATATAATTCATTTTGGTTATTTATCAGATTTCTTAATCTAACAATTCTACCCTTAATCATTTCATTCATAGACAGACCACCTTTTCATTTTTTCCTTTAATTATAATATAATTATTTTTAGGAGTAGTTCAAAATACTCATTATTATTAAAAAATTATTAAAAAAATTATTATTAGAATCATTAAAAAATATTTTATATATTTTTAGAAATATTCTTAATAATATCCCTAATAATAAAAACTTTTTTAAAAGAATATATTAAAAATAAAGGATAGTTTTTATTTCTATCCTTTATTATAATGTATTTTATCTGCATATATAAGTTGTACTAAAAGAAGTTTTAAAAACCTTTACAACCTGTCCTTGAACAAAGTTAGATTGCCATACACAGCCCTCTGAACCACTAGGACGATATCCACTCAACAACTGTTTAGCAACATTTATACTTCTTTGACTAGGCTGATTATATATAGTTCCATTACTGTATGTTTGATATTGACCACTTTGAGTAATAACACCTTTTACAGTTGATGGAAAATTAGAACTTTTCACTCTATTCATAACAACAACGCCAACCCACATTTTGTGTTCATCAGTACAACAATCACTTGCTTCTGCATCGATTACTCTACTTAACCAGTATAAATCGTCATCAGAATAGTTTTTTACCGTTGTTGGTTCAGTAGTGGTTTCTACTGTCGTTGCAATTGTAGTAGTAACAGTAGTTGTTGTAGCGATAGTAGCAATAGTTGTAGTTTGACTTGCCACTTCAAAAACAATTTGTGGTATAGTAGTTGATGGAGTTGATTCCATCTTTAAATTGATTACATTATTATCTGTTTGTTGATACATAACAGTTTGTATGTTATTTTGTAATGTAGTAATTTCTGTAAATTCAACTGTACTATTTTCAGATGTTTTATTTTCTGCATAAACATCTATGCCATTATATTCTTCGGGCGGTTTATAATTTGTTGTAAAGAAAATTGAAAAAACAACCAAGAATATTCCAACCAAAAGTCCTTTAAGTAAATTCATTGTATCTTTATTCATACTAGTATCTCCCTTTTTATAAATAAGTATTTTTAGAATGTTTTTAAGTTCCTTAGGAAATTCTTTTTTATAAATATGTTAAAAACAAAAATCAGGAACGTTTACGTCAAAAAGTTTACAAATGCTTTCAAAAGATTTATTAGAAAAATCCATTCTACTTAAAAATGTATCAAATTTTTTAGAATAAAAAGCACTGGCATTATTTTTTATTCTTATAGGTAATTCATTAACGACTATATTATTTATTATTTTTAATAAATCAAAAGGCGTTAAATTAATGTTAGTTTGTTGTTTTTTTAGTTCTTTTATAAAGTCATCTTTTTTATTTGTTTTTGACCCGAATGAAAATTTAATAAATTTTTCAAAACGAACATTATTCTGGTTAATAGAAAACATTTGAGTTGTGGATAAACCAGATAAATCATTATATACAGTTGAAATAAAATTAAAAACTGATATAAAATATTCATTTAGTTCATTTATTGTTTTTTCTTCTTCCAGACCAATATGATTAAAAATCTTAGTCAAATAATTGTTATTTAAAGAATAATAACAGTTATTTATTCCAATTACTGGAACTGCTTTAGTGGCAACATTGCTTGCATAGCTATTAACTAAAACAATAAGAAATTTAGTTTTATTAGGTAACATATTGTAATGAGAATTACTAATATCAACAATCATATAAGTTGTTTCTCCATTGTTTTTAGAAAACATATTTATTATTTCCGCTTGATTAACAATATTCTGGATATAATAAAAAGATTCTGAAAAGGACTCATTATGTGATTTTATGTTGTACTTAGTAGTGCACATACCATAAACAATATTTTTATTATTTTCAATGACATTTATTACAGCTGGGATTCCAGCTGGACAATCATTAGCCATGACAGTTGTAAAATTAGGAGTATCGACATTTAAATCAATGTCCAATAATTTACAAATATCCTTTACGGCTTGTTGATAAGCAGAACATTGAATATCCTCAATAGTTGATATCGTTGGTTTAAAATTAAGGTTACAACAATCTAAAATGTCATCTATATTATTTTTTAAATTTACAATAGACAGATTCTTTTCAAAAGTCACCTTATTGTCCATTGAAATATTAGTATTTAAAAATTTCATAGTAATATCTCCTTTTTTAAAAGTTAAGTGTGTTAAAATTAAGTGTATTTTTATTTTTTGTAATTACATTATACCATACTTTTTATGATTTGTCAAGGTTTTTATCAAAAAACAAATAATCATATATTTAAATATTTTTAATAATAAGTCTTGACAAAGATTAAAAAATAGGATATAATAAAGATAATAAGATAAACGGATATGAATTAAAAAAAGGTGGTGAAAAGATATGATTACAGAGAAAAAAATGCGTAAATATATACCGTCTGATTGTCAACATAAAATAAAACAAATAATTATACGAGAAAATTTAGATTATGATGAAAAATTAAGAAAATATGTAAATATGTATATTGTAATTTTAAATGATAATTATATGACAATTAACGGCAATACAAAATTTGCAACAGAGTCAATAGGAAAATTGGCGTATACAATGAGAAATTCAATAGTAGAAAAAATAATATAAAAAGAGGTGTTTTTAAGCACCTCTTTGTTTTTTATATATTATTTTTCTTCGATAGTTACATCAGCAAATAAACCGTCTGATTTATAATCAATATATGTATCATTAGATACATTTTCAACATAATCTTTAATATTCTTTTTGTTCCATTCATCTGCAAGAGCGGTGGCTACGTTACAATCTGTTGTAGAATAAACTAATCTAACTGTATTGCCTGTCTTGCGTTCTCTCATTACTACATTATAAAAATATTCAACTTTATCCATATAGCGAACCACCTTCCTTATTTTTTCTTTACTATTAAAGATATAAGAAAAAGAAAACAAAATTATAAAGTGATAAAAAAGTTAAAATATTCTTAATCTTTATATATAAAGAATAGGAATGACAAAAAACGGCAATAATAAAAAACAAAAGAAAAAATAAATTGGTAGCTATTGTGTGATTAAATAGCTACCATTATTTTTTGTTAGAACATAAATCTGTTTTAAATATAAATCTGCATAAAAAAAGTACATAAAATTTTTAATAAAACATAATATTATAAAATACTGGAGCGGAAAACAATTAAATAATTGTTTAATTGTTAGATTGTATATGATGAAATATGTTGGTAATCATATTTTGCAACAGTATTATTCTAAAACAAAAATATTAGTTAGTAAAAATCAGCTGTATAATAAAATATACATTATGTAAAATATTAAAGAGTTTTTATATAATGGAGAAAATTGTTATACAATAGTCATATTTATATAAAGCTCCGATGATAATTCTAAAAAAGATAGTATTTATAAATTATTATATAAAGAGTATTAAAAATTAATTCTAAACATTAATTCTAAACATCAGTTCTTAACAACCATTAAATCGTAAACGAAGGTATAATCAATATTGTAATTTTTCTCTTATAAACATAATATAATAAAATCTTCTAAACACAAAACTTTTTTAAAAAATCCTTGACAAATTATAAAAAGTGTGATATAATATAATTAAGTTAAAGGTAGATAATACATTTTAACAAACACACATATTTTTTATAGAATTGAAAGGAGTTTTGACTTATGGGACAGCGTTCACAGATATATTTAAGATTAACAGGAAACAATGAGGCAATATTATTAGCTAACTACTATCAGTGGAACTATGGTGATGCAATGGTTAGTCGTGCAAGAAGTGGTATTGAATATATAAAGTCTTATATAGACAATGACAACACAAATATCCTTTGTTACAACAAGACCTCACAGGAAAAGTTGAGAAGATATTTTGATGTTGACTTTGATACAAGAAAAGTTACCACTTCTATGGATATTATCAAGGACTATAACGATAGTCATACTCAATATAATCTTGGTAAGTTTAATGATTATGTGTTTGAAGGACAGGATAACAACGATGGAAAGTTGTTTATCGATATCAATTACAATACAAAAACCATTAAATACTGCTTTACAAATTGGAGACCTAATCGTCCATTGAGGGCAAGGGAATATTTGAAATGGGATATGCAAGATGTTGAAAATTATGCAATCGATGAGGTGACAGAAGAAAATATACAGTTCATAAATAAGAATGCGAAACTTATGACTAAGGAAGAATTACAAGAGTTCATAACCACTGATTACAGTATGCAATATGAAGAAGAATTACCAATGTTTTAAGTAAATAGGGTGAGGGTAAAACCTCACCTTTTTTAAATAAAAAACTCGAGCGGAAAACAATTAAATGATTGTTTAATTATTAAATTGTATAATTGTTAAAGATATTTTGAAAAGATGTTTGAAAAGATTTTAAAAAACGCTTGACAAAACATAAAAAATATAGTATAATATAAACAAATTAAGAAGTAAAATTCTTAAAATTCACACACTAATAAACATTTTTTAAAGGAGGAAAAAATCAATGGAACATTATAAATTAAATATTGGAAATATTAAGGTATATACAGAAATAAAGCAATTAACATTTGATGATAATGTTATGCTGCGTGTTTATCTTGTAAAAGATGATTACCCTATTGCTTGGGGAGTGTTTGAAAAAAACACTTGTCATTTTGAAGCTATTCGCCAAACTTTTATTAATTTAAACATTTTACATAAAGATTATATAAACAAGCACTGGTTAAAGTGTGATGAATTAAAAAAACATTCAGATAACACATTTGAGGTGCAACATTATGACGGATGGTCTGATTTATATTGTCGTATTGATAATACAAATTATTTTAAACATTTCTTTAAGTATAAAGATAACTTTGTAATAGATAAAGTTGGTAATTGTGTTTTCACAGATTAAACAATTATAATTTTTAGTAATCACATATAAAAATGTAAGGGGGATTTTAATTATGAGAACAATGAATAGATTTTTTAAGGTAAATGAAGTTGGTTTTTCTGTTACAGATGCGACTTTTTTCAACCCTGTAACAGGGGAGTCTTTTAGCAAAATCGTGTGGGATATTGACAACCACAGGTGGAGCAAGAGAATGCGGAACTCTATAAAATGCCGTTGAATGACGAAGTTCGTCATTTGTGGTTAACCCACAATGGTATCATTTGTAATGGTGATACTGTTGAGGTGTTCAAGGGACGAAAAGTTCCTGTTGGCACTGTCGCTGTTGTCACTGACATAAGACCGTTTTGTGATAGATACGGTCGTGTACAGTGCAGGTATGCGTACCTCAATAATGGTATGCGTACTAATATCGACAATTGTCGATTGGTCGCTGTTGAACAGGTAGGGTAAAAAACCTACTTGTTCTTGAATAATATTAAAAAAAATACACATAATTTTAAGGAGGTTATATAATGAAATTTTATAATAGTTTATTTGGAGTCTATGTTGATACAGACGATTACAAAAAGAATAATGACGATGAGAAAAAAGAAATTACAAAAGAAAATACAAGGAAAAATCCATCACCTTATGAAAGAACAAAAAATGAAGTATATGCTACTGGAAATAAGTGGGCAATAGAAAATTTTAACGCAACCCATTAAAGAAGAATAAAAGGATAAGAAGTAAAAATTCTTATCCTTTTTTATTGCAACAAACAAATATTATTTATACAAAAGTTTTTTAATTGCCGTTTATTTATTCTTATTTTTGATTATAAGCAGCATAAACTTTTACATTTATATTTTTATCCGTTTTATACAATAACCTCTTATAAATTAAAAAAACGAGCATATAACCCTGTTATTAAAACCCTTTTATTAGAAAAATTGTTATTAGAAAAATCCTCATATTCTTAAATATTGTATTTTAAAACATTATATCTTAAAATTTTGTACTGGTCTGGTGCGGAGTAAAAATATTTATATTGTTTTTAATAAACATCCAATTTTTAATAATCATCCGAAAACATTTTATGTATTTTTAAAAAGTACAATAATTAAAAAATAAATTTTGAAAAACAATAAAAAAAGTTGTTGACAAATTATAAAAAGTGTGATATAATATAATTAAGTTAAAGGTAGGTAATACATTTTAACAAGCACACATATCTAAAAACTTTAAGGAGGATGAAATTATGAAAAGAACCTATTATGCAGTTCAAGGAGTATGGGGAACAAACAGAAAATTATTATTGAGATTTAAGAGCATAAAGGAAAGAAATGAATATGTAAATAGTCACGACTTTATAAATTCCATTACCACAGCAGAACTCAAATTTCACAATTATGACTACTGGTATGGTGTAGTCGATAAGTAACTAAAAAATCATAAAATAAAAAATATATAATATGATATTTGTTAGACGTAATACAATAACTACAAGAGAAAAAATCAAAACGGCAATTGTTGAAATAATCAGCGGTTGTCGTTATTTTATTGTAAAAAATGATTTATCAACTATAATGATATATTGCACAGGGATAGAATAACATTCTTATTGCACTGGTGTTCAATAATACTTCTATAAAAACCTCACTGGTACTAATATATATATTTATATAAAAACACTGTTATACGAGGTTTTGAAATCAATTTTTAAACAGGTGTATTGTTTTTTAATGTTATTCCTTAGCATTATTTCTTTATATCGTTTTTTAGTATTAGTCTTTAATATTATTTTTTAATATTATTTATCATTCAGATAATTAGTATATATGCAAAAATAATCCTATATACTTCTTATGTTAAAAAATATAGTTGCCGATGGTGTTTTCAGATTTATTAATAATATAAACTAAATTATTTTACTGTAAGTCTGTAATATTTATATTCTAATAAATTCATCAGTAGTAGTTTATCCAAACATTTCTTATTATATATTAAAATTATTTGCGTGTATTTTTAATCTTTTATAGTATGTTATATAAACATTCACTTAAAGATAACATCAGCGGATATAGCCAAATTAAGCTATTTTCACAACGCATTATAAATCATTTTTTATTGAATAAAAAAATTTGACAATTACAAAAAACTCTTGACAAACAATAAAAAACGTAGTATAATATAAGTAAATCAAAGGTAGATAATACACTTTAACAAAAACATACTTTTTATAAAAACGAAGGGAGATATGATTTATGTTAAATACAACACAAAAAGTTGAGAATAAAGACGCTTTAAAATTTATATTAGGTGGAAAGTCAGAGTTTACAATGCACTCACTTAAAACAGGAAAGGATTTAGCCTATAAAATAGTTAAGAAGGAAACTAATGATAAAGAAGATAAATTTATATATTTTATGAGCTATAATATAAAATATGAAGATTATATGTATGGCGGTGTAATATTCTATAATGAATTTAAAAAGCAATTTGAGTTCAAACAAGGTAGAAAAGGCAATGCAAGTGCCGACTCACAGGTTGTAAAATCAATATTATTTGTACTTAATAAATTGAACAATGATAGATTTAATATTCCTGTTGAAGTTTATCATCATTGTAAATGTGGTCGCTGCGGTAGAGCATTAACAACACCTAGTTCAGTTTTAACAGGATTAGGGGAATGGTGTGCTAGCAGAGTAGGAGTTCCATATATGAAAATAAGTGCTAAAATAAGTTAATTTATAGAAGGGTAGTTTATCTACCCTTTTTTGTTTTTCTAATTAAAATAATTTTATAAAATTAAAAAAGTTCTTGACAAAACATAAAAAATGTGATATAATATAATTAAGTTAAGAGGTAGGGTACTCTTAAAAAACACACTAACAAAGAATTTCAAGGAGGATTTTAATTATGACAAATACTGAAAAGAGAACACAGGATAGAGAAAGACTTGATAGAATAGCATACAGAATTAATGCTATCGAAAAGACAATCAAAGAAAACGAGGAATATGTAATTGTAGTTCCTTCTCCACAGATTGCAGCTATCAATAGAGAACAAGCAAAAATTTCAAATATCAGAAAAGATATAGCCGAAAATGAAGTTTTCAGCACAGCTCTTGCAAAAATTGGTAGTCATATAATTGCCAATCAGTTACAAGACGAGATTGTAGCGTTGAAAAAGGAAATTACAAGACGTGAAGAAATTCTTGAAAGTCTTGGTTGTCTTGTAACAGAAAAAATCGACTATGACTATGAGCTTGAAAGTTCTTATTATAGTTACGATTATTACAGAAAGTTATATGAAATTGATTATGAATTGTAATCAGCGGATAAAAAAGGTAGGTGATAAATAGAAAAGATTTATTAAAAAAAGGGTGGAAATATTCACCCTTTTTTTTGATGAAATTTTATAAAGCTTTTTTAATAAACATTTTAATAATCAGCGAATAAATATTTTATCCAACTATTTAATATACTGTTAGAAAGTCTTATAATCAATTTTAAGAGGGTATATTTGTTAAATGCAGAATTATTTAAGCAAATTAAAATAACGCCATTATAAACGAATATAAACTTTTATATAGTATGATTTTTGCAATCAATTGTTTATATTCAATTATTTTTCAGAAAAGACAAAAGATAATTAAATAATTTATTTATTATTGATTTTTAGATATATTTTTATTATTGTCAGTAGATTGTATATGAATATATAATTTTTCAATTAAAAAAACATTGATTTAAAAACATCCGCATTGATAAATGTTAAAGATTTTTATATATTATAGTAAAAAATAGAAAGGAAAAAAATAAATGAGCTATTATTCAGACGTTAAAATTTGCTGCGAGAAAAAAGTATATGAAGAATTAAAAGAAATTATAGATAAGTATGATTATAATAAACCTAATAAAATTCAATTTGTTGACGGCGAATATCCATACTATATTATAAACTGGAACAATGTACAGTGGTATTTTAATGATGCAGTTGAAGAATTACAAAACAAAATAATAGATTTTTGTTTTAATAATGAAGAAGGTTATGGAATTAAACAAATGATTATAGGTGAAAATATTGATGATAATATTGAAAGTTATAATGATAGCGGTTTAGAACTTTTTTCAGATTATTATATCCACAGAGGTTTTACAGTGCCGATTGGAAATACAACAGATATTGAAATATAACAAAGGGTGATTATTCACCCTTTGTTATTTGTTGAAAATAATATTAAAAGCAATATTAAAAAATATATTGTTAAGAATATATCGTTATATCCTTCTTTATAAAAACACTCACAATCAATTCTAAACGAATATTTAGTTTTATTCTGTATTTATAAACAGAAAATAAAACAAGCCTGTATATTTGAAATAATAGCCATTATAAATGGTTTTGTTATTATCAAAAACCAATTTATAAAACAGTTATTTTTATGTTACAAGAATGTTACGATTTGTATTTTTTTGAAAAAAATTGTTGACAAAATATAAAAAGCATAGTATAATATAAACATAAGAAACAAATACATACAACACTTAAAGTTTTAAACTAAGGGAGGATATAAAAAATGATTACAACAAAAAAAATGGCAAGAAATATTGATACATTAACTCGTTCAGAAATGAAAAAAGAGATTGAAAAATTAAGAGCTGAAAACAAACAGCTCCGTATGGAATTAAAGAAAAGTAAAAAGACAACAAAGGCAGCAAGAAAAGAAAATTATACTTTTTATAATATATTTTTTTACACAGGTTTTGTTTATATGGTTGCAATATTTGTTTATGGATTTATAAAAGGATGGAATTATAATTATGATTGTTGGTTCTTTAATCACGCAAATGTTTTTATGATAATCGCAGCAATAATATGGTGTGTTCCAGTGATTGTTAGAGTATTATCAAAAGATAAGTAATAATTAAAAGAGTAGATTGAAAAATATCTACTCTTTTTTTATTCGGTATATTATAAAAATATTCTACTAGAGAAACCATTCTATTAAAAAAACTTATAAAACAAATCTTGATTAATAAACAACATTCATCTCGTGAATGTAACTTTTTTATTTCAATTTTCTAAAAACCCTTTATTTACGTTAAATTAAAATTTCAAAACAAGTTTTAGTGTCATTAAATAATATAAAGTTATTATATAATATTTTATAATCATTAAGATTACATATCACATATTTCTAAATAAACTTTATACGATTATTTTTTTATACTGAATGTTTTTTATAATATAAAAATCTTATACATAAAAACTAATCTTCTTTATGAATTATTATTTGTATATTGCTTAAAAAATATTTCAAAAAATACTTGACAAAACATAAAATATTTGATATAATATAAGCATAGAAAGAATTACACACTCACAGTATATGAAAGGAGCTTTTTAATATGGCAGACACTAACAATGTATTATTAAAAGAATTTACACAGGCATTTAATAAGAAAAGAACTGAAATTCTTGAATTGCAGACCGAATATAAATTAAAAGAAATTCAAAATGAAATTATACAAAGGCAATTCAAAGAAATAAGAGATAATATTTTGAATGATAATACCTTTTATGCCGATTCTAGCCTTACAAGATTGAATATTAAAAAAGGTGATAGAATCACTGATAGCGAATTTGATTGGTTATTAAGTCAAGAAAATCTTGATAAATATCAAGCTTTGTGCAGACCTAAATTTTATGAAGCAGGATTGACAGATAAAGACGGTTATTATACAAAAGATTCCAACACAGAGAATGAACTTGCACAATTAAAAGATAAGCTCATTAAGTTATCAGTCAATATTTTACCTAACGATTTTCCTAATAGAGAAGTATTAATTGATGCAGTTAATTTTAAAAGTTATAATAGTTACAATACAAGAGAAAAGTTATTTGAGCTTATTATGAAAGTAAAATAAAAAATTAAGGATAGGTTTTTATACCTATCCTTTTTTGTTGAGTGTCTTTTGAAAAATGATTTAATAGTTAATTAAAGAATGTTATTTAATAATATATTCTTTAAATATACTTTTAAAACATACTCTTAAAATATGCTCTTAAAATGCGTTAAAATCAATTCTAAGGCTATTTATTATTTAATTATATTATTTATCCATCAAACATTCAATAATTAAAAATAACGCTACTGAAAGCAAAATAAGAGCTGTTATTGACTTATTCTTATTGTTTAATTTATATAAGTTTTTATACATCGGAATTATATAGAAATGATATTGATAAACAATAAAAACTAAGATATAATATGATTGTTTTGAAAGATAAAAACATATTGAATTTATTAAACGCAACAGAAAAGTAAACAATGTGGAGGATATATATTTGAATATATAGTAAAATTCTATTATAAAAGAAAAACTGTATAAAAGCTTTAAAGAAATATAAAAATCCAATCTATCAACAAGGAATTTTCATATTGTATTATTTCTTAGAATAATGTAAAAAAATATGGTTTCCTTTTTTATTCTATCAATTGGAATGAAGATATACAAAGAATAATATAAGATTTAAAAAAATGGTTATGATTATAAATTACAATATGTAAATATAATAAATATTTTTTATAAACTTAAAAATTATATAGACTACAACAATAGGATTTTTAAAAACATTCCCTTATTATAAAATTTTGTTGAACCGCATTAGAATGAAATAATAATTGAATAAAAATAATGGGGAAAATTAAATTTCTCTCTTTGTTTTTTAAACATAAACATAAGGATAGAAATTATTATTAAAACATCATTATAAAAAATAATTAATTATAAAAAGTCCTTGACAAACAACAAAAAATTTAGTATAATATAAATAAATCAAGAGTCGAAAACTCTACCACACATACACACTATTTTTTAATCTAAGAAGAAAAGAGGATGAGATTATGATTAAGTCAGTGGTAAAGATTTATTGTGAAGAAAAAGCATACAATAATTTTAAAAAAATTATAGATAGATACAAGGATAATCAACCCAACAGAATACAAGTAGTCAATGAAGGGGATAAACATTATATTATTACTTGGAATAATATTGATTGGGATTACAGGCTCAAACGTACAAGTTGGGGAAAAGACATACAAGAACTTATGTATTTTTTGGGAAGTAAAACAACAAAAGGATATGGATATAAAATGATATCAGCAAACGAAAACATAGAACATCTTGATAACTGGACGAATTATAACCACAGAGGTTTTAAAGTTTTCGAAAAATATCATCTTGTTATAAAGTTTATCGAACCACAAGAAGAAATAACAGATATTGAAATATAAAAAATAGAGGATGATTTATTCATCCTCTTTTTTATTGCTGCTTTTTATAAAAGATATTTTTTAAAAAATTGCTAATAATAAATTCATATTTTACGGGCAGATTTTTTTGATTATAAAAATATTGTTTTATGAATGTTTTTTAAAACATATAACAAAATGGATATAAAAATTATAACAATAAAAAATCAAAAAATATATTGACAAATTATAAAAAATGTAGTATAATAATAACAAGTTAAGAAATACAAATATTTTAACTAACACATATATATCTTTTTAAATTTTTAAAGGAGGATTTTTACTATGTCATTTACTATGAGTTTAACAGAATTTATCAACAACGAAGAAGTAGCAATAAACTTTATTGAAGAATCACTTAGAGAATTTGAATCATTTGATGATAATGCTTATTGGTTTCATTTCAACTTTGATGAGGATGAAGATGAAATTGAATCAACTGGTTCACATACTAATGCGGAATATACAATTTTTTGTGATTGCGATGGTCCATATATCGAATACATAACAGAAGTTGGAAAGAAGTACGGATATGAACTTATGACAAAAAATGATATATTAAAACACGATTATTATAAAACATATTACGAGGATTACGAAGATTTTGACGAAGAAGAAATTGAAGAATATGATTTTGATGATTACGATGAAGAAGATAAGGCAGTATGGTGGAGAGTAAATTCTAATATTATAGATAGATTTTGGGATAAAGTTGTAGACGATTTTGAGCATAGCGATGAGTTTTATAGTGTTGCAAGTGTTCTTTATAATCTTGCACTTGAAAAAATACTCGATTAAAAAACAATATAAAAAAGGAGGAATAATTACAAAGGGAGATTAAATTCTCCCTTTTTTGTTTGCTACATTTATTTTTTGTGTAAAATTATAAAAAAATAATTATATTTACTTTTTTGAATATACCTTAAAAAGCTCCAAAATCGATTTTAAGAGGTTTTAGACTTTTGATGTAGAATTTTACATTAGGTATATTAAAATTAAAAATAAGGGCAATTAAATTGATTTTAGAGGTATATATGAATTGATTTACTATAAAATATTTTCAGAAAAATAAAAATACTCATAAAATCGTTTAAAATCAATTTTAAGACGTTTTAATTTTTTATCAATGAATTTATCAACTTAATTATTAAAAGCTCTCAAAATTGATTGTGAGCGTTTTTAACGCTATTTATGAGTTGATATTACAAAAATATTTTTCTGTGTTATAACAAGAATTAAAAATGAAATAAATAATATCTTTATAGATTTAAAAAATCGTGGCTGTTATATTGCAAAGGGAAAAATGTAGTATTATTAGAATAAGAATTATTAGAAAAGTTTTTATATGTGGGATTTATAAAAATCTTTTTAAAAAATAATGTAACAAAGAATAAGTTATAAAAAAGATTTAAAATAATAGGATAAATAATTCTTAATACTGAATATTAAAAATTAAATATTAAGATTAAATATTGAAAAATCTTATTCTTTATAGAATGAATGGAAAATATCAAATTAAAAATATAAAATTATAAAAATCTCTTTTTAAAGAATTACTCTTACTCTTTAATATTGTTAAAATGAATTTTCTTAAAATGTGATGATTATATATTTTTTAAGAATAAGAAAACAAATAACAGGAATAATGAAAACATTTCTTTTTAAAAAATTGAATTACAAAAGTTAAGAAAAGTTATAAAAGGATTTTATTTTACTTTTTAATTGCTTATATAAAAATAATCCTCTACTAAAAATATTATTAAAATAAGATTTACTTAAAAGATTTTTCTTACAAGAATAATAAAACCTTGTTTTATACAAAAAACTATTTTATGTAAAAGGTTATTTTAAAGTTCTTTTACTTAACAAAAATTTATATTATCCTTTTTTATTGTTTAATTCTTTTCTAACTTATAAAAGCAACTTATATATTAAAATAATCATTCTTAACAAAAATTCTTTTTATAATATTTTGTTCTCCATTAAATTTTTAAACATTCAATAATCCATTTATAAAATTATTTCTTTATAACTTTGTTTTAAAAACTCTTTTTAATAATCATTCAATTCCTTAGATAGGAATTTTAAAAAACCATCTTTAAAAAACATTCTTTAATAATCAATTAAAAATTTTCCTTTAATTATAAAAATACAATTTTACATTTTAATAACCAAGTTTATAATATTACAACCACTTTTAAAATCCTGTTCTTAAAAGAGAAAAAATATAATCATTTTTATTCATTGTTATTTCGAGTGCGAAAGCACTCTGGGTGATGTGCGTTAGCACTCACCCAAGCTCTTTTTTCTTTTTATTCTATAAAACTTATTTATTTTATTTCTTATTATTCCATTCTTAAAAAATTCATTCTTAAAAACAAATTTCTTATTTTTAATTCTACATATTATTTCAAATTTTGTATTTAAAAATATTTTCACGTATCTTATTAAATAATTTAATATTTTAATTATTAATAATTCTTTATTAATAGTAATCTTTAATAATTAATTATTAATAGTATTAAGAATTATTTAGTTGATAAGTAATTTATTACTTATCTATTTAGTGTCCAAATAAAACGTCAACTATGTCCAAATAAAAATATTTTTTTTACTTTAATTCATCAAACTATTTTTTTGTTAATGCCTTATTTTTATAGCATTTTAGCAAGTCGATTTTATGTAAAAATGAAAATATTTAGGGTACATTTATGTAAAATAAACGGTAAAAACGTCATTTTTGAAAACTAAAACCCTTACCCTGTATGGAGAATTCGCAAATTACATTCGTATTTTTTATTGAGCATTAGACGTATTTTTGTGAAAAATAAAAAATCCCAAAAACCCTTAAATAAAGGCTTTTGAGATTGGTATGGTTATTTTCTAATGTCTAGCTAAAAATATTTTTTAATGTATATTTAAAAATAAAAAATTTTCATTTAGACAAAAGATGGGTTCGCAGAAGGTTTTTTTAAACAAATAACATACGCAAGTCATATTATTTGCGTTTTTTAAAAAAAATTAAAAATTTACAAAAAGTTTACAATTGCAAATATCTATAACAATCAAGCATTTTACCATAAGCAGCGTATAATTGATAAAAAGTGGTATATTCGAATAAATATTTTTAAATGAATTATTTGTTGATTTTTTTAGTATGAACTGCAATAACGGGTGTATATAATCAAAAAATTTATAAATGAGAAACTTCTAATGCTCAAATAAAAATATTTTATATTATACATTAAAAAACAGCAAAATTAGTATCTGAGTTACTAAAAAAAATTAACCTAATTTTCATCAAACATCGACAAATAAGTGTTTTCGATTTTTTAAAAAGCAATTTACTGTCGTTAAAATAAACATAATTATAAATAAACTATAGAAGATATTTTTAGAAAGACGTTTTTAGAAAAAATAATTTTTAATCATACATTGTAAAATATTATATCGTTTAAAAACTTTACAATTAATTCTAAGAGCTGTTTTTGTTTTTATTTAATATTTATCCATTAAAATATAAAAGGCTTGTATAATTGAAAATAAGCAATTAAAAAGGGAGAATTTCTTCTCCCCTTCTATACTTTTTTAATTTTCTTAATATTCTTCTTCATAGAAACCACATTCAATCTGTTTATAATCCTTTGGTGGTTCAGTTTCAATTGAGATTATATCCCAAGCCCAAGTACCTACATAATCTGCACATACCTCTGAAAAATAATCTCCACCACCCTTACCATTACCAACACAAGTTAATAGCGGCAGTGGGGTGAGTATGCCATCCATTGTCATCTTCTGACCTCTCATAATAGTCATTGCAATTAATATACAACTTTTTAGAATGATTGCAAAGGTACAAATTGAACAATTCAGTTTCTTTGTCTACACAATCAGACAATTTCATTTCTTCTACATTATCCTGTGCAATAATTTCATTGTAATGTGGATTATCTTTTTCGTCTGCATAGTCACCTAACCAAGCAACTCTATACTGTGTTTTATATAAGAGAGTGTCAATAGCATTACAAAAGCTATTCTCCCACCAACTGTGTTCTGTTAATTTTAAATTAACATTGTCACCGTCAATATACTTCATATTCACCATATACTTCTTGTTTGTTTTCACTTCTTTAATTACTGGCATATAATATTGTTCCATTGTTATTCCTCCTTATTTTTTATAAATAATAATATGTGTGATTGATTGAGTTCTTAACTCTTATCTTGTTTATATTATACTATACTTTTTATGATTTGTCAAGTATTTTTTTAATTTTTTAAAAAATATTTTATAATATTAATTCTTAATAAAGTTTCCGCTAGAGGTTTTTAAATATTTATTATTAATTTTTATTATTCGGGGTTTAATATAGTTTCTAGTAACATTATTTTTAATTATAGCAGCTTTAAATGTTTTTATCAATAAATCTATCTAATAGATAACAGAAACAATTGTAGTAATAAATATAAGCGTAAATAATGAAATCTATAACAGGATGATAATCAAACAATATTATAAATATTTTTAGCAAGTATTTTCTTAACAAACAAAGGGTATTAAAAAAAGGTAGGATATTTTACCTACCTTTTATTTTTTTAATAAGCATATAATGGCTGTGTAGCTGTGGGATAATCATTGAAATAATTATCCAATACATTATGCAATTCTTTCTTTATTTTGTCACTATTCTTTATGCGGCTATCAACATAACAGATTGTAAAATCCTCTGTGTTAGCACCTTCAATATATGAACATTCAAGTAGACTACCGCTTAATCTATATTTACCAAAAATGTTTTTTATCTTTTCAACATATTCATTCTTTTTCATTATATTCACTCCTTTACGATATATACTTAATAAATTGACTATAAAATGTTTTTTACTTGACAATTAAATCATAATATGCTATTATAATATTGTAAAGATAACAAGCACCCTTATTTTTAGAATATTCTAAAAATAAGTTTCTGGTGACTTCGGGTGATTTGCCATCCGAAAGGTGAGGGTAGCTCATATCACATACAGTTCAATACTGCCGTAGAGTTTTAAGGTTACACCGAATTGATGTAGTAATCCACCACTCACCAAAATTAGTATATAATATAAACATTCTTTATTGACGATTTACTTATATTTTTGTGAGAATAAAGTAAATATTTTTAATTCAATATCGAATAAATGTTCGTATTTAATATATTAAAAAGCAAAATCGTGTGAATAAAGTGGGTTCTTTCTTAACTTATTTTCAATTGCCTTTGTTATCAAATTCATATTAGCATCTCCTTTTAAATGCGTGTTATTTTTTATACTTATATTATACCACAATTTTTATATTTTGTCAAGCGTTTTTTGAAAAATTATAAATAAAAGAATTTTATTCTTTATTCATAATCACTGTATTGATTATTCAAATATTCTGAATTAAGATAATCAGCCATTACCTCAATGTTGTCAAGTTCTGAACAACATTCTTTTAAGTTTTGTATTCTTTCAAGCTCTGCTGCCAACTGTTCGCTTGTTAATGTATTAAATCTTTCTCTTACTGTCATATTAAAAACCTCCTTCAAAAAGTGTTGTGTTAGATAACCATTTCTTATCTTGTTTATATTATACTACACATTTTATAATTTGTCAAGAACTTTTTTTGAAAATATTTTATATAAAAAGGCAAGTATATTTATATATACTCGCCTTATAAATTCTTACTTCTTAAACTCTTTTAATCCCATACATTCATCTACAAGAAATTCAAAACGCTTATGATAATTCAAATTTTTGAACTTTGTGTAATCTTCCGCATTTAACTTATATTTAACAGGAATATATTTGTACATTTCAAAACAATTGTAATCGGGAATATCTTTAATTTCCAATTTCTTATTAAAAACATTCTTATCTGTTTTAAGTTTCTGTAAACAAGCTTCAAGATTATAATGGGTATCATTTAATTTACTATTGATATAATCAACAGAAATAATTTGTGGTAATAAATTAAACTGTGAATCATACAATTTATCATCGCTAAGATTGATTAAAATAATTGTATTAAGTGTATCATTATAATTATCTTCATTTGGATTTAATAATACATTATAACTTAAATTACTTAATCTACCTGTCAAATATTTATCTAAATTCTCTTTGCTTATTAAAAAAGGCATTAAGGTAATATTATTGTATACAATATTCTTCTTAATACTTTCAATAGTGCCGCTTACTTCTTCAATTTTATCCTTAGTATTAAAACCAGTAATTTTTTTTAATATTTGGTCATTATTATATAAAGTATCAACATAGAAAAACAAATTACTATTTTCAATTGGATAAGTATCAATCTGTCTTGTTATGTTGATGTTAAATTTTGTTGTATTCATAATTTTTATCTCCTTTCGAAAAAGCTTTTATAAAAAGTTCTTATAACGGTTTATTCTCCAAAGTCATATTCTAAAACAGATAATAAAGATTTTACAATATTAGTTATTTTTTCTTTATCACCTACTGCAAGAATACATTGATAAGTATTATATTTTAATTGTTCTGCGTTTGCAAGTAATAATTTACCATCATTATATTTTAATAACCCTTTTAATTCTTTCTTTACAGATAAAGAATTATAATCATTTATTAGTTCTTGTAACATTAGAAATATCTCCTTTATAAAAAGAATTAAAACAATCTCGCTTTAAGTATTCAAGCTGATTGTAATTTAATTCTTGTATTATCATTTTAAAATTCCTTTAAAAGTGTTGTATTATTTTTTAAGCATATTATTAAGAATTTCATTATTAACAGGAATTTCCAAAATTTTTATTTCTGTATAAGTTCCATCATTGCAAAATATATCAATCATTTCTTTTGAAAATTTTTTTACATATGGTTCAGTTTTATTTGCATTTTCTTCATTTAGTATTTGCTCTACAATATCTTTCATTGCTGTTATTGCTTCTTCTTTCGTTGTAAATGTTTTTACATCATAGCCTATTAGTTCAAGACTATATGTAATATATATAACATAAAGTTTTTTCATAATTAAGAACCTCCTTATATAATTTTTTATTACTATTCATCTTGTTTATATTATACTACTTTTTTTATGTTTTGTCAAGAGTTTTTGTTTAATATAAAATATTTATTTATAATAAAAAAGGTGAATTTTTACTCCACTTTTTTATCTTGCATTGCTATTATTCTTTCTTTTTTAAAAGCCAAGCATTTATATTTTATATCACTTTTTGAAAATTTCTTTATATCCGACCATCTTTTTTTACCACCGAACAAAACAGTATCTTCAAGAGTATTATTCATAAACTTATCAATGAGATTGTGAATACCAGTTTCAGACGTATCAAGATTAAAGTCAAAAAATATATATTTTTTATTATTTTTGTCTATGCCGATAAATTCTTTCGTTTTCATAGAATTCCAAGTAGCAAGAATAATATGAGTAATCATTTCTACATTCTTCTTATTATCAGTTTTGAAAAAATCTTCCTCAATAGGAATTTCTAAAACTTCAAATTTCATATACCCTTCATAGTCATAATATACCTTTACTACATCTGCGTAATCTTGTTGTATCTTTGGGGGAATTTGATTTTGCTCTTCTTTCCTTTTTTCAATTTTCTCTATTTCTTCTTGCATTTTTTCTTTTGCTTTTTCTTCGGTCTTAAATGTTTCTATAGCATATTGTGAATCATTTAAACTATCCGTAATATATAAAGCGTAAATTTTATTCATAGTATCCTCCTTGTTTTTTAAAAGTTTTTTCAAGCTGCATAATTTTTACCATATTATCCATAATCAATATTTCTTTTCTAAAAAATGTTTTTATATATTATACTATTAATTTTATAATTTGTCAAGGTTTAATGCAATAAAAAAGTGGGTGTTATTACACCCACAAACTATTATCATCAGTTTCAATATTTATTATTCCACCATATTTATAATTTCTATTTCTTAATAATTCCGCTTCTTTAATTATACCTTCAACATCTTTTATGTATTTCTTTGTACCTTTCATTACTTTATCTGCAAAAGTGTTTTCTATTGTAATTGTAATGCAGCTCTTTCCTTTTTCACCTTTTGCGTTAAAAGTAGTAAATGTGATTGTTAAATCTTTCATTTTTAATATCCTCCTTATAATTGTTTTTTATAAAATGAACGATGAAATATAAAATCCTATAAGAAGTCTTTTTTCATTACAATATCTATTATATCATATCTTTTATTATTTGTCAATATAAAAAAGGATAAATACAAAAAATATATTTATCCTTTAATGGTTCATTTTTAAACAGTTATTTTTAATAATTTCTTTTCTAATAATTTTTAATAATTAAATTACTGTAATAATTTTCCCTTTATTATATTCAACATTAGTAGTTTTATCTTCTTCATCAATTAGTATTTCAACAACTAGCCAATTTTTTATATTTTCCATTGTTTTTAAATCTTTTGCTTTTCCTCGCCAAAGAACTTTATTTTTTTTAGTATGAGCTTTTACTGTAATTTGGCGAGTTTCACTTGCTGTACCGTTTATACATATAATTTTGGCTAAGTCTAACAAATACATATATCTACCTTCTTTCTAAATACTTCTATTATTTGTTTAACGCTTATTGTATCATATTTCTTAATCATTTGTCAATAAGCATTTGATATTTTTATTAAAAGAATTTATCAAAAAATCTTTCAATAACTAAATCATTCATATATTTACAATTAAAATCATTATTAACTACACTTGTTTTATCTTTGTCGAGAAATAAATAAGTATATTCTTCTTTAACTGCATTATACTCAACAAACATAATTGCTTTTGTATTATAAATCTTTTTTATTTCACTGGGTAGATTTAAGTATGCACAAAAAATACCTTTTTTTAAATCTGCCGTATCATAGTAAAAATCTTTTTTATTTATCTTCTTTAGTAACTCTAAACTTAGCATAAAAATTCTCCTTTTAATGAAAAGCAATCCACACAGACGGATAGTCATAATCGCTATCCATATGAAAACTTTCTACATTGATTTCAAAGTATTCAGATAAAATTCTTGTTATTTTAGAATTTAACATAGATTCACCGTTTTCATAATAAACATATAATCCATCTTCTTCAATTGTTACTTTAATATTTTCACCATTATAGATTTCTTCCATAATGTTTTTAAATGTATTAAAATCAATAGTAATACATTTTTTTAGCATATATTCTTTTACATTTTTCAATATTAAATATCTCCTTTCTATAAAAAATCTTTTTTATAAATACCATTTTTAAAAAATTGTTAAAAAAGGGATTGTTGGAAATAATGTTTATTTAACAATCCCCTTATAAGCAATTATTCTTTTACTTCAATCCAAAATTCCTTATAATCAAATCCTCCATCCTCTTCGTGTTCAATGTGCAACCTAACAATTTCTTCATTAAGGAATTTTGACAATTCTCTAACAATATATGAATATGATATTTCTTCGTTGTTTTCATTATAAAAACATACATCTCCGTTTTCTTTTTCTTTTATTTCAATATCTTCATAATCAAAAATCCTAGATAGTATATCTTCAAACCACAGCAACGGACTTATAATTGTTGGTTCTGTTGCATAACGATGTCTTAAAAAATAACTATCACAATCCTTTAATGTCATACAATTTTTAATTTTATAACCATCATTTTTAAGGGTTTCGATAGATACTTCTTCATTTATGAGTTCAAAATCATCATTTTTACAATAAGAACAACAGCACGTACAAGTTTCGTCATCTTCTTCGGTAAAATCCCATATATCAGTATTAATAAGCAACATTAAACTGCCGCATTTTTTACATTTGTAAAGCTTACCTGTCATAGTTTCATCATCACGATTATAATTACAATATACATTTACTATATCTTTTTTCATCATAAATTATTTTCCACCCTTCAAATTTTCAAGTTACGGGATTGCCAATAATTAATAATTCTTACAATATTAACAATCCCTACAAAATATTTAATTACTGAATTTCAATTATATAACCTTCGTTTTCAAGTTCTTCAAGTGTTGCTTCCTGTCTATCGTCTGCCCATTCGAGATTTTCACTTTCACAATCTCCGCAAGCTGTACCACCCAACTGCATAAGCATAAGACAACCGCAATCATTACATCTTACAAAATCGCCTAAATGATTTTTATTCAATTCATCAATATAAACCTTTACTACTTCTTTAATCATAATTAAATCCTCCTTTAAAAATCCTTTTTATTGTGTGTGATTGACTTGAATTGTTCTCAACTCTTATCTTGTTATTATTATACTACATTTTTTATAATTTGTCAAGTGTTTTTTTGAAAAATATAATTTTTTAAATGAGAGGATTATTAAATATTTTATGTTTTATACCTGTTCTAAACTGCATTAAATATTTAATAAAGAATTATATAACAAAACAGGTAATCCGTCTTAAAATGCAAAATAAGTATATATAACGCTATATATAAATTATTAAAACAAGCAAAAAGTATTATTTAGAATAAATAAAAAAGGGTGAATAAATCACCCTTTAATTTTAAATTTCTACCAAACCAAATCTTGTATTTGCATCAAGCCTAGTTTCTAATATTCTTATATCTATATAATCCATTCCATACTCAACATCTTCCACAGGCATATAGAACAATTTCTTATGTTTTTTGTTTATTTCTTGAACATATGGTGTATATCCGCTTTCTTTCTGTTGCTGCTGTACTATATTATCAATCATTTCATTCATAGATTGAATTGCTTCTTCTTTTGTTAAAAAGCCTATTGTTTTATAATCTTCATCAAAAGTATGAGTAATTGTAAGTAAATATAAAATTTTCATAAATAAATCCTCCTTTAATTTCCTACTTTATTATGTGTATTTTAAACTCGAATTATATTTAGCTCTTAACTTGTTTATATTATACCATATATTTTATTGTTTGTCAAGTTGTTTTTGAAAATTGGATTATAAATATTTTACAAATAAATTATCTAAGAATTTATTAAACAATTTATTATAAGGAATAATATTTAATTGTCCGTATAAGTATTTATAAAAAGTTACATTATTAAATAATAAAATAAGAATATTTTAGAAAATGAAAAAGGGTAGATTTTTTCTACCCTTTATAAATTAACTTAATTATCTTTTTCTATCATCTCTCTTCGTATTTTTCTCATTTTATTAGCACTAAATTCAAATTTAGCATACCTTGATATATCTAAAGAATTTTTCATTCCCAATCTTATTTGTTTCATTTGTCTGCAATCAAAATTAGGGTTAGCGTACTTTGATATATCAATTTTTTCCTCCATTCCTAATCTTATTTGGTTCATTTGTTTCCAATCAAAATTAGAATTTGCATATTTTGATACGTCTAACTTTTTTTCTGCTCCTAATCTTATTTCAAGCAATTGGTCATAATTAAAATTATTATTTGCATAAATAGAGCTATCTACTCCATTTTCGAGACCTAGTGATATCTCTCTCATTTGATTATAGTCATATTTAGTATCAGCATATACAGATATGTCTAACTTTCTTTTAAGTCCTATTACTATCTGAAACAGTTGTTTCCCGTCAAACTTATCCACATAATTAGATAAATTGAAACCTTCTTTAAGTCCTTCTCTTATTTGTTGCATTTTAAATGAATCAATGTTAGGGTTCGCATAACTTGACACATCCACACCGTCTTTAAAACCATATGCTATCTCTCTCATTTGGTAAGAATCGAAAATCGGATTAGCAAGAAATTCTATGTGAGACAAACTTAAATGAGCATTGAAACTGTATATTATTGATTGTATTTGCATATCATTAAAATTACCACTTTTTTTAAGTTCGTTTAATACTTCACTTCTTAATAAAGGTACTTGATTTGCTCTTTCAAATATTTCTTTTATTTCTTTCATAATAAAAACCTCCTTATAAATGTGTGTGATTGTTAAGAATTTATTTCTTTCCCTTAACTTGTTTATATTATATCATACATTTTATCATTTGTCAAGCGTTTTTTAAAATATTTTTTAAATAAAAAAGGAGCATAATAGCTCCTTTAATTTTAAATACATTTATATTCTTTTACCCAATCTTTAATTCTAATAAAAAAGGAATATTGTGTATATGCTTTTCTATGCTTTACCAGTTACATAAAGAAATAGTAAATCTTTTTGCATTAGGATTATTCTTATTTATTTTTACAGTAGCTTTGAGTTTTTATCAAAATAGTTAAAAGCCATATATTTTTAATTAAAATTCCTCTGTATCTTTAGCATAGTATTTCTTTTTCAATTCTTCTACCAGTTTTTCTTGTGTTTTACTAGGCAATGATATTTGTTTAAAAATTTCCGACTTTTCTTCTAAAAATCTTTTTTGTCTTATTATAGTTTCTTCATAATCTTTTTTAAACTTATTAATATTTTGTTTAGTTGCATAATAATCACAAAAAGGAATTATCACTAAATTTTTATCTTTAGTTATTTTTTCTTTTATTTCATTCAACTTATCAATTTTATTACAATCTCTTAACAACTTTAAAACACTTAACCCAAAAGCTTCACATTCAAAATTAAATGGTGGTACATATCGAATATAACCCGTACAACCATTAAGAACTTCAAAATCTTTTGTCAATGAGGTCAGCCACAAATCTTCGATATCATCAACAAATTGAAACTTTGTACCTGTTGGCACTAAATCAAAAAAAATTTTTTTAACTATTTCAAGACCTTTTTTGTCAATTATCCCAATACCAAAATCAGACATAAGACTATATTTTTTTATAATATTTTCTTTTTGTTCTTTTGTAAAAAAATTGCTTAAATTGTAATAATCCAAATAATTAAATTTTTCATATTTCATTTTTATTATTCCTCCTCATTGTTTGTATGATATTTAATTTTAATTTTACTTAATAATTTTTTTATCAGTGAGAAACTTTTCCATATTACCACGCTACAAAATAAAAATCCAAATATTTCATATATAATCTTTTTTATAATTCAAGTATATTATATCACATATTTTATGATTTGTCAATTTTTCTTTTGGAAAATATAAACTTTTACTATACGCAGCAATTAAATATTACGATTAAATATTATAATAGATTTTTTTCTTAATAAAAAAAGAAGATAATTGTTCTTATCTTCTTTTTTTAAATTAATAATTGTTTTTTCTATTTGTTTTAATTTTTTGTATCGGGATTTTTAAAATCAATTGTTATAGTATGATTATATGCAAGATTATCGTGTATAACACAAAAACCGCCAGTTGTTTTAATTTTTAATTCATTAAATCTTTTATTAATAATACTCCTATTCTTTTTAAACTTCTTAACCATTTTTTTATAATTATTATTTTTAGTATCAATATAAATCACTTCATTAGCCTTACCACAAAATTCATAAAAAACTTCATCATATTTTAAATCAATATCTTTTTTAATAAATGTAATAAATAAAATACTTATTGAATTTTTCTTATAATCATAAAAAGTTAGATTGTCACAATAATTATCAATTTTGTTTTGATATCTAATAAACATATCTTTAATTTTTGCTTTAAAACAATCTTCCCCAATAGAAATATTGATTTCTTTTTTCATTAAAAACAAATCCTTTCTAAAATATTTTTAGGTTTATATAAAAGCGTTTATTTGCCGTTTTAAGAGGTTTTATCTTTTAGTCTATAAATTCTTCAATAAAATAATTATTGTTTAAAATACAGCCGTCTGCAAGCAAAATATTGTATAATTAAAATCTTTTAACAATACAAAACTTCTTATAATATAAATTTCTTAATAATACAAACACTTTTAGTAACATAAATTCATTTGTAATCATATAAAATATTTTTATTAAGAATTTAACATATATGCTATTAAAATAACTCACAATCCAATTTTAAGCGGTCTTTATCATTTAATAGATAATTGCTTAACAAAAATAAAACAACGCTGTATGATTGAATATAAAGCAAATAAATATATAAAAGGTGAGATTTTACTCTCACCTTTGTTTTATCACTCCTTTTTTAATAATATCTTCCGAATAATGCTTTTTTAATAACTTACTGTATTGTATGTCATTCTGCTTGTTACTCTATCATAATTACATTTGTAATAGCCATACACTATAAAATTCTTTTCACGCTGCGTATCATATCCATAAGATTGAATAAATAAATTTTTCATTGGAATACCTGTCAGCTTTTTTACTACCCTTTTTAATTCTTTATCTTCATTCGTATTAACTCGTGCATATCCAGTGTTTATAAACATATTAAAAACAATCTCCTTTCATATCATTTAATTTCAAATAACAGTGCGTGAATTTTATCATATTTACGGCTTGATGGGTTTTTAAATTTACTATTGATTTTCACCATACCTTTCAATTCACAATTGTTTTGAACAAACACCCAAGCAAGTTCGATAGCACTTGACCAAGTAGAAGAAAATGTAAAATGAGTAAATCCAAACTTTCTAAATAAGTTTATATATTCAATTGCACTTTCATTCCTGTGGCAATCAATATCAACATAATCATTGTTCCTGTCTTTCATACTTTCGTAAAGGTCAAATGCTGCTTCGTATTCCTCTCCTTTTTCTCGGATTTTAGCTCTAAAAGCATCATATTTTTCGAGAATTTCTTTTCTAACATCTCCGTCTTTTTCATTACAAAGACTTGTTGCTATTTCTCTTATTTTTGAATATTCATTCTCAAAGTTATTAGAAATAACTTCTTCATTATTCTTTTTTTCAAGATATTCCTTTTCTCTTTTTATCCTATCTTCAACTGTTTCAAAAATGTTTGTCGGTACTGTAAAATCCTCTTTCATTCTTATTGTCATAATTAAATCCTCCTTTAGAAATTCATTTTATTGTGTGTGTGATTAACTAAGGTTTTGTTGTTCTCTCTTAACTTAATTATATTATACCACGCATTTTACGATTTGTCAAGAACTTTTTTAATTTTCTTGTATAATATAATCAATTACTTTTTTTGCACTATCAGCCATTTCAGTGGATAAATTAGAAAAGTCAATATCCTTATCAACAATTATTGTTGTAATTTCTTTATCTACACTATTATCATTTTCATTCTTTACTAGGTAACAAGTAAAACAATCAGAAATTTCATCTTCGTCCTCATCTTCCAGTATTTCTATTGGTGTGGCTGTGGCAATAAGGTGTTCTACCATAACTGTTATATCTTCTACTGTCACCCATACTCTTGCACCTACCTCAAAATCCACACAATCATTGTTACTATGATAATTGTGGATTTCATTTCTCATTTTATTATAAGCAGCTGCCGTTGTACAATTACATTCAAACTTCATAAATCAAAACCTCCTTAAAAATAATGAAAAATAATGTGTTTTTAAATTTCTTATCTTGTTTATATTATACTATATATTTTATGTTTTGTCAAGAACTTTTTTTGATAAATTATAAAAATTTTAAAATAAAAAAGGGTGAAATTAATCACCCTCTTACTTCTCATAGATAACGTGTTTATTATATTCCATTTTTATTATGTTTTTAAGTGTTAAAACATTTTCATTATCTGAATAATGAGAAAAACTTTTTGCCCCTAACTTTTTAAGAACTCTTTTATCTACTATATTATAAGTCCATCCATCTTCTTCCTTGTTTACAATATAATGTTTTATATTATAATTAATATCTTTAATTGTTGTCTTTGTAATATTATTATTAAATTCAAAGGTAACAATTACTTTATTTTTTGCTAATTTTAAACTATTGAACATATCAGCTTCCCATTGTTCAATAAAAACTCCTTTTTTAATACATTCTTCCGTTTGTTTTGCCTTTTTTCTGAAAAACTTAATTATATCTTTTTCATTTTCAATAACATTTTTTATAATGTCATTTATTCTGCTTTTAATTGGGTAATATCCGCAAATATCAGATAAAATATCTGTTTTAGATAATTTTCCCTTGTTATATATTTTTTCTATACAAAGTTTAAAATAATACCCAAAAACGTCTGCATCTTCCAATACCAATTTTCTTACAAGATATTCACTTACAGTACCAATATCATCAGAATTATCTTTTGAAATTTTTACATTCTTATAGTGCTGCATAAATTCATTATAAAATAAATCATTATATTGGTTTGTTATTTCAGATATTAAAGATACATCACTGGGAAAACCTGTATTTGCCAAATCGTCCAAACCAAAAAATTTATTATCTACAATATAAAAGTCTGTTGCAAAAATACTATCTTCTCTTGCAATTGCCACAAGATTAAGTCCTTTATGACAATCACCAATCAAATCCAAAACAACACTGTGTACTCCATCTTCCTTATACTCTGCACAATATATATATTTTGCTTGACATACTTCATTAACAACAAAGCTATAAAGCGTATCTTTTATCTTAAAATCAAAAGTAGTTCTGTTTTCTTCAATAGCCTGTTTGATTTTTTCAAATAAAGTCCTATTCATAATAAAATCCTCCTTAATTATATAAAGTATTATATTTATATTTAGAAAAGAAAAGTTAAAACAATACCTATAGCTTTAAAAATATTACCAAGATATGCTATTCCTGTTGCTATTGTTATGGTAAACAGTTTATATAAGATTAACGGAATTAATATAAATACTCCTATAACAAAAACCTCCTTTCGAAAAATTCTTTAAAATTGTCTTTTAAAAAACATCTTTTAAAAATTCTTTTTATATTGCAAATGCACTTACTATTGTAACAAATAGATAAGTAGCCATTAAATTTCCCAAAAAATCAAATACTGCATTTCCAGTAATTAATGTAATCAAATGTAAAAAAGCACATACTGATATCATTATAGTAAAGCTCCTTTCTTATAAATTAAGCAACTTTAATAAAATTATTGCTCCCCAAAATTTAATCCAAGTAAAAATGTGACTTACATTATTAAGTACTGTATCATTTGTAGCTATTGCATATAAATAGTATACCGCTAACATTATCATAGTAAAAACTCCTTTTTATAATTTATTCTTCGTGTTTGTTGCTTTTTAAAAAAATACCTTAAAAACAGCACCTATAAGAGCCATAATTCTACATACAATATCAAATACCGTAAAATTAGTATAGACTCCATATATAACAAGTATTTCAAATAAACCCATATTAAAGAACTCCTTTCAAATGCTTTTTAAACATAATTTAAAATTCAAGATTATAAAGTTCTCTTGCTTCTTTTTCAGATTTTATAATATAATATACTCTAACTGTTTTTTGTGTTCCATCGGGAGAAATACTTGCTATTTCTACTGGAATATTGCCAGCAAAAGTATAATCAATAGATACTTCTTCTCTGCCACCCAAGTTTTCAAAAAATGGAATAGCATCAATACTATTACGGTAGATATCATACGTTATCTTTTTTGTATTTTCCTTATTTGACTTTCTTTTCCACATTCCTGTATTATCTTTTACATATTCTGTTTTCTTTAAAACAATACAAGCCTTTTTTAAATGTGGGTTATTCTCAATCATTTCTAAATATTTGTTCTTCATAGTTAAAACCTCCTTAAAAATTTTCAATGTGTATGAATTAAAATGTTTTTGTTACTTCTTAATTTATTTATATTATACCACACTTTTTATGTTTTGTCAAATATTTTTTTGAAAATTTTATAAATAGATTTTTTATGAAATATAAAGTTTTTTATTATATTACAAGGATAAATGTATTATACGCTGCCAGTATTAGAAAATCAGTATTTATAAAAAATAAAAGGTGGAAAAATCCACCTTTAAAAAATATCTTTTAACTATACTCTCCTTTCACCTCTTAAATAAAACCATACTTTCATAAGTAACTTTTGAAATATCATTTGTACTTATCTTATCTTCACTTTTTAAATTCAACTTCTTAAAAATTTTTTCACCTTCCTCAAAACTACAAAAATTATATTTTATAACTGTTGACCTTCTGTCGATATAGTAGAGTAACGCATCTGTGTTAATCTTTCCCTTAGCAGTAATACCATTTATTGTAAATGATACGGCTACTGTTTTTATAATATCCTTAACGGCATTTAAAGCCTTTGTAATATCTCTTTCCCACTGTTCTGTGAGTGTGTTATTACTCATCAGCCTTTCAATATAGAGCATACGTATCTTTAATGCTTTGACGTTATCCTTAATAAAAGATACAGTGCTGTTGATTGTATCTTCTTTTGATGTATAACCGCAAATATCACTCAAAACCTGTTCTTTGCAATTTATATTAACAATTTCCTTTATTTCTTCTTCAATTACGTCTGCAATATTTGTATCATACAACTGATAGCTTCTTGCTTTAACTTTAAGATTAAGAATTTCCTTTTCAATCTTTTCTTCGTCAAAATTCTTCTTAATTCTACTATAAATTCCTTTTAATGCTGCCTTGCAAAGTTCAGCACATTCAGTTTCAGACTTGTTAAAAAACTCATCACCTGCTTCAATATCATTATAAAGTTTTTCAGCTGTATTCAAATAAAATTCTGAATATTCATTTACAACGTCTGATAAAAGTTTTATATTATTATTTTTTACATTATCATTTATTGCTTCATTGTTAGGCACGGATGAAATAAGTACGTCTTTATTTACGATATAAAAAGTATTATTTTTTTTCAATCATAGCAAGAGTCATATCTACATCCTCATAAGCACCAATAAGCACCTTAAATGCAATATCCTTTGTAACACGTCTGTCAAGATAGATATATCTTGCATTATATACCTTCCTAACCATAACTGCACAATATCCATGATTTGATTGTGCTATAAAGTCCTTATCTCTTTCCTTGATACCGTTTACAATATTGTTGAACAATTCAGTGTCCCACTTGCATTCTTTAATTCTTTCATTAGCCATATTAAAAATCCTCCTTGTATTTATTTCGTATTATTAAGTCTTGTCATTCCTTATCTTGTTTATGTTATACTGCACTTTTTATGTTTTGTCAAATATTTTTTGAAAAAATATATTTCTTTATTTGCATTTGAAATAAAACTAGATTTTATATAACAATTAAAAAATTGTAAAAGACTAAGTAAAAAATTATAAAAAAGCTCTGTATAATATTCAAAGATTTATTATCTGATTTTATATTATAATGAATTATTTATATAGTTGGTTTTAATCATTTTTAAAAGTCTACTTAAATAATAGATATTTTATATTTATGGGTATAACAATATATTATAAATAAAATAATTTCTGCTCGAGCGGAATAATAATTTAGTAATCAGAAATTAGAATTATAATAAAAAAGATATAATTGTTAAAAAGATTGTTAAAAAATAACAATTTTTTAACTAATAATATTTCCATAAAAAAATAGGTGGGATTTACTCCCACCTTATTTTTAAACTTCTACTGTAGCAATTTTATCATTTATAACAAGTGAACCATCTTCAAAGTCAGCAAAATACTTTGCATTAGACTTCTTTATTGTATTTTCAAAGAGTGTTCCTGTCAAAAGTGCGATATTCTTATCTACAATAAACCTACGCTTTAATACTTCAATCTTATGCTTAAGTTGATTTGTTCGTCCTTCAAGATAAGTCTTTTTTTCTTCATTATCCATACTTGCAATAATGTTTTCTTGCTTATTGAGTTCTTCTTGTAAAATCAAATGATACGCATTTAATTTACCACCACTTTTAACTTGTTCTTGCATTTTTTTTACTGATAGTATTGTACCCAATTGGTCGATTGCAAGAACAATTGTTCTACACATTCTTGCACCTTTCGCTTCTTTTTTATTTCCAACACCACCATATTCCCCTGTTGGTCTTATCCCGTGGTCAAAAAGCACATTTTTCTGTTCTTCCGTATAAGTTTCTGAATAAGTTTTAAAATCTTCATAGAGATAGTCCGCAACTTTTTTCTTTAACTTCAAAACATTTAATTCTTTTAACATTTCATACAAAGATTTGTTTGTAACAGCCTTTGTAGTATCAAAGGTAGGTCTTCCTACAAGTGAAATGTTAGCTCTTACTTCATTTTCGGAATATTCTTGTACGTTTTCCAAAAAATCCATATTGCCAACAAATTTCTTAGGAATAACAACATCCATAGTAGGAATGTTTATTTTATTATCGCAAACATAAGTTTGTGTATGATATCTAAAAGACCGAATTGTATCTTCTAATCCTACTCTTTTAGCAGTATTAGGATTAAGCGTTACAACACCATTTATAACATTTTTCAAAGAGATATTGGCTTCCTTCTCGTTCAAAATAGCCTTAACTGGTGTTAAAGTCAACTCACTGTCTGCCTTAAATACTCCAAAAGTTTCTGTTACCTTTGGTGTAATCCTATTGTAGTTGTTGACATAAACAACTCTTGCATTGTTCTTCTCCAATTCATCAAAGACTTCCATTACTGATTTTTGCATTTCTGTTTTCCTCCTTAATAGTAAATTATTGTTAATTTTGTTTAACTCTTAACTTGATTATATTGTACCACATTTTTAACAAAATGTCAAGTATTTTTTTATAATTTTATAAAAAAGAGGATGATTTTTTTCATCCTCTTAATTTTTTATCTTTCAAAAAGAACCTTTTTTCCATAAGTGATTTTTGTTATATGCTTTGTCTGCAAATATTCTTTATTAACTGTATCACGATTGCTACATTTTGCACCTAATGTTTTAAGTACCTTTTTGCCATCTATTTCATTACAGAATTTATAACTTAAAATTTCATTTCTACTATTAATAACTGCGAATAATGCTATCGGTGAAATTTTGCCTGTTGCTGATTTATCGTTCATTTTAAAAGTTACATTTAATGCTTTTTCTTTACCACTTAAAGAATTTAAAACTTTTATAATGTATGATTCCCATTGTTCCGCAACATCACCATTCTTGATTAAATTTTCAATGTATGCCAATTCTGATTTAAAATCTATGATAGTATTTTTATTCTTATCTAAAATTTCATTCATAGTATCTTCTTTTGATTTATAACTACAAATATCAGCTAAAACATCAGCTGTTGTAATGCTGTGATTAAACATATTATTGTAATAAGTTTTCAAAAGATAATCAGTGGCATTTAACTGGTGTATTTTTAACAATCTTGCTGCGTTATTTAATAATTCAATTCTTTCCTTATTAGTAATTTTTATAGGATTAACAGAATTACAATAATCAAGCATTTTTGTTTTAAGTAACTCATTATATTCTTTTTTTACATCAGATAACAAGAATACATTATCGGGCATTTTTTCTTTAGGATTGTATTTGAAAAAAGATTCTCCGTAATCTTCATCTGTAATGTAAAATTTATTATTTTTTTCAATCATTAAAAACTTCATAAGTGATATTGATTTTCCTGTCAATAAGTTATCCATAAATACATTATTCTTTTCATACACATAATCACCGAATATGTATCTTGCTTCATAAACATTAGTAACAATAAAATTATAATACTTGTTATATAATTTTAAGTCAAAAGATGTTTTACCGTCTGTAACTGCCTGTTTAATTTTTTCAATTAAATTATTGTTCATAATAAATCCTCCTTAAATATATAAGTGCTGCGTGTGATTTTTTATCTTGTTTATATTATACTACATTCTTTATAATTTGTCAAGTATTTTTTAAGAAATATATTTTTAAAAATTATACTTAGAAGAATTATATTTAGAAGAATTATATTTAGAAGAATTATATTTAGAATGTTAAATATATAATTTTTATAGTATTGCTATTTTAATAAGCGTATTTTATTTAAAAGAGTTTATCAATAATTATATTACTAATTTTTAAACAAGAGTATAAAAAAAGATGGGATTTCTCCCACCTTTATTTTTCTTTTGCTGTTATCCATAACATATCTCCGTGCTGCAATATGTTTATATCAACATTAGTATCAACGGAACAAAGGATTTCAAATTCTAATCCATTTTTAAAGTAATCAGTTAAAGGAATTTCTTTTCCTAATATTCTTGTATATTCTTCACTCGGTATTACATTATATGTAATTGCAACAGCTCCTTTAATTTCAGTTTTTAATGCACATAAATCTAACTTAAATAAATTTATATGCAATCCTTTCATATAATTATACACTGCATTTTTAATTTGACATTCTAAACTACTATATTCTTCAAGCGGTTTAAATGTAATGTTTGTTGTACTTATTGATGGTTCAATGATTTCTCCATTTGTAATGATATATTCATTAAATAACTTATTACCATTTGTATTCATTTTAATAATTTCAATGTTTTCTTCAATATCAGTATAAAGAAATTTGTACCCATATCCATTATTTAAGTATTTAAAACTATCTAAAACATCTGTAATTTTATCAATAGCCTTTTCATTACTCCACTGGAATTTATTAAATTTTACAATATAATAATTGTTTATCTTTTCAATACTTGATGGAATAAAACAATATTTCTGTAATATTCGACTAATTACATCATACGCTTTATTCTCCATAACTATCTCAATTTTTTGCACCATTCCCATTCTGTTATCCTCCTTTTGTTTTTAATACTATTATGTGTGTTTAAATTATACCTTTGATTTGTTTGTATTATATCGCATTTTTATAATTTGTCAAGATTTTTAAGTAATAATATGATTTATATTTTTTTATAAAAAAGGTGGAATTTCTTCCACCTTAATTTTTTTAAATTTTATCACTTCTTCAATATTGATGCGTTATTACTTAAACGAACAACTTTTACACATCAATCAGCTTCATATACAATTCTATACGGCACAGGACAATCTCCAAAAGCTATAGAAGATGTGATATTGTTAAATTCTTCTTCATCATCTAAAAACTCTCTAAACTCATCTTCATTCATCAATTCTCTTGTTCTAAAATCACCTTCTTCCGTATAGAGCCAGTTTTCAGCTTCATCCCTGTTATCAAAATAGTAAACATCGTAATACCATCTGCCAAAACTATACTTATAAGATATACCATAAATAATTTCTGTTGTGTTCATAATTAAATCCTCCTTGTGTTATGTATTGTTTTGTATTGTTTTGTAAAAATAAATGTGTGTGTGTTTTGTTTTTATTTATTATCATTATACCACATTTTTTACGATTTGTCAAGAACTTTTTTATTTATATAATTATATTGTATGCTGCTTGATTATTAAATTTTATACTCATAATTAAATATTTAATACATTTTTATCTATCCTTTGTTTTTTTGTAGTGTTGATATTATCAATTACTATATAATAACAAAAAATTCTTTTTCCACAATAAAAAACTTTAATAAATATGTATGTATAATTTTTATCTATATCATTTAGTTTTATAAAACATCAGATAGCTTTATTATTTTTCTATTTATATAGAAGAAATTTTTTTAATCAACATACAATAATCATAAAAAATAAATTTAATTTTTCAAAAAAACCACTTGACAAAATATAAAAAATGTAGTATAATATAAACAAGCTAAGAAGTAAGAACTTTTTAGAATACACATATACTATTTCAGATATTTGAAGGGAGATTGAGAAATATGGGACAAAGAAGTCAAATATATGTAAAGATAACAGAGGAAAACGAGGTAATATTACTTGCCAATTATTACCAATATAATTATGGCGAATCAATGATTAGTAGGGCGAAAAGTGGTATAGAACATATCAAGTATTATTTGGATACTTATGCTCATAATATTATTTGTTACAATAAGTCAACAAAAGAAAAATTAAGAAGATACTTTGACGTTGATTTTGATAAAAAAGATACAACAACTTCTATTGATATTATAAAAGATTATGAGGATTGCAAAGAAAAATATAATCTCGGTGAATTTAATAGTTATGTATTTTCTGAACAAGATAATAATGATGGCAAATTATTCATTGATGTTGATTACAATACAAAAACAATTAAGTATTGTTTTACAAATAGAACAATGACTAGAATTATGAGGGCAAGAGAATACTTTAATTGGGATATGAAAGATAACTGCTTGAAAAATTATGAAATAGAAGAAGTAACAGAAAACAATATAAAATTCTTAAATAAAAATACAAAGCTTATGACAAAAGAAGAATTACAAAATTTTATAACTACTGATTACGGGTATAATAAAGAAGAAGTACCACTGTTTTAAAAATAAAGGGTGAGGATAAAAACCTCACCTTTTTTATTATAAAAATATTTATTTAAGAATAACTTTTTAAGAATGGATTTTAAATAAGTACTTATAAATTATCTTTTATTGAGCCGTTAAACGGCTGTATTTTAATTATAAATGTTTTATCTAATAAAAATACTACATTAAATATATAATCCCTCTTAAAACTCAAAATAAAGCAAATTTATATAAAAACCAGTATATAATTATTTATTGTTATTTTTTTAAAGAATATTTTAAAAAGCACTTGACAAATTATAAATTATGCAGTATAATATAAACAAGTTAAGAGATATAAATACTTAGTAATCACACACAACTAATTATTAAAAAACACTTTTAACAATTATCTTAAAGGAGGATTTCAATATGAAAAAGGAATACAGTGATGAATTTTTAAGTAGGTTTACAAAAGTTTTTAGAGATTTTTACAAGGTTTTGTATAATAATGACGGTAATGATATAAGCTATGACGCAGTACTTGAAAAAGGCGATGAATACTTGAATGATGAAAATAATAAAGACTTCTTTGTTGCTTTTGCAAAATATAGAGGGGATTTTATTAGTAGTGATAGAGAAATTGCAGCACTGGTTTATACAATGGATTTATTTAACAGATACTTTTAAAAACTAAGGGGGAATGAAAAATTCCCCTTTTTATAAAAAATATTTTTAATATATACGGAGGATTTTTACTATGTTAGAAAATGACTTAAAAGAATTAAAAGAAGCAATTAATGCAAAATTTGAAAAAATTGATAATTTAACAAATAGAGGTCTTATTTCAGATACTGAAAACAGAAAAATAAAACTTAATATAATAGAAGATGTTATAGAAAATTTAGAAAAGGCATTGAAAATATTAAACACAATGAAAAAAGATATGGAAATTGATATGCTTATAGATAAAATAAGAAATGAAAACAAATATCTTATCGAATCACTAATAGAACAAAATATAAAAAATAATGAGTACAAGGGTGAATAAAAATCACCCTTTTTTATTTTTAAAAGATAATATTATATTTCAAAAAGATTACAACTATATTACATTATGATTACAAGATAATTTATAAATAAAAAGAATTACCAGTACAACTTTTATTAAAAACAATATTCTTATACTTATATAAGCTCATAGATGGCTCATATACAATCATTAGTATAATTCTTTATAAATTATCTACTAAACATTTTAAAACTTAATACACAGCAATATAAACTGTTGTAATTGATAATTGCTTTATTAAAAATACCTTTTTTAAAAACCGATATTTTTTAAAAAAGTACTTGACAAAATTTAAAATACGTAGTATAATATAAATAAGTTAAGAGATGCGAGAATTTAGTAGTCACATATACATATTTTAAAGGAGAAAATTTTTACTATGAAGAATATTGATACTATTAAGGATTTAAACACATTACTTGAAAACAAAAACTCTATTGAGGTAGGCATTTCAGAAGAAGTGGCAAAAGTCATTGCTTTGGATAGTGAAATAAACGATATATATAATCTGATGATAGATAAGATAAAAAAAGATTTGGAGGATTTACAAGATAAGTATTATTCTCTGAAAATATCAAAAACATACTTTGCTACATCTGTTAAACTTGATGCTGAAGTGGATATATCTAATCCAAAAGTTTGTATAAGATTTGATTCTTATACAAGAGGAGCATATATTGGATGTGATTCAGAAAACGCAACAATATCTTTATATAATACTATTTCAAATTGGTTCTCTAATGAATCATTAGTTAGTGTTTATAAACAGTGGAATAAAGTTAAAGCTGAAATTGAAGAAGGAATTGCAAAAGAGTATATTAAAGAAAAAAGTATAAAGCTTGAAAAAATACAAAATGAATATTTGGAAAAACAAAGTTATCTTAAAGAATTGAAAAGTCTTATTTGCTAATCTTTAAAAGAGGGGATAAAATCTCCCCCTCTTTTTTATTGTTTATAATTTTATGTATTGTATTAATAGATATCTTTATATTATTCTTATTAAAAAACTTTATAATATCTTTTTTATAAATGTAGCAATTATTATACAAACCAATTTTAAATATTTTTCATAATTACTTTTTTATAAGAGTTTCTTTATAAAAATCATTAGAAATTTTACCCACCCTTATAAAAAGGGAATATTCTTTTTAAATATTTTATAACACAAAAAGAATTAAGTATAATCGCAGCTTATATAATAAAAGTTTAAACTGTAAAATTATTCTATAAAAACATTTTATATTATCCTTTAATAAAAATTCTTATAAGTCAAAATATTTTATATATCAAAAAATTCTTATATAGAAAAAATAAAACAAGTAATACGGCAGATAAACATTTCTTAATATACAATTTTTACTTATAATAAATTCTACTGGTGAATGTTTTTTAATAAATATATATAATAAAAATAATCCTTATGATAGAAATTAAAAAAGATTTTTATTTTTGCTTTTTATAAAAATTACATTCTTAATAATTTAAAATATGCCTTAAAAATATTGTCTAAGAATATTATTAAAACTTTTTTATTATAAAAAGATTAAATATAAGGTTCTTTATAAAAAGGCTTTTTAAAATAAATCTTATTATATATGATTTTGTAAAGTATACTTTCATTATATGGCAAAAAATAATTCAAGTATATTTTATAAACACTTTATAATCAATTTAATAAGCCTTTAAATCTTATATAAGAATTTATAATTATACAAAAAAGAACAGGTTGTTATACCTGTCTTTTTTTACCTCGCTAGGGTAGTTCTATAAATTATTTCTTATTTGATAGAAAATAAAAGAAATACTAATGCTAATCAAAGAACAACAATACGCAGCGAATAAAAAACAAATAATCGCATTTATAATAAAACATATCATACAGGTATTTGTAATTGTTAGTATTTTACTTTTCATAAAAAACTCACCTACTTTTTTTCGTTTTACTAATATAAAAATATTTAATAATTTTATATTAAAGTTGCAATGGGGGAATAACCCTTTTTCAGAAGGGAGTTCACTTATTTAGCATAAATCAAATTTTTTCTTTTTTTTTGAGTAGCTGTTTTTAATTTTTATTGAAGGCAACTATTTTTTATTACATATATTTTCTAATAAATCTTTCACTAAGTCATTAGTAGCTAAGTAATAATCGTTGTTTATTTCTACATTCTCATATTCTTTTAAATCCAGTACATTATTTAATGTATCTTTATTTAAAATTTTTAAAACACAATTATTCTTATTTTTACCATTTGTTATCTTCCTTATAAGATTATTTTTCTTTTTATTATCAATGATTCTATCGTATGAATAATTTAATAAGTAATCATCATAGAAATGTAAAAGATTCATTACAATTAATTCAGCTCCGTATTGTTTTAAAAATTTAAAATCTTCCAACACGATATATTCATCATTCAAAGATTTTACATATTTAATATTATTATCATTTAAAAAATTTTCGAACTTTTCATCCCTATAAAAAGAAATACTAAATGTTGAATATACACAATCTATTTTTTTTACTTTCATACATAGTCATCTCCTTTTATTATAATAACATATTTTTTCTTAAAAGTCAAAAAATAATATTAGAAAAATTAAAAACCTTTGTTTGTATAGGTTTTGTTCGTATCGTTTTTTCTATTTACGTCCATTACTCGATATTTTTTGGACTTATTGTAAAACATTATAATAGCAATTTATATATAAAAATATTTCCAAAAAACCACTTGACAAAATATAAAAAATATAGTATAATATAAACAAGATAAAAAACAATATAAAACTATTACACACATTATAAAAGGAGGTTTTTAATTATGAGATTAAATATTTTTGAAACTAAAGTAGAACAGGTAAAAAATTATATAAATGAAGTGAATAAAGCAATTAAGCCGCTAGGTATGAATATTGCTTGTAAAGTACTAAATAAAACAAAAGTAGTAGTTGTAAAAGATAATAATGAAGATATAACAATTAATTGTGTATCTTTGAGTATTACAACATCTTCTTTGAAGAGTGAAGATTGGAAACTTATAGGAACAATACAACATACTGATAATGGTAATATTGTAACTTGTTTTCAAAAGAATCCATTATCAGAAATTTATAATGTAGCACCTTACATTTGTGATTTCTGTGACGATATTTCTAATAGAAATGTATCTTTCATTATTAAGAATGTTAAGAATGACAAAGAAGAAAAACAGGTATGCTATGATTGTTTAAAAAATTATGCTAAAATAAATAATAAAAAAGCTTTTATAATAATGCAAATATTCAATAAATTGCTAAAATTTGAACATTTCAACAAAGAAGAAATTATCAAAAATCTTAATTATATTGATGTTAAATTAATGCTTAAAATTGTCAACTTTGTGACCAATAAATATGGTTTTGTTAAAGCTAAAGAAAAAAATCCTACAAAAGATATTGTTTTTAATTTTTATAAGCAGATAATAAATAATAATGATTATAAAAAAGATATTGTTACAATAAAGAATAATAATGAAGATATAGTGATAAATCTTAAAGAACAAGAAGAAGCAGTAAATGAAGTTGTTGCTTTTGCAAAAAATAGAGGTAGAATGAATTATCCGATAATGGATAATGATAAAAGTTATTTTTCTAAGCTTACAAGTGTTTGCAGAACTGATATTACTAATGCTGAAAATGTAAAAATCCTTGCATCAACATTTTCTTTCTACAATAAACTTAAAAATCTTAATCCATCGAGTGTCAATAGAGCTTCTACGTATGTAGGAACAATTGGAGATAGGATTGTTGTTGGATTAGTTAAATGTATAATTCTAGCAACTTGGAGAGATATAGGCAATGAAACCATTTATCTATACAAATTTGAGGATAGAGATGGTAATATATATGTTTGGAAAACTTATAAAGTGCTAGACACAAGTAAAGAAATGGTTCTTAAATGCACTGTTAAAGCTCACAATCTATACAAAAAGCAAGAAAAGCAAACAGAAATTACACGTTGTAAACTTATTGCATAACTATCAAAAGTATATTGAAGAATATATTAAAAAATATTTTATATAAAAAAACTTATAATAAATATTTTTACAATAAGCTTTCTAACTAAACTCCTTTATAAATTTCTAGGGGGATGATTTTAAACAATTATCTCCCTAGATTTTCTAATACTATAAAATAATTATATATTATATAATAAAAATATTATATGTTGACTTCTAAGACTTATCAACATTATCAATATAGTTATTAACATTGTATGTTAATATGTGTTAATAACTCTAGTTTTATTCACATAACAATTAGTTTGAAAAATAAAACTATGTGAATTAATGTTGATAATGTTAATAACTAACACACTTATCAACACGTTATTAACATACTTATTCAGCGACATAGTACTGTTTTTAGTCACTTATCAACATTTTTCGACTTCCCCTACTACTATATATTAATTAATAAAAGAATATATATACATGAATTCATGCATGATTAATTCTTCTTTTATTATTAATATTTCTTTTATTATATTTATAATTAATAATATTCTTAGTGAAGTTAGATTAGTATATCTATATAACCTATATATTATATCATATAACTTTAAATTAATCAATAGGGATTTTACTTATGTTGTAATATTAAATATATCCAACTACATAAATCAATCATTACCCATACTTAAAATCAATTATATTACCCTTGTTTACCGTTTTAGTATAACTTTAGATAAATTTTCTATGTTATTATAAATAAATCAATTATAAGCCTAATACAAGCCATTATTCAAGTATAAGAAAAATATTATATAACCATCTGCGATAACAATAACCAAATACAACCTGTATAATATAAATCCTATAATTCTTTTAATTTTATAAAAAATTCTTCGGGTATATAAAATTAAACAATACAGTTGGTGTTACATTATATAAAAATACCTATCGTATAATAAATCGTATTTGCGTTTATTTGCCGTTGAATGATATTTAGATAGACAACTCTACCATATTTCCTTAAAATTGATTCTAAGGGCAATTAAATCGATTTTAAGGCATATCATAAAAACATTAAAGTACAGATAAACAATTATTTAAGACTTTAACCACTTAAAAATAAAAAATTAAAAAAATGATAAAAAAGTACTTGACAAGTGAAATAATATGATGTATAATTATCTTGTTTTTAAGTAAACATTTCAATAAGATTTCTGAAAAATATATTTTTTTGGAGTTTACTTTCTCTTTTCTAAAAGGGCATTATATAAAAACATTTTTAGTGATGCCCTTTATTAAAGATTAAAATACAGCTGTAAAAAGATATATGGTAAAACATTTAAAGATTTTTTAAAGATTAATAAAATTAAAGAGACATATATATAAAAACATATTTGTAACATTAAAATTCATTTTATTGAAAATTGTTTTACTTGAAAATAATAAAAATACTAATAAAAAACTGGAGCGGAATAACTTATAAAATAATTTAATGATTATTATACAGAATGTTTTATGATTATTCGAAACATTTCATAAGTGTTATGTAAAATAATTATAAATTATTTGTGGAGAGTAGTTTTTGATGAAAATATTAGGGTTCTTAAAGATACTTTTTGTGAGAAGGTATTTTGAATAAAAGTTTCATTAAAAAAACGTATTTTAAAAAACACATTTTTACAAATCGTATACAGATAATATTTGTATATACTAAGACTTTTTAAAAATGCAGCTCCGATATTTTTTGGATAAATTCTTTTGGATGATTATATATTGTGTGTATACCTCTATATTGAAAAACATTCAAAAAAGATATTTAAAAAATTATTAGTATTAAAAGGAATTTTGCAATAAGAAAAGAACAGGGAATTTATTCTCTGTTCTTTTTTGTTAGTAAAAAATATAAATTATTTATAATATAAAATCTGATTTAATGGTTTCAATCTTAAAAGAAAAGAACTAGCATTATTATCTTTTTCAAAATAAATACAACTATCAATCCCCAATTCTTTAAGGATATTAATAGTAGTTTGTTTATTTACAATTAAATTACCTAACAAATCAGAAAATTCATCATTAGATAAATGTGTATGCCCTAATTCTTTATTAAAACTTACACCATACAATCTTAAAACAAATCTTATATTATCTAAATTAAAAGTTTGTGAATAAAATTTTATTTCTCCACCATACATACTTATATATAACAATAAATAATCTTCCGTACTACCTATTTTTAACAAACTATTATGAGTTACTATTTTCTGTAAATCAGAAAAACTAATAATAGTATTATCTTCTTTGTTTATTAAAACCATTTATAATCATCTCGCTTTTATATAATTATAGCTCACACAACTTTTATCCCTTGTATCATCATACTGTGACAAATCTTTTAATAGATTATTGATTTTTAATAAATCTCCCTTACAAAGATAAGAGATTACTTTAAAAGTTTCATTAGGAAAATAACAATCCCAGTTCCAATTGGAATAAATAAAATTTTCCAATTTTTCTTTTAACAATCTTTCAGTAGTAGGTAATTCAATAAAACTTGTATAACCATTGTTCAAATTTGTCAATTCAATATTATAACTTAAATTCATAACGTATTTTATTCTCCTTTTACTTTTGTAGAAATATCTTTTTAGAAAATTCTTTTTTAAATTATCTTTTTAAAAAATTTTTTAATACACTTTCCATACACCGTCTGGTCTCATTTTTGCAATAGTTAATAACTGATTTAATGCTCTTTTAGCATTACCTTCGGTAGGTTTCCAATAATCATTATCTGTATTATCAGATAAGTTACTTATAGCCCTATTTAACAAAGGAATGGTTTCTAATGCAGTTTTACCATCAAAGATTTCAGCGTAACTTTTTTCTTGCGGATTATCAAACATAGCAGGATTAATAACCTTTGAATAATTATAAGTTACGTTTAAATGCAATTGATTAGTACCATCGGGGCAATAAGTACCACCAAACATAAAATGCGGCGTATCAATTGTTAATACTTCTTCCGACACTGAATCACATAAATAAAAATCCCAACTCATAACAAAAATCCTCCTTTAATAAAACCATATTTATAGTGTAATTTTATCTGTTGTTTATTAATACAATTTTTCCTACACTTTCCCTGTTGAAAAATATAGGTGTGTTATCAGATTTAGAGTGTACCCTAACAAATGAACTTCCTGTTTTCTTAACAACAGAAGAACATAATGATTCCCTTTCAGCATTTAATTTTTCCTCTGTATTATGAAATGTAACAGTGTTTTCAATCATAAAAATACCTCCATTACTATAATTGGCTCATATAAATTTTATATTAATTTCATTTTAGCATTAGCAAAATACTTTGTCAAGCACTAATATTATTTTAACCATATAATATTGAAAATAATGAAATTATTCTTACTATTAATATTATACTACAAAATTTATTTATTGTCAACAATGTTAGTTATTATTTCATTAGAATAAAAAGGTAATATAAAGAAATTTTTCATAAAGAAGTTTTTTCTATATTACCTTTTTTATATTTTTAAAAATTATTCAACTTTTGTTTTAGTCTTTTTAGACTTCTTTTTTGTTGACTTTTCTTTGACAACCTTTTCACCATTTGCATATACAATATTAGTTGATAATGCAATATTCCTCGCTGCGTTTAAATCAGCATTTATTTTAGTACCACAAGCCTTACATTCAAAATTTTTACCATTTCTTTGACCTTCTTCCCAGTGTCCGCAAGAAGAACAAATCTGTGAGGTATGATATGGATTTACTTTTCTTAATTCAATACCATATTTAGCTGCCTTATATTCAATCTGCGTTTGCAATTGATAATAAGACCAATTTCTTAAAACAAAATCATTAGTATTATAACCTTCCAAATTTTCAACATTGATATATTTAGCTTTATTTCTTAAAGCAAAATCAACAACTCGTTTACTTATCATATGATTATAAGTGTTTACATAATTTCTTTCTTTTTTGTTAAAAACTTCCAATGCTTTAAGTTTTTTATTTCTTCCGTGACCTCCTTTAGAGTTTTTCAAATTTCTTTGAAAACGTCTTTTTTGTTTTTGCAGTTGTGTTCTAACCTTTAAAAAATCCTCTTTATCTCCTAAAGGCTTGTTTGCAACGGTATTATTTGTTGCACAATAAGCAGGTATATTAATTCCCAAATCAACACCTACAACTGTATTCTCATCAAGTTCCACAAATGATTTAGGTATTTCCAAAGATAGATTAAGAATAATTTTATTACCATCTATTCCAATACTACTGCCTTTTATTTGATATATTTTATCAATCATAACCTTTTGCAGAATACTTCTTAATTCAAATGACTTCTTAAAATTCTTTCCGTTGTCTAAAATAACCTTAAATTTAATTTTATGAACCCATTCCATTCTAAGAGATAAATCTTTCTTATACAAATGATTTAAAAATTCTTCATCGTTTTCATAATCGTGTTTGAATTTAATATCCCTTCCCCTTGTTAAAAGTGGAACATCTGATTTGTAATTATTTATACTTCTTTCACCATATCTCAATCCATTATTTAATGCAGTTTTAAAATCTTGCTGAACTTTTTTATGCAATTGTGATTGAGAATCTACACCTGTTGCAAATGTAATATCTGCCGATGTATATAAAGAGTCATAATAAGATTTTTGAAAAAGTTCCTTTTTCTCTTTTTTATAATCAGCATTATTCTCATTACAATTATATTTATAATATAAAGTCATAAGTTGGCTCATCATAAGATTTAAAGCATTATTTTGGGCTTTTTGACCATCTCTTATAAATTTATATGCTTTATTAACTTCTTCTTCGTCACCAATAGGATAAAGTGCAATCTTCCTACAAATAATCATAGTTTTACTTATATTTTTTTCTTCTTTATTGTTTTCCATTATAAATCCTCCATATATTCTTTAGGTATTTTTTAATAAAAATCTTTTAATAACATCTTTTTGTAACAATATTTCTTTTTTTTAACATTGTATTTTTATTCGGCTTTTATCCAATAATTACCTATTTTACCTTTTGAACAATCCCAAGTATCATATACCTTATTGTCCTTAATACAAGTTATGTGATGAGTACCAATTTTTGCAATACAAATTCCTTTAAATTGCTTGCAAAATTCTTCACCAGTATATTTTGTATTATCATATTTCTTCGGCTGCTTCATTTTAACCCAACCTATTTTTTCCATATATTTCTCAATGCCTTTTTTATCATTTAAACAATAACCAGTTTCAAGCATTGTTTGTACCATTTCCATTACAACATCATTATAATTTTTCCCAGTTGCTAATGAAATAGCTCTAAAAACACAATCGCCAGTTATTCTATTTTTAGGGTTAGCATTGTAATAAGTAAATGTATCTGTATCATTAACTATTCTTTTCATTATTCATTCCACCTTTCATTATTGAAAAAATTTTTTCTTTGAATATTCACAATGAGTGCAATCGTCACTCAAACAATAATTACAAGGTGTATCTTGTTTACTTGTTATTTCATCAATCTTCTTGTTATAATTAAAGAAGTTATCTTCATAATAACTGTTTGAATAATCCTTTTCATAATAACCTTCTTCGTAATAATCTTCCATTTCATTATCAGTGTAAATATTGTACATATAAATACCTCCTTTAGTATTGTGTGTTTTAATTTAATTATATTATACTACACTTTTTATGATTTGTCAAGCGTTTTTCGAAAAAATATTGTCTTATTTAGAACTTATAATTTTATAGTTTATACATTATTATTCATCAATATTCATTATTTTATTCATTTTATCCCGTATATAAAAAGTTTTTTATACATTTTTCTTATAATTTATTCATTTATAAAAATGAATTATACAGAATTATTTTTGAATATTAAGTATAAAATATTAAAGATAATTATTGTTAATAAGACGTTGTATTCTTATAAAAATATTTAAGGATAAATAATTAAAAGTATTTTGCTAAAGAAGTATTAAAAATTTATAAATGAATAATGAATATGAATAATTAAAAAATATACATAATATTATACATTTTGAAAAAATGAATTAAAGAAATAACATTAATTGCAATGTTTTTAAAATTTTGATAAAAAGACCATTGACAAATAATATATAATATGTTATTATAATGTTGTAAAGTTTTTTAGATAACAACCTATATGTTTTTTACTACAAAAACAGGGTTAAAAGATTTATTATTTTTAGTGAGGGTATAAACTCATTTCATATATTGTTGCAAATATACAATAAAACTTCAAGACTTACGCTATAAATAATAATCTTTTTTGTAGTATGCAAAAATTATATTATAAAAAGAATAATACTATCTAATACGTTATAATAATATGTTGAATAATAACGGCATTTACAACTATAATACCTTTATATGAAATGTTACTTTTGTTAATACACCAACAATGATATACTTACATATCACAAACAACACCAATACAATTATTCTTTTTATAAAGGATTATCAATTAAAAACTTTATAATAAAAAAAGAAGTAGGCATATTAACTGCCTACTCTTTTTTTTTGAACCTACATATTTGAACCTACATTTTAAAAAACCTACCTGTTAAAATCTACTTATTATCTTTTCAATTTCTTTTATTGTGGCTTCATTTCTTTCCTTGAAATCGATTCTTATACAATGTGAATATACAAGAGTTTCATTATTATCATTAACTTCAACCTCAATCCTACCCTCTGTTGTAATTTCTCCATTCTTCAATTTTTTATTGATATTAGCTCTCTGATTAAAGTATTCAGCAACCAGTGAATTATATTGTTCATCTTCTTTAACGAACAATTCACCGTCATAACTTCCAAACTCTCTATACAAAAAGCTATACTTGTTTTCATCCGTTTTTCTTTCAATATATGTGATAAAATAAACATTGATACAATTGTTTTCCCAGTTACTTACGTGAATGTATTCACAGGAATTATCAATCTTATTCTTATACTTATTGAATAGTACTTCTATTCGTTTGTTAAATTCCTTTCTACTTATGCTGCCACTAATAGTTGCAATCTTTTCGCTTTGCTTTTCAATTCTTGAATTAGCACGGTTTAATTTCTTTTGTAATTCTGTTATTTCTTTTTCCAATTTATACTTAATTTGATACTCTGATTTAATTTTTTCAAATTGTTCTCTTATCTTTGGTTCAAGTCTTACAGTAGTGGCGGTATATTCATTTGAATAAATCTTGTGAATATCACCATCAATACCAATAAATTTCATTGTATTAATATCTTCTACGTTTATAAGCATACCAATAAAATTCTTATCGTTTTTTGTTACACGTCTTATATCATAAAGTTTTACATTTTCCATAATTATTTATCCTCCTTATATTTATGCAATACATTCAACATTGATGGGTAGGCTTTAAACGATTTATATTAAGAAGTTTTTTGTCATTGAACCATATTGTTCCCTTAATATCTTCGTCCACAAGAAGATTATTATAGAACCATTTGCAATATGTTGGAATATCATATTTAAGCGTGGTACGGGTTATATAAATCATTTTTTTACTTGTCACATTTCTACCAAAAAGATAATAGTTGTCTTTATTCTGTATAAGGTATAAATAATCAATTTTGTCTGCATTTTTTCATAGTTAGCATCTCCTTTTAAAATATTATTTTTTATGTGTATGTGTGTTAGTCAAGCTCTACTTCTTAACTTACTTGTATTATACCATACTTTTTATTGTTTGTCAATACTTTTTTAAAAATTGTAAAAATTTTAAAAATAAAAAAGGGCGAATTTAATCACCCTTAATTTTAATGTTTAGGACAGTACCTACTAATCACCATATCTACTACATCGTGTTGAATACTTCTTACAATAATTCTTGAAATTTCTTTTTCTGTCAAAGTTTCCAAATTTTCTTTGTTGCTATCTATAAGGTCTTCTATTGCCTTATTTAACTCATAAAATTCTCTCATAAAATAACAATTCTTACAATGACTACAAGTAGATTCATCTCTTGTAATATCATCCGTCAGATTATAAAAATATGTTGCATAATCTGTTGTTATCAAATCCAACAGTATTTTTGTGACGATAGAGTATACTTCAATATCATCTTTAGAGGGGAGACACTTAAAAAACTTTTCAGCTAAAAAGCACTTTTCATCAGATATAAATATATACTTCAATTCCCAGAAAAATTTTTCAAATATCCTTTTCAAGGAATGCTCAAATGAAATAGAAATACACCATTCTTTTCTTGAATCATATTCATTATAATTCCTTATGCTTTCAGATAAACTATTTTTCATAATAAAATCCTCCTTTAAAATAATTATTAGAAATATTTTTTAATAATAGTTATGTGTGAAATTGGTTAGGTTTTGTTTCCTCTTAACTTACTTGTATTATACCATACTTTTTATTGTTTGTCAATACTTTTTTAAAAATTTTTTTATAAATAATTTCCGCTTATACAAAAACTGGAGCGGATTGTTAAAAAAATAACAATTAAATATTTGTCTAATAAAAAAAGGAATAGTAAAAACTATCCCTTAAAACATTATTAAAATTATTATCTTTTAATTTAACATACCTTTTAATTCATTAACAGTAATTGACTTTAATTCATATTCTTTTCTTAATTCTTCTAGTTCCTTACTTTTTTCTTCTTTATATTGTATTATCATTTGTTGTTTTATTGTTTTCATTATATTATCCCAGTTTTTATAAATTTCCATAATATTTTTTTCACTATTCCAATGGTTTATATCCGCACCATCATAAATTGGTAGTCTAACGTCACTATAACTATTCTTTTGTATTCCTTGTATTTCTGCCGTATTAAAATTTTTTCTTAAACATATTCCTATTTTTATTGCACCGTCAATTACAGTATATTTAAAATCAGTATCAAAAACATTTTTATTGAGTTTTAATTCTTTATATATATCATTTAAGTCTATCAAACCATTCTTTATTTCTTTAAGCATAGTAGTATAATAATTTTCTTCTTCATATTTTAACGCAGCAATATTTGATTTTTCTTCTTCTATCTGTTTTTCAAAGTTTTCTTTTATTTTTACTATATCAGCAATAGTAATATTTTCAAAACTTTCCATAATAAATCCTCCTTTAAGTATTTTTATTATTATATTATAAATTTTATCATTTTGCAATACTTTTATAAGAAAAAAGGATAGCCAGTTGACTATCCTTTCACTTTGTCATTCACATATCATTTTTTTCAACTCTTCAAGAGTTGCCTTTCCGCTTTCATACTGTCTTTGTATTTTTTCAAGCTTTTCATTTTGCATTCTTATATACTCATCTGCAAACATTTGTTTAATAGTTGGCACTACTTCATTCCATACTCCATAAACTTTAGAGATATTGCTTTTTCTGCTAAAACCTTCAACATCAAAGCTACTATAAATAGAAGTTCTGTTACCCTTATCTACATTTATTCCACCGAGTATAGCTGCTTTTTTATCAGCATCACAAGCAATTTCAACTTTAATAGCAGACGTTTGGTCTACTGGACTTGTATAGTCAAATGAAATTCCACTATCATACATACGCTTTTCAAGTTTAAGCGTTTTGTATATATCATTAAGTTCGACTAAATCCTTCTTAATCTTTTCAAGCATAATATTGTAAATATTATCTCTTTCAGTTTTAATAGCAACAACCTTTGCTTGTTCTTCCATAACAGATACCTCAATTTCATTTCTTCTTTCTAATACTTCCTCAATAGTTATTTTGTTAAATTTCTTCATAATAAAAATCTCCCTTCAAAATTAAAAATATTTTATTTGTTATTGTTAAGTGTGTGTATCTCTTAACTTATTTATATTATACTACACTTTTTGTTATTTGTCAAGTGCTTTTTTAAAAATTTTTTTAAATTATTTTTTAATTATTGGTAATAAAAAAGGGATAGCATTTACTATCCCTTCTTTGAATTTTTAACATATTAACACTCAAAAAGTAATCTTTAAAAATCAATCTTCTAAAAATCAATCTTCTAAGTTATATTCTTGCTTTTGAATTTTCAACTTCCACTGCTAGTTCAACAGGTTTTATTTTAATTTATTTATAATACTTTATTTTTTGGAAAACATTCTATTTTCCAGTATTTTCATTATTCCTACGCTTTTTATTCTTTGTCAATTATTAAAGTAGACTTTATAAAAAAGAATAAACAACTTTTAATTGTCATTCAATATCTTTTTTATTGTTTTTAAATATTTCTTTTTATCTTTATATTCTTTTTGTCGCAGATAATATTCATTTTTAATTTTATTCAAATTACTTCTTTTATATTTAATATAATCTTTTGTAATTTGTCTAGTTACATTCTTTAATATATCATCCAATATTTTATAAATACTATTAATATCAACTTCATTATCCCATAAATTAAAAATACCATATAATTTATCGTATAAAGTAATTTTCTCTTTATGCCCATCGTCAATTACAAAAAATAATCCAATATCTGCATATTCTTTTTTAGCATCACAATGTATTACAAGTTTTCTATAATTACTATAAAGATATTTGGTAGGATATTTTATTTTTAAATTAGTTATATAAATGTTGTCAGCATTAAAAAATCTTTTATATATATCATTGATTTCAATTAAAACTTTTCTTATTCTTTCACGTTTAATAAGGATAATATCCGTATTTAATTTAACCGTATTTATTTCTTTATCAATTCTACTTATTTTATCTATTTCATTATTAATTTGATTTTTAATATTTTTTTCTGTCTTATTGATTTTTTAATTATATTCCTTATACTTTTCATAAAAATCCTCCTTTGTTTTTTATTATACTACATTTAAAATTAAACTTAAATAGAGATTTGATTGTTTTTTGCTATTGTTTATATTATTAAAAGATAATTACAAGTTCTCAATCATAAACAACACTTAATTTAAATAAAAACACCCGTATGATTGTTTATTTTACATTCTAAGACGTTGTTTTATATTTTATATATAATTCTGCCGTAACAAATTAAACTGTAAAAATAAGCAATATAACGCTTTATATAATGAAAAGCTTAATCAGATTATTAAACATTTAAGAGTTCTTTTTTAGATGTTGTTTTTTAAATATTGGTTTTAATAATCATAGAATAATCAATCTGTTAAGTTTTTTAACAACAAAAGGGTAGAAAAATCTACCCTTATAAATAATCACCTTTTTAAACCCACTTTTTAAAATCACCTTTCAAATATAATATTTTTTCTATATGTGATTTCTACAATATCTTTTGATGTTAAAGGTTTTTTATCTGAATGGGTTGGACGTTTTGCATCAAGCTTTTCTAACATTCTTGCACCGTCCGCAGAATTGCAAAACTCATAATCAGAAAAATAATAATTATTATTACAACCTTCTATAGCATACAATAAATTATTAGGTGTAATCTTTATAGTTTGTTTTACTCCATTCAATTCAAATGTAACATTGAGAGTTTTTGCCGTATCTTTTATTTCAGCTATTGCATTAGTCATTTCAAGTTCCCATTGTTCTGCTGCCGTACCATTATTGATTTCTTCTTCAATAAAAACATTCATAGCTTTAAAAGCACTTATATTATTTTCATTTCTTTTTAAAATTTCATTAAATACCTTTTCAATACTTCTATAACTGCAAATATCAGCAAAAATATCAAAGTCCGTAATTATAAAAAGATTATCTGCATACTCTTTGATTTTATCTTCAATAGATATATTATTTATTAAATATCTTCTTGCTGAATATTTATATTGTTTTATTTTGTTTTCATCAGTAATTGTTACCGCAGTTGTTTTTTTATAAATATTATTAAAAGCTTTTCTAAATAAATCTTTTTTCATTTCATATACAGTTTCTTTTTCAATTACATTCTGTGGTAATTCTTCATTATTCCCGATTTTAAAGAAGTAACTGTTTACAATATAAAACATTTCATTGGCATATACTGCAATAAGATTTGATTCATCAATAGTAAGATGTGAACCGCCGATAACTCCTTGTATTGCCTGTTTTTCAGAATAATAATATTTTGCATAAATATATATGGCATTGTAAACTTTATCAGTAGTAATATGATAGAAACCGTCTTTATAAGTAAAATCAAAACTTGTATTACCATCTGTAATATTCTTTTTAATAATTTCAAATAATTCAGTTTTCATAAATAAATCCTCCTTAAAGATAATTAGTAAAAATTTGTGTGTATTAGATTTAAAAACTATTATTTTTTATCTTGTTTATATTATACTATACTTTTTATCTTTTGTCAAGTATTTTTTGAAATTTTTATTATTTTATAAAACTTTATAAAAAGCGTTTAAATGGCTCATATTTAGTCTTTAACATTTTAATGAATTTTTCTTCTACTTCATTGTTAAAACTCAAATAACGGCAAATAGAATAGAAATAATCATTGTAATAATCGCAATGTTGATTTTATCTAATATTTTATTAAAAAAGGGTGGAAAAATCCACCCATATTTTTAATAGTATAATTTAACGGCACAAATCATAAAGCATTTCTTCATTAAGTTCTACGTCTATAACATAAACTGTTGAATAATCTTCATAAAAATCTTCATTTGCATTATTGTAATGTATTGTTTTTTCAGTTTCATCAACTTCTACAATTTGTGGTGTATAGTTGCCTATTTCCTGTTCCTGTTCTACAGTATCTTCAATCCATTTGTTCATTGCCTTAATAGCCTCTTCCTCCGTTAAAAATGCCTTTGTAAGTTTATCTGCATCAAAACTGTGAATAACTGTCATAATATAAATTCTTTTCATAATAAAATCCTCCTTAAAAATAATCATTTAAAATAACTGTGTGTGATTGTTAAGTTTGTTTTTCTTAACTTATTTATATTATATCACATTTTTTACTATTTGTCAAGTGTTTTTTTAAAAAAAGTAAAAATCTTTTTTATAAATTACTAATTATCTTTTCAATCTGTTTAAGTATCTTTATATTACATTCTTTATAATCAATCGTTATAAGATGAGTATATGTTAAATCATAATACAGAAAACTAAGAAAACCAGTAGTTTCTATTTTAATGTTTTTTAAATTCTTATTAAGATTTGTTCTTTCATTTTTTAATTTCTTAACCATTGATATATAATCTTTATGCTGCGTGTCTATATATGCCCTTGACAATTTGTTATATTTAAAAAAACTATAATTTCTTTCATCAAAATTCTTTTCAATATATGTATTAAATGACATACTTATTGAATTTTCTTTACGATAGTCTATCATCAAAACATAGTCACAATCTTTATCAATTTTATCTTTATATTCACGAAAAATACGATTTATTTCACTTTCAAATTTTTCTTTACTTATTGTATCTATTTTATTTGTCATAATAAAACTCTCCTTTCAATTTTTTAAAATTAGTGTTGTGTGTGAATTAAATATTTATTTCCTTTAACTTATTTATATTATACTACATATTTTGTGATTTGTCAATAGTTTTTTAATATTTTTAATAATTACTTATATCTTTGTATCCGATTGTATTTTCCATTATATTAAGTCTTTTATAAACAACAAAGAAATATTCAGTAAAATAAATTAAAGCGTTATACGAGCTTATTAACGTGCTTATATTAAGAATTAAATATATGTTGATATATAGAAAAAACCAATACATACAAAAATAAAACATATAGAAATGAAATACATAGAAAAGAAATATATAAAAAGGTATTATATAAAAAATAATTGCATAACAAGTATATTTTGTTATCCGACTTAAAAATTATTGTTAAAAAAATCAGCTGCATAAAAACATCCATATAGGAAAAATTTATAATATATAAAAATAAAATAGTTTCCGCTCGAGCGAAATAATAAAAAACTGGAGCGATTGTTAATTTTTTAACAAACAATATTTAACTATTTTGGAATCAAAATTATATAAATAAAAACATAAGTCCTTTATTTTAAAGGGTTTTTAAGAAGTTTTATTTGTTATTTATTTAACAATAATATAGTAATCAGAAATTAAACTCATAATAAAAAGAATAATATTGTTAATAAAATAACAAGTAAATAGAAAAATAAAAAGGACGGTTATTTTTAACCGTCCTTTTGTTTATCAAATTGCTACATCTGTATATTTATCGTTGATTACAAGTGTATTTCCATCACAATCAACCTCATAGGTTATTGTGTTATCCTTTGACTTCTTTTCAACCGCATTGTTAAACAATGTGTTGTTGAGGATTGCCATTGCTTTACTTGTGTTGAGGTTTACTCTTGCATTGGCTACCTTTACACCTGTTCTTTTCACAAGGTTTTTGAGGTACTCCCTCTTTTCGTTTATATCCATATTTGCAAGGATATCATTCTGTTTGTCAAGTTCATTATTAATAGCTGTATCAAAAGCATTCAACTTTTTGCCACTCTCAATTTTTTTAAGTGTTGCATTGATTGAAGGTACTGTTTTAAGACCTTTGATATAGACTTCAATTTCTCTTGTCTGTCTTGCACCATTGATTTCCTTTTCGTTGTCGATACCCTCATACACGTTATCTGAAGTAACACCATACTGTTTAAGTACCTCAATTTGCTCTTCGGTATACTTGTTTGCATACGGGTTAGGAAAATAAGTGTTATTAAGATACTTTGCGACTTTATTCTTAATACTTGCGTTATTAAGAACTTCAAGCATATCAACAAACTTTTTGTTATCAACAGCCGTATCGTCCGTAATAGGTCTGTTCAACAAATTGACAGTTGCTCTAACCTCATTTTCAGAATACTTTTTGATGTTTTCTAAGAAGTCCATATTATCAACAAATTTCTTAGGTACGATAACTTCCATAGTAGGAATGTTTACTGTGCCATTTACCACATAGGACTGATTTCTGTAAATGTGGCATCTGATTGTTTTATCCAAACCAACAGCTTTTGCTGTTTTTGGGTTCAACTGAACCTCTCCATAGATTTTATTTCTTATTGAAAAATTCAATTCCATACCGCTAGTAACGATATTGTTGGCAAGTGATGTAATAATAGTTTCTTTATCTGCCTTAAACATATTAAAATTGTCATTAACCTTAGCTGTGATACGCTTGTAGTCATTTGCGTAAACTACCTTTGCATTATTACTTGCAAGTGTGTTTATTACTGTAACGATTGATTTTGTCATATTGATTTCCTCCTTAATAGTGAATAATTATTTGTGTGTTTGTTAAGTATTCATTTCTCTTAACTTGTTATTATTATACTACATTTTTTATAATTTGTCAAGTGTTTTTTTGAATTTTTTTAAAAAATTTTATTTATATTTTTAATATGAAAAATTGATTATATACTTGTAAAATTGATTACGCAGCATTTCAATAAATCATTCGATAAATAACACTTCGATAAATAACACATTAAATAATTAAAAAAAGGCATATAAGGGTATTTAACAGCTTTATGACGTGTGGTACAATTGTGGTACGATTGTGGAATAATTATGGTACGGTTATTTTTAATAAATAGTTTTTTCAATAATAAAAAAAGGGTGATTTATTCACCCTTTAATTTTTATCTTTCAAACAAAACTTTTTTGCCATAAGTAATTTTTATAATGTTTTCTACTGTCAATGGAATCTTCTCATATTTATTAGTGTCTGTGTTATATCTACCGCCAGCATTTAATTTGTGGAGAAGTTCTTTTCCTTTAGCACCATTGCAAAAACTATAATCACTAAATGTAGACTTATAAAAGATATAATCAATTAATCTTGTTATTTCTACTTTTTCTGTTCCTGTTATTTCATTTAATTCAAACGTAACATTTACAGTTTTTGCTATATCTTTAATTTCATTTAAAGGTTTTACAATATCTAACTCCCACGGTTTAACAACTTCATTGTTTACAATTAAATTTTCAACATATGCTACTTTAGATTTTAACAATGCAAGCTTTTCTCTATTTGAATTTACAATATTTTTAATTGTATCTTCCTTAGATGTATAACCAATTACGCATTTTTTAATATCATTATATTCGATTTCATTCATTGTTACATATTCTTTAAGACTATCAAAAACATTAAGATTATAAATTTGATATTTCCTTGCTTTTTCTTTCAAGTTTATTATTTCTTCGGAAAAGTTATTAGTAACTGTGATACTATCATAAAGCTTTTTCATTTCTGTATCATAAATGTTTTTATACTCTTTTATAATTTCTTCCCAAGTTTTTACATTACTAGGTAATGATTCACCATTATCGGGACGAGTTGAAAATACCCATTTACTAACAATAAAATTATTATCCTTTACTAACATAGCAAATTGCATTTTGTCAATTTTCCCTTCAATAAGCATATTGATTGCATCGTCTTTGTCATAACTATAATCGTAATATACATACTTTGCACCATATACTTCTGTTGTGATAACAATATATATCTTTGGTTTTATATATCCATCTTCTTTGATTTCAAATATAAAATTACCTTTATTTTCTTTAATGCCCTGTGCAAACTTTTCAAATAATTCTTTGTTCATATTAAAATCCTCCTTATATATGTGTGATTGAGTATTTGTTTTTCTTAACTTGCTTATATTGTATCACATATTTTACAATTTGTCAAGTATCTTTTTTGAAAAATATAATGTTGTTTAAATACTTATATTTTCAAATATAAGACGTTTTATAAAATAGATAGAGAATTATATGATAAAATTAAAAACGGCTCTATATGAGTCATAAACGCAGCGTTATTAGGTTTTTATAAATAATTTACTGTATTATTCTTAATCAAATATTTTTAAACATAATTATTCACCCGTAATAAAATAATTCATTAAAAAAAGGTAGGATATTTCACCTACCTTTTATTTTTTATGCTTTATGATTTGCTACCTTGTATAATCTTTGGTATGTTAAATATAATGCCTTTACATTTTTAACCCATACTGGCAATATTATATTTTTAGTAATATTATTTGCACTGTAACGAATGCCATCCATAACAATCTTTGAAATTTCTCTATCTGTCAAATTACTGAAAATCTCCTTATTACTATCTATAAGATTTTCAATGTTTTCATTCAACTTACGATATTTATTCATAAAACGACAATTTTCACATTTACTGCAAGTAGATTTATCTCTTGTAGTATCATCAGTTAAATTATAAAAATATGTTGAGTAATCATTTGTTATCAACTCTACCATTTCATTTATTACCGCAGCTAAAAAATTTTCTTCAACAGATTTAATGTTTAAATTTTCAAAAGAAGATTTCTTAGTAATTGCATTGTTTGGATTTGTAAAACAATCTGTCGCACTATAAATGCGATTAAACATTTTGACACTTAAAAAGCAATTATCATTTATAAATGACTTGAAAAAATCTTCAAATATCCCTTCCAATTCAATGTTGAATACAGTTAAATCAACATTATTCTTTTTTTCATACTCATAAACCTTCTTAACATTTTCAAATAAATTAGTTTTCATAATAAAATCCTCCTTATATATGTGTGTAATTAAGTATTTGTTTTTCTTAACTTGGTTATATTATACCATATATTTTATTATTTGTCAAGTATTTTTTTAAAAAAATATTTATTATTCGGATGAGTTTATATCTAATGTTAAATAACACTTAAATCGTTTATATCGACTGTATTTGCCATTTAAATATTAGATTAAATGTTTTCCGCACTTTTTATTAAACGTTTAAATAAAGGCAAATGAATGAATTTTACAATATATTTAAACAACATAAAACACTGAATACTTAAAGTTTATTATAATAAAAAAGAGGTAGTATCTACTACCTCTTAATAATTATTATCTACTCTTATAAAGACCAGACATAGACTTATAAAATTTATCTGATATAATCGGTAATCTTGCATCTCTTACAATTTCTGTTGTATTATCCATATAAAAAATTTTACCTACTTTGTTACCATTAATATCCATAGCTGCGTACCATTTTTTTACTTGTTTTCCATTCCATTCTGTCATATCAATAACCTCCTTGAAATAATTATCCTCTTATATTTTTTTTAGTGAGAAAAATCATCCTCTACAAAATCAATTCCGTCATAGTTTTCGTAAATAACTTCGTTAGGAATATCTAACGCACATTCATACTCATTGTCTTGTGAGTAAAAATAACTCCATTTTAAAGTTTCAAGTTGATTGTTGTTTAATTCTCGTACTGACATTTTAAAAACCTCCTTAAAAATAATTGTTAAAAATGTTGTTTAGAAATAGTTGTGTGTGTTTACTAAGATTATGTATTTCTTAGCTTGTTATTATTATACTACACTTTTTATGTTTTGTCAAGTGTTTTTTTGAAAAAATATTGTACTGCGACAAAAAATATTATTCTTTATATATAAAAAATAAAGGGTGGAAATTCCACCCTCTTTAACATCACCTACCTAACTTTATATTTAAAAAGTATAATCAATCGAAAAGTGCATATATCCTTTTAATATCTTCACTGGGAATTGGTCTATATAACCAACCTGTGCCATATTTATAAGGCTTTCCTTCGTATTCAACCTCATAAAGATTTATAGACTTTAAATATTCAACGACCTTAGTATAATCATAATCTTTCAATACACCAGTATCAATAGCATTATGTATTGCTTCTTCCTGTTCGATTGTGCCTGCGTGCATATCGTTTAAGTGATATTTTCTCCACAAGTTAATTATTTCAACTAACTTTTCATTTTCCAATAAATATGGATAATCTTCTGTTACCGTATCAAATGCCTGTCCAGCTATAAACATATCTGTTTTAATATGATTGTATACACCAATAGAAGCTGCAAATACAATACCTTTGTTTTGATTTCTGATTTCTACGTCTGCATAAACAGGGCAATTCTTTACACCAATATTATATCCATCTACCTTGCCTACAAGTATCTTTTTTTCCTTTAATGTTTTCATAATAAAATCCTCCTTAAGAATAATTGTTAAAAATATTTTTTAGAAATATTTTTTAATAATAAGTTGTGTGTGTTTTGTTAATCTTTACTATCTCTTAACTTGTTTATATTATACTACATAATTTTCATTTTGTCAAGAGATTTTTTTTAAATTTTTTTATTTATATTTTTAATACATAAAATTGATTATATTTCACTGTATGTAATATTTTAATAAACCATTCGATAAACACTATATTTAATAATTAAAAAGAAATATAAAGTATTTAACGGTTTTATGTGGGATAATTATTGCACAATTATGTTTCATTTAATAATTTTTCAATAATAAAGAAGGGTGAATAAATCACCCTTTAATTTTTTACTTTTCAAATAATACGTTTTTACCATAAGTAATTTTTACAATGTTTTTAGCTGCCAATCTATAACTTGCATTTAATTTATTCAGCAATTCTCTCCCTTTTGTGAAATTATTAAATTCATAACAAGAAATTTGCTTTTTGTCAACAATACAATCAATAAGGTTATTAATATTTATTTTTTCTGTACCTGTTATCCCATTTAATTCAAATGTAACATTTACTGTCTTTGCAATATCTTTAATTGCAATTAAAGGTCTTACAATATCTAATTCCCATTGCTCAACAACTTCGTTATTGGCAATTAAGTTTTCAATATATGTTGCCTTTGATTTTAACCATACAAGTTCTTTTTCATTTGATTTTACAATATTCTTAATTACTTCTTCTTTTTGTATATAACCAATTTCAGATTTCAATATATCTGTATATGGTAATTTTTTTTCTGTTGTATTGCGTTTCAAAGCATCGAACACATTTAAGTTATAAAATTGAAAATACCTTGCATCGTATTTCATATCTGAAATATTCTCTTCTGAAAAATTAGTATCAACCTCAACAATATCATTATAAAACTTTTTCATTTCCGTTTCATAAAGTGCATCATATTCCTGTCTAACACTTATAAATGTTTTTATGTTATCGGGTAATGCTGTTCTATCTGTAACTTTAAAAATATGTTCATCTATAATGTAATTATCATCTTTTACTAACATTGAAAAATCTCTATTATTAAGATTTCCTTTTACTAATTTTTCAATTAAATATTCTTTGTCATATTCATACTCAGAATAAACATATTTAGCACCTAAGACATTATCCACTATTATAGAATATATTCGTGGGTTGTTTTCCTTTTCTATTTGGATTTCAAACATAAAGTGATTTTTGTTTTCCTTTATTCCTTGTGCAAATTTTTCAAACAATTCGGCATTCCAACCGTATTTTATCATATTACCCATAGATAAATCCTCCTTAAAGATAATTAGTAGTAATTGTGTGTTATTAACAGCATTCATATCTCTTAATTTGTTATCATTATACTATATGTTTTATGTTTTGTCAAGTATTTTTTGAAAAAATAAAAGATATTTTTGGTATTAAAAAGATTGATTTATAAATTATTTGAGAATCATTCAATAATATTCTTTTAAATATGAGCTTTGTAAAAGATTTTAAAAAGTATAATATTAAAAAAAAGATATTGAAAAATATACATTGGAAAAATATTTGTTTTTTCTATATAAAGGATTTTTTATTTCTAGTAATATTAAAAACAATAATATTGTTACGGATGATAAACTATAAAAAATGATATACGATATAATTTATTGATTAAGATATAAAATAATTCTTAGATAATTTGTTGATGTTGATAAATTGTTTTTATATAAAGAACTGCAATGTCTATTTTTATGATTTAATATTTATATATATCTAAAAACTTTATTACCGCATTATATATAAAACATTATGTATCGGATGATTATATTATTAAAAACACTCCTGTATAGGAAAAAATTATGATATATTGAAAATATATAATTTCCGCTCGAGCGGAATAATAAAAACTGGAGCGGTCGTTAATTTTTTAACAAACAATGTTTAACTATTTTGGAATAAAATATATATAAATAAAAATATAAACCTTTATTTTAAAGGGTTTTGAGAGTTTTATATTGTTAAAATAATAACAAACTCTTACTACCTAGATATAATAATATGAATTATACAGATAATATTGTTAAAAAATAAACAAATGATATATATTACAATGTTTATATATTACAACATTTTCTGAAATAAATTTATATACATTATACTACAAACAAAATAGTCTGTCAATAGTCTTTAAATAGCTTTATTTTGGCTTTAAAGACGTTTACATATAAATGGTTAGTATTTCACTGGTAAAATAATTACACGCTTAAATACAGCGAATAAACGCATATACATCGTATATGTTTTAAGTATATGTTTAGAATACTATAAATATATTTTTACACAATAAAAAAGGGTGATTACTCACCCTTATATTTTTTATTCGGCTATCAATTCATAACTATCAATATATGACTTTGGTAAATAAGAATTAGTACCTTCCACGTTCCACCAATATTGCTTAAATTGGCGATTAGGCTGCATCTTGATAACCGTGTATTCATTACCGTTTTTAGTAGTAACTTTAACTTTACCACCAAAGTCAATTTTTTTCAACTCACTTGATTTTGTTGTCTTGCTATTTGCTTTTTCAATACATTTATTTCTCCAATTTAAAGCATATTCATTATCAGTTGGTGATAACAGTTTAAGTATTGACTTTGGGCAATCATACGCATATGGACCTTCAGATTCACCCATTTCCTTATAAGAGAAATTGTAATAGTCATTATTATCAACAGATGTTAAACAAACAACTGCAAATATTTCTTTTTCATTTTCCTTATTGTTAGTACGCTCAACGGCTGCATAATATACACTGCCTATAACACTTGACTTTAATACTTTAAAACTAGGTGAATAACCACCATTATCCCAATAATGCTCATCCTGTGTAAAAAGCTTATCGCATTCAGCTTTTTTATCTACCTTACCATTTTTATAACTTGTTGCGTGTGTTGATGTCCATCCCATAATCTTAATCTCCTTTCAGATTGTTAAAATAATATATTGTGTGTGAGTGTTAAGTATTTCTCTCTTAACTTGTTTATATTATATCATATTTTTTATCGTTTGTCAACTACTTTTTTTAAAATTTTTTAAAAATTTTCTTTTGTTGATACAAAATTATATTTACCGTCATATTGATAAATACTACTAATTCTTCCGTAAAAATTGTATTATTTATTAAAAACATATTATTCATAATCACTATATTCATTATTCTTGTATTCAGAATTGAGGTAATCAACCATATTGGCAATGTTGTCAAGTTCTGAATGACAATCTTTTAAATTCTCAATCCTTTCAATTTCTTTAGCTAACTGTTCTACCGTTAAAGTAACTAATCTTTCCTTTACTGTCATTTTAAAAAAACTCCTTTAAAAATTACTGTATTAGATATATTGTTTTTTATCTTGTTTATATTATATCAAACATTTTATAATTTGTTAAGTATTTTTTTAAAAAAAATCACATAAATATATTTTTTTAAAACACGTCTGCAATGCCCATATTTTGAGTTTTAAGAGTGTTTTATATTTTATAATAGTATTTTGTGTTAAATTATTTATATCGTCTTATACGGGCAATTATAGCCGTTACATTTTAATATATTCTTATTTTAATATTCATTCGCATAGTAAATTGAATAATATTGTATTTTTCTTGTTATGCTGCAAAAAACATCAATTACAGATATTTTTTTACAATAAAAAAGAGTGGTATTAAAACCACCCTTTTTAAAATTATTATCTTTCGAATATAACTTTTTTACCATAAGTAATTTTTATTATATGCTCTGTTGTTAAAATTACATTATCCTTATTGTAATAATATCCTACACCTAATTCATTAAGTGTCTTTTTTGCACTAGCACCATTATAAAAGCAATAAGCATCAAGCTCGGTTCTGTTATTAAGGCAATTAAGTAATCTTGGTATTTCCATCTTTTCTGTCGCAGTAGTGTTGTTTATCTTAAAAGTAACATTTACTGTTTTTGCTGTATCTTTTATTGATGATAAACCGTCTGCAATATCTTTTTCCCAATTTTCAATATTTTCATTATTAGCAATTAAGTTTTCAATATATACAGTTTTAGATTTAATACCTAAAAGCCTTTTTTCATTTTTAGCTATAAGATTTTTAATTGAATTTTCTATCGGGTTATAACCGCAGATATCACTCAAAATATTGTTTTTGGATAATTCAATTTTTTTCTCATAACTCATAATATTATCTAATGGTTTTTTACCATAAATCTGACAGTACCTTGCTTCATTCTTCAATCTTTCGATTGTGGTTTCAGTAAAATCAGATACAGGATTGATATTATCATAGTATTCTTTTACTGCATCATTTAACTGTTCATTGTATTCTGCAATAATATCAGACAACATCTTCACATTGCTAGGCAACTGTTCTCCATTATCGGGATGAGTTGAAAACATATATTCATCAACAATATAGTAATTATCATCCTTTACAATCATTGTAAAGTTATAACTATATGTTTTTCTAAGTCCATTGATAAAGCTTTCAATTGCTTCATCATTAGAATAGAAATATTCAGAATATACATACTTTGCTTTAAAAACTTCCGTAACAGTAACAATATATGTTCGATTTTTAATAAAGAAAATAAAACTATTCTTGTTTTCCTTAATTCCCTGTTCAAATTTCTCAAATAATTCTTTATTCATAATAAAATCCTCCTTAAAGATATTTAATAATTGTGTGTGATTGTTAAGTGTTTATCTCTTAACTTGTTATTATTATACTATACTTTTTTATATTTTGTCAAGTACTTTTTTTGAAAAAATATAACTATTTTTTAAATAGTAATCAACTATATTTTATTTGTATTTTTTATTATATACCCTATTAAAAGACCGAAGGGAATATATAAATATCTTATTTATAGTGTTTATATTGAGCCTGTGGCAGCGTTTAAACATTAAGAAAAAGAATTGTGAATAAAATTTACATTTAAGTTTTATATATATTGTTTTTATACATATTATTTTTTATATATTATCTTAGATGTTTTTACTCATAAGCTCATCTACTGTTACAAAAATGCCTTTTTCCCATCTTACATCTTCGATGAGATTTTCAAGAGTTTTTTCAGATATTGCATCTCCAATTTTAGCACCACTCCTACTAAAACATTGGTAATACTTTTCACCACCTAAATATCCAATAAATCTATACTCATCCATATTATTTTGTTTTAATATCTTGTTACCTTTCATTAAATCAAACATAATTAAATCCTCCTTGTTTTTTTAATATATATCAAGCAATTACCCATCCTATACCGTCAACTTTAGTTTCAATTTTACATTTGTCAAGTACGTTTTTAACATTACTACTAATAGTAGTAGGCTTTTCTTTTTTTACCATTCTGTTATAAATATCTATAAGTTCATAAACATCATTTAATGTTACAAAAACACCTTTTACTTTTTCTCCGTTTATCCAATTTTCAATGTATTTCCTTAATTGTGCCATACTAAAATCCTCCTTATATTGTTTAATAAAGTATGTATATCACTAAGTATCTCTTAGCTTGTTTATATTATACTACATTTTTTACAATTTGTCAAGCACTTTTTTTGAAAATTTTAAAATTATTTGTATTGCTGCGTCATAAAGTATAAAACGCTTTATTTTGCGTTATATAGACGTTTATATTTAGGTAATATATTTTATCAAGCTAATATAAACAAACCTCATACAACGCAAAATACAAGGGATATAACGGCATTTATTCTGTAATAAAAAGCGGACTTATTAAAGTCCGCTTAATTCATTAAAAATTGCTTTTGAATCTGTTTAATCCATTAGTAACAACATTGTTAGTGCCTACTGGCAATATAGGCAATACAAGGAAATTATAATCACCGTCACCAGTAAAATATGTGATTGCCTTTTCATTATTAAAGCTGTATTCAACTTTATTTGTATCAATGTTTGAAATGATATCATACAAGTATGAAGGATTATAGCAAACATAAAACTCACTGTTTATATTTACACTATCCGTTGTTATTTCATCCATACTATCGATTTTACCATTAGTAACAAAAGAATACAATTTGTTATTATCTGCGTGCATAAAAATCGGGTTATCCTTTGGACTTGTAATAATATCACAATCGTATTTAAGTACATTCAAAAAGTCACTTGTATCTATAATTGCTTTTTGTGTGGTGCTTGATATGCCATCAAATAATTTTTTAACATTAAGAAATTCAAGATTGAGTTTACGCTGCGTATATCTAAAACCATTACCACTAACAACAACGCATTTATTACCTTGTGATACTACTACTGTACTTGTATCTTTTTTATCAATGAGTTTTTTAAACATTGCCATATTGTTACTGTTTATAAGTACGTTTGTTTTATTTTCAATTGTAGTGTTATTCATTGTACGGGTTACAGCTTTATAGCCATCGCACGCTTCAACTTGATTTTCTAAGGTATTGAAATTGACACATTCAAGTGCTTTTCGCACACTGTTTTTGTCGGTGAAATTTACAAGTCTTGCCATTGTATCAATGAACCAGTCTGCGGTAGTGGTGAAAATTGTATTCTCATTTTTATCATTTACAAGATGTGAAAAATCAGTAGGTTCATATCCCATAAGAGTTATTTTCTTTTTGCCACAAGTGATATTTACATTTTTATTATCTGTATCATATGCAAAGTAAACATCGCCACTCAATTTTGTGATTGCCTTTATATCCTCATAATCAATTGCAAAACTATCTATATCATAATCATATTTTGCATTAAGATATATTTCAAGCATTTGGTCTGAATGCCCTGTAATCAACTTTAAACCATTGATATCATTTACAAAATTGATATGCTTGTAGTTTTCAAAACCACTCTTTTTATCAATGGCAGTAACAACCTTTTCCATAGCCTTTTTTATTTCCTTTGATGCAACCATAATATTTTTCATAATAAAAATCCTCCTTGTGTTATATATTGTTTTGTTTTGTAAAAATAAATGTGTGTGTGTTTTGTTTTTTATTTATTATCATTATACCACGTTTTTTATAATTTGTCAACTACTTTTTTTATTTTTTTGAGTGTAGGATAGGCTTTTTACAGCTTATCCTTTTTTATTACTCTTTAATGTTATTTATCATTCTAGTTATTGATATTTCCGCTTTACTCTTTAAATAAAGAAAACTTAATTGACTTGTGTATTCTGCCTTTAACTGTTCAATAGTTGAAATTTTCTTTTCCAACATTTCATATTCACACATTAAACCTCTATCATAAAGAGTATCAATCTTTTCCATCATATTTACAAACTTTTCAACACTATATTCCATATTAAAATCCTCCTTTAAAATTGTATGTATATGTGTTTGCTATCTCTTAGCTTGCTTATATTATACTACACTTTTTATAATTTGTCAAGAACTTTTTTGAAAAAATTAAAAATTTTTTATTATTTTAAAATAAAATCCGCTCGAGCGGAAAAACTCGAGCGGTCGTTAATTTTTTAATAAACAATGTTTAACTATTTTAAAATTAAAATTATATGTATAAAAATACAAATCCTTATTTTAAAGGGTTTCAAGATTTTTTAATTGTTATTTGTTTAACAATATTACATAATGTGGATATAAAATATATTACAATACACATAACTATGTTAAAAATTTAACAATATTGTTTTTTGCAATAAAAAAAGAATGATATATAATACATTTATTATAGCATAAACTAACATATAAGTCAATAAAAAAGGCGGTATAATACCACCTTTTTTACATTAAGAATATTTAGAAAAATATTTAGAGATATATTTAGAAAAGTGTTTAGAAATATGTTTAATAAATTAGATGTTCATTATTAAATGTATACTTATGCTTTTTATCAACAATCTATTTTATCTAACCACTTTTCAAACTCCGCTTTTTCCTGTTCATAATATTTGTTATATTCTTCCAAGCTCATATCGTTATACTCTTTTTCAAGTTTTTCGCTAATATCAATCTGTTCTATGATTTTTTCAAAATCTCTATTTGTAATTGGCTCATCAATCGAAGTATTAGTGCCAGCGATATAGTTCTGATACATTCTTTCCTTATATCCTCTTGAGCTAGTATAAAAACCTATATACTCATAACTTCCATTATAGCCTCTTTTTTCCAATTCCCTATTAAATTCTCTTAAAGTCATAAATTATAATCTCCCTTCGATTTTTCAAAAATAGTGTGCTGCGTCCATATAAATGTTTTTTCAAGCTTTCCAATATTTCTGTATTCCCGATATATGATAAATTGAATTTTCAATATATCTATTGTTTTTTAAAGATTCTGTATTGATTATAATGTTTTCGATTTTTTTCATATAATCAGCATTTCTAATTCTAAACTCTTTTATATAGTTTTCGTCAATTAAAATATTAAGTTTGCTATTTTGTAAATCATCCGTAGTGTTATTAAAAACATAATAACAAAATTCTAAATTTTTCATCATATTGAAAACCTCCTTAAAAAATATATGTGTGTATTATTAAGAATTACGTACTCTTAATTTGTTATCATTATACTACATTTTTTATATTTTGTCAATATCTTTTTTTGAATTTCATAATATATTTTTGAATAATAAAAAACGCTGCGTCATATCTGTTATTCTTAAAAAATCAATATATACTTATTATAAGTGTTTTGTAAAACAATTCGGCAGTATTATTTTTATTATATATAATGATATGTTTTTTAACAATATATAATTTAATGATTGAATAACTTTATATTAAACTATCTATATATTAAGAATTAAATATATAAATACTTTTTTGCAATTGAATATCTTCCTATTATATGCAAGTAAATTGTATATCGTTTTTTATATATCTTCCTTTATTTATAATTCTTTTATGAGCTGATTATTCCTTATTACAAGACGTTAAAATGTTGAGTAGTATTTTTCACCTAGCAATTTATTTAACCACCCTGTGAGCGTATTAAACCGCTTTATAAGCGGTTATTATTATTTATACTTTATTATACAGGTTCATTATATTTTCAGACACTATATGTTTAATTCATAATCAATATTTTTCGATATACCTTTATAAGGTACGTTACAATAACCATAGTAATATTAATTATATTTATATATCAGTTGATATAAATACTCGAGCGGTTGTTAATTTTTTAACAAACAATCTTTTTATTTAATTTTGTATATATTACTAATCATCAGAATATTTTATATATATTATTATACAACAATAATAAAAACAAGGTGTTTTTACTTTAAAAACCCTGTTATTTATTTAACAATAATTTATGGTGCAGAAATAAGAATTTTTATTTTGGATATATAATTGTTAAAAATTTAACAAAACATAATTAAAAAATTATAATTAAAATTATATTTATAAGCAAAAATTATATACTGCCAATTTTTACCAATTTACAAAATAAAATATATAAATTATGGTACAAGATTCAAAATAAAATATTATATTATTTTTTAATAAAATGTTGCATAATCATAAAAAGTATGTTATAATTATGGTATAATGCAAAAACTATAATTATACAAAAATATATAATAAAAACTCGAGCGGAGAGATTGTTAAAAATTTAACAATATTGTAAAGGTTTTTAACAATCTTTTAGTGCCTGCTGCGTCCGTTTATAGCCTATTAGAATTGCTTAGAATAGACGTAAAGAACGTGCGTAATTTCCTTTGTGCAACATTTCAAGCGGTAAAATAACAAGAATATAATCAAAAAATCGTTTATTTACAGTATATTCAAGACTTTATTATCAGAACCGAATCAATGGTATATGACTAACTTTTTTACCCATTGTGTACAAAACGCATAAAAAAAAGGCTTATTAAATGAGTTGATAAAAAACCGTTGTTAAAACTAGACAATAAAATTATAACTTTACAATACTGTAATTATATACTATTCATAAATTGTTACAAAAATGTAACAATTTGTTGCAATATTGTTAAGCTGAAAATGTATTGATAAATAGTACGCAGTGTGGTATAATATAGATAGTTGATAAGAAAACATTAAATATGAAGTATTATTCAACACAGCAACACAGGAATAGATTGAAAATTTTTTAACAAACTCCATAATATTGTTTGACAGGGATATGTTATCTTAAACATTATAACAAAAATATTATAATGTTTATCACGGGTAAGTTATACGCTAAAAGGTATAGAGTTGAACCTATAACTATAATAGGAATAGGATTTTCCTATTATAGGAAAAATGTTATAATCAATATAGCATAGGCGTTATGTTGAAAATTGGGAATTTTTCCATTTTTTGGAATCTTTCCAATGTTTCAATAAAAATAACTTTTATATCTCCTCAACAATATTGCTATTATCGTAAAATGTTAAATACAACATAAGTGATATAATATGGAGGTTTCGTTATGAAAAATTTAATTACTAAAGTTGCAGTAAGTGTTATAATGTGTTTATCGTTGATAATCAACGTACAAGCAAGAGAATTACCATTAACAAGAGGTATTAATAGTTATTCAAATGCTACAATCGAAGATATTCAAAAGATTACAGCAGGTACAAGATTATCAGGATATGAACAAGTCATATTAGACACGGAAAGAGAATATGAAGTAAATGCGTTCTTTATCTTAGCTGTTGCTCAGGCAGAGACAGGATTTGGAAATGCAGGAGTAGGCAGGTCAAGAAATAATTGCTTTGGAACAACAGATGGTCATGGTTATGCTTATTACAGTAATACTGGTGAAAGCGTTAAAGCATTTGGTTCTAATATCAAAAGAAATTATTTCGATAAAGGACTTTATACTTTACCTAAGATTGGTGCTAAGTATTGTACCAGTTATGGTTGGGCTAAGACAGTTGAAAATAATATCAACTCTATCTATAATAAGATGAATAAGTAATTTGTTTTTTTAATTATTTATTTGTTAAAAAAATAAAAATTATCTAATATAATAGGAAGTAGTTTTTCTTTCCCGTTATTCTTTTCTTTTATTATATTTTAAAAAAATAGCATAAAATAAAAAATTAAAAAGTATAGAAACTTAGTGGATATAATTTAAGAAAAGTTTTCAAAGAAAGATTATACATATTGCTTTATTAAATAGGTAACTTCTATTAGATAATATTATTTTTTAAAATTATAGAAAAGTCGAGAGTTTGTTAAAAATTGTTTGGCATTCAATTTATTTCTTTTTTAGAGTTTTATTATTATAATATTTTTATTAAAGCCGAGAGTGATTTCCTCGGCTTTAGTTATTTTTACATAAAAAATATAATTTTTTATAAATAACTACTTGACAAATAACAAAGAATATATTATAATGTTTATTGTAATTGAAATGGCTGATATTTCAATTTTCTTTGTTTCTTGTAACAAGGTTTATAAGATAAGAATAAATATTATTTACTTTTAAAATTAAGTTCTGAAATATTTTATTGGATTTCCGCTCCAATAGGAGTTTCTTCTTTACATACTGAATTTAATATATGGGTAAAAATGTTTATTCTTAATTATAAGCCTAAAATTACAAAAATGAGTTATACCCTGACAGGGTAGTAAAATTGGATTTTTCAACTACCCTGAATGGTAACAATATTATTAATCCTTTTTAGCATACAGTTCAAAAAAACACTGCATTAATCTAAAAACAACACGCTTATATAAACACAAATTGTATGCTAAAAGGTTAATATATTAAATAGTACAGTTAAGAGGAAGGAAGTAATATATGAAAGAATATATAAATACTATTTTATACAAAAAATATACTGCAAATATTCATAAAATGAATTTAATAGAAAGAATAAAAACTTATATATTATATAAGAAACATATAAAACGACTTTATTCTATAAATAAAGTAAAAAACAAATGTACTTTCTAAAAAGTATATAAAAAGTTTTAATAATGAGCTATAGTATAACGGTTAGTACATCAGATTTTGATTCTGAAAGCCCCAGTTCGATTCTGGGTAGCTCCGCTCTTCATTTTTAAATAATTTTTTGTTGATGACCTTTTTTAGTAATCCCAAGTATAATAAATAAAAAAATATTTTTTAAAAAGTACTTGACAAATACTAAAAAATATAGTATAATATACTTGTGTCAATCAAAAAGAAACATTCTATGTTTCATTTTCTCCTAAGGGGAGTTTTTAAAAAAGCTCCCCCCTGAAATTTTAAAAATAATTTAAAAAAGTTGAAAAAAGTACTTGACAAATAGCAAAAAAAATAGTATAATATATTTGTAATCAAGAAAGACTAAAAGACAACAACTAAAAAAACATGTTTGGTTGTTGTAGATAGATATAAAAATCTTCTTTTAGAAAAAAAGTGTGTGTGTGAAAAAGAGTGGATATTTTATCCGCTCTTTTTTCTTTCTAAAAATATTAAAAAAATGCTTGACAAAGGTTTAATTATATAGTATAATATATTCGTGGTTAAGGGAAGAACCACAAGGGTTTGTATGTTTTCATATCGTACAAATTCCTCCTCGTAAGTAAGTTTTTTAGAGTTTTTGACAAAGAAGGGAGCATCAGGCAGCTCTCTTTTTTGTTGTGTGATTTTTCAAAAATACGTTGACAAAGAATAAAAAATGTGCTATAATTCATTTGTACTTAAAAAACACATTACGAAAAAAGGAGGAAGATAGTATGCTTTCAAAAGAACTAATAGAAAGATACAAAAATCTGTACATGGTTAATGGCAGTCTTTCAAAAATGATTTTGAAAACCATAAATGCTAATATTACTTATAATTATGCAGGATGGGAAAATAAATTAACCAAAGTACTTGGTTTTGCAGAACCAAAAGCTACTTATAACTGGGTTAAAAAAACAATGCCAGAGTTTTATAGCGAACAATGTTATAATGAAAACAACAGAATTAATGAAGTCGCTAATATTATAAAGAACATGGATATTGTACCTTTTCTTGAAAAGAACTGGAATAAGAAATTATTTAAAGTTCTTAATAAAATTGATAACACAATATTAACAGAAGTAGATGCCTGTTTATATGTTTGTCATAATATGCCTGAATTTTTTGGTCTTACAACAGAGTTTTCTACTGATGAAGATATTGAAGAAGCAAAAGTTGTTATCATTGATAATTTGAGTGATGATTTTGCTCTTAATAGAAATGCCATTGAATGTATTAGTGAAATAACAAGCATTCCTATTTCAGAAGTCAATAATTGGTTGGATAAAAATATTCCTGATTTTTATTCAAGAGAATTTTTAAATAGTAAAGATAATATTGCAAAAAATACTATTGCAAAAGATAACATTACTAAAAACTCAAACAAAGAAGTTATTGAAACTAATACAGAAAATATTTCTGAGAAAGTTCCTGATAAGGAAGTTGTTAATGAAGAAATTTCTAATAGTATTTCTAATAATACTTCTGATAATAGTACTGCTAATAATATAGAAGAAACTTCTAAGGAAAATATTGAAGTAATAGAAAAACCAAAAATTCTTACAAAAGAAGATATTATTAAAAATTCTAATATTGACTTTTCAAAACAAAACTGGGAAGATGAATTATCTAAAGAGTTTAATCTTTCATCAGAAGAAACACATGATTGGGTTAAACAAAATATGCCTAATTTTTATAATGAAAAATGTTTTAATGAAAATACTATTTTAAATAATAATAAAAAATTAGTATTGAATTGTAAAGTTGATTTTAATAAAAGGAACTGGCATATTGAATTATCAAGAGTAATGAATAATACTCCTGAAGAAGCATATGTTTTTGTTAAAACTAATATGCCTGATTTTTATGATAAGTGTTTTGCTGATAAAAACTTTGGTGAAGATAGTATTATACATATAGCTAATTATATATCAATTGCTACTAACTCAGATATTATTTTTACTAATAAGAATTCAGATAAAGAAATAGCTCAATTATTTAATTGTAGTATTGAAAAAGCTCGTAGTTTTATAAGTGATATTTTATTTATAAAGGTAGATTTTGAAAACGAAGAAACTATTGAAGATAATATTAATGCTTCTAATGATATTTCAATAAATAATGTTTCTGATGAAACACTTAATGAAACGTATTCTAACGAAGAAATGTTTTCTAATAATGAAGAAGTATTTTCTAGTAATGAAAACTTTTCTAATGATATTTCTAATAATACTTCTAATAATAATCTTTCTAATAATATAGAAAATTCTATTGAAGAAGATATTATGATAGAAAATGATAAAATTATTGAAGAAAATGTTCCAGAAGAAAACATTATAGAAGATAGTTCAGAAAATGAAGTTAAAGAACCTTCTATAAGAGAGTTAAATAGGAAGCATATTGAAGAAACTTTTGATTTAAGAGTTCTTAGAAATAGAAAAGCTACTGATGCTGCTCTTTTACTTAAAAGAATTGATATGTTGAAAAATTGTGATATTGATTTTTCACTCCCTGATTGGAAATATAAAATTGCTGATTTATTTGAAGTGGAAGTTGGAAGTTTATATGGCTACTTCGCTAGAAATCTTCCTAAGTTCTACGAAAAATATTGTTTAAAACAAAGAAATTCAAAATTAAAAAGGCAACAGACTATTCGTTATGCAAACAAAAAAGAACTTATAATGAATAGCAATATAAACTTTTCTCAAAAAGGTTGGACAGAAAAATTAGCAAAACTCTTTAATTCTACCCCTAAAAAAAGTAGTATGTGGGTAAGAAACAATATGTATGATTTCTATATCAATAATTGTTTTAAGGCAATTAAAAATGAAAATAAGAACACAGAAGTTCCAAGAAGAATCAATGAAATAAAGAAAGCTAATATTGACTTAACTAAGAATGACCATGTAGAAAAGATTGCAAAATTATTCAATGTATCTAAATTAGAAGTACAACTTTTCATAGAAGAATATATTGAAGAAATATGCGAAGCTAATCTTATTTAAATACCATTTAAAGGAGCTGAAATATGCTCCTTTTTTATTATTTATTTATTGACAAAACATAAAAAATATGGTATAATACAAACGTACAAGAAAGTTTTTAATAAATACAATGAGGAGGACACTCTTATGGAAGAGAATAAATTGGATTATTATTATAAAAAATATGCTAATAAGAGTTATACTTTTAGAAGCGTATTAAACAGTAAAGTTGATTTTTCAAAAAAAGATTGGCAAAATAAATTATGTGAAGTTGTTAATTTCTATAATCCTAAAGCAGCTCATGATTTTGTAAAAAATAATATGCCAGACTTTTATAACGAATGTTGTTATAATGATAACAATGCTTTAATAAACATTAAAGATATAATAAACCTAGTTGGCATTTCAATACACGAAAAAAACTGGGATAAAAAAGTATTTAATATAATAAAAAATTACGATAATACAATTATTACTCCATTACAAGCTTTTAGTTGGTTGAAATATAATATGCCTGAGTTTTATGGTAATAAAAAAGAGTTATTACATAAAACAGATGTAAGGTCTAAAAATTCTCTTAATAAATTAAGAATAGAAATGATAAAGAATCTAAGTGATGGTTTTATTTTACAATCAGACGCATTAGATTCAATAAGTGTTATTATTTCTATGTCAAGAGATGATGCAAGAAGTTGGATGTTAAAGAATATTACCAATTCCGCTAAAAAAACAACAACTAATAATTATATGTTCGTTGATAAGAATGAATTTATAAAAAATACTGGTATTGATTTCAGTAAGGAAAATTGGAACGAATTATTATGTAAAAGATTTAGTAATGAAACTCCTGAAAGTATTAAAGAATATGTAAAAAATAATATGCCAGATTTTTATAATGAATGTTGTTTTAATGAAAATACTATTATAAATAACAAAAGAAATGTAGTTTTAAATTCTAAAGTAAATTTTAGTAATAGAAATTGGCATATTGAATTATCCAAAGTAATGAATAATACACCAGAAGAAGCTTATAACTTCGTTAAAGATAATATGGAGTCTTTATATAAAAGAGCTTTTAAGGATGATAGATACGGAGAAGATGGTATATTATCCATTGCTAATCAATTACAAATTATTGTTAATTCAGGTATTAACTTATTTGATAAAAATTGCAATAAGAGAATAGGTGAGTTACTTAATATAAGTTATAATGAAGTTTACAATTTAACCACTAAACATTTATTATTAAATGAAAAATTAAAAACTATACCTAAAGGAAATATTATTAAAGAAGATATTATTCCAAATGAACAATTAATTGAATTAAATAGGAAAAATATTGAAAATTGTAGTAGATATTATAAAAGCAACAGTAGTGAAGAAATTCAAACTTTTATAAATAGAAAAGAACTAATGATTGAGTCAGGAATTAATTATACTAAAGAAAATTGGGCAAATCTATTAGCAGAAAAGCTTAACATGAATTATTTAGATATTTATTATTGGGTAAAGAAAAATATGAATATATTCTTTACTAATTATTGTTACCATTATGATGAAGAAAATTATAATGTAATACAATATAAAAAAAATATTATAGATAATAGTAATATAGATTTTTCAAAGTATGGTTGGGATAGTGAATTATCAAAGTTATTTACTACTACTCAACGTAAAACTCATGAATGGGTTAGAGATAATTTACCTGACTTTTACAGAAATAATTGTTTTAAATACACTAATGGTTCAAATCGTTCAGATGAAATAAGAAGAAGATTACAAGTAATGAAACAGAATAATGTAAGTTTTCATTCTAGTGAATGTATTCCAAAGATTGCAAAGTTATTTAATATTTCTGTTTTATCTGCAAAAAACTTTATAAAAGAATGTAAAACTTATGTTCCTGCAGAAAAACTTGTATAAATTGAAAAAACTTATATAAGTATGTTAATAAATAATTATTTTTGCAATATAAATAATTGATGTAATCATAATGTATATTGTCTTGGCATTTAAAAACATCATTCCTTTTTATAATTTTATAGTTTTAAAGAAAGAGAACGAAATTAATTTTCGTTCTTTTTTCTTAAAAGTACTTGACAAATATGAAAATAAGTATTATAATAATATCATAATTCAAAGTTCATTGTAAGTTTTCAAAAGTATACAAATTCCTCCTAAGAATGATTGTATATTTTTAACCAAAACCAGTAGTTAAACAAACAGGAAGAAAGAGAGAGTTTTCTCTCTTTTTTCTTTTTATAAAAAACTTGCTTTATAATTGAAATGTTTTTATAAATTGGATAATAAGATAAATATTTTTATAAAAAATTAAAAATATTACTTGACAAATGTATTTTTTTATGATAACATATGATTAAATCACATTAATTATTTTTGTGATTTAGCCATATAGTAGGACGTTTTTATCCTCCGTCCACATAGTTTTCTAAAATTTTGTGTTTTTCGTATTGATAAGAAAGGTAGATTATTCAGAATCTATCTTTTTTATTTTTATAGTTTTACAAATAGTATTTATAAATTAAAAAATTTATTTTTATTATTTATATTTGCTCTAATATTTAAAAAAATCTATTAAAATACAGTAAATTCCAATATTTTTTTAATAAATTATATTGACAAACATTAAAAAAAGTAGTATAATAATAATCAACATAAAATGTATGGCAATGTATAATTTTTAGAGCAACACAATAAGGAGGGTAAATGTATTGAAGAATATAGATTTATCTAAATACGAAAAAAAATACAATGCAATGGGAAGTCTATTTAGGAAAGTTTTAAGTAGCGACATTGATTATGGTTACGCAGGTTGGGAATGGGAGTTAAAAAATGTATTTGGCTTCAATAATGAAAAAGCAGCCCGTACTTGGGTTAAAAACAATATGCCTGATTTTTATGATGAATTTTGCTACAATGAAAGTGCAGAAGTAAAAGAAATTAAATATATAATAGATAAACAATTAAAAATTTCTATTTTTAGAAAGAATTGGAATATAGATGTTTTTAATGTTTTGTCAGATATGGCAGAAAATATCAATACACAAGTAGATGCTTGTTTGTGGGTAAAAAGAAATATGCCAGAGTTTTTTCAATTAAATGACAAAACAGACCCAATTTCACTTAATGTTGTAAGACAACAGATGGTTGATAAATTGAGCGATGATTTCGTAAGAAAGAATAAAAATATCGAAGGAATTATTAGTGAAATAACTAACATTCCTTATAACGAAGTAAGAACTTGGTTGGATGAAAATGTTCCTGATTTCTATACAAGAGCTTTTATTCAACAAAATAATACTTCTGAAAATATTTCTAATAAAGTAAATCAAGAAGAAGTTTCTTTCTTAGCTACTAAGGAAGAAATAGTTAAAAATTCTAAAATAGATTTTAAAAAACCTCTTTGGGAACGTAAATTATCAAAACAGTTTGGTTTATCTGATGCAGAAACTCATGAATGGGTAAAAAGAAATATGCCAGATTTCTACAATAATGAATGTTACAATGAACGTACTGTTACAGATGCAAAAAAGAGATATATCTTAAATTGTAAAACAGTCAATTTTAATAAAAGAAATTGGCACATTGAACTTTCAAGATTGTTTGAAGAAATTCCTAAGCAAACATATTTCTTTGTAAAAGAAAATATGCCTGAGTTTTTTAAAAACTGTTATACAGACCCAAGGTTTGGTAAAGAAAATAGTTTAATATCTGTTGCTAATTATTTACAAATTATTTTTGAAGCAGATATAAACTTTTCTGAGTATGGTTGGGATAAAAAAGTAGCAGAATTACTTAATATTCCTGTTGACCAAGCTCGTGCTTTTATTAAAAAGAAATTGAACGTAGCTTATGATGAAAGATTTTTAGCAAATGATAAGGAATTAAATAATTCTAAGGAAAATGCAAAAACTCCTAGCGAAGAAAATATTTCTAATAATATGTCTAAAGATATTTCAACTAAAAATTCTAACGAGGAAAGTAATGATAACACTACTAATATTATTCCTAACAAGAAAGTGCCTAGTAAAGAAATTTCTAATAGTAAAATTTCTAATAATAGAGAATCTTCTAACAAGGAAATTTCTAATAAAGTAGATAAAAATTCTATTAGTATAAGAGAATTAAATAAATTGCACATAGAAGAATGTAATGAAGTTGCTACTTCTAATCCAACACTTTTTCATAAAAGAAAGAATCTTATTATGAATTGTGATATAGATTTTAGTAAGTATGGTTGGATGGAAAAGTTAAATGAATTATTCGGCGTTGAAGGACACTCTACTTCTGCAAGATGGTTGACCATGAATATGCCTATCTTCTATAAGAAATATTGTAATACTTATAATTCTCGTTATCCTAATAAAAATAAATATCTAATTCAGAAAAGAAAAGCTATTATTGAAAATAGTAATATAAACTTTTCTCAAAAGGGTTGGGCTGAAGAATTAGGAAAGCTTTTTGGTATTAGTAGTAATTCTGCTTATATTTGGGTAAAAGCAAATATGCCTGAATTTTATAGAGAAAAGTGTGGTAACACAAGAGTATTTACAGAAGATGTTTTTGAAAAGAGAAAGATTATTATTGAAACTTGTAATATAGATTTCGCTAAGAGAGGCTGGTCTGTAAAGTTAGCTAACTTATTTGGTACTACTCCTGTCGCAGCTTCTATATGGATAAAAAATAATATGCCTGATTTCTATAATAAGAATTGTTATAGAAATGGTTTTAAAGAAAATTCAGAAAATATTATTTCAGAAGAAAATATTTCTGCTCCAGTAGAGAAAATCCCTTCTGATAAGAGAAAAGATGTTATTAAGAATAGTAATATAGATTTCTCTAAGAGGGGTTGGTCTGTAAAAGTTGCTAATTTATTAAATATTAGTTCAACAGCAGCTTCCGCTTGGGTAAGAAATAATATGCCAGAAGTGGTAAAAAAAGAAGCACAATAATTATATTGTATTAGAGGAAATTTTTAGCGAATTTCCTCTTTTTTTGTAAAGTTTTTGTGAATAACTACTTGACAAAAACTGGGTTTTGGTATACAATAATAATATATTTTGACGATTTTTTAAAGGAGGAAACACTATATGGCAAGTTTAGGTAGAAAAGTTACATTTGAAAGAATTAATATCATTAACAATTCAGGTATAGATTTTACTATCCAAGGTTGGGAAAAAGATTTAAGTCATTTATTTGGCATCTCTACTCAAAAAACTCTTGAATGGGTTAAAACCGAAATGCCAGCTTTTTACAAAAATTGCTACCATAATGATGAAGAAGAACCAATCAGCAATATTGCTCCTAAGAAAAAAATTAAGAAGAATACTGATGAAAACATAAAAGAAGAAAGAATTGTTAAAAAGATTACTACTGATAATAATAATATTTTAAAAGATACTGTTACAAAAGACAATATATTAAATATTAAAAATAAAGAAGTTATTTTAAGCAACATAAAACTTTTACTTTGTAATGTGAACTGGACTGATAAAGATTGGTCTTCACAAGCAGCAAAGCTTCTTAATACTAATAAAACAGAAGCAATTAAATTCGTAAAGAAATACATGAATTATTGTTACAATATTGATTGTGCAGAAAATAAAGAATTTTCAACTAACTTTCTTTATAAAGATATTAATACCAAAGATAAGAAAATTATAGATATAATAAAAAATTCTAATATTGATTTTTCCCATTCAAATTGGGCAGCTCAATTAGGGAAACTTTTAAATATATCTTCTGACGAAGCTTATAATTACATCTCATTTTATATGCCAGAGGTATATCAGACTTGTGCAAAGAGAGACCAGTTTTTATTTAGACAGGATTTAACTCATTCTGAAAAAGTAAAAATATTCTTTAATTCAAATATAAATTATAAAAATAAAGGGTGGGATTCTCAATTAGCAAAACTATTTGGGATATCCGATAATCATAAAAGTGTTTTAAGAAATTGGGTGAAGAATACTTTCCCTATATTCTATAATCACTACTGTTTTAAAACTAATTAAATTATTTTATAAAGAAGTGTTTTTAGCAACACTTCTTTTTTTATGAAAAAATATTGACAAACGCTAAAAAGTATGGTATAATTTAAATCAGAAAAAGTAAAAATATAACTATGTCTTAATAAGACGAACAGTAGGAGGTATTGTATGAATGCTATTTTAGACAATAAGGCTCTAACAGATACTAATGATATTAAACAATTTAATTCTTCAAATAATTCATCAATTTCCGATGAAATAATTTCCTTTGTAAAGAAAAATATTCCTACTCTATGTGATGAAAATTTAGAAAGTTTCAATAATCCTAAGATTAATAATGAAATTATTAAAAGTTTAATATTAAATAGCAATATAAATTTTTATGCAGCCAATTGGAGTAAAAAATTATCAAAAACTTTAAACATTACAGAAGAAAAAAGTTTTATATGGTTAAAAAATAATTTACCACAATTATTTAAAAAAGCCCGTATATTTTCAAAGATAAAAAAAGTAAGTTGTCCTGATGGTTATACTGTTGATTTTTATAAAGAAGATTTATTTAAAATCTATTCTAATGTTTCTAATGCTACTTTTATTAAGAACTTAAAACGTAAAGAAGCAGTACTAAATAGTAATATAGATTTTAAAAAAATTGGTTGGAAAACAGAAGTAGCAAAACTTTTAGAACTTTCTCCTGCCAGTGCTAATAATTGGATAGACAAATATATGCCAGAATTGGTTAAAAATTCTTATCCAAATAAAGTAAATAAGAAGGAAGTAGCAAAGAAAGAACCTGCTTCAAGAGGAAGAAAACCTACTTTAAAGAAATGTGTTGATATTAACTTAAATAATAAAGTTACAACAGATAGACAAAGAATTAAAATTATCAATAGTTTAAATTCTGAGTTCATTAAAAAGAAAGGTTGGAGTGGAACTTTAAGTAAAATGATAAATATTCCTTTAACTCAATTATTTACTTGGCTTAATGAGAATGTTCCAGATTTCTATGATAATATTTATAAGGATGATATAGAAATAATCAATACCAATAATATGTCTAAAAGATTTGATGTTATTAATGAAGAACGTAAAAAGATAATTGATAATTGTAATATAGACTTTGGTAAAAGTAATTGGGATAGTGAATTATCTAAATTGTTTGGCATATCAGATATGGCTACAAGAAATTGGTTAGAAAAGAATATGCCTGAATTTTATTCTAATATATTATCACTTCAAAAGAAAAATGGTCTTTATGCTAATCAAAAAAGAAAAAAGAGAACTGGTAAAGTAACCGAAGATAACAAGAAACGTTTAAATATAGTCCATACTTGTAATATAGATTTTACTAATAGTGATTGGGCTTATGAATTATCTAAATTATTCGGTACTACCGAAGCTAGTACAAAGAGTTGGGTAAAAAATCATATGCCAAAAACGTATAAGAAAATAATTGCAAATCAACTTGTTCCTAATAATAGGCAGCAGATTGTTCTTAATTGCAATATAGATTTTTCTAAAAGAAATTGGTATATAGAATTATCTAAGTTATTTAATATTGGTTCTTTTGAAACTTATAATTGGGTAAAGGATAATATGAAAGATTTCTTTAATGATAAATGTTATCATGATGTCTTTTCAGGTACTGATTATGATTTAATAAGAATTGTTAGTGAATATAACAATATAGATTTTTCTAAAAGAAACTGGTATATAGAATTATCTAAACTTCTTAATCAAACACCATTCAATTCTTATGAATGGATGAAAAAGAATATGCCTGTATTCTTTAAAGATAATTGTTATCAGGATGAATATTCTGCAACTAAGTTAGATTTAGTAAAAATTGTTAATGAAAGCGATATAGATTTTACTAAAGAAAACTGGGAAGAAGAATTATCTAAATTAATTAATATTAAAGAAAAAGATGCTAAAAAATGGTTAAAGACAAATCTATTTAATATAGAAAAGGATACTAGTCTTATTCAATTTATGAATAAAAGAGATATTCATTCTCTTGAAAGCAAAGTTGAAGCTAGAACTAATCTTATCCTTAATAGTGGTATAGATTTTTCTAATAAGAATTATATAGAAGATGTTGCAAAGCTTTTATGTGTTTCTAAACCTGCCGCTATGAGTTGGTTAAAAAAGCATATGCCAGAATTATATAATTCAGAGAATAAAAAAACAAATGATTCTTTAACTAATAATCATTTTAATAATTCTAACAATGTTTCTAATAATACTATTTCTATGAATAGTAATTCTAATATAGAAACACCAGTAGAAATGTTGGAGAAAACACATACAGATACTTATGATAAAATTAATGCTTTGTTAGAAATAACTTACGATGCAAATCATAGAAAAAGACTAGAAATGATTAAATATAGTGGTATAGATTTTTCTAAGAGAGGTTGGTCTAATAAACTTGGTACACTTTTAAACCTTAAACCTGCTTCTGCTTATGCTTGGATTAGAAATAATTATAGTAATTTCTATGAAAAGGAATGTTATAAAACACATTCTAAGTAAGCTTTCTAAGCAAGCTTTTTCATAATATTTTTTATACACCTATTTTAGAAATAATGTGGCATTTAGATTTTTCTTTATGTCACATTATTTTTTTAGAAGTAAAAAAACATTTTCTAAAAATAAAAGTTAATATAAGAATCTTTATTAAATATAGTATTACTGGTAATACTAATAGTAAAATTAAAATTAAAGTTAATAATAATAGTAGTAGTAAATTTTAGTTCTATCAAAAACTTGACAAAAAGTAAAATCTTTGTTATAATATAACTAAGCGAAAGGTAATTTTTAAAATTAAAAATAGAGGGAGTTGTTAATATGAATAAAGTAATAGATAGCGTTGAAAGAAAGAGAATAATAGAAAATAGTAATATTGATTTTTCTCAACAGCGTTGGTGCTTTGAAGTAGCAGAATTGTTAAATGTAAGTTATACAGCTGCATATCATTGGATAGAAAGAAATATGCCTGATATATTTAATGATGCTTATAAAGTAGATGACTTAATTGATATTAGAAAGAGTATTATTGAAAACTGTGATATTGATTTTTCAGATAGTAGTTGGATAACAAAGGTAGCAAATTTATTTGGAGTAACACCTAGTAATGCTTATGTATATATAAGAAAGTATATGCCTGAGTTTTATGAAAATCACTGTTATAATCAGCAAGCAATTATAAATGAAAGAATTGAAATTGTAAAGAATTGTAATATAGATTTCTCTAAAAATGGTTGGGGTAAAAAGTTAAGTTATTTATTCTGTTTATCTCCATCTGCTACTCATACTTGGGTAAAAAGACATATGCCAGATTTCTATAATGAAAAATGCTGTAAAAGAACTAAAAAAACTGTTGTAAAAGGGAGCTAATAAAAGCTCCTTTTTTTATATTTATATTGACAAACAATAAAAAATATGGTATAATATAGAAAAATGAAAGGAGGATATTTTTTAATGGAATATTACGAAGTAGAACTATATAATATGATGAATAGTTCTTTAATAGAATGTGAAAATAAACTAAAAATAATCAATAATAAATGTGATTGTAAATTAGAAAGTTTTTATATTAATTTACCTCAATATAAAAACAAAACTTCTGAAGCTATTCATAAAATAATAGTTAATGCTATTCCTAAACGTATATATTTCTTTTTAAAACTTAATAATATATACGTAAAAACATATGGTTTTGAAATTTATTTTTTCACAAATAATAAAAAACTTACCAATGAAGATATGTTTAATATCCTTCCATTTGATATAGTTAAAGAATTGTATGATAGTTTAGAAAAAATAAGTAGTCCTAAAATTTATAAATATATTTTCTTAAATGAAAAGAACTTAAATTCTGTAAACGAAGAAATAAAACCTTGTTTTTATTTTCATCGTATAAAGAAGAAAACATTAATATAACCTTTTTTAAGGGGATGAAATATTGTGTATAAAATAACTGGTAATTATTATTTAAATCTAACATTACAAGAAAAACTACTTAATTTATGTGATATCCCTATTGCAGAAAAAATATGGTTAAAAGAAGATATTAATATTTTTGATAAAGACTGGGAATATACAATGATGGAAAAAGTAATTTATAATTCATTATCTAAAACTCTTAGGTTATTATTAAAATTAAATGGGTTATTATTACACGTTACTATAAATGAATTGTATATAATAGATTCCAATTATAAATTTTATAAAATAAATGATTTATTGGAAATGTTTCCTTTTGAAGTAATGGAAGAATTTATGAAAACATTAAGTAAAACTTGTGAGTTTGATTGCACAGGTTTTCTTTTTAAAAAAGAAGAAAATTATTTAAAAGCACTAAAAGAAATAAATGAAGTATATGCTTTTTTGAAAGAATAAGTTGACAAATAGTTAAAAATTAAATATAATATAGATATATATCAACCAATGTTAAAAAGGGAGGATTAACAAATGGACAATAAAGACATTTCAATGTTAATAAGAGATTTATTAGATAACGGATATCGTTTTCAGCAGCCAAACAAAAACACAGATATGATATGTACATTATGCCAAAAATATTATAACGGCTGCAACAAAGGTAGATTGTGTAAAGAGTTTTGTCCTATATCTAGTTTAAACAAATATGTACCAAAAGAAGGTACTGATAATGAACCTATTAAAAAAGCACCTATTCAAAATGTTAAGAAAAATGAAGTATTTAAAATTCCATATCCTCAATCACTTGATGATATAATTAAAAAGATGCCTACACAGGAGAATATAAAAGATAATAAAAAAGAAGAATTATCTAAAATTTCTCATTCTCAAACTCTCGAAGAACTTTCAAAATTATTTGAAACTAGTTTTAATAATATAAGAAACAATTTAGAAAGAAAGGAAACAGAAAAGAATATGAATGAAAAAAAGAATGACGAGCCTGTTAATAATACTTCTATTAATAATACTAAAGATATTGCAGATATTTTTAACAATATTCCTGATAAGGAATATAAAGTTCCTGATAATAAAGTTTCTATAAGTTTTCCTAATAATACATACAATAAAAGCATTCTTAGTACTCTTTCAAATAATACTGAAAGAACTAATATGGAAAATACTATTAGTACTGAATGTAGTCATTGTACAAAGAAAGATGTATGTAAGTATCAAGGAACTAATATAAGTTCTGAAAAGATTGCTTATGCTTTGAGTGTTAAATATCCTCATATTGATTTTTCTTCTGTACATTGTAAGTATTACTGTCCAGAACCTATACATTGTAAGTAATTATTATAATTCAAAAATTAAAAAATAATATATTTTATTAAAGGGTGTTTGATTACACCCTTTTTTCTTAAAAAGAATAGTTTTTTAAAAGGTGATATTATTTGTTTGCAGTAGAAAGAACTCAATTTTTAGAAGCAATTAAATGTAATTACATGGAACAATTAGAAAAAGCTTTAATAAATAAAGAAATTACCAATAATCTTTTTGTTAAAGGCAATCGATATTATAAAGAAGATGTCTTGACCGCAATAGATAATAAAGATATATATAACAAAATTGTATTAACAGAATATGTATTTGAAATACTTTATTTTATTGATTTTGATGATATGCCAGATAAGATAAAAATACTTATGAAAATTGACCAATATCAATCAAGATATATATTAGCAGAAATTATAGTAGATAATTTTTATAATAAGAGAACAAATAATAAAGAATTAGATAATTTTTCTAATATTTTTATAAAAGAGTTTTTTAAGGAGGAATATAAAAATATATAAGTATGGATGATATTTTTTTAGATATAAATAAAAAAGAATTTACTAAAGTGATGAATGGTAATCCTAATAACACAAATGATTATTTCAATATTGGATTGGATATATATAAATCTAATGTTAATGATTATGATTTTTTTGAAATTATGTTTGATGAAGAAAAATATAAAAAAATTATGTTATTAGGGTATATATATAAAACTTTACAATTCATGGATAAAAATAATATTATAAAGAAATTTAAATTACTTAGAAAACTTTCATTACAAGAATATTTGTATACGTTATCAATATTTGTTATAGATAACATATATGGTAAAAAAGAAAATAATAAAGAAATAGATAATTTTATAGATACAATCATAGAGCAATATTTTTCAGACTTTAGATAAGGAGTATATATACAATGGCAGATAAAATTAGGTTATATTATATTTCAATTGCATATTCTTACATACATATACTAGATAATATAATTACATTCAATTCGTTATGTTTATACTTAGATTCTTATGCTGCTAAAAGAATTATTGAAAATAACGCTATTGTTTTTAGTAAATATAGAATAGTAAGAAATAAAGAATTATTTCTAAAAAAATTAAAGAAGCATATCTTTAACCATATTATTACAGGTACTATTAATCTTTCTATTAAAGATAATATATTATTTTTTAATGGAGAAGAATCTTTAGCTAAATTATATATAAATAAAGTTCTTACTTCAGAAGAATGTAAAGATATAAATAATTATATTGAAAATAACTTAATGTGTCATATAAAAGTATACGATAAAGAAGTATGTTTTAAAAATAAAAAGAAAGCACAAGATGTTATTAAATATTTATCTTTTAATCAACAGAAGAATATTTTATATTTTTTTGCCCATGAATATTAAGAAACAACTCCTGAAAATATTTCTTGGGAGTTTATTTTTATATAAGTTTTATTTGACAAATAATAAATTTTGTAGTATAATGTAAATATCAAAAGGAGATGTAAGTATGAAAACTAATTTTTTTTAATATATATTTTTTAGTACAAGTAAAATTGACACCAAATTTTACTTATAGAAGCGAAGAATTAACAACTTGCAATCTTTTATATGATTTGAAATCAGAAAAAGATATATTGCCTATTCTAAATAAATATGATATTATTAAAATCAATAGATATACAGTTGTAAAGGATAAAGAAAAATTTATTAAAAAGCCTAAAAAACATATTTTTCCTTTCATGATAACAGGAATTATTAATAGCATTACTGTAAATAAAAAAGGAGAATTATTATTCAATAATAGTCGAAGTTTATACAATGAATATGCTAACAATTATTTAACTCTTGAAGATTATAATTTTATTACAAATTATATTGAAGAACAATCAAGGGAATATATAATAATCGATGATGTTGAAATCTTTTTCAAATGTAAAGATGACATATATAACGCATATAAGGATTTAAAACCTTTTATAAAAGAGAAAGAACGTATGTCTAATTTTTATTATAAGATATTTAGTTCGCAAGATGTTTTTTCGGGTCATACCAAAATGTAAGTAGTATAACTTTGATTTATAAAAGACACGATAAATAAAGAAATTTTTAATAAATTTACATTAAAACAGGAGGTGGATATCTATTATGGCAAGAAGAAAATTTTTAACTTATCTTTTTTCATCAACAAAAATATCTTCATTGCGTACTCATCCTCATGTAATTGAAAAATTATTAACGTGTAATGATTTGTATGCGTTGAAATCTAAAGAAGAAATATCACCTATTTTAAATAAATACGATACTATAAAAATGAATAGGTATACAATTATAAAGGATAAAGAAATATTTGTTAAAAAACTTAAAAAGCATATGTTCCCTTTCATGATAACAGGAATTGTTAATAGTATTACTGTAAATGAAAAAGGCGAATTGTTTTTTAATAAAGATAGAAGTTTATATGAAGGATTTGCTGATGGAGATTTAACTCTTGAAGATTGTGAATACGTTACAAATTATATTGAGAATCAGTTAAAAGAATATATAATGATTGATGATGTCGAAATCTTCTTTAAAAGCAGAGATGACATATTTAAAGCATATAAAGAATTAGAATCTTTCATAGAAGATATGAAAAAGAAAGAATTTGCAAGGACGTATTATACTGTCCTAGTCAATATAAATAGTTCTCGTAGTTTTTGGGGAGACAAAGAATATTATGGATAATAAGAAATTATATATATTTACAAAATTAAAATACCATAAGAAATCTTCTTGTTATACTTCAAGAATAATAACTTGTAATGATTTATATAATTTAAAATCTAAAGAAGATATATCCTTTATTATTGATAAATACGATACTATTAGATTTAATAGATATAAAATTGTAAAAGATAAAGATATTTTTTTTAAAAAACTTAGGAAGCATATCTTTCATTTTAAACTTGCAGGAATTATTACAAGTATAAATGTAAGTAAAAAAGAACTTTGTTATTCAATGAAAGAAGAAGTTTAGCAGACTTATATATAAAGAAGAAATTAAACCTTAATGAATGTAGATATATTATAAATTATATTGAAAAAGATTTAAACGAATATATAAGAATAGATAATACTGAAATTTTCTTTAAAAAATCAGGGGATGTAGAAAGAATTTATAAATATATATATCCTTTAGCAAGAGAAAATAGATATAATGAAAATTATTGGCAATTTCATATGTCAAATACAATTGATATGATAAGTATTTTTAAGTAAGGAGAATGAAATGTATTATAATTATTATATTGTATTACAAACAAAAAGATATACAAGAAAAGCGATGACTGCTTTAGATTTATCTGAGGTATTAAATAAACCATTACCAGAAGTAATTGATATAATACAAAATAAAACTAATCATACTTTTAAAAGTTTTAATATTCAGAATGAAAATATAATTAATTCTTTAAAGAAAAATGCTTTTTATTGTAAATTACAGAATAGAACAATTGTTTTCAGAATATCTCAAAACGGGAATTTATTATTTAATGAACATCATAGTTTACAAAATCTCTATTTAGATAAACATATAAAACTTTCTTTAAATGAATGTAAAAAATTAGAAAATGTTATTATTGATAATTTTATCTTAGATAAGGATTATAAAATAATAAATGCTAATATGATTTTTACTAAAAGAAAAACTGCGATGGATTTTAAATTATTCTTAGAAAAGGAATACAATATACATACAGATGTTTTTTGTTTCATTAGGGAGTAATAGAAAGGAATATATAATATGAAGTTATTTAAAGTAGTACAGTTGCCAATGAACAATTATTCGTTAGAAATATACAAAGATAAATTTTACTTTCATCCTAATGCTAATAAGAGTTATTATGAATACGATTATTTATATAATGTATTGCAGCAGGAAAATTTAGAAAATATTATATACGATTATGACATAGTTGAATTTAAAGCTTATTCTATAAAAAATAGAAAAGCTTTTAAAATTTTAAAAAAGAAATGGCTTGCATATATAATAACAGGTGACTTAAATATAAATGTTCTTGGAAATAGGAATAGTAATTATTTAATTTTCAACGGGAAATTTATTACTCTTGATGAATTATGTTATGACAATACACTTACTTATAAAGATTGTAAGAAAATGATGAGAGATATAGAAAAATCTTTAGTTTTAAATGAAGATTACTCTATAAATGAAATTAGCTTTTATTTTAAAAAGAAAAGTCAAGCAATGGATTTTATTCATAGAGTAGAAAATTTAACTAAATATCAGTTTGGAATTGATACCTTAAATTTTTAAAAATATATATTAAAAAATACAAAAGATAATATTCTTATAGTAAAGAAATTTTTTAGAGTTACAAATGGAAATTTCATGAAGGAGTTTTAAGTAATGATTTATTTTACAAGTGATTTACATTTTGGACATAAGAACGTAATTAGTTTTGATAATCGTCCTTTTGAAAACATTGAAAAAATGGATGAAACTATAATTACTAATTGGAATAAAACAGTAAATAAGAATGATACTGTTTATATTCTAGGAGATATTTCTTTTTATAATAAGACAGAACAAGTTGTTGAAAAGTTACAGCAATTAAAAGGTAATAAGATTTTAATAAAAGGAAATCATGATAATGAATATTATAAAAAAGAAATTTTTAAAGATTGTTTTATTGATATAAAAGATTATTATGAATTTAAATATAATCATAAATATTTTATTTTATCACATTATCCTATGATGTTTTATAATCATCAACATAGTAATGGAATTATGTGTTATGCACACGTACACAATTCACAAGAAGAAGATTATATAAAGAAATTTATATTAGATTTAAAAAATAATGATATTCCCTGCAATATGTTTAATGTAGGAATAATGAATACTGAATATAAACCTATTTCTATTGATGAAATAATAAAAAAGATGGAGGACAAATAATGGCTATAATTTACTATTGTTTAATAATTGTTATAAATTTTGCATATTTAGAAAGAAGAAAAAATTATCTTGTTAAAGAAATTGAAAATAAAGGAACAAACATTAGAGCGGTTACTTATGTAATGTATTCTCTTTTAAATCTTTTTGTATCTTTAATACCATTTATAAATATAGCAATATTATATTTTGTTGTATTTGAAAGAGAACTTTTAGATAAGATTTTAAAAGGCATGATTAATTTTGATTTAGAATATAATTCCAAGAAAGAAGAAGTAAAAAAAGAAGAAGTAAATCAGGAAGAAGAAAAAGAAATTGATGAATTGTTAGAAAAGTTAAAGACAGATAAAAAAACAAAAACAAAAAGAAAATCTAAAACTCCTGCTTCTATAAAGATATATGAAGAAATTACAGGTGACGACATTCAAATAAAAAAATAAAGAATAAAAGCTACTTTTTAAGTAGCTTTTTTATTATAAATATTTAAAAAACTGGAGCGGGAATTATTTTTATAAATATTATTTTTATATCTTTAATTTTCTTATCAACTGGGTCAATAAGAAATTGTTTATTTTTGTAAAGAATACATAAGGAAAATTACCCGATGTATAAAGAATTACTGAAAATAAAAAACATGATTCAGAAGTATTGACTTTTCAACAAACTAGTAGTATAATAATAACTGTAATGAATAAGAAGTGATTATAAAAAGTAATTATAAAAAATGATTATTATATAACGTTTTAGAATCACTGAACAGTCAGGTATAAAAGCATTAAGTACTAATAATTTTTTACTAATAATCTTTTACTAATGTTTTTATATTAGACTGAGTAGTGAAAAAAACATAATAAAAACTTATTTTTACGACCCTAAAATAAATATATCTTTAGATATAACTCTTAAATGTAAGATGCTTTATAAGGGGGTAAAAAATATTTCTAAAGAGGTCTTTAGGAAACATATTTTTAATATATAAATTAAAATACACATTAAAAAATATTTTAAAGATAAGTTAATAAAATCAAATCTTTTCATTATAAATACTTGTAGCGAAAATCAAATAAAGATTTTCTAAAAATATTATATAATTATTTTAAAAATTTTTCAAAAAAAGTACTTGACAAATCATAAAAAATAATGTATAATAAACAAGTAAAGTCGTGAAAGACTTATTAAGAATAAATGTTATTCTTAATTGAACATTGAAAATAAATATAATTTGCACAACTGGTGGAATGGTATACACAAAAGACTTTTGTCTGTCCTATAATATTGTTGTAATGTAAAATGGGGGTAATTTTTCAAAAAGTTACATCTTTTACCATTTTGAATATATATGTATTTTACATTACTTGCGTAAACAATATTATACTACAAATTCTAAAGATTTGTAGAGAGTGCCTAAAGCGAAAGCTTTAGAGTAGAAGTCAACTAAACGGTGAATGCGGACAGAAAATACCGTGCCAATTCTTTTATTAAAAATTATTTTAAAGAAGAAGTGCGTAGAGGCTATACATTGACAACCTAAGTGATTGTAAAGATATTTCAAATTATAAAGCAATATTTGTTCATAATATTTGTTCATATTGTAGAAAATATTAGACAACCTCCTTTTAGTAAGTTAAAAATTAGTGATATATGTGTGTTTTTGTTTTCTTAAAAATAGTTGTTAGTTTTTTCGATTTATAATTTGTTATGTTTTTGCCAATCATATGGTTAAGATAGAGTCCAGACCACAACATTTGTAAAAAACCATTTTTTATAAAACATACCTCCAAGCATGTTTATCAGTAAATAATGTATTGCAATAAAAGTTACAAATGGCTATGGTGACATAGTGTGGTACGAAAATCTTTCGAGGGTAATCCTCATACGGGTTCGACTCCCGTGTTGTGCATTTTCAGTATAGAATATTCTGTACTGATATTCCTTGCAGGGATAAAAAAAGACTACGGTCTGCGAAAACATCAGATAATTTCATTATATAGATATTATCTGAAAACCATTACAAAGCGAAAACCAAACAAATAAAAAAGTGATGGTTAGTGCCCTTAGAGAACGTAGCTAACTCTCTTAAACAACAAGTGCTGTGATAAAGGGCAAATCTTAATAAATAAAAGATATAATAAAAAGGCTATTTTACAAAACCTATTGATTCTTTCCTCAGAATCGTATCTTATCCCTTTGGTTTATTATATTGCCCTATTAGGGTAGTATATACAACACTTATTATATCTATTAAAATTAAGAAGTTCATAAGAGTATGTATTTACTTTTTGAGAACTGCATAAGATTAACGACCTTATGTGAATTTTATCATTCTCAACGACTGACTGCTAATATGTATTTATTGGTGGCTTTGAGAATTAAAATCTTATTCTTTAGTAATGTGAATAAGAGTATTATTTAATAGTCTTATGAAATGAGGACACCCTAATAATACAAGTATCATTACAGCTAAAACTTCCCTCTTGGGAGTTTGTTATTCAGCCTTTATGTTTTGATATTTTTCTCGTAAAGGACGTTTGACTGTACTACTGTGGGGACTTTTGTTTTCCTAAAAAAGCGATGTGGTTCAAGATGTATATCTTACCGCCGAATAATAAAACCTATGGAATTATAGGGTGTGTATATGTAGAGTACTCTATGTATATGCTAACGGTTCAGAAACAAGTGATTGTAATTATGAGTAAGGAAACCTAAATCTTTTTTAGAATTAGTTCTTTTAAAGACATGGCAATACCGTGCTATTTACTTAGTAGTGTGCATAATCTTTTGAAAGAAAAGATTATTAAGAATAAATAAAATACACTTATTCATTCAAGCATAATATGACTTCACAGTAGTATAAAAGATGAAGAAAAAAATATTATCAATCCCTTGTAGTTTTAATATTACAAGGGATTCTTAAAAAGAAATAAAAAGCATTCCTTAAATGTTTTTTATATATATAGATGTGTCCAAAATTCATTTTTGGAAAATATCATAGCATAATTCCTTTCGTGTAGAAAATGACGTATTATTTTTTAATAATACGTTTTTTCTTTTTATAAAATAAAAAAACAGCTCACAAAGAACTGTTTTTCAATATATCTTAAAAAATAAGAAAAATTAAAAAATTATGGCAAAATTTTTTCAACTTAAAAATACAAAATTATTTGGTAAATATAATATTTTTTAAAAAATACTTGACAAAAATTTGAAATTGTTGTATACTAAATTTACAAAAGTGTATAAGCTGTTTATTAAAACTCATACACATTTGTAAAAACAGCCAGCCAAAAAAGAACTGCCCTTAAAAAGCAGTTCTTTTTTTTCATTATAATCTATTTAATATATCTTTTACTAAATCACTTCTAACACTTTCACCATCTTTTAACGTAATCTGACAAGCAAGAGGACTATCTTTCATTAATTCACTTGCCCAACTTAATCCATTATTCTTTTCATCAAGATATATATTATCTATCTGATTTATATCACCTAATATAATTATCTTTGTATCAATACCAATTCTTGTTAATATACCTTTCATTTGACTTACAGTACAATTCTGTGCTTCGTCAATAATAATAAATTGTTTATTAATACTTCTACCTCTCATATAAGCAATAGCTTCTGCTGTAATTATATTCTGGTCAAATAAGTATTGTACTTTACCTTTTAATTCTTTCTCATTCTTATATCTTTCTTTTTCATTACTATCTACTAAAGCTTCTAAGTTATCCATAAAACCTCTTAAAAATGGATTTATCTTTTCTTCTTCTGTACCAGGTAAATAACCTATATCTTTACCCAAACTTTCTACTTCTCTTGTGATTAATATTCTTCTATAATCAGTATATCCATTAAAAGTCTGTTCTAATCCACAAGCTAATGTAATAAAGTCTTTACCTGTACCACTACCACCTTGAAGTATAACCAATGGTATATCTTCTGCACTTCTCATCATTGCATCAATAGCAAATTTCTGACCTATATTCTTACCTGTTATACCATATGGATGATATTCATTTAATATAAATTCTATTTCAGTACAATCTTTTGTTATTATTCCCATTAATGTAGAATTACTATCTTCTATTTTATGTATAAGCAAATATTCATTAGGATGAAATTCTCTGCTACTTAATTCACCTAATTCATTATATATATTATCTATTTCATCAATCTTAATTTTATTACCATTACTAAAAGCTTGACTTATATAAATTTCTGATATATAAATTTCCGCTCTACCTTTATATTCATTGTCAACTTGTGTATTCTCATAATCTTCTGCTGTAATACCCATTATATCAGCTTTGATTTTTACATTTATATCTTTACTTATAATTATTACATTTTCTCCTGCTTCTTTTAAGAATTTGGCTACTTGAATAATCCTATTATCACTCTTAGATTTTTCCCAACTTTCGGGTAAATTCATATTATAATGATTGTTTTCAATTTTTAATATACCATAACTATCATCAATTTCATTTATACGAATACCGTCAATCAATGTCGTATTTTCTAATTTACCTTTTTCTCTTAATTTATTTATTTCTCTACTTACAGCTCTTGCATTATTATTGATATCTTTCTTGCCTTTCTTAAAATTATCAATTTCTTCAATAACTGCTTCTGTAAGTATAACTATATTATCTTCAAATTTATAAATACTTTGTGGGTCATCTAATAAGATGTTTGTATCTAATACATAATATTTTTTATTCATATATACACCTCAGTCTTTATGTATTAAGCAAAAAATATTTTGCTTGTTATTATATAAATAAAAAATTGCGGTTTATAAAAAATAGAAAAATTGTTAGAATATAAAAAAATACTTGACAAAAAAGAAAAGATATAGTATAATATACTTAGTAAGAAAATAGTAAGAAAAATATAATATATTTAATAAGCATCTTTTATCTTAGGTAAAAACTAAGATATATTCAAGATGACTTCGGGCGATTTGCCGTCCGAAAGGTGAGGGTAGTTCGTTTCACATATCGCTCAATACTTGCGATAGAACTTTAAGACTTGCACCGCTTTGACGAAAGAAGCCAACCACTCGCCAGATTCAATATATAGTATGTAATACTTTTTATTTTTTAGTTTTTAAAGTTTTATCTAGTAATATAATTTATTAAAAGATAGGCAAAAAACATTTTATTTACTTATATTTTTGTGAGAATATAGTAAATAATAAATAAAAAATAATATTTGAAGATAACTTTTCAATGAGTTCCAGAGTTAGTATTTCAAATACTAACAAAAAATACTATTATGTATTGGACAGGTATTATTACTAATATACTGGGAAGCAAAAGAGATTTCAATGGAGAATGGTTAATTCATTAAAAGCATTGATACTACTATGCTAAAAGGCAAAAGTTAAAACATAGTTGTTTTATTTATAAACCTTTAATAATTATTATATTTTTCATATTACTTAATATTTTAAAAATGAAAAACTAAATATAAGATAATTTACTTCTAAAAAGAGCAAATATTCTGAATTTATATACAGTGCATATGAAAATATGTGTTGTATATTAAAACCTTATTAATTGTCTTGATTATTAGTTTTTTTAGAAAATAAATATATTAGTTTTTACTTCTATTTTTGTAGGTTAAAGATGATTTTTAAAACTAATAATTATTATTTTCGTATTATAATTAAATATATTTCTTTTAAATATTAAACAATTTACTTCTATTTAATTTTTTAATTATAGACTATGATTAACTTTAATTGTTTAAATTGTTAAAATTAATATATTAAGAATCCTGAACATTAGATATGATTTAGTTTACTTCTATTTTTTGATTACAGCAAATATTTCAAATTTATTTAACTAAACCAATTACTAATGTTTTTTATTTTCAATAACTAAGATTATATTGTCTTAGTTATTTTTTTATTAGAAAAATTCCTAATAATTATTTATATTTAAACAAAAAACTTCTTGACAAATTATAAAATGTATGGTATAATATATGTAAATCAAATAATAAATTTCTTTCAAAGGAGAAGTTTTATATGGAATTTTCATTTTTTGGAGAAACAATTAAAAACGAATTGGATTCTGATAACGAATTCTATTGTAAGTATAAAAATATTATTATAACAGCAAAAAAAGAAGAATATAGTTATAGTTGTTATATAAAAATTAAGAATACAGACTTCGAAATCTTTTCATACGAAGATACAATACAAGAAGCCATTCAAGACACAATTGAAGAACTGGAAATAGAAATTCAAAATCTTATATATGATTTTAAAAAGACAATGAATATTTTATCTAATATTCCAAACTTAGAAGAAAAAGAAAACTTCTATTGTACTAGTTGTGGTTGTAAAATGCTATATAAATTACAATAAAGAAGGAGATGTTTAATAATGAGATTCGTTTTTTTTAAAAAGAATATTGATGTAAGAAATGATTTAAAGAAAAAACACGAATTTTATTCCGAATATGATAATTTTATTGTCGAAGGAGAGTATGATGAACTCAAAGAAGTATACTATTGTAGTATTTCTATTAAAGACACTAATCTTTATGTTTCTGAATGTGCTAAAACAATGAAAGATGCTATTCAAAACACTTTTAATGAATTAGAAGAACAACTTTGTTTTATAGCGGAAAAAACAAAAAGGAATATAAAAATGTTATCTAACACTAGTGATTTGCCAACAAAGCTTAAACCATTAGAAAATGTATAACATTATATTTTAAATATAGTGCCGAGAACTCCCCGAACCTTTAGGTTCGTGGGATGAATCGGCATATAAAAACTCAGATTGTGTTGTAATAAGCTCAGATATTTCTATTATTCATAGGAGGTAATGCTTATGGGTAATTGGAAATCTGCAAGTCATAACAAATACTTATTACAATATCATCTTATATTTGTATGTAAATACAGAAAAAAATTGCTGATAAGTCAGTATGTTTCTGATGATATAAAAAGATTATCAAGGGAGATATGCTATAAGCATAATGTTTCTATAAAGTATATGGAAGTAGACAAAGACCATATTCATTATATGATAGAGACCAAACCAAACATAAACCTATCAGATTTTGTTAGGACTATGAAAAGTTATACAACTTATCATATATGACAAAAATATTCGCCATATCTAAGTAATTATTTTTGGAAAGAACATACTTTTTGGACAGATGGATATTTTATATGTTCGGTAGGTAATGTTAGTGAAAAGACTCTCAAAGAGTATATAGAAAATCAAGGTTAGGAGGTGTAGTTATGAATAAAGCAATCAAATATAGAATATATCCAACAGAAGAACAGAAAATCTTATTTGCTAAGACATTTGGTTGTTGTCGCAAGATATGGAACTTAATGCTTGCCGATAAAATAGCTTACTATCAGGCAAACAAGCAAATGTTACAGACTACACCTGCTCAGTACAAGAAAGAATATACATACTTAAAGGAAGTAGATTCTTTGGCACTTGCAAATGTTCAAATGCACTTACAGACAGCCTACAAAAACTTCTTTACTAACCAAAAAACAGGTTTTCCAAAGTACAAGTCAGCCAAACACAGTAAGAAAACTTACACTACTAACAACAACAAGCAGAAAGGTACGATTGCATTGTATGATAAAGGCATAAAGTTACCTAAACTTGGTATAGTAAAGGCTAAGATACACAGAAAACCCGATATAGACTGGGTACTTAAATCTGCTACCATTTCACAAGGCAGTGACGGTAAGTATTATGTATCTGTTCTTTTTGAGTATAATATTGTGATTGCAAAATCAACAGATAATAAATGTATCGGCTTAGATTACAAATCAGATGGTCTTTATGCAGACAGTGAAGGTAATATTTGTGGCAGTCCTAAATATTACAGAAAATCACAAGATAAGCTTGCTAAAGCACAGAGAAAACTTAGACACAAAACCATAGGTAGCAATAATTATAAGAAACAGCAGAAAAACATAGCAAGGATATATACACATATATCAAGCCAAAGAAAAGACTTTCTACACAAAAAATCCACCGAGATAGCCAATCAGTATGACATAGTTTGTGTGGAAACCCTTGATATGAAGGCTATGGCTAATAAAGGATTTGGTAATGGTAAAGCCACATTAGATAATGGTAATGGTATGTTTCTTACTATGTTGGATTATAAACTTACAGATAGAGGTAAACAGCTTGTAAAGGTAGATAAGTGGTATGCCTCTACCCAGATATGTTCAGGTTGTGGTAACAGACACCCTATGAAATTATCAGATAGGATATATCATTGTGAGTGCTGCGGTCTTACAATAGATAGAGATTACAATTCAGCAATAAACATAAAAAACGAAGGACTTAGGCTTATAAGTATAGCCTAAGATACATAAACAGTAGGTTAGGAACTAGCCAAACTTATACGCTTGTGGACTTAATGGGAAAACTGCCCTTATGGGTGTGATAATAACCGTTGAGGTTGAAACAAGAAGCTCCGAGGTTTTAGCCTCGTGAGCAGTTCACCATAATATAACGTTTTTATATATAAAAATTTATAAGGAGAAATTATTATGTATACTATTATTCATCCAGTAATAAAATTTTCAAATAAAGTAAATACTCTTATAGAAATATTAAATATTTCTCAACGAGAACTTAATTCTTTATTATTAAAATATAATTCTTTTTTATTGGATGAAATCTTTTTTAATAAAGAATGTAATAGAGATATTAAAAAGGAATTTTTTATTTTAAGAAAGAAAGGTTTTCATATAAACACAATTAATTTAAAAGATACTTTTTACTTGACTTTTACAGCTTCTGATAAAAAAGTTTATACATTATCACAATTAGTGTTATGCGACTTAATAAGTGTGGATTTGTATAAGTCAATTATTGCATCTATTCATAAGAATTTTTCAGATAAATATAAAGTTACTGAAACAATTATTTGCTTTGAAAAATACGAACAAGTTAATGATTTTGTACGATACTTAAATAAAACATATAATACTAAATTTTATATAACGAATGCTTAA